CGAAACCTTATAACGAAGAAAAAAAGGAAGAGGTCGTCAAATGTAGTCTAATGCCTATGAAAAAAGGTGCTTTTACACCACTGATTTGATAATTCATTTTATCAAATAAAGAAAGAGAAATGACCGATAATTTTTATTTTTTAAGATAATCTTGTCTCATTTTTCTTTTTAGTCGGTGTAATGGCATCTCGGTTTATAATACACCTTCGGCCTGGAAAAATGTGTGGTTAGGACGAAAAACTTCTATTCCTGAACTAACTTATAAAAAATCAGATGTTATTGAATATTTATTGTATGAATACAGTCTTCTTATAGGACTTGTAACAATTGGTAATGACGCACCAATTCCTGATATACCGAACTGTTATGTAAGAGAGCCTATTTCACGTGAAACCAAATATGCAGTAGACGACAGAGACAATCGAGAAGATGGCGAATGCAAGTCTTGTTATAATATTGTGGGTGAGAAGAACCTTGTATTTGGGCATATCAAACCTTACTGCATTTCTCGTAATAACGATTCGGATAATATTGTATTAATTTGTAATGCATGCAACAGCTCTTGTGCCACAAATAATCTAATAGAATGGCAAACCGAAAATTATCCGGATAAATACGGAATCGAAACATATATGAATGAATATATTTAACACCCTTATTTTGTAATTTACATAAAAAACATAGTTTTTTTATGTATGAAAACACTTACATCAATACCATTCAGTCTTATTCCAATTCCATATTACAGTAAAAATATATAATATACTAGTAATATATATTATTATGGATTATGTTGTTTGTATCCCCAGTTATAAGCGTGCTGAAACTTGTAATGAAAAAACATTACAAATGCTTCAAGATAATAAAATTCCCGTTGAAAATATATTCGTTTACGTCGCAAATAAAACAGAGTTTGATGAATATAAAAAGGTTCTCGACCCCAAATTATATAAACATCTCGTTATTGGTAAAAAAGGTTTAGTGCCTCAGAGACAGTTTATAATGAATCAATGGAAAGAAGGACAACCGATCGTTTTTTTCGATGACGATGTAGAATCAATTGACCTATCCCTATCCATGTTTAAAAACAAACCCCTTTCACAATTTTTTAAGCATGCATTTAATGAATGCAAAAAACAACAATCGTATATTTGGGGTGTATACCCCGTATTCAATCCATTTTTCAGAAAACCCAGAAAAGAGATGATCGGTCATTTGACTTATATTGTGGGTGCGTTTTACGGCATATTGAATCGTCCTAACCTCAATTCGATTAAACTTACTATTACCAAGGAAAACGGCCAGAAAGAGGATGTAGAGAGAACTTTAAAATACTTTATTGAGGATGGGATTGTTTTGCGATTCAATAAGGTTGGTTTTATTACCAAATATTATGGTAAATCTGGAGGACTAGGCACATTTGAAGCTCGTTTAAAACCTATGTTAGAAGCATCTGATAAACTCAAAAAGATGTATCCTGAATATGGCGACATTTCTACTAAGAAAACGGGAATGACTGAATTCAAACTAAAAAAAATTCCATCCAAATATGAGAACCAAGAGTCGAAAAACACGACTCGCAAAAAAAAAACTACTACGAAACAAAACAAAACCGCTACGAAACGAAACATCTAACTCATATATGTAACATTGCCAATGTGTAAATTCATTTTTTTTGAGGAGGTGGTCGAATATTGTTAAGATTCAATATCGATTATTAACAATACAATTTTTTTATTTCTATCAATTCCGCATTTTCATCACGTTCGATTCGTCCAATACATTCTTTCATTGTTTCTATCAATATATCCAATTTGTCATCAATATCAACTTTACTCACATTAGAATCCGGATTGAACCGAATAAATATCCATTTTCCACTATAAATCATATAGACATCATCGTAACGAATTTCTTCATCTGTTGTATCATATCCGCGATGACCAAACTCATCAGTTTCGATTGCTAAAATTGTATTACCTATCATTTTACGATGGTCTATACGACGACGATGGGTACAATCACAATTTCCTGTATACAGCGGGCGGTCATGTATAAATCCTTCAAAGTTTTCATTGATGAGATTTCGTACCATTATTTCTTTGGTATGAGCATATATATGTTGACTACGTTCATCGTCAGGAAAACTTTGTTTGAAACAAGTTGCACAATATCCATCGTATTTTGACGAACCACAACGGCTATCAACCCAATCTATACAATTAGGACATCGTTTTCCGCCTCCGTGTGCTATACATTTATCGGTTTTGCCTTGGGCACTTGCACTACAATCCGGTTCAACACATCTTTTACCGCCACCGTGTGCTACACATTTATCGGTTTTGCCTCGGGCACTTGCACTACAATCCGGTTCAGTACATCTGTTACCGCCACCGTGTGCTATACATTTATCGGTTTTGCCTCGGGCACTTGCACTACAATCCGGTTCAACACATCTTTTACCGCCTCCGTGTCTTTTACATTTATCGGTTTTGCCTTGGGCACTTGCACTACAATCCGGTTCAACACATCTGTTACCGCCACCGTGTGCTACACATTTATCGGTTTTGCCTTGGGCACTTGCACTACAATCCGGTTCAGTACATCTTTTACCGCCTCCGTGTCTTTTACATTTATCGGTTTTGCCAATGGCACTTGAACTACAATCTGGTTCAACACATCGTTTACCGCCTCCGTGTGCTACACATTTATCGGTTTTGCCGATGGCACTTGAACTACAATCAGGTTCAATACATGGATACTTTTTACGCTTTTTTATTTCAACACAATATTTTTGCGACATTATTAGTTCTGTATTTGTTACTGAATAAAAAACATATGATATAATCAATTTTATAAATAATAAGCAATGTATTTACTGATGTCTGGGTTATCAAACAGAGGGTGATATTCGTGTTTTTCTTGATGTTTATTAAGTGGAAGATACTGATTATTAACAAGAAACGTAACATAATCCTTCTTTCTTGGCCAGTCAAATAATTCGTGATACACTTTTTTATTTGTGGGTGATACGAAGAATTGTTTCTCTGATAAATTATGCTTTTCTAACATTGAACCAATATTGGTATGCTGAAACATAAAACGCATATTAGTAACATGACTAACATCCCACTCGTTTAGAGGTTGGTTGAATGATTCGGCACCACAAAACATACGACCCATATTTGTAACATTGCGAACATCCCAATTATTTATGGATTTGTTGAATGATCGGGCCATAAATAACATCCATTCCATATTAGTAACATTACCAACATTCCACTCGTTTAGAGGTTGATTGAATGATTTAGCGTGATTAAACATCCAGTCCATATTTGTAACATTACTAACATCCCACTCGTTTAATGGTTGATTGAATGATTCGGCACCACCAAACATACTATGCGTATTAGTAACATTACTAACATCCCAATTGTTTAGAGGTCGATTGAATGATTTAGCGTGATTAAACACGCGAGCCATATTTGTAACATTACTAACATCCCAATTGTTTAATGGTTGGTTGAATGATATGGCATTGCAAAACATACACTTCATATTAGTAACATTACTAACATCCCAATTGTTTAATGGTCGATTAAATGATCTGGCATCGCAAAACATACTCGTCATATTAGTAACATTACTAACATCCCAATTGTTTAATGGTCGATTAAATGATCTGGCATCGCAAAACATACTCGTCATATTAGTAACATTACTAACATCCCAATTGTTTAATGGTTGATTGAATGATTTGGCTTCATAAAACACGTCATGCATATCAGTAACACCGCTAACGTTCCAAGTATTAATATGTCCGTACTTTTCCTCTCCTTCTTTTTCATTTTTTATATATAGTTTTACCGCTGTTCGTATGGTTTCGTTATTAAACTCCATTGTAATTATATTGTTCTGTATTTGTTACTGAATAAAAAACATAGAATATAATCAATTTTTTACAAATAACAAGCAATGTATTTACTGATGTCTGTATTATCAAATAGAGGGTGATATTCGTGTTCTTCTTGATGTTTATTAAGTGGAAGATATTGGTTATTGACTAGAAACGTAACATAATCCTTCTTTCTTGGCCAGACAAATACTTCGTGATACACATTTTTATCGAAGTAATTTTTGGTGGTTAAATTGTGCTTTTTTAGCATTTCGCCAATTGTTGTACTATTAAACATACGCAATATATTAGTAAAATTACTAACGTTCCAATTATCTAATGGTTGATTGAATGATGAGAACTGAAGTGTTCACTTATATTTTTGTTTCGATAGATGTAATGAAAAAACATTACTGGTTCTATCATGTATATAAAGACATTTGATTCCCTTTGCGTTTATAACCACATTTTTCATAAAAAGTGATATTTTCATCGGTACAATCAAGTATAATTTTATAACAATCTATACATTCTTTTTCGGCAAATTGAATTAATATTTTTCCTAGACCCATTCCACGCATCTTTTCTTCAACAACAACATCTTCAATATGACCAACCTTTCCTAAATTATGTATTAGTTTTTCTTCTATAATAATAGTTATAGAGCCTAGAATAGTTCCTGATTGGTCACGTATTACTTTAATTTGATGATTGTTATTTAATCTCTCAATAAATGAAGAAAAATCATTAAATGATATGGTTTTCGGATCAATAGATGTTAATTGTGTTAATAATAACAAATATTTTTTATGATAATCTTCTTTTTCCAGATCATCAACATGGAAGTAAACACCTTTGTGAAGTATTTTCATCACGCGATATATGATATATAGTATACTATATATCATATATTTTTGAAATGAATATACCGTAAAAAATATAAAATAATGAAATACTATATTTTTTTGTTTTATTAACTAATTGCTATCATAAGATTCATCTTGTTCGAAATGAGATAATAAATAATCAATATCAATATCATTCATCGATTCATCGATGTCATTCCATACACCACTTATATTTTCATCCTCGTCATCAGAACCTTTCTTAGCATCTTCCGTATCATCTTCAGTAACATCTTCCGTAACATCTTCCGTATCATCTTCAGTAGCATCTTCTATATCATCTTCCGTAGCATCTTCCGTAGCATCTTCCGTATCATCTTCCGTATCATCTTCCGTATCATCTTCCTTATCCTCGTGATCATCATCATGTCCGATAATACCAACAATGGATGTATTATCATCATTATGTGTAGTAACATTTGTATTTATTATGTTATATGGAGTATTCGACCCGTTTGAAGAATATGATGATATCAAAGGAATGGACGTGTAATATTTATGAACGAGTTCTTTATTATTGAAATCAATATGATTTTTATTAATTGTTGTTTCTGTGGGAACAATTCGTCCAAAAACAAGTTCATTGGTAATATATCCAAAAGATGGATTATAATTTTTGAAAGCAATTAAATGCTTTCTCAACAATAAGTATGAATTATTACTTTCGGACAATCCCTTGATACCATTTTTCCATTTATAAAACAATTCTAAATATGGTTTCATGATACTAATTAATTCTTTCATAGGAAACTCCTTATGAATAATAAATCTCAGTAACATTTCGTCCCACATATCAGTAATATCATAATATAATTCAATTATATCGCTACAGTTCAATCTATTCTTTATAGCATAACTTCTTAAGATACATTCATATTTACTTTCAAATATGTTGATGTCCCAGTTATTCATAAAAAAACCATGAAACAATTCGGGAATATTTATTTGTCTTTGTTTCATAAAAAAATAAATGTTATATAAATGAGTTTTGGTTAAAACAATGTTATTGTACGGATTCTTTGTAATCAAAATATCCGGGAAAAAATTAGAAGCGTTTGTTAAGTCATTTGTTATTATTTTTTTTAAATCATGGATAGAAAATAAATATTTCTTATTTTCTTGTAAAATAGCTATAGTTGATGGATTATATTCGTTAAGTACATCTCCACATAAATCTGTTTCAATAACATTTTTACATAGTTTGTATTTACATATATGCGCAAAATTACTTAATGCTCTATAATGTCTTTGTGTTTTTGAAAATACATCTATAAATGACTCAATTATATTATCGTTATATAATTGGTAGTACAAAATAGTATCCTTACATACAATATTTCTGAAAAAAACGAGTTTTTTATGAGTGTTATTACAATATTTATGTATCCGTGATTGAAAATGATAAGATTCATGATTGTCTGTATTGTTGTTCTTGTTAATTTTCTTTTTTTTCTTACATTTTCGTAAATTGTGAATCCTTTTTATTTCTTTTCGCTTATGTATTCTATTCGAATCAGAATTAGATTTATTTTCAATAATACTATTATTTCGATTATAAACAATTTTTGTAATCAACTGAAATACAATATTTTGTAGATGTATTTTATCTTCTTTATCTTCATCATTATATTTATTTGGATGATAACAATATTCGTATAGGATAAAGCTGTTATTGTTCACTTTCACGTGTTCATTATGAGTAGACTCATATAATATATTTTGTAAAATATCACAAAATGTAATTGACATGTAACCAATAAATTATTATAAAGGTTGTTTATTTATACTATAATAAATAACGTATATATATATTTAAGTTGTTATGTATTATACAATAAAAAAAACTATATCTATACACGATACGACAGGTATATTTGTATTTGTTTGTTCCTATTTTCATATTAAAATCCAGGATTATAATCATTATCGTTTCCGAGATTTTTTACTTTAATCGTATTTACATTGTTTTGTATAATTAAATTACTTTCATCACATTTATCTTTCATATCACTACTACCTTCTACTGTATACATTTTTTCTATCAATTCATCTTCATCCATCATTTCCATATCTACAGTATCCTGTAACTTTTTCATCTCATCCATATTCAACACAGTTTGAAATAAACCTGTACCGAATAATCCTTCCTGGCCACACATTACATTAGCAGATATGCCACGCATCATATCTAGTTCACCATGTCTAGCCGCTCTTAAGAACATCTCAGGAGTTTCCTCAAAAGATGCTTTGGCAATGACACCAATATTATCATTATTAATACCATGACGGAATATAGATATTAATTTTTGTGTATAAGTCATGCGGTCACATAAGATAGACAAATGGTGGAAGTTGATATATGTTCCATCGAACTCAATAACTTCAATCAACTCATTATAAATTGCTTGTCTGGCAGCTTCAATACCAAATACATTGAATACTTCAATAATATCATTACTAAATGAACGGGTAGCATCAATATAATCTAATGCTAAGATATCAATCAAGTTTGTACCTATAGTATCTAATACCCATATTTCTTCTTTTACAAACTTGCCATTTTTCTCGATAACATTATCTTTAATGGTACGAAGAACAACCTTGTTGATGTTTTTGATACCACGTATGACAATATTCTCTAAAAGGTTTTCTTGAAAGTTTTTCAATAGATATATTTCGTCTGTCTGGTCTAATGGATTCGCATTGTCTTTACTATGATTTTTGGATTCTTTTACACGCTTCATACGAATACGGAATACTAATTTATCATCGTTATAATCGGAATAAATACATGATACATCATCGCCATGACTATTCTTAATAACAAAATGAATATCATCCATAGTGATATTCTTCTCCAACATGATTTCTTCGTTCATTTCCATACGTAGTATCCACTTAGAACGGTCGTTATTATCATCTAATACATTAATTGAATTACATTCATTAATCATATTTTCAAAAGCCTGATATTGTTCCATTGTAGTCTTATCTTGAGATATAACTGAGTTCATATCATCAGGGTCGAAGTAGATGTCCAGTGAGCTTACTACATCCTTTAATTTAGTATGTTCCAACATCGACATAATTGACAACGCCTTATCCTGATCTTGTTCGTCCTCACTCTTTAAGTGAACAGTCATCGATGGGTTCTTTGGTTCAGATGATAGCGATAAGATTTCTTCAATACGAGGAACACCTCGTGTTACGTTTGATTTCGAAGCCACTCCCGCAAAATGAAAGGTATTCAATGTCATTTGGGTAGTTGGTTCACCAATAGATTGAGCGGCAATCATTCCAACCATTTCACCTGGTGCGACAACTGCTTTCTTGTAGTTTAATATAATCGTTTCCAACAATATTACAAGAGCATCACGATTGAAACGTTTATTTACAATCAGTTCCTTGGGCGATAGGTTATAATAATACAATGTCTTGAATAATGGGTTGGGTGGGGCACATCTAATATTTTCCAATATACTAAATGCACTTTCAATCATTTCATATGCTTCCAGGATTGTAATATCAACAACAGAATTAGAATTAATATGCTGTTGTCCAATGACATTGTTAATCATATGTATAAAAGCAACAGGGGAATTAATGATATCATTGCCTTTATTTTTGAATACGTTTTTGATGATTAGACCGCGTTGTATAATCATATATTCTGTATATTCCTTACATTTCTCTTGTAAATCGTTGACCTGTTTTTTATGACGCTTTAAAGTATCTTTCTGGTATATTTCTGCCAATAATTTATTTTTACTATTATCATCAGGTAAATTAAAATGTGAATAAATCTCTTGAATACTCATATAGACTAATGGAAGAGATTGATTTTCCACTTTAATAGGGTCAATACCATCGTCACCATAAGTAAACTGAATAACTCGAGCCTTATTTGTTCTTACAGTCATATCATAATTAACCATCAAATCTTCAAGACCTTTAATTAATCTTCGTTGAATATATCCAGTAGTAGATGTCTTTACAGCAGTATCAATCAAACCAACACGACCACCCATAGCATGGAAGAATAACTCTTGAGGTGACAATCCATTGATATAGGAACTTTCGACAAAACCACGAGCACTAGGACTATCATCGTATTTTGTAAAATGTGGGAGTGTTCTGTGGTCGAAACCATAAGGAATACGTTTTCCATCCACATTTTGTTGCCCCAAACAAGAAATCATAAAGGAAATGTTGAGCTCACTCCCCTTGGAGCCAGCGTTTACCATGGTAACAAAACGATTATCTTTGTCTAGACTCTTTAGACCAATCTTACCCGATTCTGCTGTAGCCTGATTCAATATATTGTTGACTTGTGTCTCAAATTCTTCATTATTTGTTTTACCTGTTTTATTCTCGAATACTCCAATCTGTGTTTGGTCAATCAGTTCTTTCACATCATGCTTCTTTTTATCAATAATCTTGACAATTTCTTGGTTTGTTTTTTCGTTAGATAATAAGTCACTAATGCCAACACTAAATGAACTGGAACATAAATATTCAGTTACAATATTTTGAATATCATCAATAAAGCGAGCAGATTGCATATTTCCGTAATCATTACAGATTCTATGAATTAACCCTTTTGTGCCTCCACCCAAAACACTTTTTTCCATTTGACCACGAATATATTTCCCATTTACAATTTCTAGTACGTTATTAGATTTTGAAGGATCATCAGAATCATTAAAGAATCTAGTTTTATATTTCAATGAAAGAGGTGGAAGAATTTGTGATAATACATCAAAATTACTGATTTTTCCATTGTGTTTTAACAATTCATTTTCATTGATATGATTACACATCATAAGTAAGTTCATTGCGTGTCGAGGGGTAAATTGTATATTATCCCGCGAAATACGATAACATCCTAGTAAAGAATCTTGATATATACCAACAATTGCTGCATTATTAGCAGGACTAATAATTTGGTGAGGAACTGCTGCTAAATTAAATAATTCAGATTCAGATTCCATATCTTGTGGCATGTGTAAATTCATTTCATCACCATCAAAATCCGCATTATATGGCTTTGTATCCGCAACATTCATTCTAAATGTATCGCCTACATCCATCACCCGAGCAAGATGACACATCATACTCATTCTATGTAATGTAGGTTGTCTATTGAATAAGACTGGATCACCATTCATCATATGACGATGAACCACATCACCATTTTCTAAATGAATTGATTTTTTATCTACATATCTCAATGTGATAGAATCACCATTCTTCTTTTCTAATATTTTAGCACCAGGATGAATATCCGGTCCATTATCTACTAATCCTTTTAAGAAGTCACGGTTTCTATTATTTACAATGACGGGTTTGGTCAAGTTTTTTGCGATTTTCATAGGTATTCCCAATTCTCTAATTCCGATATTTGGATCGGCTGTAATTACAGACCGAGCACTAAAGTCCACACGCTTGGCCATTAGATTTCCTCTCATTCTCCCACCCTTACCATTTAATCGGTCCTTAATTGATTTTAAGGGACGTCCTGAACGTTGTGCTACGGGAGCTGCACCAGGTATTTTATTATCCACTTGTGTAGCAACATAATATTGTAGAACAGTTGCCCAGTCCTCGATAACATTAGCAGGAGCATTATTCTGTATTTTTTCTTGTAGAATCTTATTCTTTTTGATAATGTTTACTAAAATATGACTTAAATCATCTTCACTTCGTTGTTGCGCATCATGTTTTACTGATGGACGAACTGCTGGAGGAGGTACAGCCATTACTTGACAAATCATCCAATCAGGACGGGACCAAGTAGGATTAAATCCCATAAAACCAACATCTTCATCAGATATTCTTTTGAATATTTTTAAAACAATTTCAGGAGTTAATTTGATAGAGATGTCTTCTTTTGTATTGCTATCACTCCACTCAGCATAAATAGTAGCTAAACCCTCCTTTTTAATTTTTTTTGGCTGTAAACATCCACAACCATCAGTTGTATCTTCACCACAACGTTTGATTTTACTAGCTATTGAAAACACGTACTTCCAACGATTTTCGCTATCCATTTTCATAGCTTGGCTATATTTATCTTTAGCAATCAATAATTTACTACATTTAAAACACACGCATCGTAATATTTTTAATATGGTTGTTAAATATTGAATATAGAACACAGGTTTAGCTAATTCAATATGTCCAAAATAACCAGGGGTTTCGATGTAATCGAGTCCATCTGTTGGACAAATGAGTCCTGGTTCTAAAACACCCATTCTAGGATCAAATAAACCTCCAGTAACTGGTTTGTTATTCATATAAGTATCTCGGTTCGTTATTTCAGCAACAGAACCATTACGTATTTCCTCTGGCGATAAAATACTAAATTGAATCCCAACAATTTTAGACGGATTGCTCTTTTTCATAGTTCGTGACATTCTCTTATATTTATCTATATATATTTATGTTATTTAAAAATCAATTTATTTATTCATGATTCTATGTAATCTAAATAAAATGTCTGTACTTTATCTATAATGAAACTATTACAACAAAGTTTTCACTATTCGATCATCGTCCAGTTGTTAACTTTTGGATTAGGATTTATTGTATACTCATCAGGAGAAGTGTCTAATAAAGTATTAAATGACCTAGTAGTTATGGAATATGCCGTTCAATTAATAGAATTATTCTTTTATATTTGGTTTGCTTCATCCTTCAAACAGATGACAGATATGACACATTTTCGTTATTATGATTGGTTCATAACCACACCTACCATGCTTGTAACATTATGTATTACACTGGTTTATTTACGAAATGTTGAACATGATAATAAATACGGAAATCAACATTCTCTGTATTCTCTAGTAAATGAAAACAAACAAACATTATCATTGGTGGTGGTATTGAATGCTATTATGTTACTCTTTGGGTACTTATCTGAGATGAATATTATGAATACATATACATCAGTGATACTAGGGTTCATTCCTTTTTTATATTATTTTTATGTGATATATGAGGTATATGCCAAACATAGTACAACACACGGGTTATATTTATTTTGGATTATGTTTATTATCTGGTCATTATATGGCATTAGTGCGCTATTATCATACGACCTAAAGAATATTTGTTATAATATTTTAGACATATTTGCTAAAAACTTTTTCGGGTTCTATTTGATATATCTAACATTATCTTAAAAAAAAAAATTGATAATCATATAAAAATATATATATAAGATAATATTAACAATAAGCATTATGGGAAAAGACTCTAAAATGAACACAACTACAGTTTCTTCGTTCAAGAAAACCAAAAACAATAACAAAAACAATAAGCAAAAAAAAGAAGAGGATAGAAAGTTGCGTTCTGATGACACTTCTGACGATGATGATGATGAATATGAAGAGTGTGATGATGATGATGATGATGATGATGAAGAAGAAATGGACGCTGAAGAATATACCAAGCTATTGAGTTCTCTGTTTCCATCGAGTCATATGAGTAAAAAACTCAAGGATACACAAAAAATAAAACAACTTATCAAGGAAAATGAAAACAAGGTTGAAAAACCTAGTAAAAAAAAGAAGAGAATAGTTGATAAAAAAAATGAAGAGGAGGAGGAAGAGGATGATGAAGAGGATGATGAAGAAATCGTAATTAATTCTAAAAAAAATGGCAAAGGCAAAGGTAAATCAAACAATTACAATATAATCTTTACGATTGGTGGTCAAGAAAATAGTGAAGAAGATGATGATGAATGGGAGGAGGAAGATGAAGATGATAGTGAATGGGAAGATGAAGACGAAGAATCAGAAGATGAAGATGTGAGTGTATCAACAGATGAATCTAGCGATGAATCTAGCGATGATGATAATGATGAAGAAGAGGAAGCAGAGGAAGAAGAGGAAGAAGAGGAAGAAGAGGAGGAGGTGAATAAAGACAGTAAGAAAAAACGTCCGATTCGTTCAAGTGCGAAACGTTCGGATGAATTAATTAATACTGTAATTAGTACAACATCGAATGAAGACAAATCAGAAATGAATACAGATATTATTGAACTAAAACAAAAAAAAACAAATAAAAAAGATTCTACAATTGAGGAAGACCAAAGTGCTTTGGAAGAAATGAAGCAAATGTATGGAATCAATCAAAGTAAAATGTTTGAAAAGTGTATTAAGGAGTGTGAAGAGGGCATTGAAGAAAAAAAGAAGAAGAATGAAAAGAAAGTAACCAAACAGAAGGAGAAAAATGGACGCATTTTCAAAAAAATAGTTCGGGATAAAAATACGATGAATGGTTTTACCTTCTTCGAAAAAATGGAAAAAGAACAGCAAGTAAAAATTATTAAAGAAGTGCGAGAAGTAAACAAGATTACACGGGTTGAAAAACCCTATCGTATTGCTTTGTTGGAATCCAATATCCCAGCAATATTCAAAGCTACTGCTATGAAGAAAATCAATTCACTTCGATATATGGAGCCAGGTAGTGGCGAGTTTTACAAGATTAAAAACTGGGTTGATACGTTCATGCGTATTCCATTCAATGTTTATGAGAAGCTACCTATTCATATTACAGATGGTGTAGATAAATGCCACGAGTTTATGGAAAACTCTTTATCAATATTGAATAAATCGGTATATGGATTGAATGATGCGAAAATGCAGATAATGCAGATGCTTGGACAATTAGTTACGAACCCTAATGCGCTTGGAACTGCGATTGCCATCAAGGGTCCCATGGGAACCGGCAAGACCACATTAGTGAAAGAAGGTATTAGCAAAATCCTAAATCGACCCTTTGCGTTCATTGCTCTTGGCGGTGCTACAGATAGTAGTTTCTTAGAAGGTCATTCATATACATATGAGGGTAGTATATGGGGTAAAATAGTTCAAATCATTATTGATAGTAAATGTATGAATCCAGTTATTTACTTTGATGAGTTGGACAAAATTAGCGATACACCCAAAGGTGAAGAGATTGCTGGTATTCTAACTCATTTAACGGACACCAGCCAAAACAGTCAATTCCATGATAAATACTTTTCCGAGGTTGATTTTGATTTAAGTAAATGTCTGTTTATCTTCAGTTATAATGATGAAAGTAAGGTCAATCCTATCTTAAGAGATAGAATGTATCGTATTCAGACAAAAGGATATGATAAGAAGCAAAAAACGGTAATATCAAATGATTATCTGCTTCCAAAAATCCGAGAACAAGTATTATTCAAAGATGAGGATGTCATTGTTCCAGAGGAAACATTACACTATATCACAGAAACATATTGCGAAAAGGAAGATGGTGTTCGTAATTTGAAGCGATGTCTAGAAATCATTCATACCAAGTTGAACTTATATAGACTAATGAAACCCGAATCGAACTTATTCGAAGAAGACATGTCAATCAAGGTTGAGTTCCCTTTTACTGTAACTCCAGATATTGTAAGTAAGTTGATTAAGACTGATAAAAATGAGAATATCTCTTGGAACGCAATGTATGTATAAATATATGTTGCTAGTGAATCAGATAAAAAATAGTAGATAAAATAGTAGATAAAATAGTAGATAAAATATAATTAGATGATAATGTAATTATATTTTTTCTCTGGGTAATAAACCGCATGATAGAATCATAGAAGGTAGGTATACATTATACAAAATGGATATAAACATACTGGTATATAAATAATATCAAATAGAACTATAACATGACGAGTAGCATTAGTGATATTATTAAGAATCTAAATAAACTGAAAAAGAATGTCGATAAATGTAAACAAAAAATTAAATCAAACAACAACGACAAGGATATCTCGTTAATTGTATCCATGATGGATTCTTTTCAATCTGATATTGACCAGAAAATCAAAGCAGAATGTAAACACAAGTACAAGGATACAATCGTTACTGATATTGAAAATAAGAATAAAAGTATTCGTATTACTTATTGTTCCGATTGTTGTTCATTGTTTCCGTACTGTCGTTCTAATTTATAAATCACGATAAGGAACGTTATTACCTCCACGTTCTCTCAGATTTTTGTATTGGGGAACAGTCATACAAGCACAACCAGAACCAGTGGAGTACGCATTAGGACAACATTCGGGCTTGAACTGGGTGGAACCAAAAAAATCCAGTTGACCTTCAGGAAGTGGAACGGGTTGTGACGGGCGATCTAATATAGCTTTCACATTTGAGTTAGGTGTCTCACCTTGAACATATGTTAGATTCGGTGAAAACCATTTATTTGTGTTGGGAGCTTTCGCATTTGCTGATGCAGCATCTCCTAAACTGAATGTCATTTCTTTGCCTTTTAAGTTGGAAAAAGTTTCAATAATGTCTTTCCCCTTCTTAATATTTTGACTAGTGTCACCCACACATGAACATAATACATTACCCCATATTACAAAATATAATATAATCACTGCAATAATGACTTCTAAACGCATTTTCATACCAAAAAGGGATACTTCCATTCTATATATATATACAATGGTAAAAAATATTGATTTTAATCAAAAAAATATTCAATATTAGAACTATAATGTTGAAAACATAAATTATCTATAAAAAAATACTGTGGTTCAGTTATTAAATGATATAATTTATCATGTTTTTTATTTAGTGAACAATAGTGAAATCTATTATTATTCTTATTATTATTTATTTCCAAAAAAGAGTAGCATTGATTCAGTTCAGGACTATAACAAATTACATTTGGCGAACATTCTATTTTTGTTGACATACATGTATTGTCAAATGTACCATCATTATTTAACATATCAACTTGATATTCATTTTGTTCTTTTACTTTCGTTCCATCTATCTCAACGATACCTAATACTTTAATATTGTTTTGTAAAATATCACCTACACGAATATTTTCGATGGGTGTGATAGTAGCATCATCCATTTTTAATAAAGTACTGCCGACAAATCCGCCTTCTAAATATTCATATAAATTGTCTTGTGTAATGTGTCGTGATGGACTTCGCAATCTACATATATTAACAAGATTATTCAATAATTCGGTTGAAATTTGTTTGTTAAGTATTTCGTCCCAGTCACAATATACATGTCCATTATGAGTAATACTTTTAGTATTTGTATTCATACAATATAAATAAGGTTCTTGGTATGATTTTACATGAACCGCAAATGGATGTTTCTCTACGTAGATCCATTCATCCTTATACAGAACCATATGTCGCCCACTAACAAGAGTTCCATCTAAATTATATACATGATTTTTTCCTCGGTATAATTTCAATAAAGATGTACATACACTGTTGTTATCAAAAATATCCCCGGGTTGTATATCCATAATTTTTTTCATGTTTCCATTCTTCATAATAAATATAGTGTGAGCATCAAAACATACTGGAGGAGGACGTGTTGGAACCCCGGGAATAGGGGAACTAAGAATCCCAAAGTTTTCTTGCATAAACACAAGCATGATAGTCAAGGGAATCGATATACTTATGAAAACCGCTGTCATAGTAAGGGCAGCAGGCCATGTCCAAGGAAAAATCCACATCGCAATAATAATTGTTACTAACATTCCTAAAAAACCTACAATCAGTTGTGCAATAGACCCCAGGAAAGATTTCAAAATATAATATACTGATAAACTACTATATAAGGAAGTTACAAGTGTTCCGTGTATTTTACCTAGTGTATCTCGTATGGAAACAATTAATCCTTGAACAGGAATAATAAAGTTCAATAGTCTTTGATATACCCCTGCTCCAATTTTTGATAAACTTGTTCGTATGTTTGAAATGAGAACTCGGATATATTGAATAGCAACTGAAGCAGTTTTGAACACATCAGTCAAACCGGACAATAAGTATTCTAATGGTGCTGTAGCATATCCAGTAATATTCTTTAATATATCATTCAAACAAAACTGAAAGTTTTCTCCAGTAAACTCTACTGCGTTTTTATCATATGGTTTATTAATGAAACCAGCAAAAGGTATTACTGTCGGATAACATCGTTCATTTATCCAGTTTTCTTTGATTTTGCTAGCCTTTCTCATTACGCTTGTATAAGCATATACAAGTCCCAACACGATTAGTAATACAACGAATATAATGACCGAACCACTATATTGGTCAAAATATGTGAGTTTTGCATACATTTTATCTATCGTTTTGGTTGTATTTAATATTGGATTATTCATATATCTACTATAATATATGAATAATATTCATTTGTGAAAATACTTATTATATTATTATCTAGTATTCTATTGTATTCAATTGTATTCTATTGTATTCTATTGTATTCATATCTATTATTGAAATCTTTTTAAAATATCATCTTCCCAATCCCAAAAAATACATTCACCCAATGGTATTTTATGTGTGGTCGTAATTAAACAGCTAAACCATTTTGATTTCACTGTATTCGCCGGATTATGTCTAAATACTTGTTCCCATGGTTGGTCCACTATTTTGTTTTGTTCTTCTGCGTCTGAATGTTGTCTAACCTCTACATACTTACATCTTGTTTTATCATATATCATATGCGTTCCTGTTACATAAATATCCTCGTTTTTCACTCCTTTGTTCCGCAATACATAAAAATCTTCATCTAAAGAATTGTCTATTTTCATTACGGATTTCACTCTACCTCCATCTATCAAAATATCACCCACGTTTACATCTTTCATACAAACAACTTTCCTATTAAACAACTGTATTTTTGTCGATGGATGAAAACAATTGCCTATTGCCCTTGTCATTTGTCCTGGAGGACCATTCCACGCACTTTGCATAGTCATCATACTTCCTTCCATAACATACATTAACGAAACCATGATTCCGATTAATTTTCCCATTAGGTCCTTGATATTAATAATAATTTTCTGAAACTCGATAATAATATTTAAAAACACTCCGTAAATATCTTTTGCTATTTTTGCCATAAAAGTTCGTATATTTGACAACATAATACGAATAAACTGAATCGACCCAGTTATATCTCCAGCAAAACTTGTCAATGAACTAATCAAATATTCAATTGGAGCTAAAATATATCCCATAAAAGCAGTCTGTGAGTTTTGAACACAATGGGTGAAGTTCTCACCTACATTATCGGCAAAAGGCATAAACAACGGGTTACATCGATGCATAGGCCATTCCTTCTTTAATTTTATTAATGCACTAAAATAATATAAGACTAATATTTGTGCTAAAAATCCCAAGTTAATATATAGGAAATTAACCCAATCAGAACCTTTTGGCATTACTTATATTATTATGATATTTTATTAGTAATACTTTCCCTAATTAGTTGTATTATTTTTTACTTTTCTTGCTTTTTCTACTTTTCTTGTTTTTCTTGCTTTTCTTGCTTTTCTTGCTTTTCTTGCGTTTTCTACTTCCACCAGTATTCGGTGTTACCAGTTTAACTGCACCATCATATACACCATTTTGATTAGTTTGGTTAGTATTATGAACAAGATTTATATTAGTTGAATTAACATCTTGTCCACCAGTTAAATGACATTGAGTTATTGAAGGCAACTTAGAAACAGTCACACTGCCCCCGCGTTTTTTCTTAGAACCACCAGACGCAGTTTTGAGCAAACTAGCTTGGATATTATTGTTATTATTTTGTGTATTTTGTGCGCTCTGATATGGTGACCCCATACTAGACGTTACTTTCATAGACGGCATCTCACTAGAAAAAACCATTGTGACTTATATTATCATTATATAATAATTTATAATTTAATACAAATAGAGTTTAAAGCATAATATCTTTATTTATTATATGGACGATAAGTCAAGACTACAACTACAAAAAATGGTGGCGGCCAATAATGTGGAAGATCAAACGGACCTTATCCGTCAGTTAAAGCATAGCCATATTCTACAAAATGACATCAATAATTTATTGGTGCTTAAGAATAAATATAAGGGAGACCAGGATAAAACACATATGGAAGCAATGAACGATTGTGGATTTTTATTTACTTATTATACCGATATTTATAACAAAGTTCGCAAAGATGAAATCGACCTGAGCATTCTAAATAAGTTTCTGAATGTCCTACGTAGAATTGAGGATGGTGAAATAGACCAACACGATGGCGCTTTTTTAGTAGGAACCCTTTTGAAAGAGATGTATGTAGATAGTGCGTTGAAAAAAGCAGATAAATTAGAAGAACAAGGCAGGAATGACAAGGAGGTAGAAGAGCCTAAAAGAGAAGGTATTAATATTTCCTGGAGAAAGTTTAAAAACTTGTCTTAGGTAAATATTTTTTATTTTATTATAATCTATGATATAATAAAATATAAACGAAATAAGATGACTGGTAACATTATTGTTTTTAGTTTTTAGATAAAGATATATTTTCAAAATGATAATCTCCATCCGGTCCATTATTACAAAATAACGGAGTTACTAGACGGAATCCCATTTCTTCAATCACCGGAATTACCTCTGTATTTAATGGCGCCCCTTCATTATATTCAGTATGTTGCATCTCAATAATCAAATGCTTGGCATGTTTTATTATATCTTTTCCACCGAGTAAAATATTTTTTTCACAACCTTGAACGTCAATCTTAATTATATCTGGTAAAGGAAAATTATGTTTTGCTACAACATTCGCTAGGGTTTCCATTCTTCTCATTGTAAAATGACTGGGAGGAAAAACTATATCATTTTTTTCTCGATACATCGAATTTCCACCAGGTAATAAATGATTCTGATACCATGTAACTTCTTTATCCTGTTCATCTCCTAACAATCCAATATGATATTTATATTTATTGTTTTTATATAATGGTTCTACTTCACGAAACGCGTCAAATAATATATATTCAGCATCCGTCCATACAGTTTCAGCTATATGGGTCCAATGAATTACACAAGAACCTATGTCGTATATTATTTTCGGCTCGTCGATAAAATCATCCTTCATTTTTTTCAAATAATTTATATGATTAGGATGAACAGGGACCCTACAATGTAATTTATACAAATAATCATGAATAGTCATCTGATTTGTATTAATCAAATTATTCAGTCTTTTCATATACTCAACTTCTGTTTCTGTTTTTTCACTCCCTTTATCATTATTCATTATTATTTATATATTATACTTTTATATTTTGTATGATATAAACGTAAACGAATGGGTCATTTATTATTTTTGGATTATCACAATCATTATATCTTTATAATACTGGATAACTTGCTTGTAGAAGCACGCCACACTGTCCTTGTCCACTATTATATTCAGAACCACGACCAATATAAATATAACCATCATCACCCCAGGTTGTACCCCAAGAATTCTTGATACGATAATAATCATTGCCACTAGAATCAGAACCATATCCTACAACCAACACTCCATGGTCTAAATTGGTTCCACATGTTCCAGAAAAAACACCGGTTTTATACAACTGAAATGATTGCTGATCCGCCTCAATAGCAACCGAAACTGGTTGTTGAGCAATTGCTACCATCATATCATCATCAGACTTGTGAGGAACATCAACCCAACTAGAAACATCACTTTTATCAATCACTTCACATGTTGTCTCACAAGTTCCACCAGTCTTTGTTGTTCCAGACACATACGGATATGCTTCCTCAGAACATAAGCCTCCATTTTTCTTAATCCAAGAAAATGCATTATCCATTAATCCACCATTACAACCATGATCTTTGCCTCCGTTTCGAACAGTATCACAGTCTACCAGTTGTTGTTCAGAAAAAGAAGGTAGGGTTCCATAAGTGACAAAATAAGCACCTTCCAGAGCACCCGTTGTAGAAAAACTCCAACAAGAACCACATTGTCCTTGATTCTTTACAGGAGTAACCCCTCCCTTTGAAACCCAATCAACCGAAGAAGGTGTAGAGGAACGGGATAGTAGGGTAGTCTGACTTCTTAAACAATCCTTGACACAACCAATAGTCTCCATCTTTTGTTCAGTATCGTAATGCTTTACGCAATCACTGAGACATCTGACTTCAGCTACCTTGTTCTTGATTTTATCAAAACTCTCTTCAGGATGAAAGTCCTTAAAATTGGAAGAAAATGCCAAAAACTCTTTAAAATCATTTGAATCCATACCCGAGAAATGATTATGACCTAGAGTATAGGTTAGATTTTGAGAGTTGATAGTATCAATATACTTGTCGTTCATAACCCACTTAGTAAACATGGAATCCTCATGGTCAGTATTATCAACATGAACATTATAATGAGAAATCCAATCTTCAAAGCGATCACGAAGATTCGCACGAATGCTAGCATCTACGTTATAGATGGAACACGAAAAAGCAAAAATAGTAAAAATAACAGTATTCATAGTAAACATATTTGTTATATATATATATAATAATAATCTTCAAGTTGGTTTACATAATACTATAACTAACAAGTTAAAATAATATAACATTCTCATAATATTGTCTCTCTTTTGCTATGTAATGTGTATAATACTATAATTTAACTATATTACACCCGAATCCCTAAAATATTATACATTAATTAAAAATAATATAATTATAATTGCGCATATATATATATACCACCCTGTCAATCTAAATAAATATGGGTTATATTTTACTTATAGTAGAATCTCCCGCAAAATGTAAAAAAATCGAAGACTTCCTAGGTCCAGGATACAAGTGTATAGCGAGTTTCGGACATCTTCGCGAGCTGACTTCTCTCAATGATATTAATCTAAAAGGTGATTTTGGGGTAACGTATCATGAAGTGGATGATACAAAAAAACGCAAACATATACAAACCATGAGAAGTCAAATTAATCTGGCATCAGAAGTGTTATTAGCTACAGATGATGACCGGGAAGGAGAAGCCATAGCTTGGCATATTTGTATACTATTTGGTCTCTCTCTGACAATGACCAAGAGAATTATTTTTCATGAGGTTACAAAGCATGCAATAGTAGAGGCGGTAAATCGGCCTATAAGAATAAACCTAGATATGGTATATGCCCAACAAGCCCGCCAGATACTGGATTTAATAGTGGGCTTCAAAGTCTCTCCAAAATTATGGGAAAATATAGTGAAGCGTAATAAAAATAGTTTGAGCGCAGGTCGTTGTCAAAGTCCAGCATTACGTATTATATACGACAATCAGAAAGAGGTCGAGACAAATCCAGGAGAAAAGATATATAATACAACAGGTTATTTTACTAAGAAATGTATTCCTTTTGATTTGAACAAACAATATACTGATAGTGAAGAGATGTATCATTTTTTAGAAGAAACCGCAAGCTTCTCTCATGTTTTTACACGAGGGGAACAAAAACTGGCCTATAAACAACCACCTACACCATTGACAACATCGAGACTACAGCAAGTTGCCAGTAATGAAATACATTGTTCTCCGAAAGAAACCATGAGTATTTGTCAGAAGTTATATGAAGGTGGATACATTAGCTATATGCGCACAGATAGTAAAAAATACAGCAAAGAGTTTATAGAGGATGTAAAAAAACATATTCTTCAGACATATAACGGAGAGAAATATATTCATGACAAGGTAGATAATCTGGCGAATAATATAGAAACGACGAAAAAGGATAAAAAAGATAAAAAGGATAAAAAAGATAAAAAGGAAAACCTCGCACAAGAAGCACATGAGGCGATCCGTCCAACAAATATTTCTCTCACAACTCTTCCCAAAGAATTATCTCCGAGAGAACACAAAATGTATAAGATTATTAGAGAAACCACTTTGGAAAGCTGTATGTCTCCAGGTGAATATTGGACGTTTACAAGTTACCTTACCGGATTTGAAAACACCCAATACGCAAATAAATCTGAAAATGTACACTTCCTTGGATGGCAAGTAGTAAAAGATAATGCGAAAACAAGCGCCAAAAAAAAGGAAGAAGAGAGAAACACTGAGTTGTTTCATTATCTTTTCTCTCTAGAACAACATATAGAAGTTCCATTTGTTACTATTGTTTCGAATGTGTCATTGAAGAATAGTAAGCAACATTATACAGAAGCAAAATTGGTTCAAATGTTGGAGGAGCGCGGTATAGGCCGTCCTTCCACCTATTCCAGCTTGGTGGATAAAATACAAGAACGCGGGTATGTAAAGAAACAGGATGTAGATGGTAAAGAACACAAATGTATAGATTATGAATTGGCCGACGACTTCACAATTACTCAAAAAGAACATACCAAAGAGTTTGGTAGAGAGAACAACAAGTTAGTCATCCAGCCTCTAGGAACAATTGTTATCGAGTTTTTAATCTCTCATTTCAACGATATATTCAACTATGAATATACAAGTAACATGGAAGAACAATTAGATAAAATAAGTAAAGGCGAATATACGATTCAATCATTATGTAGAATATGTCTCGATGAGATAGATAGAATATGTAATACCCTCCCCGGAAACAAACTGGAAATAAAGATTGACGATTGTCATACGTATATTATTGGAAAATATGGTCCTGTAATCAAGTGCGTGGAACCAGACTCTAAAAAAAAGGGGAACGTATCATTCAAACCTGTAAGAACTGATATAGATACGAAAAAATTAGAGAGAAACGAATATACATTAGCAGAACTACTAGACCACTCACAAGAGGAAGAGATTCTTCATGGTGAAGGGATTGGAAAATATAAAGACAATGATATTAGCGTGAAAAAAGGAAAATATGGTTTGTTTGCTAGATGGGGGGAGAAAACAATTTCACTCAAAAGCTTTGGAAACCGTCCAATGAAAAACATCTCCCTTGCGGATGTGGTTAGTGTTATAGAAGACAATCAGAAGTCGGGAGGCAGTGGAGTGGTCCGTAATTTGGGACCACATGTAAGTATACGTAGTGGTAAATACGGTGATTATATTTTTTATAAAAAGCCACAGATGAAAAAACCTTCCTTTTTTAAATTAGGCGAGTTTGAAGAAGATTATAAAAGTTGCGACGATGATATTATTCTATCATGGATAAAAGAAAAATATAATGTAGAGTAAGGGTATCGGTATCGGTATCGGTATCGGTATCGGTATAATTTTATCACAATATAACATATTTTTGTATGTTATAATGTTTATCCAACATAATGATACTTGGTATTAAGCAATATTGAATTAAAAAAGCATACCACCTCCAATTGGGTCATATATCTTATAGGAACGTGTATTTTGAGAACGTAAACAAAAGAAGTTTAGTAAAATGGAAAAATTGCGACTTTTAAAATCTATCAATTGTCCATTATGTTGTCTAAGGCGAACTTTAGCTTTACGTATTCTTTCTGCCGGAGGATTATATAATTTATATGAATCAGAGTTTTTCTTATAACTCAATCCTTCTACTATTGGATATTGAACAATAGCAAAAGCCGAGTTCACATATCCATTGGTTTCATTGGTATTTACACGATAATAAGGATTTTTTTCGGACAATACAAACGGTTTGGTTTCATCTATATTATTCAAATAATCAATCTCAATATATATGAAATTATTCCCAATCAAGTTGATTGGATTGTATGACTGAATAAAAAAAATACTGGAATTAAGATAGGTTGGGTCTACCTTAATCCAGTAACCATTATCTCCAGGAACCACATCCCCGTAATAAAATCGTAACGTTTCTTTACCAGAATCTACTGAAATAGTAGTGTTTTTACTTTGTCCTAAATAAGCAGGTAGTCCCCAAAACTCATAACCAGTCACCCCATTTCCTTGACATGGTTCTTGATAGTCAGGATTATAAAGATTTGATTCGTTTGTGATTGTAAATCCCGAACTTTTATTACCGTACCATAGTTTATTTTCTACCTCATTATACACTATAACAAACTGGTCATACCCAGTAGCTTGAAATGCTGGTAACAAAGTGGGTGTATTTATTGTCATATATTCATCAACCATTGTGGTAACAGCTTCATTAAACTTACGATTTAGTTCAGTTGTCATATTTTGACTTGTATACGACCCTTCTTCAATGGTAATAATGAACTCTTTTTTTTGATTGTGGAAATCTATAATTGCGTCATATATGGTGGATTGAACCAGGTTTAGAACACTTGGATTATATGGTTTATCTATTACAAAGGAGAGCGAAATATTTCTATTGGAACGAGTGAAAACATGAAAATTAGACGGAAAAGACCATTGGTTCAAAGATACTGCTACAACATTAGTATAATCTTGGGGTAATTCTATTTCAAACTCAGTAGAATTAGGATATTTCAAAACATCTCGGTCTTCTGAATTAATATTAACCAACTTATTTTCGTACATATATTCTTGTGAATTGGAGATCAATGGATGATTTGTAGAAAGATTCAAGTTGTTCATTACTATAATATCTAATATATAGTAATATACGATTATTTTATATTTTTGTATCATAATATAATATAATTACAAAGTGTAAATATGGAATTATTTCAAAATACTTCTAACGCCTTGTTGGGATCGGGGACCCTAACAGGATTAATTATTGCTATAATACAAGTTTCTGACCTTAATAGTCTGAGTAATTCGTTGTTTAATGGAATTATTGTAGCAGCAACTTTAATGGCATCGGGATTATTATTAAATAGCGCAAAAGAATTATCACAAAAGAATAGTCATATCTTCATTCTGGCAGGGTCTATATTGGTTTTAGGCTGTGTTATGTTTTTTTCCTTTTCGATGTATGGTGTTAAGCCAGAAATAGAAAAAGGGAATATATCTCACCAGACAAACCTATATTTGGCGATCACCATGTTTCTATCGACATTAATGGGTAGTCTTGTAATATTCAAAAATATATATTTTTCTGACCAAAAACTTACTATTGGTTATTCTTTAGCATTTTTTATTCCTATAGTAGGGTTATCCATCTTATACTTCATTCTTATTTCACGTATTAAAATAATGCTTACAACCTATCGTACTGATGGTTAGGTTGATTAAACTTATAGGTAATTCCATATGTTGTTTTGTCTTCCCATATGCCCGCAACCTTTAATATGTATAATCCATTTGAATGATTTGAATTATTTTTTTTCATATGGTCATTACTACAGGGTATTTTCTTTTTCTGATGGTGTTTTAGAGGTTGATGTTGATTCTGGCGATATTCTTCTGTAGAATCGTTAAATATTCGTATACTCCCCGATAATAATTGTTGTTTCAAATTATACACAGGGGTTTTGGTTGTATCATATTTTTTTAATAATTCATTTTCAAAATGAATTAACTTATCAATAACCATATTGTTCTTATTAATATCAAAAATATACTTTTGTTTATTATAGTACATATGACCTGTTCCATCGGTAAAAGTAATTGTATTATATATTCCGTTTAAGGTCATGTCATATACCGCATATAATATTCTGATAAACTTTCCTTCCGTAAGAACCGTGTTTTTTATAGGTTCGCAATAGTATATATTTTCACTGTTATATTCATTTATATTAATTGTAAGAAACATTATTTGATATCATGATTATATTTCTATATGATTTCAATATAATCACTTGTAATGAAATAGAATAAAGAAACTTCGATAGTAATTATAATATCCGCAATGAAAATAACACACAATCATTTTGAACACTATTTATCTGCTAATCATAAAAATGATTTACATCCAAAACTAAAGAATGTATTTGATAAAATGCCGGATAATTTAGAATCATTGCCTAATGTAATAATTTACGGACCTTCTGGTGTCGGGAAATATACCCAAACGTTGAATCTCATCAAAAAATATAGCCCGTCACAATTAAAATATGATAAAAAAATCAGTATTTCTATAAATAAAACGGAAAACTTTTACAAAATAAGTGATATCCATTATGAAGTAGATATGTCACTACTAGGATGCAATGCTAAAACCAACTGGCATGAGTTATATATTCAGATAATAGACATCATTTGTTCGAAACCCAGTAAAATCGGAATTATCTTATGTAAAAACTTTCATATGATACATAATGACCTATTGGACGTTTTTTATAGTTATATGCAACAAAATTATTTTTTACATATTGATATAAAGTTCGTACTAATTAGTGAACAAATTAGTTTTATACCCCAAAATATTATAAATAATAGCCAACACATTCATATTCCTCGACCTTCGAAGGCTAGTTATGAAAAAATTACTGGGAAAAAAATGAAAATAAAATCTTTAGAAAATATATCTAATATCGTGGATATTGAAAATAATGTATCGAATATTAATCCACATAAACAAATATGCGATAAGATTATTCAATATATTTTACAAAAAGGACCACATGATTTCAGTGAATGTCGGGAATTATTGTACGAATTATTAGTATATGAATTAAATATTAGTGAGTGTATATGGTATATTTTAAGAAATAGTATAAATCAGGATTCGTGTGCGATTGATGAGGCAGATATGAGCGAGATTATAGATAACTCATATCTATTCTTTAAATATTACAACAACAATTATAGACCCATATTTCATTTGGAAAGATTCATTTATTTCATTATTTGTAAACTCCACAAAATAAAACTTATTTCAAGTTATTTAGACGTAGTTTAGTTAAGTATACTAGTATATTCAGTTCAGTACGAATATTTGAAAATATTTACTACCTCTCATGCAATTAGACGAGGCAATACAAATATTAGAGTTGTCAGATGTTCGATATAGCGATATCACAATATCCTTAGTAAAAAAACAATATCACAAGTTGGCTTTACAACATCATCCAGATAAAAACAATAACTCGGAAACATCTACACTTTTATTTAAACATATAAAAGAAGCTTATGATGTTGTGAATGATTCGTTGGTAATTATTTCAGACACAGACACTAACAAGAATGAGAACAATGAGAATAACAACAATCATAATGATACCGAAAATGACAATACAAATAGTAGTCATTTCGGGTTTCCACCCAAGATGGATTATATGTATTTTCTACAAACATTTATAGAAAATATGGTGGATGGAAAATACAACGTATTTGTGGCAAGTATCATCAAAGAAATTGTAAATGGCTACAAAGAAGTCACAGCCAAACTGTTTGAAGATATCAGTAAAGAACATATGATGTCCATCTATAATTTCATTACGAAATATCGAAAAGTTCTACACCTGAAAGAAGAAACGATAGAAAAAATACGCACCATTATTATAGAAAAGTTCCACAATATAGATTTGTATGTGCTTAATCCATCGATTAATGATTTGTTAGAACACAATATATATAAATTAGAAGTGAATGAACAAATATACTATTGTCCGTTATGGCATAGCGAAGTATATTTTGATGATATTGAAGATGGACAAATGGACTTAATTGTCAGATGCGAAGCAGATTTACTAGAAAATGTTGTAATCGACGACAATAACAATTTGTTCATCACCGAAAAAGTCGTTTTTTCATCAATGTTGGAACTGTTATACGTGGATATTTCTATTGGAAAACATACCTTTTCTATTCCAACACATGAGTTAACGATACAGAGAGAGCAATACTACACATTCAAAGGATGTGGAATATCAAGAATAAACGAAACCGACATGTATAATATTGACAAGAAAGGGGATATCATAGTAAAAGTAGTCTTTATATAAAATAATTATACTTAACGTTTCTCAGGTTTATACAATAGTTCTTGGAACATATGAATCAAACTAATCACTCCGGTGGAAAAAAGTATGAGTTTTACATGCGAGTCTTTAAGGATGTTCACTCTTTGTTTCCATGGATTAAATATATATATCATTAACAGATAGGTACCTGATAAAAAGGTATAGTCGGAAAACTCTTTTATATTCTCCGTGTTTACAATGTCAATACTAAGTTCTGTAGAAGGATTTCTTTTTTCTACTATTTTCAAATGTACTATGCGAAAGGTCAAAATAATATAACTAATTTTGATAAATAGTAAAGATAATATGTAATAACGTAAAAAAGGAAGATAGCTCATTTTTTTACAATATATCTAATTTATTTTATATTATGTATATAAAATAATTTATGCAATCATCTTGGCTATAATTCGTGGATGAGATTGATAGTTTTCTATATGAATATGTTCCCATTCAAACTGTTTATAACTGGTTATTTTTTCACAACATATCGATAATTTCGGAGGGTCGAGTGGTTCTCTCGATATTTGTTCTTCGACTTGTTTTATATGAGAATTGTAGATATGTAAGTCTCCAAAAGACATTATCAAACGATCAGGAAAAAATAATAATTCTGTAGGGTCTTCTCTTCTCTCTTGATTCAATGTAGAACATATTAATTCAGTAAGTAATGCATAAGAGGCAATATTAAATGGAACTCCTAGAAACATATCAGCCGAACGTTGGTACATATGACATGAGAGATAGTTAATCCCATTTGTCTCCTTTACATAAAATTGTATAACAATTCCGTGACAGGGATAGAGAACACCCTTGTCTGAATCACTTGGAGAAAAAGTACTCATAATAATCCTTCTTGAATATTTGTCTTCTCTCAGTAATTTCAAACAGTAATCGATTTGATTGAATCCTTTTCCACTATAGTCCTGGTCGCATCCTTGATAAGAGGTTCCAGAATGACATAATTGATAACCATACATGTTGCCTACATCTCCTTCTTGATAAGGAAGATTCATTTTTTCTAAGAACTCTTTACTTGTATTTTCCTTCCAAATATTTACTTTCTTTCCCTCTAATATTTTACTGTCTGTTTCTCCTCGAAGGAACCACATTAATTCTTCGAATATTCCTCGTAGAAACATTTGTTTGGTTGTTAATAGCGGAAACCCTTTTTTTAGGTCAAATACGAGACGTTCGCCGAATATAGAACGTGTGATTGAATTACGTGTATCTCTTACATCGCCTTGAGTTAATATGGCAGAGAGAAGTCCAATATATTGTTTTTCACCACTAGCTTCCATAATAATATAGGATATACAATTAATATATAATAAATACAGACATTTATAGTATTGTATCAAATATTATACATGTTTATCATTTAGACCTTTGAACATTCAAATACTCGTTTTTTTACATATTACTCTTATACAAACAGGATTTTCATTTTTATATTTGGCGAAGTTTATATCTTCCTCAATATAAATAATTTCAAATCTGTTGGACTTTAATATTGTTTTTAAATATATGATTATTATCTATTATACAACATAGAATGCACCACGTCGGTTTAACAAGAAGGACCAAAACAAAAAAATATTATTAACATTAATAATATTTTTATTTGCGTATTTTTATTTGCGTATTTTTATTTGCGTATTTTTATTTGCGTATTTTTATTTGCGTATTTTTATTTGCGTATTTTTATTTGCGTATTTTTATTTGCGTATTTTTTTCGACAACATTTATACTACTGTCTTCTTTCTAACTACCTTCTTCTTGATAACAGGCTTCTCTTCAATGACAGGAGCTGGAATTGGGATATCTTCTTCCTCCTCCTCCTCCACTTCATCATGCTCCTCCTCTTCATCAGAATCTTCTACATGGGTAGGGATTTCATTACCTGACCTATCTTCTGGTTCTACAGGAGCAAGGGACTTCAACTTTTCCTTATCACTAGGCTTCAACTTAATTAGACATTCATCTAACAAAGATGCCTTAGGCTTTTGAACAACTGCTTGAACTAGCTTCCAGGTAACACCAAACTTTCCATTAGCAAACCAAATACCTCCACACTGCATAATGATTGCTAGATTCGTACCCTTCGACAAGAAGTCTAGAGGAGATACCATGGGGTTATCATGACTAGGAAATAACTTCTTACCGTCTTCGTCGCAAATAAGTGTCTTCCATACTCCATCCCACATTGGAATCTTTACACGTAGTAGAGGGTCCCTGTTCTTATCAGGCTCGCCTGTCTCCTTATCCTTAGGATACTTCAACATAGGAGTGAATAATGCGTCCACAACATCAGCAGTCTTATGAACCTTACCGAACCATTCCTTTGAATGTGTGAGGGCATCATTCTTGATCTTCTCTTCAAACGCCTTCATATTCTCCAAGAAAGCGGTTGCGTCGTCGGTCTTATAATCCTCGCTAGGGAATTGAAGAGACATCTCAAACTTCTGATTGCCTTCATAATCCGAAGCTCCCCAGGTTAGCATAAGTGGAGTAGATAATCGTAGACCAGACTTGGTCTTAGGATTGAGAATACTAAGAGCCTTTCCACCAGAAGCATTAGCCTTAATAGGCGAATATCTGATGTCCTCTACGTTAAACTGTGTGCTGTCAATGATTGTATCTGCCATGATGATTTATATGATAACTATAGATAGTAAAAATCCTTTAAATCAATTTTTTTTTAGTGAAGAAAACGTAATGAAAACAAATACATAATACACCGTTTATCGGAACGAATAATAATATAAAAAAAGATGTAAAATAAAATAGTTAAAAACATTGTATATGTATAGTATAAATGAACAACGAAGATAATAATTATATTAATAATAGTAATAATAGTGATAATAGTGACGACGATGATAATATAAAAGCATTATCCGTCAAAATACCATTGAAACGTAGCATATCATCCTATTTAACAAAATTATATAAGGGTTGTGAAAACACAATGAAGAGTGACAAAAAGGGAATGAAAATTAAAGATTCAGATATTATCATACCAACGATTCATAATTATCATATCTTAATCAAATATAATTATAATTTACAACAGTTGAAGAAGTTTTGTAAACACTATAATCTAAAAATAAGTGGAAATAAAAATGAATTACACAATCGTATTTATGTTTTTTTAGAGTTGTCGTCAAAAATAGTAAAAATACAATCAATGTATAGAACACATATAGTGAAGCACTACAATTTATTACGTGGTCCTGGATTATTCAATAGACAATTATGTGTAAACGAAACCGATTTCTTGAGTGGAGATAATATATGCGACATTAAATATGCACAACTATATACATTTGAAGACAAAGACCATTTTGTATATGGATTTGACTTGATTTCATTATCTAATTTAATATCAAGAACTGGTAAGACTACTAAAAATCCATATACACGTGATTTATTACCTAAGAATACGCATAAAAATATAAATAAAATACTAAAAATGAGTAAAATATTGAATCATCAAATAAATATAACAATTGAACAAGACGAACTTCCGGTGAAAACATTACCGGAACGCATAATTGACTTATTTTATAACATAGATTTATTAGGAAATTACACAGACTCGCAATGGTTCGAGTCCTTGAATAAATACCAACTTATCAAATTCATAAGAGAATTAATAGATATATGGTGCTATCGAGCACAGTTATCACAACAAGTTCGTAGAAATATTTGTCCTCGAGGAAATCCGTTTGAGTGTATTAATATGTCCTATTTGAATGATGATGTTGATATTATTATGATAAAACGAATGATTATCCCTTCTTTAGAGCAAATCATAAATACTGGAATTGATAATGACAGTCAACATCTAGGAGCATATTACCTTCTTGGGGCATTAACTATGGTGAGTCAAGATGCTGCAATGGCAATGCCTTGGTTGTATCAATCTTTTATACACTCAAATACATAGATTTTTTCAACAAGAAATAATTTTGTTTGATTGATTGTTCGATGTCTTTCTTATTGTATGAAAATGACGTACGAACCATCTAACAAGCTAAGATATTTGAATCATATTTATAAATGTATATTACTCATAAATATGTTTTGTATAATCTAACAAATATTGATAATGAAACGCGTAATATTATTATTTTTAGAGGCATTGTCCTAACAAAATATTATATTATGTCTAAATATACTTAAAAACTAACCATATAGTAATATATAATGGTAAAGACAACTAACACTAAGACGACCAAGCCCGTGACCACTGCCTCTAAGGCACCCGTTGCTACTGATACCAAGAAGAAGGTAGCGGCCAAGAAGGAGACTGAGGTTGCTCCCCCTCCTGCTCCTGTTGAGACCCCTGTTGTTGTTCCTGAGGCAAATGTTCTTGCGGAGCAGTCTATGGGATTCCTAGCAAAGCTTCAACAGATGAGTGTAATGATTTCTTCCATGAAGACTGAGTTCCGTCTCCTTGAGAAGAACTATTCTCGTGAGATTAAGACTCTTCAGAAGAAGAAGGGTAAGCGTGCTTCTGCTCCCGGAACTCGCGCTCCTAGTGGGTTCACCAAGCCTAAGCCTATCACTGACGCTCTAGCCGATTTCATTGGAAAGCCTCATGGTGCTGAGATGGCTAGAACCGATGTCACCAAGGAGATTAACCAGTATATTCGCGCAAAGAAGCTTCAGGATAAGGATAATGGTCGTAACATCAACCCCGATGCCGGTCTATCTACCCTTCTTAAGCTAAGCAAGGATGATAACCTAACTTACTTTAACCTTCAGAAGCACCTAAGTCACCTTTTCGTTCCTAATCCTGTTCCTGCTGTTTCCAGCATGTAACCTTGTTACATCACATAAACAAAACAAACATTTATTTTTAATGTGATAAAATACAAAAATTACAAAACTACAAACCATAAACACTACAAAACTACAAACCATAAACACTACAAAACTACAAATCATAAACACTGCAAAACAAAATAAAAAAGATTTTATTTTGTTTTATTTATTGAAATACTTTTATATACCAAATATGAAACCATTGTTTTCTAAAATAGTTCTGACCTTATGTCTATCATAACATACCTCATTAATATCTAATAAATATTGATATTTGTTAGTATTGGTACCAGTATTATTTATGTTTGTAATATCATTTCCTAACAAGATAAACATATCTTCAATCGCAATTAACTCGTTAATATCAATATTTATATCATTGTTATTCTCACTACATTTCAACCACTGGTAAAATGTCGTAACATTATGATTATTATCTATTGATATTTTATACTTATCAAATAATTCCATCATTGTAAATATATTAATGTCTGGCGATTTAGTTCTTTCTTGAATTACATTATCTATAGATTGTTCGCATAGTTTATTGGTGTGATATGGAATATGATAATCGGTTCCTGATAAAATACATACCCGACGAAACTCATCTTGGTTCATTTTTAGTATTTCCAGTATCTCTTTCATATTGTACACTACAAATGTACCTTTTAGTAAACTAAAATATCGTATTACACGATGGCATCCATATACAAACATATCCATATCTTCACTCATACATCCCCATACTTGATTCGTTAGAACCAGATTTGCGCATAATTCATCTGCTTCGCCCAATGCCTCATAATAAGAATATCCAAAGGCACTAATTAATTCTTTCACGTCGGCGATTTGTTTTTTTGTGATGTAAATAATTTTACGTTTTAGAACTTCTAGTTCACCCAATAATTCTTTCTTATCTTCATCATCTGATAACTCATCTATTTTATCTTTGAGAACTGCATATTCTCTTTCTGACTCCATTCGTGTATTTCGACGTGCTTTCAAAAGTTCTTTTTTTTGAGCAGGCGGTTTTCCATCAAATATAAATACCGGTGTGATATTATATTTTCTGAAAAATCCCATCATCATATAGAAACTTTCTATAAGGGTATTGTCGGCTAAATATTTGTATATATATATACTAATATCAACAGCTATTTTTTTATTTTCTAATTCTTTAAAGGATACACATTGAATAGCATTAATACATTTTTTTCTCAAATATTTATTCAAAAATCTGATTCCCATATTTTGATAATATTATTGAACAGTTATATATATATTTTTTGTTCGTATGTAACAATTACTGTTTATATATTGATTTGTTATTTATAGATATCACTAATATTTGGTATGTTTTCAATTTTTATTAGACTGGGTTATTTGGTATTCAGTTTATATATGTGTCAGTCGGAACTGATAATGTCCCCCTCAAGTAAACAAACTATTATCCTGATATGCGGGACAGGATTCAATTATTGAATCCTCATGGCTTCTAGTTCTTCAAAAAAATATAATAAAATTGAATCATTTATAATATAATTTGTGATAAACCATATATACTCATTGTTGTAATAAATATGGTTTTTACAAGATCGAAACAAAGGCTACTGTCAGAAGAACAAGACAAACATAGTACCAATGTTCTTGTCAAAAAAACAAAAAAGACTCATGTGATAAGTCAATACATTCAACCTAGTTCACCTCCACCACAGGTTCATTCTATGATAACACGTTCCAAGTTATCCCTAGAAGTGAACATTGATTTTGACGAAGCTAGTAAAGCATGGAGAGAAAACAAAACATATATTGGAAATGGATGTTTCCAATATACATAATCACCTCCAATTATTTCATCTCACATAAACTCATTCGTGTATTGTTCATCAAAAATAATAAACCGTCATTTGTATTTGTTTTATTCTTATTCTCACTATCTATATGTAATTTATTAACTAATTCTTCCGATTTTTTTACATTATCTAACATATTTTTTGTTTTATAATGTTTCTGTATGAACGTTACAAACTTATCAACATTACCAGTTGTTTTTTTAAATTGTAGGAGAGAAAGATTATTTTGGTCACACCATATTAAAAAATCTTCGTAATTATTCATTAATACAGACGATATGACATAATAGGAAAGTATACTACTTTTCTCCTTGTATAATGTCTCTCGCATTCCAATAGCCATCTTTGAATCAGAATATAATTGTTTGTATGTCAATCCCATAAACTTTAGTATTTTCACCATTTGAAACATCTTGTGGTGTTGTTCCATAGTTATAAGAAAATGAATGTCTCTGATAAACTCATTCTTATCTTGTTTATCCGAGAGAATATGATACGCACAAAAAGAGGCATTCATTATTTCCGCCCATACTTCAGTATACGCTTCAAACAAGTTCACTTCGGGTATATTTACCTTGAACATTGATAAAATGTCTTTGTTCGCTTTATGTAAGCTACGCATCATCTCGGAAAAGTCTAATCCTAAATTATGAAAAGTTTCGTGAATAAATACTTTAAACCATTCCTCCTTACGAAATATAATTATCTCCGAGTCTTGTCCAACTGGACATGAATATGTAAACGCAGTATTTACATGATTTTCTCCTAAAATATCAATTGTAGAAGAAGGTAATGTTTTGGGAAGCGATGTAAAGTACATAAATATATTGAGATTCTTCACACATTCTGAACGAGCGTAATCATTTGCTATATAGAGCCACATAATCATTTGGTCAACATAATTATTATATGTTTCTATTGGAATATTTGCTTCGGTATCTTCTACTACAATTTTAATTTGTATTTTCATACCCAAGAGAGAAAGGGTGTAATTCAAAAGTGTATGACTTCTCTCTTCAATATGTTTCTTAATCTCGCTTGGAAATGCGCTTTTTTGGAAAGTATGTGGCCACGGAATTTGTGAAACTCTAGATATTTTGGATGTTTTCAATTGGTAAATGCGTTTTGTTTTTGATTTCAAACTACGAAGAAAAGAATCGGCAGAACGCATATCATCGTATATTTTTTGTAAAACCTTGGCAGTTTTTTCCTTCATTTTTGGAATCGTTTTCAATCCATATGTTTTCATAAAATAATGAATCATGTTTTTACTATGTTCAGTTAGTTCCATTGTGAATAAGTATACAATATATATTTATATTTATATATTATATAATTATTTTAGCGAGATATTGATATTCCTTTGTTTCTCTTTTATCTACCGCAACCAATACTTTTGATTATGTTAACATTATCATTAAATTTAAAATTAATATTATTATAATCTTTTTGAAAGTTTTCAATACCATTTTGGTGACAATACTTCCATAAATCATTTTGTTGAAGATAAGCATGAATATTACCATTAAGCGCAAAAGAAATATTTTTATTGATAAAATCTTCTTCATAACAACATAACAGCCCAAAAACTCTTTCCATTTCGGAACGATTTCTTCTAACTTTGATATAGTTCATCGTATTGAATAAATTATATTTTTCTTGTAACTTATTTATAAAACTCAACTTTGTAATAGACATTAATCCAAAACAACCATACCATGGTGGTTTATTCTCATCTTTTTTTTCATAATAGTCCAACAATTTATCACTATTATTCAAATATTTAATCAAAGGACGATTCATGGTTGGATCGTGTACATATCCTTCTAAAACTTCATCATAACAATGATCAACATACCATAGAAATTGTATATTAGTTTTGATATTATCTATATCTATATATTTTTGTATAAAACAACTATCATGAATAATGAGGGCCTTATCAAAAATTTGGGTTTTAAACATATAATAATAAGGTAATATTTCACCTCTACCTTTATATTCAGACTTAATAATTATTGTATTTGTTAGTTCATGCTGTCCTTGAATATACTGAGTGTTACTATTATCATCTATGATCATTATTTTAGTGATAGGATAATATTTACGAATACATTTATAACATAATTGCCATAATTTATTTTGTTCTTCGTTTTTTACATGACGTAATAATACAATGCCTACATTATTTGATATCTTTATTTTCATGTAGAATAGTAATAAATATATATATGTATATATTTATAACAATTAAAAATAATATATTATACGAATTATATTTCGCGCATTTGTTCACGAAGAACCATCAAGTCATTTTGAACTTCTGGTTCCATACCTTGTCTAAACAACATTAACTTCGCATTCTTTGTCTCTAATAAAACCCTCTTCATTTCTACAATTTGAGAGAACTTTGCTTCGATAGCATCTTTTGTAACTTTCTCTCTACGCTTACCATAAAAATCTGGGTCTACCCTTACATCATCCGGACGTATCTGTTCTCCTTTATATGTTCCCGTTTTACTTCCCGCCGCTTTCGCCATTGCGACATCTGTCGACATTTTACTTCCAGACTCGGCGGCAAATAATCTATAAAATTGTGGAGACCCCTCCTTGAACTTATTTGCTTGGTAGTAATGGTCTACACTGCGCCATAAATGATTGTCCAACTCAAACGGTTTGGTTTTATCTTTCTCCAATAACACCCACGAATTATCCAATTTACGTCTCCATTGCGGAATCGCATTCAAGGTAGAAAATAACCCTTTCGATTCGACCGGCATTTTCTCTCCAGAACCTTTTCCAGGAACCGGTTTATCACTTGATTTGCTATAATACTGAAATAGGATATTATCGTCATATAATCCACGAATCTTCGCATCTGATAAATCTTCTATATTGGTGCCTTTTTTTAAGCCAATACTTCCATTTACATCACCTTTTCCTTCTGCTTTATTGAACTCTATAAAGTCAGGTATGAGAGAAAACGCCCCACTGTTACGTTCCATACACTTATCATTCACCATTTGTTTTATATCATAAGGTAGTTCATGAAACTTGAATATTTGTTTCTTTTTGTATCCAATTAATTTGTAATGATAACCGAGGTAATCCAATAGAATATAATATTCTGGTTGAAAAACGCCACGTGACTCTAATAAATCATCAATCATTTGCCCGCATTGTAGTACATTTCCCATATCCTTATCGGAGTAAGCATCACTTGACAGTAGTATAAACTTGATATTTAATACTCTTTCCATCGTGGATAATGCCCATGCCTCTGCCCAAAACTCGCAGGTCTGGACAATTTTCTTAAATTGTTCAACATTATTTACTTTTTTCATAAAGGCAACATCTTCTATCCATTTCTTTGTTACCACCAAATCCATTTTTGTTTGTTCCCATTTGATAGATATTTCTTTCGCCAACGAAGCATATTGTTTTTTTTGTTCCCTGTCTTTTGCCTCAAAAAATAATTGTTTGTATTTATGATATTCTTGTTCCATTTCCAATACAATTTGTTTATCTGTAACGATTTGGTCATTAAAACTATCATATAATAATTTATTATTTTCAAATAACTCTGGAGTGACTTCGTTTGCTATTTTTTTCCTGAGTTTTTCAACCGTTGTCTGTTGTCCAATCTGAGAGAACGCATCACGTACTGTGGCAAAGAAACAATTTCCCCCGCCTTCATTATCTACTAAATAATAATGTTTATTTTTCATAAACTTATTTACCCATTTATGAGTATCTTTTTCTTGGTATTTTTTTCGATAGTCTTGTGATTGTTTTTTTGTTTCTTGTTCTAATTCTTCTGGTAGCTGGGAACCTTTGGTTGCTACAAATATGTCTTGTCTGATTTTGGGAATAATATTAGATTGATTCTCATTGTCGTCATCTTCCTCTGATTCCTTTTCCTCTGATTCCTTTTCATCTGATTCCTTTTCATCTGATTCCTTTTCCTCTGGTTTGTTTTCATCTGGTTCCTTTTCTGTACTACTATCATTCTCTTTTTCTGAGTCCGATAATTCAGGAATCATTCGATTTCCTTCCAATAAATTAGTATTTACAAAAACATAGAGTAAAGGATTATTTAACCTATCTACTTCTAAGCTACCTTCATCATCTGTATATTCCATCAAATCTGATGATTTCAGTTCATATACACCTATTTGCATCGCTTTGCCATCCTTTTTTATCAAATAAATTGGAAAATAAGTAATGTTGTATTCTTCAAACATGGAGTTTGCTTTTCCAACGGCAATTATAATATCCACATCCTTTGCGTTTATTTGATACATATTAATTTCTTCACTATCATTTTTGTCATCAATCTCAATATGTTTACGTTCCGGATAACTAATACTTTTATCGAGTTTTGATACAACCATTTACTATACTTATATTTTATACAGACAATTAATATTTAATATCATATACTATGAAATATTAATTTTTATCATTGGTACTTTAACTTATATTCACAATGAATATATATATTCTCATAAAATCAATATTATATGAGGGTATCTATCACCTTCCACAGTATAATTGTACCTTGTTGTCTTATCTTAATTTTATGTTCATTATGAAGCCATATTTCTTCTAAACGGAGTGTAGTGTTTCATTTTGATTACATATCATAACATAACGATTCAATATTTGAGTCAGTTATGTCTTTGAATATATTTATTTTTTCTTCTTAGTATGTCTTTTTTTTTTATTTTTCAATGTAGTTTTCCTTCTACTGTTAGAATGCTTTGTTTTTTGCCCACCTCTGTTAAAATCTATTTCTTCTATAAGTATTTCATTTCCAGAAGCATCATATGATTTTATATTATTATTACGATCATCACTAGTATAAGGTTCTAGTAGATAATATGAAGACGTATGTTGATTTACATCATGATTTATATTTTGATACGTGTTATCCCCTGTATTAAATATCATAATAGGCATTCGATACAATACAAGTTTGAATATTTTTCCTCCATCATTTGTAGATAACTCTGTTGCTGGTGTGTGGGAGTCGACTCTTTTTTTTTTCTTAGGTGATGACATCATTGGCATCATTATATTCTTATTATTTTCTCCTTCTATAACGGTATCTGGTGTATCTGGTGTATCTGACCCTCTACTTCTTTTCGAGATTGGTGTAGTATTAGACATATACTATAAAGACATAAAAAATATTTTTTTACATTCCTACGATATCCATAAACTTAAATATTGTTTTGCTTGATAAACTAGGATAATTTTTTACCTTGGAAGATGCTAAATGTTTAAGAACATCTATTATTGAAGCGCCATCAAATGTTTCCTTCATTCCTGCTAATTGTATAGGATCATACAATACAGCGATGTTTTCAGCAATTTCATTGACCTCATTCTGTTTTCCATCTTCTTTTATCATTTGTAATAACATGGTAACCAATTTATGTACTATGGATATGTACTCTGTTTTATCTATCATATTATTACGTGTAAGATTCAACAAAAAACACCCAAATGCCTTTCTTTTTTCATTTGTTGTATTGATTTTACAAAACAAATCGTAATCATCGACAGAATCAACATATTCTATATTATCAAACATTTTGATAAATATTTTTAGATTATCATAAAACACTTGTTCTAACACATCATATTTCGATATAAGTTCCGCATACAAGTTTGCATATAATTCAGAATAGAAACGATTAGTAGACGCAATAGTAAAAACCGATTCACTCAATATATTTAAATCATCCACAGAGCTTGTTTTTTCTAAAAACTCACTTATAGCATCCATTATTTTTTGAATTAAATTATCATAATTTTTATCTGTAATCCGATTTAAGTAAGAACGTATTTCATTGATATCTTTTGCGATTCCATCAGTCTTCACTATTTCTGTTTTCTTGAATGGGATGCCTCCAACTTTATTATTAGAATCATTATTATTATTATTATTATAGTCATTCCCATTTCGTCTTCCTCCTCGTCGACGTTTATTGTGATTGTGATTATTATTATTATTAGAATTGTAAGTATTATCTTTTGTGTTATGGTTATCAGATTGAAATGTGGGTGTGCGAATATAGCTAGGCGAAGCTACTTTCACAGTTAAATCCGAAATAATATCCATAATTTCGTCTGATAATGTATTTTGAAATCCTTCATGTATTAGATGTTGAAACTGAATCAATGTATACATATTATTAAATACTATAACGATAATATACTTATAATATACATGAAATATTTATATGTGTTTTTAACTAATAAATATTTATAAATCCACTTAAAATCATATATACGTATAATGATAGTATAATGCAATCTATAAAAGAAAACATATTTACTTCGTCACCAAATGTTCGAAGAAACATCGAAAACATCGAAAATACTGAAAGCATCGAAACATCAATTGATATCAATGAAGAATCAGAATATAATATAACAAAATGGGATGACCTTGATATTCCATCACAGCTTTTACGTGGAATATATGCCATGGGTTTCGAATCACCTAGTCCGATTCAATGTAAAGCTATTAAGCCTATCCTTACAAACAAAGACGTGATTGCACAGGCTCAATCAGGAACAGGTAAAACTGCCACATTTGCCATTGGAGCTCTTGCAAAAATATCTTTAGAAAATAAAAAACCCCAAGTATTGTGTCTATCTCCTACTAGAGAGTTAGCAAATCAAACAGCAGATGTTATTAAAAACTTAGGGTCCATGATGTCTAATTTTAATGTAATGACATTAGTGGGTGGAAGTTCTATTGACAATGATATGAAAAATCTTCGTTCAAATCCAAACCAAATACTATCTGGCTGTCCTGGACGTGTTCATGATGTATTCCGTCGAAACCCAAGTATTGTATCTGATATTCGTATGATTATATTGGATGAAGCGGATGAAATATTGTCATCTGGGTTTGAAGAGCAAATCCATAGTATTTTTCAATATTTACATAAAGATACCCAGTTTGTAGTATGTAGTGCTACTATGCCAAACCATATTAAACAATTAACCACGAAAATTATGAACAATCCAATCAACATATATGTCAAAACGGAACAACTTACATTAGAAGGAATATCCCAATATTATATTGCTTTAGAAAATGATGTCGAAAAATATGAAACGTTGAAGGATTTATATAGTTCATTATGTGTTTCACAGTCTATTATATATGCAAACAGTGTGAAACGAGTAAATGATTTATACGAAGCCTTATGCGGCGAAGGATTTGCTGTATGTTGTATTCATAGTAATATGTCAAAAGAAGAAAGAGAATCTTCATTACAAAGTTTCAAAAGTGGGTCCTATAGAATATTGATATCGTCGAATGTGACTGCCCGTGGAATTGATATTCAACAAGTAAGCATTGTCATTAATTTTGATATTCCTAGAGATATTAGCACATATTTACACAGAATTGGACGTAGTGGTAGATGGGGGAGAAAAGGTATGGGTATTAATATGGTGACCCGTAGAGATGTAGATAAGTTGCGTGAGATTGAAAGTTATTATAGCACCCAGATTGAGGAATTGCCTAGTAATTTTGACACCTTGTAATTTCGTAATAATAAAAGATTAAATGTCTTTGTATTTGATATAGATGACCATATCAAATACAGAAGAAAATGAAGAAGGTTCAACGACAGAAAACATACAAAAACATCAATTAACTGAAATGAACTTACATTTTAAATTACCAGTCCAATATACAGATTCTAAGGAATTACATATTGATACAATAAATGATTTAGAATTAGTAGAGACTATGGATACTGAATGTAAACCTATATACGAATACACATTTAAACCACGTTCCACTTCAGGTTCAATTATAATGAAACAGATATCGCGTTATTATTCATCGAATGTAGATTTTTTAAAGGATACCCAAAAAATAATAAAACAAATGACAAAAGGGTCGGAAACAATAGAAACAGACGTCAATTCGTCTAATCTAGAAGAAACTCAAAACATATGGATGGAAATCAAAAATGATACGGGTTTCAAAGAAAAATATCATTATATCGATTGGAATTATTGGGAGCATTTGAATCACTCTGAAGGATTTTTAGAACTGATGAGTATTTATAATTTAGCATCTCCTGTGATTTCGTTATGTATTCCTATATTATTACTTATTATCCCTTTTTTCGTTATTCGAGTAAAAGGATTACAAGTATCAGTAAAAGAATATTTAGATGTATTGAAAACAATCGCGGCAAACCACTCTATCGGTAAGTTATTTACTGATTTTAATTCTGTTGATTTACAGGGCAAGACATACTTGTTAGTCTCTGCTGCATTTTATGTATTTTCAATTTACCAAAATGCTCTGGTATGTTATCGTTTCCATCAGAATATGTATAAGATTCATGAGTATTTGAATAAAATATTATTACATATTCAGTCATCCATTGAGAAAATCAATCATTTTTTATGTTATTCCTCCGAATGTAATACATACACACAGTTCAATATTATACTGAAACATAAATTAGAAAAACTACACGAGATGCGAAAACAACTAGAAAGAATTACGCCTTATGAACTTACTATTTTTAAAGTGAAAGATTTAGGAACTGTATTGAAATGTTTTTATGACATATATTCCAGCGAAGATTATAATGAAACATTATTATACTCATTTGGGTTTTGTGGATATTTAGAATTAATCGAGGGATTACAAGAAAATATTCAAGAAAAAAAGATATCATTTGCTAAACTTTCTAAGAAATCCAAATCAAAAATGAAAATGAAATCTTCCTTTAAGCAAGCATACCATCCCTCACTGATGAATGAAAAGCCTGTGAAAAATAATTGTAATTTCAAAAATAATATGATAATTACTGGTCCTAACGCGTCAGGTAAAACGACCATATTAAAAACTACTTTGATTAATACGATTTTGACTCAGCAGTTCGGATGTGGTTTTTATAGTGAAGCGACCATGTATCCATTTAATCATATCCATTGTTATTTAAACATTCCCGATACGTCTGGTCGTGATAGTCTATTCCAGTCTGAAACCCGAAAATGTAATGACATAATTAATTCTATCAAAGAAAACTCTGTAAAAGAAACTCACTTTTGTGTGTTCGATGAATTATATTCAGGAACGAATCCTGAAGAAGCTGCCAAATGTGGATACGCATTTTTATTATATCTTTCTCAGCAAAAAAATGTATCATTTGCGTTGACAACTCATTATTTGGACATATGTAAAAATATTCAAAACAATGCTGACATTAATAACACAGGAAATTACCAGATGGTAGTTGACAAAAAAGATGACGAGCCAATGAAATATAAATATACTATTAAAAAGGGTATTACTCAGGTGAATGGTGGAATTGAAGTTTTGAAACAAATGAATTATCCTACTGAAATTATGGATACATTGAATATTTTATAATCACGTATTATTTGATTAATTTATTAAAAATTATATTTTTCGTTTAATATACTATTTAAAAATATAACTTCTTTTTAAATAAAGAGTCATGATGAGTTTTTTAAATACTAGAACTATTATTTATGTAGGTATTTTGTTTATTATTATTGGTTTCTTAGGAATGTATTTGAATAACAAGTTAGCCGAACAAAATCATAAAATTACATCAATGGTAGAATTAATTTCTACTTTAGCAGATGAAGTAAATATGATTAAGAGTCGTTTTATGATACAGCAACGTCCTACATCGCTGGATCCTCATCAACTTCCTATGAATCATGCTGGAGAGAACGCTATTGATATATCTATAAGTAATACTGGATTAATTGATGTATCTGACGGTGAAAAAGAGGATAATGATAGTTCCGAGGATGATGATGATGACGATGATGATGATGACGATGATGATGATGACGATGATGATGATGACGATGATGACGATGATGACGATGATGATGATGACGAGGATGATGATGACGAGGACCTAGAAGGTTTACAGGTAAAACAAATTAGTATTTCTTTAGATGAACAAAATGATACTGACACCGTTGTGTTTCCTTCTCTTCAATCAGGATTAAATCAAATGTTCAAAGGAAACGATATGCCAGATAATCATGAAGAATCAAAGATTATTGTTTTAGAAGAAAGTATTACTGATAACAGTAAAGATGGTGAAAAAAGTGATGAAGTATCACAATCTATTAATAGTGATTTTAAAAAAATGTCTGTAGCATCCTTGAAAGAAATTGCTATCCAGAAGGGACTCATTTCTGAAAGCGACAAATCAAAGAAAACTGAACTGATTAAATTGTTAAGTTCATTATAAGATTTTTTCTTGTTATAATATATCAATATCAATATGTCCTGGGGCACTTGTTTTAGTGGTTCTAATAATATTCATTTTAATTTTCCGCCAATTATGGCAGATGGAAGAAATTATGCCTCGTGGCAACCAGAAGCAGTAACAAATGAACGTATTCAAAAAGAAGCAGATATTACTACAAGTTGGAAATATCGCCAATATTTAACGCAGAATGGGAATGAAATTATGAAGTTCAACTCCAGTGAAGCATGTGGTGCTTTGGGTTTACCAGTTCATTTTCAGAATGACAATACGCCCTCCAAAAATGTTCCCCATTTATATAAGTCTACTTTTGATACGAGTCATCCTGGTTTTGGATATAACAATAGTGATTTGAAGAATCCTTATTTATCGAGAGAACAATTACAAGCTCGCCTGTTCTCGCCTCATTTGAATTAAACTCAAAATCAATCTACTTACTTCCGAATAATTAACATAATATTTTTTTTAATATAAATATTATTTTAACTCATATGTATAGACCAGAATACTTATATGAAAATTTTAAGTATTGATGTAGGTATAAAAAATATGGCGTTTTGTTTCATAGAATCGAATCCATCGCCAGAACAGAATCGTATTTTAAAATGGGATATTGTAAATGTATCGCAACCCATCGACTTAAAATGTTGTGGAAAAACCAAAGAGGGTAACCAATGTGAGTGTATTGTCAAGTTCGAAAAAGAAGGCAATCATTATTGTATGAAACATTCTAAGAAACAAACTTTTATCGCACCTCATCGTGAATTAGATGCGACAAGTTTAAGAAAACAGAAAATCATGAAATTATACGAGTTGGCTGATAAATATGATATTGCTTATAGTAATCCAATCAAGAAAGTAGAACTCTTGTCTCTTTTTTATGAATATGTCAATATCAAATGTTTTGAAAATGTAGAAATGGTAAACTCTTCAAAAATGGATTTAATAACTATTGGAAGAAACATTCAAATAAGAATGGATGAAATATTTCAAGATGATTTTGGTTCAATTGATGCTGTTATTATAGAAAACCAGATTAGTCCTATTGCGAATCGTATGAAAACAATCCAAGGAATGGTTACACAATACTTTATTATTCGGAGTCCACAGGCAAAGATTGAGTTTATTTCTGCTGCAAATAAACTAAAAGGATATAATAATGAACAGAAAAAGGAACTCAAGTATAGTGAACGAAAAAAACTAGGGATTACCTTGTGTTTGGAGAAAATAATTAATCATCCTGAATATCTTACATGGGAATCTTTTTTCAAAAAACATTCAAAAAAGGATGATTTATCAGATGCCTTTTTACAATTATTATGGTATTTACAGAAATAGAAATAGAAATAGAAATAGAAGTTGATTAATATAATATATATTATTCGTATTACTTAAAAATTATGTTTCTTATTAAAACATAGTATAATGGATAGCGAAATTATTGATATAACCGAAATTAATTTTGATAATGAAAACGGAGGACCTTCAAATAGTTTTGGTGGAGGCATTGAACTTCTTATGAACGAAAAAAAAAAAGATTCCAGTGAAAACAGGGATAGTAACAACGATTTAAGGGAATTAGACAATTTAGAAAACGAACTAAATGGTTTATCAGATATGAATCTGGACAATGAGAGTGAAAAAATATCAATCAAGTCTGATTTATTTAGCAATAATATGAATATTAATCAGGACAAACCTTCTGTTAAGTTCAAGCCCAATGAACCTTTAGAAAAAGAAGAGGTCAATAGCACATGGGATGGATTTCAAAAGTTCAATGATGTACCTATTTATCCCGACAAACCTGTTCAACCACAATTAAGCAAGGAAGAACTCCTGCGCGAGAAGTTCAGTTATTTACGTAAGCTAGAGGGACTCGAGTCGAAGGGTATTAATCTTAGTAAAAAATATTCAATGGAGTCTTCCTTGAGTGAAATGCAAGGCGAATATGAAACTATTGTTGAAGAAAAAAATAAGACAAACTCTGTGAAATTTCAAGGCAACATGTTGATGGCATGTATTAATGGTATAGAGTTTTTGAATGGTCGGTTTGATCCTTTTGATATTAAGCTTGATGGATGGGGTGACCAAGTAAATGAAAATATCAACGATTATGACGATGTATTTGGTGAATTATATGACAAATATAAAAGTAAGGCAAGTATGGCACCCGAACTAAAATTATTATTTCAACTTGGAGGAGGTGGTATGATGATTCACATGACAAACACGATGTTCAAGTCTGCTGTTCCAGGCATGGATGATATTTTAAGACAAAATCCTGATTTGATGCAACAATTTCAATCGGCTGCTGTCAACTCAATGGGTCAATCCAATCCTGGATTTTCGGGCTTTATGAATAATGTAATGAACCCTGAACCGAGTGTAGGAACCGGTTCAGGTCCTCCTCCTGCTATGGCTACACAAGGATATGGGGCACCTGAACCTCCTAATGGAAGAGGTGGTAATAATAATTATGGTTCTATGGGAATGGGTCGTAGCAGTGTTGCTGGATCAAACAATCAAAATGATGGTATTAGTATTAGTGAAAACTTCTCCTCGGCTACAGATGTCCCACGCAGTTCAAGACAATCTAACAATCAATCGGTACGTCCTGAAATGAAGGGTCCTGCAGATATTAGTGATTTGTTATCCGGTTTAAAGACAAAAACGATAAATATTCAAGAAGAACCTGCTTCTAATCCAGGCATTCATGATTCTACTATGCCTGCCGAAAGTAGCACTATCAGTATTTCTGATTTGAAAGATATACAGTCAAACGTAGGAAATATGCCAAAACGAACTAAGAGACGGCAACGTTCTGATAAGAACACGGTCAGCTTAGATATTTAGATATTTAGAGATTATAAAATATTATCGAGGTAATACAGATTTTACAAAGGAATAATTTATTCATATAATATAATATATTATACGAATGACAAACAAAAAATATGAAAACGGGCTCTTTATTTTCCGTCGAGACTTTCGTTTCGTAGATAATAATGGATTGTATAAAATTAACGCATTATGTAAAAACATTTATACGATTTTTATTTTTACACCTGAACAAGTCAGCTCCACTAAAAATGAGTTTAAATCGAATAATGCGGTTCAATTCATGATTGAAAGCTTAATGGAACTGTCAACTGCGATTCATAAATCAGGGGGGAAACTTGTGAGTTTTTATGGTCACAATGACAAGATCATTTACGACTGTATTAAAGATTGGAATATTCAATGTTTAGGTTTTAATCAAGATTATACTCCTTATGCGACTGAACGTGACGATAAGATTTTTCAACTATGTGAAAAAAAGAAAATTAATTGTGCGATAGGTCAAGATTATTATTTAAATGAACCGGATACTATTTTTTCGGGGGCAGGGACACCATATCAAAAGTTTACCCCTTACTATAAGACATGTATTCAATCGAAGTTTCCGTTGCCTCAAAGTAATATAAAAGTTCATTTTACGATACCCAAACCTAATGAAAATAAACAAGAAACTAGCCTAGACAAAAGGTTCATATCGTTAGAAGATGCCATGAGAAAGTTTACAAAACAAAATAAGGAGATTTTAGTTCATGGTGGCAGAATCTACGCATTAAAAAGACTAAAACACGCATCGTCTTCGCTCAAGGAATATGACGAGATTCGTGATAATCTGACAAAACAAACAAGTGAACTGTCTGCTTATATCAAGTTTGGGTGTATCAGTATCCGTGAAGTATACCAAGCATTTCGTAAAAACCCCGAGTTTGTTCGTCAACTTGTATGGCGTGACTTCTATGCTAATATTTTATATTCGTTTCCGTACGTTCTAGGAAACCCTATGAAATCGTCCTATTCTGCTATACGATGGCGTAAAAGTCCTAGTCATTTTAAAGCCTGGTGTGAAGGTAAGACTGGATATCCGATAGTAGACGCATCTATGCGCCAAATGAATCAAAGCGGGTATATGCATAACCGAGGTCGTCTCATCGTAGCGTCGTTTTTGATTAAAACATTGCTTATCAACTGGGAAGAAGGAGAGAAATATTTTGCTACAATGCTCACTGATTACGACCCAGCGTCGAATAATGGAAACTGGCAATGGGTAGCCAGCACAGGTGCCGATTCACAACCTTATTTTCGGATTTTCAATCCATGGTCACAATCTGTGAAACACGACCCGCAATGTATTTTTATAAAAAAATGGATACCTGAGCTACAAAATATTTCTATAAAAGACATTCATACATGGTACGATTCGTATTCTGAAAACAAACCAAATACAAATTATCCTAAACCTATTGTTATTTACGAAATACAGAGAGAAAAGGCAATTGAAATGTATAAAAAAATATTCATATGAATGGAATGATTATCCGCTAGTTTCTAGATTACGTATTTCTTCTTGTGTTTCATTGATGACTCACAAAAATATATGATTTGTCTGTTAGGTATTGATAGGTCAATCGGAGAAAGAGGATCTTGTTTATTATGGTCGTAATCAAAAATAGGACGCCCTTCACGATAATATATAGACAACTGTTTTTGGCGCCACACTTCTTGTTCTTTCATTGGGACGTGAGTTTCTTTTATTTTTGGTTCCGTTTGTTGTAATCCTGCGTTTTTACTGTTATTGTAGGACATCAATGTTTTAGTATAGTATAATATATTATACTAAAAATTAATTTCAAACTAGCGTGTTTTCATACCCACATACAAATTGTTCATCTTCTCTGTTTTTTTGTTTTTTTTTTATTCTTTTTTCCACCTAAAAAATCTATAGGACCTGGTCCTTTTCCAGGTTTCATGCCAAGCACAATATTCCTCGTAGAAATGGGTCCTTGTTTTCGTAAGTCCTCTTGAACAATGCCCCAGTTTTTTTTGTCTGCTTCGCTTTGATTTTTGGGGTATTCATTTATTAATTTTACAATTTCTGGGTGTCCATTCTTACTTGCCAAAATGAGAGCCGTATCGCCCGAGTTATTCTCCGCATTCACATCAGCTCCCTTCTCCAGTCCCTTCTCCAGTAGTATTGTCACGATATCTTCGTGTCCCATTAAACTTGCCATATGGAGAGCCGTAAAGCCTCCTTTATTCATCGCATTCACATCAGCTCCCTTCTCCAGTAGCATTTCCACTACATCTTTGCGTCCCGATAAACTTGCCCGATGGAGAGCCGTATCCCCAAAATAATGTTCGGTCGCATTCACATTAACTGCTTCCTTATTCAATAGCATTTCCACGATTTCTATGTATCCGTTTTGACTTGATATCATGAGAACGAAGCCACCCTTACCCGGCGCCAACCGAGCTCCATCATTCAATAGCATTTCCACGATTTCTGTGTGTCCCATCATACTTGCTTCGTCGAGTGCCGACTGGTCAAAACGATGCGCAATATCTTTATACTTCAATAGCAGCCTTTCCACCTTTTGTGGGTTTTTTTTATCTAAAGCATCAAGTAAGTCGTCGTAGACTTTGCCGTAGACGATGAAGTTTTGTTCAGTGGTGCAATGTACTGAGCTTGAGCAACCGACGCCTCCGCCTCGTTTATTTTTTGAACGCCTTGTTCTCTTTGTTTTTTTGATTCTTTTCGGTTTTCTGACAGCGTTTTTATGAGTCTTCATTAATATATATTTATATAATAATTATATATTACTCACATAAATTGTATATTACTTACTAATTTTGAATAATATTAAAAAAAAATAGCATACATGTAGACAATTATATACTATTTTTTCATTTTTCTCTTTATTTCTCTTACACCATCTCACAAACTTCAGGATATTCTATTTTTGTAACTACATATGGTTTATGACCTAGTTGAGTTTTTCGAAACAAGTTGGTGGGGGACATCTTATTCTTGATGTAATGTAATGTATTTAAGGCAGTATCTATACACAAATAGCTTATTTTTTCCATGTTATTATTCTCATATATTTTTTCTATATTTACAATGAGTGATGAAGTAGCTTTTGTATATAGCATAGTTGTATTATATTTTATTCAATAGTGAATAAGGTAATATTGATAGTTATTTTTGATATTACCTATTGACGGATTATTAGTTCAATTTATTTTTATTATTTTGTAGAGTTATTATAAGTAAAATGAATAATAAAAAAAAAAATACCCGCATAAATGTAAATAAAGAAATACGTAAAGCAGAAGAAAATATCAATATACCCAATTCCTCCTTCAAAATAAATACCACAATTGGTTTACACAAAGGTTCCTTTGATGGCATCACTCTTAATGAAATAACAGATAAAATCATTACTGGATTACCTTTATCAGATAAAAAAAAATATAAAGCTAGTGGAGTCTGGAAAAATATTGACCAAAATATATCCTACAAAGGTCAGTGGATATATGAAGAAACTGAAAAGAATGGAATAAAAACCTTTTATCGACATGGCTATGGTGAAATGATATGGGAAAATGGTGATATATACTCAGGCGAATGGAATATAAACCGTATGGGAGGGTATGGTATAATGAAATATAGAACTGAAGATGAATATTCAGGTCAATGGAAAAATGGTATGCTTGAAGGTGAAGGTTTGATGACATACAAAAATGGACATACATACCGAGGTTCTTTTTCTGAAAATATGAAACATGGTCGTGGAATTATGCGTGTTAAAACAGATGAAAATAAAACGAAGAAAACTGATTCTCTATATATATGTGACCAGCAGATTCCATACGAGTTGTTTGAAAATGATAGGACTCCAGCCAAATTGTTAGATAATACAATATCACAGGTAGATAAATCGGTCAAAGACGCAGTTCGTTGGGCTGAACAATCAACAAAAATCAATGATGGTCCTAATTCAACTACAAAACAACTCATTACAAATCATATAGTAGGGGTATTTCGTGGTCAAATGGAAGAATATACCGAAGGTCCTGAAAACAAAAATGGAATGAAGGCCAATGGACCTGGTATTTGGAGTGATAATAATGGTAATCGATATGAGGGACAATGGCAGTTTGGTATAAAACAGGGCTATGGTATCTATACTTATTCTAATGGTGATATTTACAAAGGAGGAATGTTGTATGATAACCCTCATGGATACGGTGAAGTCATCTATGCTAAGAATAATCTTATTTATCAGGGGGAAATGAAATATGGTTTGAAAGATGGAAAAGGTATATTAAAGGAAAAAAAACAAGAACAAGATGGGAATGAAAAATATATATATCAAGGGGAATGGAAACATGATATGAGAAATGGAAATGGTTTTTCATATAGAAGTATATATGATTCCACCCACGATTTCAAACAAGTTGTGGATTACTCTGGAGAATGGAGATTAGATAAAATGTATGGTTGGGGAACAAAATACAACTACAATAAAGAAGGTACAAACACATATATTGGATTTTTTAAAGATAATAAACGAAATGGTGTAGGTTTTATTTCTCAAAATGAACAGGACGAAACAAGTGAAAGCGATGATGATGATGATGAGGATGATGATGAGGATGATGATGAGGATGATGATGAGGATGATGATGAGGATGATGATGAGGACGAAGATGAGGACGAAGATGAGGATGAGGAGGATTATGAAGATGAAGATGAAGATGAAGAACCGATGGGTTTATGGATAGATGATATTTTTTATGGTCCGGGACCAAATATGGACGATATTATAAAGAAAGGTTATAAACAGTATTTCGCTACTGGACCTACTGGAACTAGTGATTCCTTTTTAACGAGTGTTCATAAAACAAAATCTTCGCCAAAATTATCTGGTACGTATTACGGTGAGTATGTATCCACAGAAGATAAGAAAAATACAAAAAACCCGAATGGTTATGGATTGTTTATCACAAAAAATAAGTTATTACTTGCAGGTCAATGGAATAAGGGTGTCTTTGAAAAAGGAACTATAATTAAACCTTCGGGTATCACATATGAAGGCTCATATGATATAAATAGTGGAGTTGGAATAGGAATATTATTATATCCTGACGAATTATCTATATCTGGTCGATTTACAAATACACAGAGTAATGATCATCAATATGAAGGTCCGATGAAAGAAGTATATGATGCAATTGTAAAGTCCAGAGAAAGCAAAATATCCGGATATGGGACATTTACTACCAGCGATGGAAATATAATGTTTCAAGGAAAGATGATTGGTGAGAATATAGCTGAAATTGGACGATTTCAATATAAAAATGGCGATATATATGATGGTAGCATAAATAGAGACAATAAACCATCTGGATATGGTTTAATGAAGACTAATGTATCGGATTATTATTGGGGAAACTGGTATAATGGAATAAAAAACGGTGAAGGTATACTTGTTGATTCCATGGGTGGTGTGAAAAATGGGACATGGAGCAATGATATATTTATTGGTGATGGGAATCTTGATATGGTAGTAAATAACATATTAAATGAAACATATGATGTTTTACATGATCCATCAAATAAGAAACATCTTGTGACCAAACTAAGTATAAATTATTTTGATACCAAATATGATGGAGTATATTATGGAGAATTATACAATTCTGTCTCTGATTATCATGGTATATGGTATATTAGTAATAGTAATATAAAAACAGAAAAGGGTTCAAAATCAAATGGTTATAAAGGCGGTCAAAATGATCAAAATGATAACAATGATACACAGCTCATGATTACCGATGGAGCTGGGACATCAAAGAATACCCTATCATCCGATACTGATATACCCTTTGTAGAGATAATGGATGACTATCAAAACGCTGACATAAAATATAAAGGGAAATGGATGGATAACAAGATGAACGGTATAGGAGAGTTTCATGACAAGAAAGGGAATATATATCAAGGACAATGGAAAGACAATGTAATCAATGGATTAGGTTTCATGAACTACAAAAATGGTGATTCTTACCAAGGTATGTGGAAAGATAATAAAAAATCCGGTATGGGAACAATGATATATAAAAATGGAGACAACAAAAAATACATAGGAGAATGGAATGATGATAAGCCAAATGGTATGGGTAAAATGATATATAAAGACGGAAAGATTGAAGAAGGGTTCTTTGTGGATGGAGAAATAACAAAATCGAGTAGTAAAAATAATATTACAGATAACCCAAAAGTACAATCCAATGATGTTATTTTGAAACCAGTTACCGATGAAAAACAGATACCAGACAGTTTGGATATAGATATAGTCACTAATATTGAGGGTTATTCTAAAATAAAGTATCAACCTAAGATGACTTTTCCAAACGAAAACGTAGATAAAATCGTTCGTTTTGACCCGTTAGTAGATTTATCACAATCAATCATTGATAGTATATCGAAAACTTTGAGGGCCAAACAATTTGTCGATACTAGTTTATTTAAGATGTTAGTTCAAAAAACGAAAAATAGTAATGCTAGCAATGATGTGAATGATTTAATTATTGCTACAAAGAGAAAATACATAGAAAATAATATTAAACTTACATTAAATAATCTTTTTTCAAATGATAGTGTGATTTATATTGGTGGTCAGCCGTATACTATTTATAATAGTGATGTGAATCTGAACGCATGGAATATGGAAGTAAAACCTATTATAGAATATTCGCCAATGAATATAGTACAACAACAATTCATAGATAAACAAACCAAAGAAGGTAATGAGGAATTAGGAAAAATACCTTCAGAAATATTAGCGGGAGAAAGTGGCAATAAACCTTTGGTGAGGAGAATTACAATTACTAAGGATGCTAAGAATGCTAAGGTTGTTCTTGATGACGATAAGGATAATGTTGTGACTATTGCTAAGAGTGCTACTGTTCCCAAGTCTACTGATATGGTTCCTTTTGTTTCCAGACCTAATAACAATAAAGTTAGACCCGCTATTACTAATGAGCCAAATAACAATAACAATAAAATTAGACCTGCTATCGCTAATGAACCTAAAAATAAATGTGATAATAATATTAAAGCACCAGAATATGAAGATAAAGATATAAACGATTTTACATTAGTAAGTAAAATAAATACACCTGAAACAAAAGAACTAGCTAAGCTTCGCAATTACTTTAGAAGTTGTGGGTTTTATTTTCTAGTATGGAGTATAATAGAAAAAGCTGTAGCTATTGATAAAAATAATAAAAAAACCGAAGATATATTTATTAAGATGTTTAATATCAATAATTCCGATACAAACTCTGACGGGTTATCTTACAGATTTGATAATTATCGAAATAACACTATTAATAATGTTATTTCTTTAGTTGAACAATCCAAACTGGATGATAGCTATCCCTATTGGACATTATATAATTCAATAGCACAAGCTATCAATAAATATAACGTTGATAATCCGAACAAACCTCAGGGTAATATAAAATATGTAAATAATGGTAAAATATACAATGGTAGTGGATTTACACATAATACAATTCTTTGGATTGTATACCAATATTATTGTAATAATCCTGATACGTTGCCGAACGTTTCTGATATTAACTTCAGTTCATTAATAGAGTTCTCGAAGAGTATGAATGAAGAAACAATTGTTTATGCTATTATTAAACAACTCAATATATTATCCTATGTAATCAAAAACACAAATAATATAATAGATTATCCTTCTATTGATGTAAATAAAAAAAGAGTCAAAATCAGAAATAATTATAAATTACGAACAGAACCAACCAACAATAAAGAAAAACTGACGCCATTGGGTAGAACAATATGTACTCAGAGCATATCCAATAATGATAGAAAAAAGGATGAACAAGTCCCTCAACTTTTTACACAACAATATTCAGTATTAGATGACGACAAGAAGGACATCCAACTTTATTTATTTTTGTATAAGTATGACAACGACACATATAATTTAATATCATTCAATACAACAAATCAGACTAATAAAACTAATAAAATCATTAAAAATAATGTTATTTATAAACGAGATGATATTTCACAAGGTGCTCACGATACACAAAAAATACCTCCGTTTTATATTATTATGATGTTGTATGGTTTCGTAGACTATACCAAAATATTGCCATCGGTTGATTTATCATCATCAACTGATGTCGTATTGAAGGGCGATAATTGGGTCAATCAATGGTTAAAAGATACAAAATATCAAATAATTCCAACGAATGCTAATGGTGATTGTTTTTTCCACTCACTATGTATTGCATCAAAAGATACAAATGACAAAGATGATAACAAATGTATAGAACAATATCGTAGTATAGTCTCAGACAATATCACCCAGGAGATTTTTGAAACATACAAGCTATATTATGAAAATGACGTTGATAACCCAGATTTAAAGTTTATGTATGGTATTAATACACTAGAGGAATTAAAACAAATAATCAAGACCCGCAAATACTGGGCTGATAACAGTGCTATCGTTATACTAGAAAAAAAATTAGGATACAAGTTTATAATATTAGGTCAAGACAATAAAACTGTTGCGTGTTCTTTAAATAGTGGTATTGAAAATCCAAAAGAATATATTATATTTAATTATAAAAATGGAAATCATTATGAGTTGATTAGTTATGATAATAAGGTTCTATTTACATTTGATACATTACCAATTAATATTAAAAATAAAATTATAGGTGATTGTGTAATTGGTAAAACAGGATATGGTGATTTTACATCTAATACTTCATTTCAAGAATACATAATGAATATGAATCCTATATTTAATAAATTATTTAATCAAATAGATAGTTTGAAGAATAAACTATATCAAATAGACCTGGACAATACAGAGGCACTTACAGACGATAATATGATAATAAATCTAAGAGATAGTAATGATAATTATCGTTCTGAATCCAATAAACCTTTTATGTATTTTTACAATAAAATATTTGTCCTTCAATCATCTGTAAGTAATCAGAATAAGAAAGGAGGAAATCCATATCAATATCAAAATCCAAACATGTATCAAAATCAAAATCCTTACCAAAATCAAAACCAGAATCCATATCAAAATCAAAATCCTTACCAAAATCAAAACCAGAATCCATATCAAAATCAAAACCAGAATCAACTCCTTAATAGAAGACCATTTCAATCTCAATCTCAATCTCAATCTCAATATTATACTCCTCCTATTGTTAAACAAAAATCTAATTTAAGCTATAAAATAGACCTTCATTTAGCATTGTATCCAGGGAAAAAAATACCAGCATATTTGCGACCTAAATTAGGGTGTGCTAAAAGTTGGCAACAAATAATAAAAGACTTGGCAGACTATCAAGGGAAACCATATATTCCTGATGCTTCGATTGGTTACGACGATATAATAAAAGCTAAAAATAAAGAAAACAAAGAAAACAAAGAAAACAAAGAAAACAAAGAAAATATGGAAAATGAACGAAATATGACAAACCAACAGGGAGGACAAACGAAATCCAAAAGACCTAATCAAACCAGAAAACAAAAGAAAACCAAAAGACCTAATCAAACCAGAAAACAAAAGAAATCCAAAAAATAAATATTATTTTCATAAAATAAATGTATAACATGTTAGACACTACATGTTATACACAACAAGTTATTGGGAGTTGTAAATATTGCCCATACTTTTCGCACCATCGGTACTTTGATGTTGTTCTTTAGTTTTAGCACATTCGTTTTTGATTTTTCGGGCTTTTTCTAAGGTAACAATCGCACTTGTTATATCCGCATCACTCAAAGGTACATCAGAATTACTAAAAGTCTCTTTATTCATCATCTTATATTTATCGGGAATAATACACAATCGACTCTCCTCATTGAAAATATATTCTGAAAAAATCGTGAACAATATTGTTAATCCCAAAGCAGTATATATATCCCTAGTTCCCATCCAGGCCATCGCAAATACTAACATCTGTTTGCTCAGTCCATTTTTCAAATATTCTTCCAACGATTTACTAAATGAAATAGGAACAAACTTTGAACCTACATTTAACAAAATCATTACTATACCCGCAAAGTATTTGCTGTTGTTCAAAGACATAATATTATTATGTAATATTGTTCCAACATTCATTACTATGTTTTTGCCCATACCACTACCCAGATATGATGACTCACCTTGTTGATTTACTTGTGAAATATTTTTTGTTGATGTTTTTTTCGACATCACTATATATACTATTATATAGTGATAAAAAAATCCACATAAATTACAAGAATTCGACTCCTACAATTTGTCTAGATAGACGATTAAAATTATTTTTGACTTGATTTGTCATACCATCGCGCGATTTACGCATACTTCTCACCAGTGGACGATAATATCCATTGATGGCAGGAATAATTGGGGTGAATCCTTCTAGTTTTCCTTGATTCGGTTTATTTGATAATAATAATACTAAACATAGTGAATAAATTAAATACAATATTAGGATGAAGACAATACATACGAATAGTTTTTTCTTTATTGTGGGGTTCATATACATATTATACATATTACACATATAATCTTTTTTACATTGTAGAGGTTGTTGATGTGTCTACTTTACTCGAATCATACGCAACCGGATCGTCAGGTTCAATATTATATTCTGTGGTAATCTTTATGCTATTTGAATCAATCGGTCTTATATTTTTTTCAATCGTGATCTTATCTGGTTCTCGTTTATCATGTATTTCTTTTTTCAACATGTTACGAGTATCGTCTTCTAATTTTTGAATAGACCTTTCTATCTGTTTATAAAGCTTTTTCGGTTCAAATATATATGTGTTTTGGTTATAATAAACCATTAAAATGATAGCACATATAACTCCCATGGTAGGAGATAACGCAGTAATATACACAATTAATACTAGTAAAACAATGTATATCACATTATTTTCCTGAATGAAATGAATTATTTTATCCATTTCGATATAATGTAATTAGATATTAATTTCCGTTTCGATATAAAATTATTATCTTATTTTTTTATAAGAGAGAATATTAATGTCGATAGCAATGAATGCAGCCCCTTTTGATAATGACAATGACAATGACAATGACAATATGAATAATATTAATAATAATAAAAATGACGGGATGAATAACTCGAATTATAAAAATAATAATGTAATTGCCAAAAGACGACATAGCAATAAAACTCAAAAACGATATCCTAAGGACCAATCAGATAAGGTTAATTCTATCTTACAAACTATACATAACTTACCATACGAAGAAGAAGATAATTCTGGTTTAGGAAACTTTACGCCTTTATCTCCCCCCATCTCGGCTGGAGTAGAAAATACGAAAATTAAAGAGAACTTTACAAGTGAGAAACAAGTATCCGAATATTCTAGTGAAGATGACTATACGTCTCAATATGCTACTAACAACCACTCAGACGCGATGGGTCCGGTAGAACATGATAACGAAACATATAAGCGGTTTAGACCTAAATATGAAGAAATGTACAAAAACACTTCAGAAACTGGATCGTATAATAACCATTCATCAACACAAGGACAAGGACAAGGACAAGGATATATCATGAATACTGGAACTAATGACAACGAACTGTTACAAAAATTAAATTATATGATTAACCTTCTTGAACAACAACAAGATGAAAAAACGAATCATGTCACCGAAGAAGTGGTATTATACTGTTTTTTAGGAATATTCATCATATTCTTAGTGGACTCTTTCGTTCGTGTAGGCAAATATGTTAGATAAAACAAGGGTTATTGAACCCATCTAAATATGGAAATGGAACTATTTTCATTGATATTCTTTAGGGAAAAATATCAATGAATCATGAAAATCTTCTTTGATGGATACGTTCCATAAATATAATTATAGAAAAAATAAGCACATGGGTATTGTAATATTGCTGATGTTTTCATTAATAAATTGTCTAAAATGACACCATTATCTGATATATCTTCCACTACATTGAATACGTATTTAGGATGCTTTTCAATTATTTTCCATAATGCCACTTTATATCCATGTACAAAATAATCGCAAGTAGTATCATTAATTGACCCGATACATGCTAAGATTGTGTTACCTACATTATTATTATTATTATTATTATTATTATTAGTAGCAGTATTCATAATTGAACAAGTATCTCTGAAAATATATACCGCTGTTATTTCATCATTTTCCAACAACATAAATACATGTATATTTTCGCTTTTGATTAACTCCATAAAATTAGATATATCTGTAGTGATGGTGAGAGAAAACTTAATAGTGCTTTTCCTCAAGAACTCGAACAATAAATGAATATTGGTGGAACCACAGGAGATTACAACTGCTTCTGTAGGTAAGAAATCGAGAGGTTTTCGCCAGGAAACCATATTGAATAGATGCGAGTTATATACACACAACGGCACAATACCCGTTAATATACCTTCTCGCTTGAATAGGGAAATGGCTAGCCCTTTCTTCTCTCTCCGATTATGATAATAATGTGTCTGTATTAACTCCGACGCAATATTATTCTTTCGATAATCACTATGAACACATAAATAATCCACGTAGTTACAATCGAACGTTTTGATATTTGTTCCCTGGAACACTCCAGTATTGGTTTGAATTGTAACATGTAATGGTCTGGACGTCATTGTCCCAACTAGTTTTTGTCTAGTAATTGTATTGTTTGTCTTAGATTCTACTAAAATATCATCCGAATAGTACAAACTTATATGTGAAGGACTATTGTGTCCAGAGAAATAAGGTTCTATTTGGGCATCTGTTGGTGTATATTTACTTTCTTCGTTTTGTAAAAAATGGGAACGTATTAATCTATAAAATTCCAGTTTTTGTTGTTGTCTTAATTCATTATAAGTAGAATATTCTATATTTTTGAGATTACAATACCGGTTTGTCTCAGGCAATTCCATTTGAATTACTTGAGGTTTATAAAAATGGTAATGATAATCATAAAAATGAAACACTGGTTGTAGCGACCAGAAATGATACTTTAGTTTGATATATGCTGCAAAAGAAATTATATATATTACTAATAGAATGAAGAAATAATATAATATGGCTGTCACCATGTTATAGTATAATGGTTTTTTATTTTTGATGGTATATCTTATTTTCCCCATCTTTGGATTTTTTTTATAACTATTTTAGGTAGTTTGAACTACTATCAATATAAATTGATTTAAATAATATACGTTATTATAATTATATAACTAAAAATGGGTAAATATCATTGTGAAAAATGTGGGAAAGAATTCAAGCAAAAATCTCACTATACAACACACCTCAACAAAAAAAATCCATGTGTTGTTGATGGGAAAATACAAGAAATGATTGATAATGCCGTTAAAGAAAAACTTATTGAAATTAAGAAAGCTTATCCTACGGAATTAACTGATATGATTGAGGTTCCTTATGATAACACCACTGTAAAGAATATTTCTCCTAAAAAAATATCCATACCAAAACCGATATTAAAATGGGTAGGTGGAAAAACACAGATTATAGATAAGTTAATCGTAGATTTTCCTACCGAAATAAATAATTATCACGAAATATTTTTGGGAGGAGCAAGTGTTCTATTTACATTGTTATCTTATGTCAAAAGCGGGGTTATCAAAATACATGGTAACATATATGCGCATGACCTAAATGAACCATTAATATATATTTATAAAAATATACAATCTCATCATAATGAATTATACGATAAACTACAAGATATTATTGTGGAATATAATGGTTGTGGTAATGGAGAACTAAATCGTAAACCAATAAATATACAACAAGCAAAATTATTAAAAGAAAATTATTATTATTGGATTAGAAGCGAATATAATAAGCTATCTTTTAATGAGAAAAAGAGTATTATTGGTTCTTCCATGTTCATATTCTTGAACAAAACCTGTTTTAGAGGATTATTCAGAGTTGGACCAAATGGTTTCAATGTACCATACGGACACTATCAAAATCCTACAATTATAAATAAGGAACACCTTGAAGAAATACATAATTTGATACAAAACGTTATATTTGAATGTAGTGATTTCAATACATCGTTAACGAATGTAGAACCTAATGATTTTGTCTATCTTGACCCGCCATATGCACCAGAAACAGACACTTCGTTTGTTGGATATACTGTTAACGGATTCAACATTGACCACCATAACAAATTATTCAGTTTGATTCATCAGTTAACTGACTCCAATAAAAAAATAATGCTTAGTAATGCTGATGTGAGTTTAGTGCGTGAAAACTTCACAAATGATAAATATAATACTACATCTATTTTATGTAGAAGAACCATCAATTCTAAAAATCCTGACGCAAAAACAAAAGAAGTTATTATTAAGAACTATTAAATATTTGTATTTACCTCGATATTATTCACGAGCGCACTGAAAGTCATATACTCTATCCCCCATGACTTTGCCAAATCTAATGCCTGTTGCGTTTTTTTAGTGATATTCTCACCAAAATAGTTGGTTTTTCCTTTCGTCAGCTCTTCTTCCTGATTTGCTACACATACAATTCTTAATGGTTTCCCATATAGTTCAGGGATATTCTGGTATTTGATAAATGTTCCGTATACCTTTTCTCCTGCTGTTCCAGAAACCCACCAATTTGAGGTTTTTACCTCGTACATATATTCGTCTGTTTCCCAATCTGGTTCAAAACCACCTTTGGCTTGTACTTTTCTAGGGTTTTCTCCACGTAATTGAAGAACATCAAATACGAGTCGTTCACCTAACAATGTGGTCCATTGTCCGTTATTTGTTTGTCCTATCATATCATTACCCCATTTTTTTTCATTTTCTTGTGCTTCTTTTTTTTGTTGTGCGATAGTTACACCTTCCTTTTTTACAATATTATGAGGTTTTTCTATTGCCCATTTGATTCGTTCGTCTAAACTTGTAGAAATAGGTGGGGTTTCTACAATTTTGCTTTGGAAATTCTCATTGATAAATATTGATTGATTATCTTCTATCATACTATTTATCAGTTTACAACATTTGATAGAATTATTACATTTATCAATTTTAATTAGGTTCTAATGTTTTCTTGTTGAACGAGTATCATTTTTTGTAATTCTTGTCGCATTTCTTTATTTTCTTTTTTCATTTCCGAAAACATTATGTGTATAGACTGTGTTTCTGATATTGATTCTACATCTAGTACTATGTCCACTTCTGATTTTACATCTAATTCTTGAGAAATATTCATTTCACAAGTTTTTTTATGACTATGTAATGATTGACGATGTTTGTATATTTTTCCACAAAAACATGCATATTCATCTGGCAGTTTTTTGTAGGTATTTGTAAGTATTTCATGCTTACGGGTACTTATATGATTAATATAATTACTTTTTTTAGAGCATACAAACTGGCATTTTTCACAATGATATTTATCGGGATTTTCGGCATTACTTTCTACTTCTGATTCGAGTTCTGAATCTTCAAGTTTACATATATTTTTACATTTTTTTTTGTGGTTAAATAAACCTTGTCTATATTTGTATTTATTACCACAATCACATGAATAAATATAGGGTTTTTTTGCGTCATCATTTGTCATCATTTTATGTTTACGAGTAGATAAATGACGTTTATAATCTTTCTTATTACACGATACAAACTGACAATAATTACAATCATAAATAATTGGGGTTTTTGGGGTTTTTTGCGTCATTCAATTCTATATATATAGAGTGACGAAAAAAACCCCTAAATACTTTTCCTCAAAAATCTATTTTTTTCCTTATGCTCTCATTTCAAAAATCCAAAAATGGAAATAAGAGCATTATGCTGTGAACCCTTTTTTCACTTTTTTCTTTACGCAAAAGTAAATTGGGAAATAGAAAATGGACATTTTAAAATGTCCATTTTTGATTTGCTAAAAATACTTTGCCCAAAACATTTTTTTTACATTTTTGCTATATCGGATTTCGGATATAACTATTCTACTATTTTCTTGTCAATCAGTGTCTCGTGTGCTATTTTGCGAATCATTTTCTTGTATAGCCTCTCATTCTCCTCATCTGAACCACCTCCCATGCTTTCACTTGTGATACGTAAACACTCGGCTTCCTCTTTGCTATCATAGACGAGCCATCCTGGATGCGCTTCTCTCCAATCCAATAATCGTTTCACATTCTTGTGAGAGATAAGTTTCAACACACGTTTCATTTGATATTTTCTCTCGTCGTCTTTCTCCCAAATATCATTATCTTTGATGTACATTATCTCCCGCTTGATATCACTGCAATGAATCGGGCGTTCGTATACATCCATATCCTTGAGCGCATTGATTATGATCCTACTGATTCCGTCTGCGTATCCTAGGCGCCCAACGTTGCTCACATCTTCCAAACTAACATCAATATTATTCAGAAAATCAGAAAGATTCATAGCATCTTTACATTGTTCATTCAAGAAAATGTTCATATTGAAGCGATTATTTATAGTATGATTATTCGTATTGTTAGAATTGTTATTTATTATTTTTGTCTCATTTGTCAGTTGCGACATTTGTTTGCTTTGTTCGTTCAATATCACTCGCAATTCCTTATTTTCGGTCATCATTTGATTAAACATCATGAAGATATTTGGTTTATTTGGTGATGATTCATATTCATTTTCATATTCATTTTCCAAAATGTCTTCTTCTTCATTATTGGTATTTTCATTATTACTACATTCAAATGTCTGGTGGTTAATTGTAAGATAACATTTCATTTTGTGACGATGTAATGATGGTAAATGTTTATAAGATTTACCACATTCACAATTATGATAATGTTCTTTTGGCGTTTTTTCATTAGCATCTATTAGCATTTTATGTTTTCGTGTCAATAAATGCCGAGTGTATTCACTATTTTTACAGCATTCAAAGGAACAATTATTACAATAAAATAATTTGGCGTTTTTTGGCGTTTTTTTCATTAGCATTTTTATATATATAATGCTAATAAAAAAACGCCTAAATACTTTTCCTGAAAAATCATTTTTTCCCTTATGCTCTCATTTCAAAAATATGTAAATGGAAATAAGAGCATTATGCTCTGAACCCTTTTTTCACTTTTTTCTTTACGCAAAAGTAAATTGGGAAATAGAAAATGGACATTTTAAAATGTCCAATTTTGATTTGCTGAAAATACTTTGCCCAAAACAAAAAAACGATTTTGACGGCATTTTTCTGTCATTCATGTGTCATCATTTTATTTTATCGTGTTAAAAATATTGACGATAATACATTTATATCATGATAATACGTTACATAATTCTTACTAAAATAATATGGCATTTTTTGGCATTTTTTTGTCATTCAAAACTTACAAAAATGAATGACAAAAAAATGCCAATAAAATATCATGAAAAATCATTTTATTTCCTTATGCTCTCGTTTCAAAAATCCGAAAATGGAATTGTGAGCATTATGCTCTGAACCCTTTTTTTCACTTTTTCTTTACGCAAAAGTAAATTGGGAAATAGAAAATGGACATTTTAAAATGTCCATTTTTGATTTGCTGAAAATACTTTGCCCAAAACAAAAAAACGAATATTTTGGCGTTTTTTTATTAGCATTTATTAGCATTTTTATTTTGCGTCTCAAAAATATTTTTATAATACATATTATACCATGATAATCACACTAAGAATAATAGTCTTATAAAAATGGCGTTTTTTGGCGTTTTTTTATTAGCATTTTTCTGTATATAATGCTAATAAAAAAACGCCTAAATATTTTTCCTGAAAAATCATTTTTTCCCTTATGCTCTCGTTTCAAAAATCCGAAAATGGAATTGTGAGCATTATGCTCTGAACCCTTTTTTCACTTTTTTCTTTACGCAAAAGTAAATTGGGAAATAGAAAATGGACATTTTAAAATGTCCAATTTTGATTTGCTGAAAATACTTTGCCCAAAACATTTTTTATGTTTTTTTTCGGCGTTTTTTTGTCATTCATTGTCATCATTTGATATGTACGTGTCAAAAACGAATATATATATCATATTATTATAGCATATATAGTAACATAATATTTTTGTATTATTTTTGGCGTTTTTTGGCGTTTTTATGTCATTCATTTTTCTATTTTTTGAATGACGAAAAAAACGCCAACAAATATCAGCAAAAATCTATTTTTCCCTTATGCTCTCGTTTCAAAAATCCAAAAATGGAATTGTGAGCATTATGCTCTGAACCCTTTTTTCACTTTTTCTTTACGCAAAAGTAAATTGGGAAATAGAAAATGGACATTTTAAAATGTCCATTTTTGATTTGATGAAAATACTTTGCCCAAAACATTTTTTATGTTTTTTTGGCGTTTTTTCATTAGCATTTATTATTTGTGTGACCAATATAATTACATACATATATATATATATGAATAATTACAGTTTTGATTTTAATCCAAAAGATTGCAATAAAATATATTTTAGTGAATTATCATTATTATTAAATAATATTAATCCTGAAAAAGAACATTTTGAAAGAATTAAATCTAAAAAAATTAAAGAATTAAATATTAAATGTGAAAATGATTTTAATTCTTGTAAACCTGATGAGTTTTTCTTTGAAAATAAAAAACAAATCATTTTAGGTAGATTTTTTGATACAATTGGTTGTTTTTATAAATGTAAAGGTCATTATTTTTCTATGGCTATGGAACCCTATTCATTATTTAAAAATGATGTTTTTATTCGTTACATAATAGATAAACCTGAATTATATATAAATAATTCAAAAAAAGTAGAATTGGAAAAAGTATTTCCAATTAGAATAGTTTTAAGTGATAAACATAATATTCCAACATATGCTAGTACAAAAATAAAAAATATGAAAGAATATACTTTTGATGATATTAAAAAAACATTTGCTGTATCAAATGAAAATTCAGAAATAATAAATAATCTACCTGATACATCAATATTAAAAAAAATTATAACAGAAAAATTTCCAATAAATCATATTATATCAAGAGAATTATGTATATTATATTACATGAAATTACATTTTTATTTAGTTGAAAATAAAGATAAAACGGTTAAACCGTTTATTTTAGTAAGTAAATATAATTTGAAACAAATTAAAGAACTATATAAAAAGCATAATAAAAAGTTTCCCAATATACAAAAATTATTTGATAGAAAAACAAAAACAATTAAAAAAAAAGGGAAACGCTCCTCAACAAGGAAAAGAACATCTAAAAATATTTAGATTAAGTCGGCGTTTGAAATGTTCAAGGGTGTAAAATGTCCATTTTTGATTTGCTGAAAATACTTTGCCCAAAACATTTTTTATGATTTTTTGGCGTTTTTTCATTAGCATTGATTAGCATTTATTATTTGTGTCACAAATATGAAAATAATAATTAACAAATGAACGCATATATGGTTTCAATTATTATACATACATAACTCGGCGTTTTTTGGCGTTTTTTCATTAGCATTGATTAGCATTTATTATTTGCGTCACAAATATGAAAATAATAAATAACAAACGAACGCATATATGGTTTCATTTATTATACACATATAATTCGGCGTTTTCGGCGTTTTTTCATTAGCATTTTTTTATGAGAAAACTATAATACATTTTGCATAATCATAATTCGTTATTACTACACGAATGAGAAAGCATATTACCCGCATTATGAATCATATTCAACTGAAGCCAAAATCCTGTGTTGAAAAGAATCACTGCAAATGCGTGTATTTTCTGGTCAAAAATCGTTTCGGCAAATAGTCCTTCAATAGCGCCTCCCAATGCTATTAGGATTGGTGGAGCTAAGGACTTAAATATACTCAATGGACCCGGATATACGAAGGTACCTAAGTGTGAAAATGCGTAAAGATTCAACGATGCCGACATCATAAATGGTATTAGAGTGGTCCAAGCTAATGGAAATGTAGAGCCACCAGTCGTATTGCCCCATTGAAAATAAAACGTAGCCTTATATTCTTGAGTGCCTAGATACCCAATAAAGAAGCCCAAAACGGATAACACTTTCAAGTAACCCGAAAAGTAATTAGGTCCCAATACGGCATAGGAGAAAGCTTGTAATCCAATATACTGCATATTGAAAATGAAAAAGTAAGCAACAATTCTTAGCCACTGGTTGTTTTTATCTGAAACAACCACATTCGTATTCTCTAGTTCTCCTCGTAATGGACTATCAAACGGGGCAACTTGCCAACCTTCGTATGTATGCATCATGATCCCTGGAAGACCGCCAAAAAAGGCGACTATTGGAGATAGAAGAAATAAAAGTGTTCTTTGTTGGTCATTATCAAAATAAACAGTCCATTTATTGCTATTATTGAGTATCGATTGAGCCATTAGAAACGCTGGAATAATTGGAGCCCAATGGACGAACTCAATTAGATTCAACATAAAAGTATTGGCTGTATGTGCCATGTCAATGTCATAAAGGGATTGTTTTGGTTCTGCCTTGTTCCATCCCCATGCTGGAATGGAAGGAAACCCTTTAGAAAACCATTTATTTTCAATAGAAACTGATGAATCAGTTATGTTGTGAATGTTATTATTATCTACCATTTGATAATCATAACACGATTCTTTTAAATATATTTGATGATGTTCATATCCTCTAAACTATTCACTATGAGATTATCTAGTGCTAAAATTGTATAGTTCCAAAAACGTCTTCCTGTTTTTTTTGGTTTTAGATTTCTTTTCTGTAATACTGGTCATAGGAACCCATTTATACACTTTATTTTTATCAGGTTTAGATACCCAAAACTTACCATTATTGCCTTTTTTTTTCATGCCCTTACATTCATTGGCGGGATAAGGAGGAGACAAACGCTTATTGTATTTCTTTGTTGTTTGTTTTACACATTTTTTTCGACTACCACCCGTTACCGTTCTCTTGAGATTGTTTTCATCTTTTTTGGAAAGTTTGATCATATTCTTTTTCTCATAGTCCGCACGAAACGCCTGTTCCATTTCCTTCATTTCTAGTTTCTTTTGTGCTTCTTGTATTTGACGTTCGTACTTTATGGAAGCTTCAAGTATATTTAGTTCTTTTTGTGTTGGATCTTCATCCAGAAATCTCTTATACTTCTTCTTATTCTCATTGCTCGACATTTTGTTATACTATATTGTAATATTATTTTTTTCCATATTGGTGACATGTTTTGGGTCATTTCTTACATACTCATCAAACTAGTGACAAACTTCGGGAATCTCATTGGGTATATAATCACCTTCTTGTAAAGGGTATATATCATGACAATATTTGTCTATTAAAAAAGATATGTATCGTGTTTTATTAGAGAATACACCTTTTTTGAAGGTATGTTGTTTATAATCATTCTTATATGTTGTATTCATTTCTTTTTTAGTATTTTCCCATTGGTCGCGTAATTGATTTAATTTGTTACATTTATTATAAATATTTTTATTGCTATCATTTTTTAATGGAGTATAATATTTATATATATTCGGATAGTGTTGTTCAATAGCTTTAAGTATATCATACAAACGCGGTGTTTCTGTAGGAGTTATAACTTGGTCTGTGTTTATTTTATATATATCATTGTCAATAAGAAATTGTTTGAGTTCTTTATAATCAAATTTAATATCTCCTCCGGGTAAGGGTAACTTACTTTTATCCCAATCATATGTTCTAAATATTAATTCTAAGACTAAATAATCTATGTATTTTTTGTGTTCTTTTGTTGTATATTCGATAAATATATTCTGGATATCATTTTGTTGTTGGTCAGTAAGACTACAATGAACCTTTTCTATATTTGATGTATTTTGTTGGTTACTGATAAAATTATATCCTCCTTTTTTTTTGCGGGTTTTGGTTGTTTTCTTATTTGTTTTTGTTTTCTTTTCTTTAATACTGTTCATAGGAGTCCATTTATAAACTTTGTTTTTATCAGGGGTAGATACCCAAAACTTACCATTATTGCCTTTTTTTTTCATGCCCTTACATTCATTGGCGGGATAAGGAGGAGACAAACGCTTATTGTATTTCTTTGTTGTTTGTTTTGTACATTTATTCCGAGTACCACCCTTGAGATTGTTTTCATCTTTTTTGGAAAGTTTGATCTTACTGTCATTCTCAAACGCCTTATCCATTTCATTCCTTTCATTCATTTCATTCCTTTTGGCATTATTTATGAAATCTTCATTTGCGATTGCGTATGTTAATATGGTTTTCGCTTTTTTATTAACGTCGAGTGGAGGGTCCTTCTCAAACGCCTCATTCATTTTATCCATTTGTTGTCTATATTATATAATTATAGAATAAAATATATAATATTATGATAATATATTATGTCGTGTTTTGGACCTAAGTATAACCCCAATCCTACTAAACAATGGTATCGTTTTGACAATGATCTCAATAATTTAGTCAATGGAAGTGATTACGCAATAGCGTCACTCCGAAAAGGAAACATTCTACAATATAAAAAAAATAGTTCTAATTTGACAAGAAATCAAATATATTCTAAAATAGCCACAGGTAAATGGAATGGTAAAAAGGCATATGCTTCACAATCAGAAAGTTCCACTAACTTCAATGTTAATAGTTTACGTTTGACCAATTATGGTTCTCTTGTTACTACCAATGTTCCTCGATCTACACCTGTCGCATGTAATCCATTCACACCATTCTATAATAGTTTGGTTCCACCTAATTATACAGGGGGAAACGTGCCTAAAAAAATCCCGGTGATTCCTCCTCAACCTGTTCAACCTCAACCTCCGCTGACAAATCCATTCTTTCCGCCTGTAATCACTATACCGACACCCACAGAAACCACCATACCTGATGGTGGAACGCTGGTTTGTTCAGTGACCGAGGACTTCTGTACAGGTGACGTTATTAGTACTCGCAAAAATCGTATTTGTTATCCATCTACGGATTCTGATATTCCTGGTCCTCTGATTGGACTTTGTTATGATAAATCGCTACCTACTAGCTACCCAAAACAACGACGCACTTATTTAGCCGGGTCTGAGAAGTGGCCTACCAATGCGAAGTTTGTTGCGAGTGCTAATGGTGTAACCCCTGTCAATCCTTAGAATAATTTATTTACGCAGATTCGGATTAATACACACATCTCGGGTTGGGAAAATATCCCCGGACATACATGTATCATTCGCATTGACACTAATACAACTACGATCTCCATTATCCTCACCTATATAACACCATCCCCCCTTGATACTTGTCTTACTTGCCTGAATCGCACTTTCAGAATCATCGGACATGGGATCGGTAGGACACCCTTTTTTACATTGAGGACTTTCATAATATTCAGCATCACCTTGATGACTACTTGAATGTGATGCACTATCGTATATATTACTGGAGGGAGAAGATACTTTTTTCCCTACATTTTGTAAAGCCCCACCTGATGTATCCGTTATTTGTTTTACAACCTCTCCACCTGTATTTGCTACACCTGCAGTAACAGAACCTAGGTCTTTAGTTATCTCTCCAGCTACATAACTGGATGTTCCGAATATATTTTTCAGTGTGGGGCTTAAAAAATCTTTGAGACTATCTGTTCCTTTTGCTAAATAAACAAAAATATTTACACCGATCAATGCGAGTAGCAAAATGACGACGACAATCCATAACCATGAAATATTTGAATACCAGCTAGCTGGACTTGACGGTGTTTCCAATGTAGAGCCTGAATAAAGATTTCCTAACGAAGATGGAATACTTGCGGTTTCTTTGTATGCAGAGGATAATAAGTTTTCTGGAGTATAAGAGTTACTGTTTGTGTTCATCTATAATAAAAAGAAATATATTATTTTTCTTATTATAACCTTAATTATTTTGACTACTTATTTGAATGTTAGTAAATACATAAATTTATTCATATCTGCCAATATTTCATCACGGATATTGTACAAATCACTATTTGACATGGTGTGTAATGATTTATTATTGTCCATATTTACCAGATAGGTTTTGAAACTCATACATTCACTCTTGAGTTCATCTATAGAATTAAAATCTTTCAGCTTGATGTTTTTTACATGTTTCAAATGAATACGGTCACCATGTTTTCCCAATAGAACTTCCATAAAGGTATCTATATGATCGTTCAACTTGGCATACAAATCATCGGTTGCTTCGTGAGTAGCAAAACTATGAGTTTTCCAATGATATAACTTTATAGTATTTAACATTTCTAAAAACTTAATGGTCACTTGCTGTTGAAAATGTTTCAATGACTTGTGATTTTTACGAGTTTTATTTACATTTTTTTTTTCTTTTTTACGAATACGAGTTGAGGGCATGGTAGTTTATATGTTATATTATAGATATAGATTATATTATTTTTACACTCTAGGTATATATTTTCCTCCGAAATCATTGAATATCTCTATTTTTTTTATTGTCTTCTCTTCTTCTGTTCTCGGTGTCGAGTCCACTAAAGACAAATCAATATGTTCATTTGACTTGATCTGTTTATAAATATTTTCTATTTTTTTTGTAATATTTGCGATCATTTTTTTATCGGGGTCGCTGACTATATTTTGCTCTAAATCGACATGGTCGCAAAACATCGAACACAGTAAATACATGATATATCGTCTTCTCTTGTTACACGCACTTGTATATCGCAAGGTAAAAATATGTAATAAACTATCAACGATTCGTTCCATCATTTTAGAACGTGTTTTTGCTTCACCTTTAAAGACATCCCATATCAACCAAACCAAATTACATTGGTCTTTTTCACTTACTGGAATCGTATTACGAGCGACTATCAAACAATCCTCTTTCTTTTTATGACAAATGTTGGAATATTCTATAATCCATTCTACCCAATAACAAGCTTTCAAGGTGTTTCCTCCTTCTTTCGATAAATGGTATGATAATTCATTGATAGATATGATAATTCCTTTGGGGTCGCCTTCCTGTATCCATTTGCGTCCATATTCGATGGAAGGAGCCTTTAATAAGTTTTTTGAGTTAGTCAAATCATATGCGTCTTTGGTAATTTGAATTGAATCATAACTATGTTTTTTTGACGAAACACACAAAATACAAATTAATTCGGCAAATAAATCTCGGATATTTTCATTGTTTCGCATCAATAATTCATTGTTTGTATATCCTGTATGAACGATTTCCTTGAATTGTCGTATTTTTAATTCTATATAAATAGCTAGTTTAGGGTTACCTATGTGAATATTTTTACTATAAAACAATATGATATTTTCCCATAGATCAGTGAAATGACCGGAACATATCAGTTCAGCCGACCAATAACACGCCGGTTCTATTTTAGATAGAGATAAACTCTTTAGCAGTTCACGTTTCACATCACATTTTTTATATCCTGAAAAGCTGGAACTTCGAAAATCTTGCTCCACTCGCGTATCTTTTATTTCCACATTCATAAATTATATTATAATAAAAAAAATAACATTAATACATATAGACAATCATTATATTATGACTAAATCTTCTTCGATTATTCAACACTCCTTAAATATGATTACATATAACTTAAAAAAGCCTTCGATATGGTGTAAATTATTGTTTATAATCATCCTTATTCTTCTTATTGCTTCCTTTTTTAAAAAGAATCCAGAGTTAGAAGGGTTCATTGATTCCGAGACATTTGAATACAAAACAGGAGATGAAATCTATGACAATTTTTATGCCAATATTTATGACTTTCTGGTGTTCAATCAAGCAAAAAACGACTATGAAATTGGTAGGATAGTAAACTCAGTGGAACCTGATGAAGCTAGTCGTATCCTAGATATTGGTTCGGGTACTGGACACCACGTGGATATGCTACATCAAATGGGATACAATGCGGTAGGTTTAGATAACTCGCCGTCTATGATTGAACAAGCTAATAAATCCTATCCTGATCATGAATACATTCTTGGAGACGCAATGAATACTCTCGCATTCCAACCACATAGTTTTACCCAGATATTATGTTTGTATTTTACCTTGTATTATATGAAGGATAAACAACAATTCTTTGGAAATTGTTTTAATTGGCTCTTACCTGGCGGGTCTCTTGTTATTCATGTAGTTGACCCTTCTATGTTTGACCCCATAATTCCTCCAGCAAATCCGTTAGTGATGTTAACTCCTCAACGCTATGCGGATGAACGTATCACCCACAGCAAAGTTACGTTTGACGATTTTAAATACATTAGTAATTTTGAGATGGACGGGAAAAACGCAAAGTTTGTCGAAAGGTTTAAAAATAAAGATACTGACCATACATTCCGTAAAAATGAACATATTTTATATATGGATTCTGAAGATGATATATTAACAATGGCAAAGAATGTGGGTTTCATCGTTCAAGGCAAAATTGATATGATTAAATCGGGATATGAATATAATTACTTGTATATATTAGAAAAACCTCAATAAATAATTTTTATTTTTAATTTTTTGTAGTAAAAAAATAAAATTAGCTCTATATAATATAGAATCGGTATTATGAGTAGTCGTGCTACTAATAAGACCCCAAAAAATCCTGGTATTAAATCAGGCAGTCACTACGTAAAGGTTCAAGGTGGACCAGGTGGTGAAGCTATAAAAAATCCACGGTGGACGTCTAAGTCAAAACCTATAGTGAAAAAAGGACCCTCCGCCAAAAGGGGAGGCAGTAAGAAGAAAACAAAGAAATTAAGGAAAACAATGCGTAAAAGAAAGGGAACAAAATCAAAAAAAACAAAGAGACATCATAAACGCAGGTAATTATACATTACAAAATATAATTCATCATTCATAACATATTATCATATCTCCAGTAGACGAGAAGATATGATATCAAAAGAATCCAACGAACCGATATACGATATCGAATTATATAGACGGTGGTAACTTAAGGGTTATACATGTCACCTTGTCCCGAGAAGTACCATTTCATAGATAAATAATTGCTGTTGGTATCAGATACGGCTGAAGAACCTGCGAGTGTGGTATCTGGACCATTTTGTACTAAATTGTATATTTCTCTAGCATTGGTCGCATAATCAAAATACCACAGATTAGAGATATAACCGACAAAGCCTCCATTGGAGGCAATGAAGACATCGCCATAGTTCTGTTTAGGAACACCTCTTAATACTAAACTTTTAGTAACAACTCCATTGATATATATGTCCAACGTTTGGTTTGTAACACGGATAATCACATTGAACCATTTGTTCAACGGAATATCTTCTACAATAATTTCTTCTTGCGAATTGTCGTAAGTACTCATGACAACCGCAAGATTATTGGTATCTGGTGTCAAATATAGTCCCGGTCCATTATTAGGAGCATTCAACCCCGAAGCATTCATTGTATAGTTCCCTTTGTGAAATACGTGACGATATGTACTATTAGGTGCGACATCATTAACAAATAACCATGTTGACCATGTAAACTCTAAACCATCCTGCTGATTGTTTGATTTTGTAATGGGAATCGCATTTGCGTTATTCGGGTCTTGAGAAATGACCATACTGTGAGTGGCATTAATCATACCATCAAGTAAATGAGGAGAGGAACCTGTTTGATAATACCAAGAAATTATATTGGTAATGATTTGACTTAATATAATGAATATAAACACAATCAATAAAATAAAGGACACTCGGGCAATGATACTATTCGAGTTCATAAAGTCAGTAATACCGCTACCGCGAGCCTTACCTGCTAATGAACTAGTTGTTTTTTCGATTGAACTGTCTATTGTATTCATTTTATTTGTATATAATATATAAACAAATAAAAATATAGGTTTTCAAAGTAAACATTAAATAGTATATGCACTTTCTACGACACCATTATTCGAAATAGAAATATTAACTTTCGTATTCAATAGACTTGTAATATAGGAGCTACCACCATAACCACTAGTATAAACATCCCATACTTCTTTGGAAGTTAATGCGTAATCATAATATTGGAACTTACTGGTATATCCTGAAAATCCTCCGGCGGGAGTAATATACGCATCTGTCGTATTATCAATGTGAACTGAACCAGGAAGAAGACAAGTATTCACTAGTTTTCCATCGAGGTAAATATCAACAGTTCTCCCACTTACAACGGTAGTTACATTCACCCATTTCTGAATAGGAATATTGGATACAGAACAATGGTGAATCTTGACACTGGATGTGATACTATCATTATAAGTCATTTGAACATATAAATCATTGTCATATTCTCCTAAATGTACAGATGGACAAGGATCGATAGGGTCATTGTTAGTATCTAGTTTGCCTCGTAAGAATACTATTTTTTTTTCTCCATTTCTATATGTCCAGTCATCAATATACATCCATATAGAATAACTATTAGTGGTAGACGTTTTTGTAGTGACGAGGTCTTTTGCTAAGATAGTGAACTCATTTTTAGCATCCATAATATTTGTTAATGTACGACTGGATTGAATGTATTGATAAATGAAATAAATAATTAAAATGATTACAATAAGTAATATAATGGTAAAAGTCTTCATATAATTATTATTTTATATATTATCTGTATAAAATAATAATTTACCGCATAATTATTTTTATGAAGATGAATTAAAATGTCAGGGTGCCATTACTAACACCATTTTCTGAGAAAGATACGCTAACTTTTGTATTTACTAACCCAGGAGTGCTTCCGTATCCTTCACTAAAAATATTCCATGCTTGTTGAGGGTTCACGCTATTGGGTAGATATAGCATTCGTGTGGTGTATCCAGAAAATCCACCAAAAGGGGTGATTGATAATCCTGCTTGTTTATTGACCGCAGAGATACCGGGCATAACAAATGTATTTACCATTTTACCATCTAGATATACATCCATACTGCGTCCATATACAGATACGATAACGTTTATCCATTTTTGTAATGGTATATTAGAGATAACATTTTCTGATTGTCCTAAATTATTCATATTAATTCCCAATGTTTGTAATAATTTCTGGTCACTTTCATCAATGGGATTACAACCAACCCCGCACATAACAGGGGTGATAGGCGAGTTAGATGTAGTATTTGCGCCAGTAGCGCTAGATGGAGGTGGTCCATCTGGTAAATAATAACTACTTCGAATAATCATCTGATTTTCAATACTCCCTAAAGTTAAAGAAGGAGAGGGTAAAAGAATAGTATTATTAATCGGAAATCCTCTAGCAGCAATTATTTTTTCTTCTCCGTACCGATATGTCCAATCATTTACATACATCCATAAAGACATAGAATAATTGACAGGGTTTGATATGGATGTGTTATCATTCAATGAGGCCGCGTCAATTGTAGTGGTGTTGGTGGCCTTGTTATAACCCGCAAGATATTTTGTTTTAAAAATATAGCTGATAATATAGTTAATAAGTAATATAATTGCGATAATTGCTATAATAGTCTCAACACCCATAATATTTATATATTACCTATATAAAATATTATGATTGATATCCAAAGTATATGACATATTATATTTATATTTATCAAATTACTCATTCTAATCCTCCTGTTGTATTGCCATTATTGGTAAAGAACCATTTCAACGATAAATAATCTGTATCAAACGTATTGTCGGGAGTAGCTAATATTTCACCATCAGCAACTGTAATATCGGTCGGTTCGTCTGTAAAGCTCAGTGGTAAATTAATATTAATATTGGAAGAGGCGTTCACATCGTTAGTGATGGTTGATTGTTGTGTTCTTTTTTCAACTGGAATAATTGTATAATTCATATATGGAATTACTGGAGGGTTGGCTAGTTTGTTGCTATTATAAATATCATATATTTGTGTGTTGGTTAATATTTTATTAAAAAAGTTCACATTACAAATACCTCCGTCAATCCCATTTACTCCGCTTCCACTGGTGATATTTTCATAAGACATTTGTGGAACAATACTATTAGCACTGTTAACCAATACTCCATTATAAAAGATATCTAATGTTCCATTGTTATAATTCAATATGATATTATTCCATTTTTGTTGTGTAATATTTTCCAACCCATAAAGATAAATGAAGTCAGTACTATTCTTATTGTTCAATACGTTAAACTTCAAGGTATTCAGTTTAGAATTATAATCTAGTTTGATAATATCAAAAACATTCAGCACAGTTGTATCATTTATATTGTTAGGGGCATTTTGATTGGAAACTCCATCAAAAAGTAACCAAAATGACAAGGCGAACTGGTAATTATAAGGGAAAGGTTTTGATGAAGTAGAAGGAACACTGGGTATGACATCTGGAATATTATTTAATTCCTTGTATCCACCCAACGTATTTTCCACATTAAGTGCAATTGGTTTGTTTACGATGAGGGTTCCACTACTTTGTGCTTTTTTCTTATTTGTATAAGGTAATACGATATATTTCAATAAATATAAACAGATTGTAGTTAACAAAATGATATAATAACTCCTGTTAGTATTATAAAGATTTGTTCCTACACCTTTTGCTGCTTTTAATCCTTGAGGTCCATATTTGGAACCATATTTGAATATAGGTGCCATAAGATAATGATAAATAGGTCCCAAAATATATTGAACGATTAGGTCAACAAGATTGACAACCAAACATGGAATATAAAATACCGAATCTAAAATGAGTCTCAGAAGTGGAGATTTATTGTAATACGTAGTACTGGATAATAGTTTAAAAAATATTCCAAATGCTGCTAAAACAACACAAATATTCAAAACTAGTCTCCATGTAGAACTTGAACTACCACCCATTATTGTACTATTGATGATCCATACTATTAAAAGGCCTACAGTAGTCAATCCGGTAACAAGAAACAACGCATTTAGAAAATATTTTGAAAAGGTGGATTGTTGAGATTCTTCTGCGTTCAACTGGTTTGTATTAGGAACACCTAAACCCATAATTGTAAATATTAACCAGACAACGACTAGAAGGGATGACAATACTGCTATACTAGTAAAGTCACTAGTGTTTGTAGGGATTGTGCTTAAATAGTATGTAACTGCGATAATAAAACCAATAAAAAGAACCACATTTATTATTGAAAATAATGTAAATCCGCGAAATATCCCTGTATTTTCTATTCCATTTTCACTTGTGGTTGGAAAGTTTACAAATGTGAGTAAAAAAATGAACCCGAATAAGATAAGTAGCCAGGTAAACAACATATACGGTCCTGAATATTGTTCTACATAATTTCCTGGATTACTGAAGTAAAATATAGCTACAAACAAAAGGAGACAGAAAAAAATGATACTATATTTCATAAGATTCATATTAAATGATAAATGTATTCCAGTATTAATAGTTTTTAGTGATGAATAAAATAAAAATATTCCTATAGGAACTAGTGCAAGTAGAATACCTATCGCATAATGGTCGATTGCTTTTTTATTTCCTAATGTAAATATGAGTATAAGGATAATTATGTATAAAAACAATACAAATGTCTCTTTCATATTTATAAAAAAGCTTGACCGCAATAAAGGATATGATTCTTTTTTATCAGAAGATAAAGTAGAGTTCATGTTATTTTTTGATTCTTTATTTATATTATATCATAATAAATAAAAAATTATATAAAATATGTATACATTGAAAATTACATATTTTCCATAGCAGTTTTACAACCATGACACTCACGACATAATGCCACCAGATTTTCAACATTATTCCCACCTCCATGTTCTAATCGTACACAATGGTCAACTTCAAACCATGCGTTCAACTTCTCTTTACATTCCCCACATTTCCATCCCTGTTGCGATGCGACATATTTCTTTTTTGTTTCACTTACTGAACGTTTAGTGCCTTTTTTACCGTTCGAAACCCCTCCCGATTGTAGGATTTTTCTCTCGTATTGGTTGTTGATTTGTGTATTTTCTTGATTAAACTCTTGCATAAAGTTTGTCTGTGATTCGTTATTATTATTATTTGTAAAGTCTAAAATAGGCGATATCATGTCTATAGATGTTTTATCAATTGGCATATACTTAATTATATTATTTGCGTTGAGTAGCATACTTTTACATTGTTTTGGATTGCGTTTTGCCATCAAATATAACGATAGTCCAATAAATGAAAAAAATACGATTTGTAAGTATTTTTTATTTTTATAAAAAAGTTTGCTATATTTTCCATCGTGATAAGTATTGAATATAAAAAATCCGGTCACTCCAAATATAAGAATTTCTAATTTCATATAATATAGTATTTATATAAAATTAGATAATAATGTTTGTTAGTAATTTATTTAGTTCTTTTTTTTAAGTGTAATCGTATGTCTATGTCTATGTCTATTATGTCTTTGCTTTATTGTAGAGTTAGAAGTGTGTTTCTTATGTGTATACGTTGTATTGAGGGTATTAACAATGGTTTTAGAGAGTGGTAATGAAGACTTGTTAGCATGATCATATAGAACATCATTTTTGTTATAGGAATATTCCTTATATATATTTGTAATATCTGTTAAATGATTGATAATAACATTATGATTTATTTTAGTAGTAGGATAATAAAGGATATCCATATATAGTTGACGAACTGCGTTGATTATTTTTAAATCATACGATTCAACTGGTACTTTGTTGTAATAAGACAAAACAAGATAGGAATAACAACTAATAAATCCCCAAACATCAAGGTTATAAATCATGACCTCCGTAAAATATTTATTAGCATCGAATCTTTGATTGTATGTAAACTGTTTCAATATTTGATAATTATAATGAAGGAGAAAAGGTACAATATACTGATATTTATGTTTTTTCATTTTGTCAGGAATAGTAGATAATACTTTCTCATAGTATGAAGTGTCTTTGAATAATATTTTAAATATCATATTTAATAGCTTCAACCCACTTTCTTCTTTGTTTATCCGAGCAAAGATAATCTCATATATTTGAATGGCTGTGGTATTATTAGAGTCAAGTAGTGAATTATATTTCTTAACGAAATCGTCGCGCATGAGTAAAACTGAAAAAATAATATTGAAGTTAAAAGAACTGGTATATTTATTATAATGACTTGTATTACTTTTAGTAAACGCCATACCCCAATCAATCATACGAACGATAGGGTCTTTTTGCGATTCTGATAATATTAAAATATTAGAGGCTTTTAAATCGCCATGACATACATGTTTATTATTCATAGGAATGATTCCATACTGATATAATTGAATTAAATGAATATTCAATAAATAAATGTCACTAAATAATGCTCCATGTTCTAATATGCTATCTAGACTAGTTCCGCCATAAGGCATATTCAGCGCATATAATTTGTCTAGATGTTGATTAATATTATTTCGGTTAATTTTATTTTTTACAAGAGGTTTACATTTTTTGTCAAACAATACCAGGTCATCTTTTGATAAATGTGAGGGAGTACATAAATAAATATTATTAATTAAGAAATATTTTTGATAATTATGTATATTCTCTAGTATACGATGAATTTTATTAATTTTATCATATTCTTCTTCAGCATATTCTTTTAACATAAGTTTCGTGACATATTTTTTGTTAACCTTGTTGCTATTATTACATGGTATGGAAGGATACAATACACATCCAAAACCACCTGCATCAATTACTTTACCTCCAATGAGCATAGATTGATTATTTTGAGTAGTCATATTTTTTACTATATATACTTGTTATATTTTATTTGTTATACAAAATGTATATGATAATTATCAAAAATAATAAAATAGCCACGTAAATTAACCTGCTAATCGTTTTGTAATATTCCCTCATTTTTATGTTAGTAGGTTTATATTCATCGTAATACGTTTTATAAAAAGAGCTAAGAGAAATACATGGTTTTTCAAGTTTTTCATTTATTTTATTATGAATGAAATGAGTCCATCTAATAAATGCATCTTTGGAGTCTAAATAAGGAGTTACTGGATACAAGTTTAAAAAACTTTCAAACGTTTTCGAGGCAGATTGTGTGGGTATAAATAACGGCATATTTTGTATGAGGTCATAATATTTTTTTTTCGTGACTGAGTTAGGTGTTGTCGGGTATGTGAACGCAATTGTGTGGATGAAGAACCAGTAATGTGGTCCCCATATGGTAGGGTCTAATTTCATTCTTACTAATTATAGTAATTAAACATTAAAAGATACTTGTTTAAACATAATTATTTATTATATACAATTATGAATAAAATAAAACAATGTATGAATAAGAGCAGACAAGATATGAATAAAAATAAGTCGGAACAAAATATATGTACCAACTGTGAGAAGTTGGGGCATTTATTTCATCAGTGTAAGTTGCCTATAATCAGCTATGGTATTATAGCCATACACGAAAATAAAAAAGAGAATAAGTATGAATATTTGATGATAAGAAGAAAAGATTCATTCGGATATATTGATTTTATTCGTGGCAAATATTCGTTATATAATATTGACCGAATTAAACAGTGTATTGATGGAATGTCTCTAGATGAAAAGCAACGCTTGAGAACTCATAGTTTTGAAGAGTGTTGGAAAATGTTATGGGGAAGGGAATATACCAATCAATACAAGAATGAAGAAATGGTTTCACAAAAAAAGTTTCATATTATAAAAAGTGGTATGAATATTGGTACAAATCACTACACATTAGATACTTTATTAGACGATAGTAATACACAGTGGACAGAACAGGAATGGGAGTTTCCAAAGGGCAGACGTAATTTACGCGAAAAGGAGCTGGTATGTGCCATGCGCGAGTTTTCTGAAGAGACTGGGATACCTAGTTCTCGATTAAATATTATAAATAATCTGGTTCCATTTGAAGAATTATTTATTGGTTCGAATCATAGAGCATATAAACACAAATATTATTTAGGTTTTATTGAAACCACTGAAAAAGAAAATAATTTATTGGATAATTACCAGGAATCAGAAGTTAGTAAATTAGAATGGAAAAATATTCATAATTGTCTAGAGTCAATTCGAGATGATAATTTAGAAAAAAAAAGAATAATACAACATATTAATAAAGTATTAGAGGAATATACATTATATTCATAATACTCATAATATAATATAGATATAAAGTAATGGATAATCGTTCAGAAATAAGTAATAGTGATAGTGATGAAAATGAAACAAATGAAAAAATGATTGGAGATGTATTAAAAGATGAATATATGAAAAATAATTGTGATAGCGATAAAATAAGTAAGGAATGTAATAATTTCAAATTAAAAAAAGAGATTATTGAACGACAACAAATTCAAGAACTCGAAGAATCTGAATCAAATGGAGATAGAGAGAGTATGAATGAAGTAAATAAAATTATGAATAAAGATATTTTATATCCGCAATTAGACGACCCTAAGTTTATAATAAAAATCGCAGAGAAAAAAGAGTTTTATGATACAAAGTATGATGGGAGAATAATGGAAATCAAAGAGCAATCTAATATAATGAACAATGCTAGCTTTGAATTAGCTCCTCATCAATTATTTGTAAAAAACTTTTTATCATATAATACTCCTTATAACAGTCTTTTATTGTATCACGGACTAGGAACAGGAAAAACCTGTTCTGCGATAGGTGTTTGTGAAGAACAGCGTGATTATTTAAATCAAATGGGAATTGAGAAACGAACATTAATTGTTGCATCGCCCAATGTTCAAGATAATTTCCGATTACAATTGTTTGATAAGCGAAAGTTAAATAAGGTAGATGGACAATGGGTAATTACTGGATGTATTGGAAATAAATTATTAAATGAGATTAACCCAATGAACATGAAGGGTATAACCAGAGAAAAGGTAATCCAACAAATTAACAATATCATTAATAACTCTTATATGTTTGTGGGATACAATGAGTTTGCTAATTATGTTGAAAAAGTATTACAAGTTCGTGGAGAGTTCGATTCAGAAGAAGAGAAAGAGATGGTCCAAAAACGAAATATGAAATACGAGTTTGACGGACGTTTAATTGTAATCGACGAAGTTCATAATTTGAATGAAGATAATAAATTAGCTCCTATGTTGACAAAGGTAGTTTTATATACCCAAAATGTCCGTTTATTATTATTATCAGCTACTCCAATGTATAATAGTTATAAAGAAGTAATTTGGTTATTAAACTTGATGAATATGAATGATGGACGTGGAATACTAAACACTAGAGATGTATTTGAGAAAGATGGAAGTTTCAAAAAAGGAAAAGGACAAGAAAATGAAGGAGAAGAACTTTTATTGAGAAAAGCTACCGGATATGTATCTTTTGTAAGAGGTGAAAACCCTTATACATTTCCATTCCGTATATATCCGAATATATTTTCGCCTGGAAATACCTTTGATAATATTGAGTATCCTACAACACAATTAAATGGGAAAAAAATTAATGTAGACGAGGTCATGAATGACGTTTTGAAAACATCTATATATGAAACTTTTGTAGGCCCGTATCAAGAAAAAGGGTATCAAATGATAATTAATAATTTTCATAATCAAAAAGAGGAACAAGGTTTATCTGGATTCGAAGAGTTGAACTCTTTTGGATTTACCTTACTACAAAAACCTTTAGAGGCATTAACTATAGTATATCCGTCCGAAGACTTGGATAGATATATAGAAATGAATGATGATACAAATGATAAATCTAAAAAGAATGAAAATGTAATGATAACAGATACAAAATACGATTTTATAGGACGAACGGGATTAAAACAAGTAATGGCCTTTACAGATACAAAGACACCTCCTATGAAAGGAAACTTTGAATACACAAATTGGGTGAAAGATTCACAAGTACATAATCGTTTTTTTTCTCAAGACAAAGTTGGTACTTATAGCGCAAAGATTAAAAACGTGTGTGATAGTATATATTCAACCAAAAAAGTGGTCTCTGAAGGTGTTATTCTAATTTATTGTCAATATATTGATAGTGGAATTATTCCATTAGCGTTGGCTTTGGAAGAAATGGGATTTTCTCGTTATGGAAAGAATGCATCAAGTTTGTTTAAAACGCCACCTTCTCAACCAGTGAGTTCAAAAACCATGCAACCGATTGAAAAGGGAGAGAAGGTTCATAGCGCAAAATATATTATGATAACTGGTGACCCTCGATTATCTCCAGACAATGATTATGAAGTAAAAGCAGTGACTGATGATAATAATAAAAATGGAGATAAAATTAAAGTGATACTGATATCTCGTGCTGGTTCAGAAGGAATTGATTTCAAGTTCATAAGACAAATACATATATTAGACCCATGGTATAATATGAATCGAATTGAACAAATTATAGGCAGAGGTGTTCGAAACGGTAGTCACAAACTATTACCCTTTGAAAAACGTAATGTTCAATTATATCTATACGGCAGTTTATTGAGAAATAACTCAAATATAGAAACAGCTGATAACTATGTATATAGATTAGCGACATTCAAGGCAATCCAAATAGGTAGGGTTACTCGTTTATTAAAACAAACTGCAGTAGATTGTCTATTGAATCATGACCAAACTAATTTTACACAAGAAAAAATAGAAGAAGGAACTTCCATAAAGGTAAAACAAGTTCTCTCTTCGGGTGAGATATTGAAAGATTTCAAAGTCGGTGATGTGGATAATTCTTCTTCTTGTGATTACATGAAATGTGATTTTAAGTGTATGCCAGATAAGGATATTATTTCAGATGAAGTAAATGAATACACATATACAGAATCGTTTGTCAATGTAAATGCCGAAAGATTGTATCAAAAAGTGAAGAGTTTATTTCAAGACCGTTTTTTCTATAAAAAAACAGAATTACTACATGAAATAAATACTCCACGAGCTTATCCTATCTCACAAATATATGCTACTCTAACACATCTAATTAATGATAAAAGCAAAATATTGATTGATAAATATGGACGTTCTGGAAATCTAGTAAACATAGAAGAATATTACTTGTTCCAGCCTACCGTTTTAGATGACAAAAATATTCCATTATTTGAGAGAAGCGTACCATTAGATTACAAACATAATATGTTGAAATTAAAAATGAAAATGAAAACAAAGGTCGAAGAATCTGGCAAAGAATCTAGCAAGGAACTTGGTAAGGAAACTATCATGAAACCAACAGAACAAAATGAGATTGGTGAACTGGAAATTATGGAGGATATTCAAATGAAATATGACACGGTCAAAAACATTATTGACCAAACACGTTCGTATGATGTTTCGAGAGGAGAAGAAAACTGGTATATTCATTGTGGTTATATTATGCGTAAATCTATTTCTGACAAATTACTGAACAAGGATGTCGTGCTAGTGTTATTAATAGAACATTTAGTAGATATGTTAGTGTTTAGTGAAAAGTTAAAACTCATGAATTATATATACAATATTAGTGATATGAATCCTAATTCTATTGAATATAAAGTAAAAGAATATCTGGATACAAATATAATTAAAACATCACGAGAGACTGCGATGATTATGATTAATGGTACGAAGTTAAATATAAAAATATTAAAGAATAAAGAATGGATAAACGCGTTACCTGAAGATGTCAAAGATGTTGAAAAGGAAACTACCAAATATTTAGAAGATTTAAGAAAATATGAAATTAGTAAAGTGAATGGATATTTCAATTACAATATAAAAATTAATAATATGGATTTCAAGGTGCGATTTAAGTTGGTAGGTAAAAGTACAGGCAAACGATGTCGAGATACGTCAAAATCAGATAAGATCCATATATTGAATATTTTGATAGGACATGATAAGTTTAACAAAGAAAATACAAAGGGTATGGTAGAACAACAATTATGTGCCTTAGAGGAATGGTTATTTAGATATAATAATATGATAAAGAAGGACGATAAATTATGGTTTTTCAATTATGAAAAATCAATATTACTACAAAAAGAATTACATGAGTGATTGTGAGAACCCATTTATCCTTCATTTCTAACGAGTATATAAAAATTGAAAAATGTAAAAACTAATATGGAAAACAAAATAAAGCGATATATATATAGTATATAATATGGATAAATCTTACAAATCAAGACCACCTATTAATAACAATATTTTATTTAGTAGGGCACTTCTTCATCGTACAATTTGTGTTCCTATGATTAACGTAGGAAAAAATATAAATCAACTATTGGAAACATATATTAATAAAAATTACGAAGGAAAATGTGTTGTTGAAGGTTATGTGAAACCAGAATCCTCAAAGTTGATAACTTATTCAAGTGGAAAAATCAAAGATATCAATATTATATTTGATGTAGCCTTTGAATGTAGTATATGTTGTCCAGTCGAAGGAATGTTATTAAAATGTACTGCAAAGAATATAACGAAAGCAGGAATTAGAGCAGAAATTAGTAATGAAAATCCGAGTCCTGTTGTCATATTTATTACTCGCGATCATCATTATATGAGTTCGGCATTTTCAAAAGTGAAAGAGGGTGACGAAATATCTATACGCATCATTGGTCAACGATTTGAATTAAATGATAAATATATATCCATAATCGCTAGTTTAATAGAAGAAAGAAGTGGAGAGGTTGTAAGAAAAACGAATGCTAAACCTAAGTTAGTATTAGGATAGATATATGATTTTGATTTATATAGAGTCTGTCTTATAATAATTTGTAAAAACATATAAACACATCACAATATATTTTTTATATGAGTATGGAAGGAGAAATTCAATATGAAGAGCCATCAGAAATAATCGAATATAGCACGTCCGAATTGAATAATATCCGCGATCAAATAGAAAATATGAATAAGTTTAACCAAATAGAACTTCTTCGCATTCTGAATACACATAATAATAATATGATAAATGAAAATAAATATGGTATACATGTTAATCTTACAGAGGTTGAATCAACAGTCATTCATAAATTACAGACATATATGAATTATGTAAACACCCAAGAAAATACATTGAATGAACTAGAGAAGCAACAAGAGGACTGTAAGAATACATATTTTACAAAAGATAATAAAGAGTAGATGACGTAATATAATAAGAATAATACTAACAATAGAATATGAGTTCTATAAATTATAATGATGTAATTGTAAAGTTACAAGATTATATGTTGTCGGGAACATTAATTACGAATAACAGTCGCAAAGATGAATCGTTGACTAATAATAATACTGCTACTGCTACTAAAAATACATATATAAATAAAAATAAAATTATTAATAACGTTGATAACTATCAACAACCGAGATTTTACCAGCCTAACGAAAAGGATTCGTTATTTTGGTGTTTTTTTATGTTGTATGAAGGAGTAGAAAAATATGAGATGCCTGGAGTTCGGTCATTTGTCAATGAAAAGAACCTGAAGTTTAATTATATTGAGAAGATTCGAGAACAAAAAGTAGCATTGAAGACATATAAAATACGTAATATAACCGAACATGTTGAAGACGAATTGGCAAACAAACAGGTTATTGGAATGAAAACATTTATAGCGTTATGTGTGGCGTTTAATATAAACGTACTATTTATTCATAATCGTAAATGTTTTCCATTGATACTGAATGATGCTAATAAAATAAATGTGGTTCATCAAAAAGATGCTCCAAAAAAACATTATGTAATTGAAAACGATACTACTGATGACCAGCTGGATGCCTATAAGAATAAATATTTTTCATGGGAAAGTGTAGATAAACCAATAAAGGCAATTAGTTCTTATAAAGTTTCCGAATTGATAGATATATGTAAACAACTAGACTTAGATAAAACAAATGATTTAACAAAACAAAACAAAAAAGACTTGTATGAGATTTTATTATGCGCACTGAGCTGATACAGTTTCAGGATACTATAACTGATGATAATAGAAAAACAATAGCAAATAAGAAATCTATCAAATAGTCATTTAAAAATTGATTAATATGATATTATATAAAAATAGTATATTATAATATATTAGAAGTATGACCGATAAACCAGATAAGAACTTATCATTTTCTCGTAATCAAAATGATAATAAACCACCAAAACAACAGATGGACAAAATGATTGATATGTATTGGGAAAATAATCCATTTCTAAAAGACTCTAATTTAAATCATGAGCTGGAAGTAAAGTTTGGAACAAAAGGTATCAAACGTATATCAAAAATCGATTATGATAATGTGATAGGAAAGTTAAAATCATTAGGTTTTTATAGTAAGAATGAAGAAGGAAACTATATGATGCGTATTCAAAATGAATATCTGAATCCGACAGCGGGTAAGTTTATGATTTCTAACATAAGAACAGAAATAAACGGATTTCGCGGTATTCAAGAATATTGTAAACATAATGATATTAAGAAATTAATGTCGAGCTATAATTCTTCAAATGGTGTAGAGTTTTACAAAAAACAAGGATATAAACAAGGTGACCAACAGGTTCGACCAGTTAATTTCAATGACTTTAACTTTAGAATTACTTATAACACAGAAATGAAAATGAGTGAACACAACGGTATTATACGCGATACGGTAGAAAACTGGGACAAATCAAAAAAATCATATCGTTACTTAAATCGCGTCACTTTCGTTCATCCAGAGTTGCCCATAAATGTTGATATTAGTATTGTAAAAAGTTCTGGAATGTCAACCGACCGTAAGTTATTGTTGTCGTATACAACGGAAGAGTCAGGTGTATTTAATAAACCTGATACCTATGAAATAGAGTTAGAGGTAGATAATTCAAGGATTGGTCCCGGAACATCTATTGAAACCGCGAAGGATTTAGCTAACCAAATACGAAAAGCGGTTAAGTATATTCTAATGGGGTTACAAGGAAGTAATTATCCAGTCTCTTACAATGAGTTACATGATACAACGATGGATTATATGAAGTTATTACACGGTAAAGACTACCAACATAAACACAGAAGTTTCATACCTAGTAATTTTGTAGGTCCGTCATCATATACTTTACAAATTCAAAATATTGCTCCTGTAAACGATAATGCAAATATTCCCAACATACGTAATAAATATACAGTTACTGATAAGGCTGATGGAGAAAGACATCTTATGTATATCTCACCAAATGGAAAAATATATTTGATTAACTCGAGTATGGATGTGATCTTTACCGGAGCAAAAACAACCAGTCAAGACATGTTTCATACTTTACTCGATGGAGAATTAATTTTACATGATAAGTACGGTTCTTTTATCAACCTATTTGCTTGTTTTGATGTATATTATGTGAATAAAAAAGACGTTAGGATGTTAGGTTTCTTACCACAAACGAAAGAAGAATTAGAGAAGACAGATAAGTTTCGTTTACCTATATTAAAACAAGTAGTAGGTAACTTACATCCCAAATCAATTGTGAATGATAATCAAATCTGTCCCATCCGTATTGATGTAAAGCAGTTTTATCCCACTTCTTCAAGAGATAATATATTCGATGGTTGTAATCTAATTTTAACAAAGGAAAAAGATGGTTTGTTTGAATATACTACAGATGGATTGATATTTACGCCGGCAAGTATGGGTGTCGGTGCGGATGAAATTGGAAAATCTGGACCATTGCGTAAAATAACCTGGGAACATTCTTTCAAATGGAAACCGCCACAATACAATACGGTTGACTTCTTGTGTTCTGTTAAGACAGATGTAAATAAAAAAGAAGAAGTTAAAAGTTTGTTCCAAGAGGGTTTAAACACACATTCAGTCAATCAAATCGACCAGTATAAAACATTGATATTACGTTGTGGATTTAATCAACTCGACCATGGTTATATAAATCCTTGTCAAGATATACTCGATGGTAAGATTAAGAAATATGGAAATGATAATTTAGACAAGGAAGAAGAATATCAACCAGTACAATTTTATCCAACTAATCCGAGTGATAATGAAGCAGGTATTGCAAATGTGGTATTAAAAAGAGATGATGGAGGAGTCGAACAGATGTTTACAGAAGAGGACGAAGTGTTTGGAGACCAGATGATTGTAGAGTTTCGTTATGAAATAAATAATAAACCAGGATGGAGATGGATTCCACTAAGAGTCAGATATGATAAAACTGCGGAACTTCGGCGAGGTGTAAAGAATTATGGAAATGCATATCATGTGGCGAATAGTAACTGGCATTCTATTCATAATCCAATTACTGATATCATGTTGAAAACTGGAAGTAATATACCTGATCAATTAGCTGATAGTGACATTTATTATAATCGTTTGACAAAGAATACGAAAACACAAGCGATGCGTAACTTTCATAACTTGTATGTAAAAAAGTTGTTGATTACAAGTGTTTCCCAACGAGGTCATACATTAATCGATTACGCTTGTGGAAAAGGGGGGGATATATCCAAATGGATATCATCCAAACTATCATTTGTATTCGGAATCGATGTATCTAAAGATAATATTGAAAATCGAATGGATGGTGCGTGTGCTCGGTTTTTGAATTATTCAAAGAAATTCAAAGATGTTCCCTATTCGGTCTTTGTTCATGGAAATAGTAGTGCAAATATTCGTAGTGGACAAGCAATGATAAACGATAAATCTAGTGAAATAACCAAAGCAATATTTGGAAACGGTCCTCGTGATTCAGATAAATTAGGAAAAGGGGTAGTTAAATATTATGGAAAAGGAGAAGATGGATTTAATGTATCTTCGTGTCAGTTTGCCATTCATTACTTCTTTGAAAATAAAACTACCTTTCAAAACTTTATCAGAAACGTGGCTGAATGTACAAAGTTAGGGGGATATTTCGTAGGTACTTGTTATGATGGTAAATCTGTATTCAATATGTTGAAGAATAAGAATCTTGGTGAAACGGTAAGCATCTACCAAGGAGATACCAAAATATGGGAAATTGGAAAAGAATATTCCCAAGATGTTTTTGAGGATGATATCACAAGTCTAGGATATGAGATAAATGTATTTCAGGAAACAATTAATAAGGCGTTTCCAGAGTTTTTAGTTAATTTTGACTATCTTGTACGTATTATGGAAAATTATGGCTTTCAGATTGTTGAACGTGATGAAGCGCAATTAATTGGATTACCTAATGGTAGTGGTATGTTTAGCGAGTTGTATACAATTATGGAAGACGAGATTAAGCGAAATCATAAAATGAAAAATGAATATGGAGACGCAAATAAAATGTCCTCTTATGAAAAGAAGATATCCTTTTTGAATAGGTACTTTGTCTTTAAGAAGGTTAGTCATGTGGATACTGAAAAATCGTTAATTGACTCTATTGAAGAACTAGATGCCGACGAATCAGTTATAAATGATATTCCGTATAGTGATGATGAGGAGGAGGATGAGGATGATGAGGAAAAGGAAAAGGAAAAAGAAAAGGAAAAAGAAAAGGAAAAAGAAAAGGAAAAAGAAAAGGAAAAAGAAAAGGAAACTAAAACTAAAACAAAAACTAAAACTAAAAGACTAAAGAAGAAAATAATTCTAGTGGAGAATTACACCTTTTAACATTTCAAACGTCGATTAACTTAAAGATTTAATATGTTATTTATAATATATTAAATGTCTATTTATGGTCATTTCACACAACAATATTATGGCAATAAAATTATTTTCCCTGAAAAATCATTTTTAATTTCAGGTATTAGTTTTTATAAAGAAAATTGTTCTAATATAACATATGATACTGAATTACTTATGAAACACGAAGTAGATAATAAATATGACCCATTTGCGATTTCTATTATGAATAATGATAAAATTATTGGATATGTTCCAAATAGTGAAATAAAGGAATTATGTAAAAATAATATAACAGAACCATTAAAAATAATAAATATAAAAATAATAAATGGTAATTATGGAATTCGTGTAATACCAAAATGTTTTTATGTGCATGACCCTATATTAGAAAGTAAAGTATTATTTTCAAATGATTAAACGGCGTTTGAAATGAGAAAAGGTGTAAAAGACTTAGAAATAATAATGTATAATAATCAATACACGTAATGAACTATTACACATTATTACCAAAAAAATATAATATCCCATTGATAAAACCAAATTATTCTACTCACATTTATGATTCTTATTTATTACCTTATATATCACATAGTGTAGTAATGAGTTTGAATGATATTTACCAACAAATAGAGAAAATGAAGATTGATATGGCTATTTATAATATCAATTACATTTTTTCACTAGTTAATCCATATGATTTTATTTATAGAAATATACATGAGCAAAATGTAGATGAAAATGATAATATTACTGAAATATATTCTGATTATAAACAACATATACATGAGAATAATAATGACGATGACAATGTGAATTGTGTAAGCCAATTAAATAGCACATCATTGTTAATATACAACTTGATAGAAATTAACAATATGTTATCTCAACTATATAATTATTATTCTAATATTAACATATTATGTATCAATGATGATAGTCGTTCTTTTTATAGTTATATCAAACATACACGCAACTCTTACAATGACAATATTCATTATATTTCATCTACTCAATTAAGCACAAGTATTACAAACAAAGATAAAAGTATATATAATATACCTATACCTAATGAATATACGAAACACAATATAAAGTATAATTTATTGTATTTCGACTTGGATTATTTAAATAATATCCACAGTATTGACACACAAAAGCAAATCAAACTACTCGCATTGTATTTGCGTTACATATTAGTTTATCAGGAAGAAGGTGGTAGGTTCATTTTAAAATTAAATAATCTGTATTATAAACCATTTTTGGACGTTGTGTATATATTAACCAGTTTATATGAGAAAGTATATATTTGTAAGCCTCATATTTCATCTCAAGAAGAGCGTTTTATCGTATGTGAAAAATATAATAATCGCATAAGCTCTATAGAGAAAGATGATATGATAACTAGTATAGAACAAGTTATATTTTGTGATGATATTGTAGATAATTTTCAAGAAAATCATATTACTTCATTATTAAACAATAGTTTGCCCAAATTATTATTGAACAAATTAGAGGAGATTAATATTATTACCGCGTATCAAACATTGGATAAATATGACGAAATGATTAATATTTGTAAATCAAAGAATATATTTGAAAGAATAGAAAATTATAAAAAAATGAGCATTACTAAATCAACACAATGGTGTCAACATAATAATATTCCTTATAATCAAGTTATGACAAAATGATTTTAATTTTGACACTGAATTAATATACAAAAAAAAATCAAGAAAAAAATAAAAAATATCTAATCAGATGTTTTTTATTTTGTGATAGTAGTATTGTTTTGTTATACTGTTCAACTACAAGACTTATGAACACCAGTTCCTCCAGTAGGTTTTTTATAAAATGTTCGTGAAATAAGAGGGGCACATGGTACAGACTTCGATTTGTGAATAAAAGGCACAAATGGTTTTCCTCCACGATTCTCATATCTATTTCCACTTCCTTTCAATAAATTATTGAAGAATACATTTTTTTCAACAGTGGTAAGGCCCAATTTCAATGTACGAGTGCTACTTGATACTCCTCCTTCTTTGGCGAATTGAGGATTACTGGGTTTATAAATAACTTTGGAACAATTACTTTGACATTTCGTAGGGTAACAATTAGCGACATATGTATTTGACAATGTTGTGGGAGTGCCAGCAAGAGCATTTGGATTACCTCCACCTGAATAAAAGTTGAAGGCTCGTTGTTTGTATGTTTGGCAACGATTTTGTCTATATTGTTGATGGGTGGTATAATAATCTTTATTGATAATAGTACTAGCAGGACGAACACGACGAAGTGCCTTGCGTTGTTCATTACAACATAATGTATGGCTTTGACTTACAGGCAAAGGATCCATTGTTAAGTTCGGTGTAGGCGAGTATCCAGAAATGGCAATGATGCCAGAACTAGTAGCACATATGGGATATTGATATTCACTAGACATATTGATTATATATATATTACGATACATTATTTTTAACTAAATAATAATATATTGTCAATATTTTGTACGCCTATTTTATTCACGAATAATACTAATTAGGAATATTATTTTGTACAAAATTACGTCCAGGTTGGTCCATCAATTGTCCCAATAAACCTTTAGTTCTTTGATTTTTACTAGCCCGATTTTGATTAATGACTATATCAAAATCAGGACAACAAGGATCCAAAATAACCGTAGGAATATTGGATACTATACCCTTTCTATAATGTTTCATCGGGCGCGCTGACCCATGCTTATAAGTTGTAAAGTTAGTTAAATCATTATTGGTAATAGGACGAATATTACCTGCAGTAATTGATGATGGATTTTGGTAAACACCTGTTCCTTTTGTAGGACGAAAATTGTGAGGATTGGACCTATTGTTATATGAGTTCATGCCGAGTGGAAAGAATGCTGATGACATAGTTGCTATAGTAATAGTATATATAATATTATAACATAAAATATTATAACATAAAACATTATAAAAATGAGATTATTTTATTCTCCTATGAAAAATAATCTAAATATATTATACTAATGTTATCAATATTATTAATCGTATTTTTCTTGTATCTTATTTTGTATTCTTTTTGGAATCCATGTGTAAAAGAAGGGATGTCAAGCACCAATTCATATCAACCATATTCCGCTGGAAATATACCAGCACTCGCAAATAAAAATGCTGGTAATATCCAGGTATTAGAATCAAAAATAACAACTTTGGAGGACCTACCTCCTCAAGTAAAGGAAAATACTGCTAGCATAAAAAAAATGTCGGAACAAATCTTTAAAATGTCGATGGCCCAAAAAAGTGCTGCAACACAGTTTGCTGGAACCACCCCTCATAATATTACTGGGACCGGGACTGGAAAAAAATAATTGATATTATCTAGTCGATTTATCTCTTTTTTCATTCGCCCCTTCTTTCTGTAATATTATCTTGTATTAATATATATCTAAACATATGAATATATTTGATGCTGCTTCAAAAGATGCCGGTGGAGTAGAAGCCAAATTACTTGGACCGTCCTATCCTTATTGGAAAAATATCAAAAAACCATCTGAAATTGGTATGTCTGCTGATGGAAATCTAGAAACATTAGCTAGAGACGTTGATGGTATTATTCAATATGTAGAAGTACTTGTCTCTGGAAAAGGAGCGTCTACAACCGGACAACCTTTAGGAAATAAATATTTTATGAAAACGGCAGGTAAATGTAAAGACAAAGATACCGGAGATTTGAAAGATAGATATGTATACATAGATAATGTTCCCACAGGTAAAGTTCCTTTTATATCATCCGCAATGGGTGTCGATTTCACTTCATTTGAAGGACTCATTCCAGGAACAATGGAAAATATGGGTAAATTAAATCCTTATTCTATATTACAAGGGTTCGTAATGGGTGAACATCCAGAATGTCAAAATGTAACTTTAGAAACGATTAATAATGAGAATCAACGTGGTCAAGAAAGTCATTATGTAGCTACTGCAGATATAAATAATATGACAGAAGGCTTTACGTCTAGTATAACACCATCAAATATATTAGACTCACACAATATTATGGGTTCTTCCACTCCTCTTATTCCTAAAGACTATTTGGTTCGTTTATATTTTGTATGTATTGCCATTTTGATATTATATATTGTATATCGAATTATTGAGAAAACGAATTAGGATGATATGATAACTTATTCTTCGAGTTACCCTATTTTATGAAATAAAAAAATGCATTCGTAAAATATATATATATATATTCTCATGATATATATATATCATATAATGAAGACAACACGTAACAATATAATTGTATCACCATTGGTCAATGGTGTAAAGTACATTATACATAACGTCAACGATGAAATTCAACAAAAAGTACAAAGTGGACATCAGTGGAATAACGAAATTTTCAGTTTAATTAAATCATATATTTCAACAAGAAACCTGTCTCACTTTTTAAATATAGGTAGTCATATTGGAACAGTAATCTTACCTATTTCTTTACATATCAATAAAGTTACTGCTGTTGAGGCATATCCATCTACTTATGTACATTTACGTCAAAATATTAAACTAAATAATATTTCAAATATACAGACTTTTAGATTAGCGTTAGGTAATAGTATAGAAGATGTATATTTTATGAGTAAAAATAAAATATGTCCGGTGGAAAACGTAAATAGAGTAAAAAATAACTCAGGTGGTATGCATGTGTTTACTGAAAACGATATTCAACATAATATTCGTTCTAGTTGTTTAACCGATAAAAAAATAAAAAATCAAATGAACAAACTGGATAATATAAAAATAGATAATTTTGATATAATGTTGGTTGATATTGAAGGGAGTGAACATGATTTTTTATTGGGTGCTGAAGAGAAAATAAAAAAAAACCGACCCATTATAATTATAGAAATCTGGGATGATAATAAAAGAAAAAATGAAAATATGACAACAACACAAAATGAAATTATAAACTATATTCTATCTTTGAACTATACCTTAATTAAAAATATTCACGATGATTTTATATTCGAACCAAAATAAGTGTACGTATACACATACACAATTACAAAATGTATAACAGAAATATTATTAATTATACATTTTGATTATGAAATTATACAACCAAGAGAGAAGTTAGCGTTTCTTCGTACGTTTCTTCTTTTTCATCATTTTTCTTTTCTTGTGGGTTTTTTTCTTGTGTGATCTTTTCGATGTCTTTTTCAGATGTTTAGGTTTTCTCTTTTTCATCTTTCTACTTGTTTTTCTCTTGCGACCACCCACTATGCCCGCCTTTTGAGATAAGTCATGTTGAAAAGAATAACCGTCTACTCTACCTCCTCCTAAAAAAGGAATTTTATAACCTAATACATGTTTTGAACAATCGCAATCTTCTTTTGTTTTTGTTTCAGGATTAGATTCTTGTTCTTCGTCTTCGTCTTCTTCTTCCTTCTCAGGTTCTTCCTTCTCAGGTTCTTCCTCCTCAGGTTCTTCCTCCTCAGGTTCTTCCTCCTCAGGTTCTTCCTCCTCTGGTTCTTCTTTTTCCTCTGGGTCTTCTTCTTTTGGTCCTACTACAGAGGCTCCTTTTGGTTCTCCCGGTAGTTTATTTTGTGTATTAATATTCATAGAGTTAGGGTTCTTCTCACCATTACCATCAATATTTAAGTTAGGAACATTCAAAGACTTGGTCATATCTCCGCCTTTCATTTTTTTTCCACCTTTTTTATTACAACGCATTTATATTATAACGAGAAATTATAATATAAAATATAATATAATAATATGCTATTTGTAAATTATATTATCTATAGACGCGTCCAAACAATTGTGCTGTAGCCCGGTAGCTCAACATTTAAAACCCATGTAATTGAATTAGTTCTATCATCGATAGATTGTATAGTTTGTTTTATATCCTGTGTTGGTGGAAAATAGAAAAAAATATCATATACGCTCCCATTTGGTATATTTTTAAGTGTATACATACCTGATCCATCATACCAAACTCCATTGTTTAAAGTTACGGTAAAGTTATTTAATGAATCATCCGGATATGAAACATACCAACTGTCACTATTATTAATATTGAATGTTTCTGAAATAGGACCCTTACGAGGATTTAAATTAGTTAAATCTCTCAGAGTTGTATACATCTTATGACTGGCACGTCTTTTCTTTATTCGATGATTCGTTACTCCTACCCCTGATGTTGATACTGTTCCGCATCTATTTAACATACTAGCTGTTGTAAATATCATTAATATAAATAATAATGATATAATAATAATATAATATCATAGTTTCTAAAGTATTTGGTTTCAAACAGAAAGATTGACTACGAATAAGTTTGTATTTTATCATTCAACGCAGCAAAAAAGGCTTCGTAGTCACCAATTGTATTATCATTAACACATGATACAATCTTCTCTAATTCAACCAAACTTGTAGAATGATTAATCGCATTAATTGCATTAGTGTAGGTTTCATAATGACACGGTGCTGCAATCGCAGTTGTATTTATACGAGTGTATCCTGTTCCACTTTGTGGATATCCACTAGAAAAGGAAAATATATTCTTCTTATCAGTGACCGCTTTTTTGGTAGGCTCAACATAGTTATACGTATTGAATAGAGGATCAGTATAAGTAGGACGTAAAGGGGATATTGATTTATAAAGGTTGGCAATCGCTCCTTTTTTTGCAGGTGCCACACTTCCACCACCGCGAACACATCTCAATGCGTTTTTAACATCATTCTGATTATAACTTTTATAGCCTAAAGGCGTGCTATCAGGCAATCCTTGTTTTAAAGAACTTTTACCAATTGCATTACTTTTCTTGTGAGAAATATACAGACTACTGTCTGCTGGAGGAACATATTTTACTAATTGAGACACTTTAAAACGCTTCTGAAGGTCTCCCGAATAATAGGTTCCGGCAGGTTTATCCGAAGACATCTGCTGTATGCCCCTCCCGAAGTTATAAGTTCTTCCTTCTCTATACTGGGTGGTACGTCTGTATTGATGACGACCATTCGAAAATGTTCCAGCCCCATCAGAAGGATAATATTGTGGAGGATTAGGGTGCTTTCCAGACAAAATACCGCGGTTGTGAACACCCATTTGTAGAGGTGTTTTATTTGTGCTTAAAGGACCTATAACGGGAGCACTAGCGTAACTGCCACCCATATTTGGAATGTTACTATATTGATGATATGCTATTGTTGTCATTCGTATTATACTATAATATAATATGAAAATAATATCATAATTTATTGATAACCCGAGATTTTTCTTAATATCTTCTGATGGCGCGGATAGCGCTTTGAGCGCCCGAGTATTGGTTCCCTCCATAACTTAAATCATTGTAATTTTTGTTGATCGCCTTTTGTTTCTTGTATCGGATAACATCAGAACTATCATATACATACTTTACATTACATGATGCCGCTTCTGCCCCCGAGTTATCACATCTAGAACTGATGTGACCAAAGGCATTTTTCAATCCATGCATGCCAGGACGACTCTGAAATGACTGAGTAGGTCCTCCACAAGAATAGTTTTGACGACTCAATAAATCGCCAGCGTTGTTAATCGCACGAAAGGGGGTGGTAGCAGATTGATGATTATTTACCTTCTTTGCGTTGTTTGTATTCCATCCATTTTTTAAGAGAAACCGGGTTTTTGCAAAGTTATTATTATTGTTGGTGGTGATTAATGCTTTAGGGATAAATCCGTGTATTCCACCTCCAAGGGGGCTAATTCGTGTGTTTGGGTGAACCATATATATTGTACAAACAAAATAGTTTCCTTAATAATAAAGATTAATGTATTAATAATGTGACAATAACATATATTTTCTATCGATATAATAAGAATAATATACTTTTCATTATGACAAAAAAACTAAAAAAAAATGACACGAAAAAAAATAGACGACACAATAAGAAAAAACAAAATAAAACTAGACGACAATCCTATAACAACAAATATCACAAGATAAATAGTAAAAAGAAACACAACAATCGTAAAAGAGGTATATCATCAAAACAAAATCAGAAAACCAGACGACGGAAAGGAGGTAGTCCTCAATTAAATAACTGGCGTAAACCATCTACATACATAAAACCTGAAAAGCAAACATGGAGTGATTATGGGAGAGGGTTATCGGGGACTGTTAGGAGACCTTTTTATAAAATAGAAACTGACGCTAAGGACCCCTATTTTGCGAATCAACCTGTGGTTAGAGACTTAGGAAAACGTGCTGATACTCTAAAACCATATATGATTTTAAAGCATAAGAAACTTATGAAAAAACAACTAGGTGAAGGATATATTAAAATTATTCCGAATGACCCAGACCCAAAGAAGGCTAACAAATGTGTAGGAGATAATACCAAAGACATTACACAAAATAACAAACGTATTAATAAATTAATTCAACATATTGATGGTTCGTGTGACCAGGATGACCAGGATGACGACCCAAAAAATATGAATATGAATGCGTGTAATATCAAATGTAATAATATTGAAACTATAATAAATGATTATAAAAATCTGGAGCCTTATAAATGGGAATATCATTTAAAACCAGAACAGATTGACATGACTACTAGGTCACGATTTCCTAGTTATTATAATAAGAAAAATGCTACCAGTGAGGCGGTGGTTGATAGTACTGTTAGTGATAATATAGGAGAAGAAGATAATTTGATTAACAAGGACAATGAGGACAATGAGGAAGACGATGAAGACAATGAAGACAATGAAGACGATAAAGACTATGTCTATAGACAACCTTCATAAACATTTGATGAATATTATGAAATACTTTGTGCGCAAAATATTTCATAATAAATATAACGATATGATTTGAAAATGCGTCCATTTACCTTCATACCAAGACGTAGTTATAGTTTTAAGTATCTACGTCTTACATATACTTAATCGCATAATATTTATCAAAAATATATCATACTTTATATACCACATAAATGAGTGATCAACTCATACTGCAAATGAACAAAATGTTCAAAATATATTAATTATAATTCTTTTCTTTAAATATTCCCTTTACTTCTAATTGTTCTTTTTTTGAATAGAAAGATTTTTCTATCTATACGTGGTTTCATTTTTATTTTAGTTTTATCTTGATGATTTTAGGTATTTATATACAATAATTTACATAAGAACTTTTAGAAATGAAGACGTTATTTTACGATATTATTTCAGCCAAATAACTAGTAGGACACATTTACCTAAACGGTCACAGGAACCCTATGTAATGTAGTACATATCCTTTGGTGATAATGATGATTGTTTTTTATAATTGTTGTTGTTATGTGATATTAATTTTTTATTTTGTTGTTATGAGAGATTATTTTTCACCATCCATGAACTACATTACGGATTTGGAGTAATGATATTACACCACTACTAATAAATTAGTAATATTGTATTTAAATACTTATTTTCGTTTATATATAGTTCATGATCAATAAATATTCTGTCTACACATCGGACATGATGGAATATTTCCTCCCTCTGACTTCATAGTTTGGAACTGGATTGTTTTAACAAAACAACTCGTACATATTTTGTGATTACATTTGGTCATACTAATAGGCATATATTGGTTCATTTCTTCGTAACAAATTGGACACGAATCATATATATTGCGTTGATGATATAAATAATACCATATATCGGAACATAGAACAACCAGTTCCTTATGTTTTTTCTTTGGAAAGGACTCGCTTTTATATAAGACGCTATCAACTATAATCTCGTTAAGATGATTATTAGTATTTGATATACCATTCGATATACTGTGAAATGATGTAACTATCAGTGTTTTCAACAGTTTTTTATTCATTTTTTCGAAATTGGGTTTATTTTCTCCACAATACATAATTGTTCTGCTCACTTCTTCCCCTTCTATACATTTTTCTACATTATGTTTATTACTATCACAATAAAAACATTGTTTAAATTTTATCATTTATTTTCCTTTTTAAAGTATAATGATTTGTGAGAACATATTTATATGAATATTTGTATAAATATATTAAGTTAGAAATTAATATATCTTAGGACAAGGGAGAACGGTTGGTATCTGGATATATTGTGGCTCATTACTTAATGGATTCCACATATTATACTTCGGATTTAGACACCCTCGTGTGGCGGATCCCGCCGGCCCTCCACCCCTCTTAGCACGCTTTGTATAAGGTTTTCTTTTCTTGTGAACATTATGTCCTTTGCGGTGAAATACCTTATCTCCCTTCTTAGTGGTGTAATTTCTACGTCCCTTGTGTGTCTTGGAACGGGTTCCTTTAGTTGAATGTCTTCTCCTAGTTGCCATTTGTATAATTAAAGAAAAAAATATGTAATTCTCTAATTATGCGAGGCCATCTAAGATTACGCAATACCTATTACCCCACATGCAACACGTTCACCCGCATTTCCGGTTATCGTGCTTTCTTTGTCTCCTCCTTTACCTAAATCATCTTCTTTATCGTGAACAATTATCATTCGTCCAATAATAGAGTTTTTTTTGCGTGGGTCTAACGAAAGACCAGAAGCCCGAATTGTTCCTTTTGCTACTTGTTTGATGGATGTTATATTTCCTAAATCTCCTAGGTGTCTTATTTTTGAACAAAGACCGCCATGTTTATGATTGCCTGGATTAAAATGCGCACACGCACTATGACAACCATCTGTTAAATCTCCTTTTTGATGAATATGAAACCCGTGTTTCCCATCTTTCAATCCCCGTATTTCGTAATGAATACTTAAACAATCTTTCTTATCTCCCTTTATTTTTTCTGTAAATGAAACAATACCCGATACTTTATGTTTGTTAGGGGCTAAAACCGCGGTTGCGATTCGTTTTGTCGACATCTTTTTTTTTTCTCCGCCTTTCATTTTACGCATTTTACGCGTGTTACGCATCTTACAATTCTTATAGGGAGCGCAAGAGGAACGCATCGTAAATCCCATACTCTTTCTAGGCGTTGATAAACATTGATTGCGTGTAAAACGACGAGGTAGCGAAAATGTTTTCCCATCAGTTTTGCGAGTACATTTGTTGTTTTTCTTATATGTTTTACAGCAATATTTGGGTTTTATATGGATGGATTTTCCACCACCAGCACTTTTAATCATTGGGTTATTTCTTTGTTGTTTCGCCTTCTGTTCCTCTCTCTCCATTTTTTTTTTAATAGAAATATAATCATAACTCTCCATATGACTCTTGTAGTTCATTATAGCTTGGTCAGTTTGAAAAGCAAAATTATAGGGGAGCTTGGAATCCAATAGTAATTCACCAATAACATATTCGGGTATCTGATCCTTTGATACTTCTTTGTCATATTTATACTCTAATTTGTCATTAATTTCATCATATTTTGTAATTATTATACTAGGTATAATAACCTGATTACTTTCTTTATTTATCATCCGAAGTGGTATTCTATTTTGTATTACGTATTTTAAAAAAAGTTTCAATGCGGGAGTAACAGAAACCATAATATATTATATAATGATATTAAATATATTATATTTTGTTGGATTACTAGATTTGAATATTTACAAAAAAATACAAACTTACATCTTCAAATATATACATTATGATTCCGTGATAATACGAGGAGCTACGTTCATTGTAATCAGTTCCTGGAATAATAGTTTACATGCGTACGGAATCTCTACATATGAAAAGTCTGTCCGATTATCACACGTTCTACAATGATGAATATGTAACTTATCATTATATGAAGCAATCATACCACACTTTTTACAAACATGAACTTGGTACTTATCTGAGACATCATACAATCTACTTTTGGTAAATCGTGATGCTCCATGAGATACCATACAATCTCTTTCCATTTCACCAAATCTCAGACCACCATCACGACTTCTACCTTCAGCAGGCTGTCTAGTCAGATTCACCATGGGTCCAATAGAACGACTATGTTGTTTGTCCGCAACCATATGTTTCAATCTTTGATAAAATACAGGTCCAATAAAGATGGAGGAATCTAATTGCTCACCAGTCATCGCATTGTACATTATCTCATTGCCATTGGATTCATATCCTACCTTTTGTAATTCTTTACAGATTGTTTTCACATCCAGGTCTCCAAAACTAGTTCCATCGCCAAATAATCCTAATTCAACCAACACCTTTCCTAGTAATGTTTCTTTGAGTTGTCCTATTGTCATACGAGATGGAATCGCATGAGGGTTGATTATAATATCAGGCTTGACTCCAGAACTAGTAAAAGGCATATCTTCTTCCGGAATAATAAATCCAATAGTTCCTTTTTGTCCATGCCGACTACTGAACTTATCCCCAATGATAGGTTTTCTAACGTTTCGAAGTCGAACTTTCGCAAAGGTATATCCATCTCCATTGCGGTCCAAATAGTTTTTATCTATGTATGTTTCTTCATTTGTTCTAAAAATCTTACTATGGTCTTCATACTTGATAACCTTCGTCGGGTCATTTCTATTTTCTTTAATAGGAACAACCTTTGAAATAATAATATCACGGTTTTCAACCAGGGTATTTTCAGGAATCAGACCTTTGCTATTTACCTTATTATAATTGGCTATTTTCACTCCCTTGGTCTTGAGCAAGTCGGGTTTACATCTAATTTCTTCATCACCATTGATTTTTTGTTTGTCTTCATCTTTTTCGGTATGGTAGATAGTCGCTTGAAATAATCCACGGTCAACAGAACCTTTGTTGAACAACAACGAATCTTCTTGATTATATCCAGTATGAGTCATAATTGCTACTACAACATTAGAACCAGAAGGGATTTTCATCAGTTCAATCATATTCATAATGCGGGTATCAACAAGAGGACGTAAAGGATAATTCAATACATAGGCTGTTTTATCCATTCGTTGTTGGAAGTTCGTAACATATACGCCCATTGCTTGCTTACCCATAGCACACTGATAAGTATTACGAGGTGATTGATTATGCTCTGGAAAAGGAATACATGAACCCAATATTCCAAATATGGTGCTAGGATGTATTTCAGAATGCGTATAACGAAAAGTTTGGTCTGTGTCTTTTTGTATCAGGTCATTGGGTTTCATAGAAATCATTCCTAATTCTTGTTCATCGGGGTCAATATATTCAATTACCGAGTCATCTAGAATACAATTAGTTACTAAATCGTCCCACCCGATTTCGTTTTTTCTTAGTTTGTTAATGATTGAAGGTGATATAATTAATTTATTGTTATTTACGCGCAACAATGGACGAGTTAATCTGCCGGCATCATTACATATTCTAATTTCATTTGTTTTGAAATTAAATATAATAGAAGTATAAATATTGATAATACCCTTATATTTCTTTTCTTTCAAAATATGAAATAACTTTTCCGGGTCGTCAGTTATACCAAGCCATGAACCATTTACAAATACTTTGGTTTTCCCCCATAAATCATGTGGTTTCATGTCTTCTATGTTTTGAATACACGCGTTGACATATTCTCTAATAGGCGTACTATTCGACGGAATAGTAATATGAGCCATATAACTAATATTTTTGACTATACCGACAGATTGACCTTCTGGAGTCTCGGCAGGACACAAAAATCCCCACGAAGTATTATGTAGTTTGCGTGGCGGGATCAACTTACCACTTTTATCAGTGGGAGTCGAAATACGACGAGCATGACTTAAACTGGATATATATGTGAGTCGGTTTAATACTTGTGCTACCCCAACCTTATTACTATTCATGTGCTTGATACCGAAATCACCTGTAGACAGCGCACGTTTAAGACCATTCTCAATAGTGGTGGATTTGATAATTTTATAAATGTTTGTTTGATTAATTATATTTTCGTAGTTATCAGTAGATTTCCAGGAACCATTGTTCACCTCCCTGATTACTTGTTTCTCCATATCTTTTACTAGCTTGTTGAAATAATTGCGAAATAAGTTATTCAAAAGAGTCCCAACTAGGTCAATGCGCTTATTCAAATAAGAATCGCGGTCGTCTGATTTAATCCATCCGAAATTGGCTTGTAGCAGTCGATTTGTCATATATCCCAAATAATAGATACGTTGTTCTAGATTACTGCAATGAGGAAATAAATCATTGTTCAAAATCTCTAAGGTGAATGCTCTCTTCTTACGCATACCTGTTTCTCTATCGACATTAATTGGGGTATACATTGCGTTAGAAATCAAGTGTTCGATGGCATCTTCTTGTGTAGTATAACCATTTGCATCAATGATTGAAGCTTGAAGTCCTTGTAATAATTCTAGTTGTTGTTTTTCTTCTATATTCAATAAAATGTATTCACATATTTCTTTGTCTGAAATAATACCCAAGGCACGAAATACAATAAATAGTGAAACTGGTTGTTTAATCCTAGGAAGTTGAATGTAAAGCGGATTTCCGAATCCGTTGTTTTTGGAAGAGACCATCATATTAATCTGCTTGGGTGAAATACATTTGAAATCTGGAATTGACTTAATTTCTGCCTGCCACGTATATTTAGTGCTGTTTTTTGAAATATTATAACAATATACCTTGTTTTCTGCTGCTCTTTCTTGTCCTAATACTGTTTTTTCTGATCCATTTATAATAAAGTATCCTCCAGCATCAAAATTACACTCGCCGGATTGATTACTATCTATATGTTTATATTGATTTAGTACACAAATATTTGATTTTAACATGATTGGTAATTTACCTATATGAATCTTAGGGATAGACTTATGTATCGTTTGACATTCTTCCAGAGATTCACCTGTTCGAATAACATATTTTATATTCAAGTCCATTGTCATGGTAGATGCGTAGGTAAAATTACGTAGTCTTGCTTCGTGTGGAAACATCAACTTGGTAGCACCGTTATTTTCCTGGATTTGAGGTCTATACATATGAAAGTTTTCAAAATGAACAAATATCTCAAGGGCATATTGCCCTGATTTAGGGTCATAATCTTGTTCAGAAACAATGCGTGTAGGATTAAACATTTCGATTGTTCTATCGATTTGACATTCTACAAAATTATTATAAGATTCTATTTGGTGTCTAACTAAACGCTCCAAATGTTGTCCTTTGAAATAAGATTCAATAATAGTCCAAGGTTCTTCAATATATGAGTTCTCACACTTATTCTCGCCCTCGCTCTCACCCTCGCTAATACAAGTATTCTGTTTCAAACTGGTAGATTGAGATTGTTTCATCTCTTTATTCATCCTTTTCACAGATAGTTTTGTTGATTCTTTCATCAATGCTTTTTCAAACGTAAATATTATATGAACACACTTCAGAAATAGTAATTCTTTCAATTTATTTTGATATATACAAAACTACTATGTTTATATCGAATTATTTTATTATTTTTATATATTATGCCTCAAAATAAAACAATCAAAATAAATCCGGAATTGTTTGGATTAAAGAAATCTAAAAAAACGGAAAAGAAACGTAATATGAATATAGAAAAACAGGTTATAAAAAAAAATATATTAAAGAAAAAGTTCTTGGATAAAATTAAAGCTTATCGTGGAGGTAATACGAGTGAAAATAATATTAATACGACCAATACCAAAAAAGGCAATAATAAAGCAAAAGATGACGATAATTTTGAAAATGAGTTTCGTGATTCCATTGATTATTTAAGCGAACTTTCCAAAGAGAGACAAATTAATGTACGCAAACAGGATAATCAACATCAAAAAAATAAGAACAAAAACAAAACGTTGCGAAATCTTAGTAGCATTGAGACACACTCACATTCTCGTCCACAGGTAGAATTACAGCTTCCGGATAGTTTAAAAAACAATCCTCTTAGTGTTGTATCAAATAATATTATTGAACATAATATTTCCACACAGAACCGTCCTCCCATGAAAATCACACTTCCTCCTGCGCCACCATATGGATGTCTAAAAAACGGAAGCCGTCCCACATATAAACAATGGAATAATACACGACGAAATATGGGGTCCATACAAGAAACCCCTGATTCACAGAAAACAAATGCGAATAACACAATTCCTCAGAAATATTTAGATGTATTAAATAATAACTCTAACGATCGTGAACGTAAACTACAACTCTTGAGAAATAGAACCCAGAGAGAACAGCGAACAGACTCCCTGGTATTAGACAAAAATAAACCCGATAACCAAATATATATTTTACCAACAACCATGAAGACTACTCCTAATGTATCCAATAGTTCAGTAGTTTCTGGTTCAACAATAGATAATAATAGTGTTATTCCAATTATTACCAATACAATATCGGATCCGAATCCGAATCCGAATCCGAATCCGAATGAAGAAAAGAAGAAGAAGTTCAGAAAAAAAATTACCAAGAAAACGATTCATAGAAAATATACATTGGGAAAATCAACAATATATAGAAAAGTATCTATATTATTGAAAGATAATAGGACACGAAAACGCGTCATTGATGCTGAGAGAGAAATGAAAAAGAAAAGTATAAATGAAATTAAAACCTATTTGAAGAAACATGGATTATTAAAAGTAGGTTCAACCGCGCCTCATAACATTTTACGAAAAACTTATGAGTCCGTGATGTTTACCGGGGATATACACAATAAAAGTCAGGATTTGTTGCTTCATAATTTTATATCTGAAACGGATGTGTAATATTATTGTATAATACCATATTATTCCATTTATCAAAAAATATAGTATATGTTTATATATAATTGAATATCGGTAAATATGGAATATACAAACAATAAATTAACTTACAGTCAACGCTCATTCATGAACAACTTAAGTAGACATATAGATAGTCCAATTTTTTTTTACGGTAGTGTACAACGATCCGACTTCATACAAGGAATAAGTGATATCGATATTTGTATTTTTACCGAAAATATGAAAACAATGATAATGAAAGTTTGTAATTACTTGCGTGTAGAACAATCATCGTTTAAACAAATCATATGGAAACAAAAACGCGATAATAAGATATTATATGGATACAAAATGATGTATGAAATGAATGAAAACTGTGGCCCGATTGAAATTGTATTATACAGTAAAAAAGATCAGGATTATATTGTTGAAGATGCGATAGCAAAGTCTTCTTTACCTTGGTACGCGTCATTATCATTATATGTGTTAAAACAACTAAACCATTATACTTTTTTGTTGCCTGGTACTAATTATAGAAGTATAAAAGCAATGATTCTCTCGGATATGATAAATAAACCGAGAAAAATATTTATCAAAATGGATTAAGTGTCATCTAAATAGATATAACAATAATAATAAAGAGTTCTTATTATTATTATTATTACGACTACTAGTAACATAGTAAAAAAACAATGTCTCTTATACGAGATTATTTTGATAAGACTATTGAATATAAAAATATATATGGCGAGAATACAATCGTATTCATGCAAGTTGGGGCCTTCTATGAGGTATACGGATTACGCGAGAAATCAACCGGAGAAATCAAAGGAAGTAATATTGTAGAGTTTTCTTCTGTTTGTGATCTAAATATTGCCGACAAAAAAATATGTGTAGATGCCGATGGAGTAATAATGGCAGGTTTCTCTCATTATATGCTCGATAAATATGTAAAACGTATGCAAGAGGTCGGATATACAATTGCTGTATTTACTCAAGACGAACAAATGAAAAATACGACCCGGAGTTTATCAGGTATTTATTCTCCAGGGACATATTTATCTCAAGAAACCACTACTAACATATCAAATAATACGGTTTGTGTATGGTTATATGTAAATGAATATACGCTTGACGGAAAAGTTGCACGCAATGGTGAGAAAACGATTCATATTGGAATATCAAACATCGATATTTATACAGGCAAAACAACCATTTACGAGTATCACGAACAATATTTGAAAAATCCGACCACATTTGATGACCTAGAAAGATTTCTCTCTATTTATCAACCAAGTGAGTTGATTTTATTAGGAAACTTACCTGATACCGAATTGGATAGCATTATTCAATATTGTAGTATCCAATGTTCGGCGATACATAAAGTAATATTGTTGTCGGATTCGAATAATAATATTGAACAGACCCAAAAACAAAATAACAATGTTCAAAAGGCGATCAATTGCCAAAAACAAACATATCAATTAAATATATTACAACAATTTTACACCGACCCCAATTTTGACATATTTTATCAGTATTCGATTGCATGCCAATCATTTTGTTATCTTTTGGATTTCGTTTACCAACACAATCCTAACTTGGTACATAAAATATACCTTCCTGTTGTTGAAAATTGTTCCGAACGTTTATCACTAGCAAACCATAGTCTAAAACAATTAAATATGATTGATGACGACTCATACAAGGGTCGTTTGTCATCGGTCCTCCATTTTTTGAATCATTGTGTTACCCCAATGGGACGTCGGCGTTTCTCTCATGACCTATTGAACCCTACTACCAAAATCGAAAATCTAAACGACGAGTATTGTATGACCGATTATTTGTTGTCTAATTATAATTTGTATGAACCTTTGAAACCAAAATTAAGTCAACTGAAGGATATTTCTAAGCTGTATAGACAAATCGTATTAAAAAAACTCCCTCCTAGTTCCATTTATCAAATATATGAAGGGTTAAAAATAATAAAAGAGGTTCGTTCCATGTTTCAACATAATATCGAAATTACTCAATATATTGACAAAAAACAAGGAGACAACCAAATTAGTATGTTATGTCAAGAGATAATCGTATTTATTGAGGCGCGCTTACAACTGAACAAGTGTAAGGAAATACATACTCTTCAAGGGTTCGATGATAATTTTTTTGTTCAAGGCGTAAATCCAGAATTAGATAATAAAACCGAGCTATTATTCGATTCTATGGATAAACTGGAGGCGATTAAAAACATGTTCAATGAAATAATTTCCAAATATGAAAAAAATAGCAAGACAACTGAATATGTAAAGATACATGAAACGGAAAAAAATAATGTACGATTACTCACAACAAAACGAAGGTCTGTATTATTAAAACAAGCTCTTGATCCAAAGAAATCACTCAATAGTAAATATACAAACGGAAAGAATCAACAAAACACAGTTTCTTTATCTTATACATCATCACTTACAAATGAGAAGAAAACGTTCCTTTTCAACATCGATAAAGAGAACGTCATATGTAGTAGTCATACTACGCAAAATGATGCTATTTATACAGAGGAAATTGAAGAAATATGTAAAAATATCAGTATCATAAAAAACAGTTTGAAAGACGACATTACGAGATGTTTCCAAGATTTTTTGACAGAAATGATACAATTTCATGAATCCTTAGATAAGATAGTGGAATATATTACTTTGATAGATATGATTTTTACCAAAGCATATATAGCCAAAAAATATCATTATTGTAAACCAACCATTCAAGAAGAGTCCGACCATTCATTTGTTCAAGTAGAAGGTCTTCGGCATTGTTTGATTGAACATCTACAACAAGATGAAATATATGTGTCCAATGATATTTCTCTCGATGAGAAGTCTAAGGGTATATTGTTGTATGGGACCAACGCCGTGGGAAAAACCAGTTTTATACGGGCGATTGGTATTTCCGTAATTATGGCTCAGGCAGGAATGTATGTACCCTGTTTGTCTTTTCATTATCATCCTTATCGCCAGATTTTTACACGCATTATAGGAAACGATAATATTTTCAAAGGATTATCTACCTTTGCGGTGGAAATGTCGGAACTTCGGACCATACTGAAAATGGCTGATAAATATAGTCTGGTACTAGGGGATGAATTATGTTCCGGAACAGAAAGTATTTCGGCGGTCAGTATATTTGTTGCGGGTATTAAACAATTATACGAGAGAAAATGTACATTCATTTTTGCTACGCATTTACATGAAATCGTTCATTATGATGAGATTGAAGAAATGGAAAAAGTACATTTGAAGCATATGACAGTAGTATATGATCAAGAAAGAGATGTGTTGGTATATGATAGAAAGTTAAAAAATGGTGCTGGTGAAAATATGTACGGATTAGAAGTATGTAAATCATTGAATCTTCCACGGGATTTTTTAGATTTGGCGCATGAGATTCGCAATAAATATCATCCGGAAAATCAGAGTATTCTTTCTCTCACTGGTTCACATTTCAATAGTAAAAAAATTATGGGGATGTGTGAAATGTGTAATAAAGAAGTGGGTTCTGATGTTCATCATATGCAATACCAGAAAGATGCGGATAGCGATGGGTTTATATTGGAATCAGAAAGAAAAGAGGTATTTCACAAGAATCATTTGGCGAACTTGATGACATTGTGTGAGAAATGTCATAATGAATTACATCGAACAAACAAAAAAATAAAACGAGTCAAAACAAACAAGGGTATAATGATTTCGGTTTTATAATTTTATAATTGTGATGTATGTCTTGTATTCCAATGACATAGTGAATCTAAGAAACCTTGTTTACCAGGCGCATAAGAATATTCAGAAATAGTTATGACGTAGTACTCTGAAATCATCTGGTTTAATATTTCAAACCTATGTATATGTGATTGAATGGACATTGCTTCAAAGCTATTAGTGGGTCCTCCATAATCTATCAGTCTTTGGTTATGTATAGTAACTACCTCTCTTAAAAGTTCCGTGGTTATTTTTGTATCGAATGTAATTTTAAGTTGCCCCCCTAAATAATAATATTGTTTATCATTGTTTTTTTCTTTTTTGGCCTCTTCCATATAATATTCTAACACATGAACATAATTAGAATTATGATGGGGGTGAAAATATTCTTGTTTGAATATTCTTTGTAAATCAAGTAAGGAAGGTATATATGTAGTATTTAGTTCAAAATCTTCTTGGATAAATCCAGTCACATTATAAAAGTCTTCTGGTAATTGAGCAATGATATCATTGGTAAGTTTAAACATCGTAAATATTGTTTGATAATCTGTTATGATTGTTTCAAAATTAATCAATTTATTTACACTTATTTTTTGTAATTTCTAGAAGCCATAGAAATAAATTGATATTGAAATAATTTAAATATTACATCATATTATATTATAAGTCATAATGATTATTCCTATTAAATGTTTTACGTGTGGTATGGTTTTAGCAGATAAGTATCGTTATTATTCAGAAGAAGTTCGTAAGCGTAAGATGGCAAAAGACATGGACGTAGATAAGGTTCTATATTTGACAAAAGAGTTCTCCGAGAAAACCCCCGAAGGTTATGTAATGGACGAACTTGGATTGAATAAAGTATGTTGTCGTAGACATATGTTAACTCATGTTGATATTGATTAATTTCTTTAGTTATATATATAATGCCTAGTTCAAAAAAAAGAATTAAGAGGGTTCGGTTTTCCAGAAAGTCATGTGGAACCAAATCAAATAAAATGAAGAAACATTCTAAGAAACATTCTAAGAAAACGAATAGAAGAAAGTCAAAAAGAGGAGGATGTAGTTGTTTATTTTCTGGTGGGAAACCACAAAAAGGCGGATATGTTCCTGCTCAAGTACCCCCGTTGGTTGGCACACCATGGACTCCTGATAATTTACCTGGACAGCAAGGTATACAAGGGGTTACCAACCATTTTTCTTTGAATAAATACATTGTTGACCCTCAAACTGCTATGGTATCTACACGTAATTATGAAGATATTTCTACACAAGATGGTGGAGGTAAAGGTAAAGGTAGAGGTAGAGGTAGAAAACATCGAAGACATATCCATCAAACAAAAAGAAAATATAGAAAAATACGTGGTGGTTCTGGATTGACTTCATTGATGCCTTCAGTTGTATTAAATATTGGAGATAATCTAAAATATGGAGTCACTAGTGCGTATGGAAGTTTGAATGGCGATACACCGGGTCCTTCTCCTTTACCTTATGACCAGCCTGCTTTATCAAAATCCCCGACATTACTATAATTGTAAGACTCCTGATTCTTTTTTTTATATAATATATATAAATGAGTATCGTAAACGATTTCAGAAAGCTATGTACCCCCGCCATGTTGTACCTGAGTCTATCTATTTTAGGATTAGTTCTTTCAGGCGTCCAAAATATGGACGATAAAAATATATATCGTTTAGGCACTTATACCACTTGGGTGGAAGACAAAGGTCTTATTTTTGCCTTCAAAACAGTGTATGTTTTATTTTGGACTTGGGTATTGAACTTAATGTGTAAAGACAGTCATTCTGGTATCGCGTGGTTTTTAGTTCTTCTTCCGATTATTCTTATTTTCATGATCATCGCATTATTTATGTTGAATAATGGACGCGTTACGGAAGGGAATAATAATTATAATATGAATATGTAACAAAAGAGTGATTCATAAATGATTAATTAATATAGTATTCATATGAATATTATATTAATATGAATAACATTATAAAAAAATAAGACTATAAATATATAGAAATACACAAATGGAGGATATTTCATGGAAACTTATAGGTAAATATTTTAAAGATAATCCGTATAATTTAGTGTCTCATCATTTGGATTCATATGATGCTTTTTTTGAGAAACATATATACCAAATATTTCATGAAAACAATCCTGTGCGATTCATTGAACCTATCGAAGAAGGAGATACCACTGAAGTTGAAAATAGAAACGAGTGTCTTTTATATTTAGGAGGTAAAGACGGAAGTAAAATATATATAGGAAAACCTGTGATATACGATGATAATAACAGTCATTATATGTATCCAAATGAGGCTAGATTACGAAATATGACATATGGTACTACCATTCATTATGATGTACATGTAGATATGATATACTATGAAGGCGATGTGAGAAAAGAACATAGTTTAACTCTAGAACAAATATATTTAGGGCGTTTTCCTATTATGGTTCAATCCAAACTATGTGTATTGAATAATCTTCCTCGAGAAGTCCGTTTCAATATGGGAGAATGTAGGAATGATTATGGAGGATATTTTATTATTGATGGCAAGGAAAAAGCTATTATATCCCAAGAGAAGTTTGCGGATAATATGCTTTATGTGAAAAAAAATACAAAGGACAGTGTTCCAGACGACCAATCTGAAGGCGAAATGTATAGTTATAGTGCCGAAATTAGGTCTGTTTCTGAAGATGCGTCCAAACCCGTTCGAAAAACAGCGATTATGATTGTTGCTCCTTCTTCAAAATTATCAAACAACCAGGTCGTTGTTCAAATCCCGAATGTGCGCAAACCGATACCATTATTTATTGTGATGCGTGCATTAGGTGTAGTATCTGATAAAAAAATAATAGAATACTGTTTGTTAGATTTAGAGAAAAACGAGTATTTGATAGATGTGTTTGTTCCCTCTGTTCATGACGCATTATCCGTGTTCAATCAGAAAACCGCAATTGAGTTTATTGCTACCTTCACAAAAAGACGAACCGTTAGTGGTGTGTTAGATATTTTAATGAACTTTTTGTTACCTCACGTTGGCACAACAAACTTGTTAGACAAGGCTTATTTTATTGGATACATGACAAATCGAATGCTTCGTGTAGTTAAAAAGATTGATAAACCAACAGATCGTGACCATTTTCGTTTCAAACGAATCGAACTGTCTGGTTCTCTTATTTACGATTTATTTCGTGAATATTTTTTAATTCAACACAAATCAATTGCTCAAAAAATAGACAAGGAGTTTTACTATCACAGAGGTGAATACAAAACAAACTTCATCAACTTGATTGAAAACAATTACAACGATTATTTCAAGGAACGAGTAGTAGAGTCTGGATTTAAAAAGGCATTCAAAGGCAATTGGGGATCTCAGGCGCATACCAAAAAAATAGGTGTGGTTCAAGATTTGAATCGCCTTTCGTGGAACTCTTTTATTTCTCAGCTCAGAAAAATGAATCTACCATTAGATGCGAGCGCAAAGGTGGTAGGTCCTCGGTTACTTCATTCGAGTCAATGGGGGTATATAGATCCAGTAGATACACCCGATGGTGGAAATATTGGTCTTCATAAACATATGGCGATCAGTACAATTGTTACCAGTGGTACCTCTTCTGAACCCATTATTATCTGGTTAAGAGCAAAGACAACATTGAAATTATTACAAGAATGTAATTCTCGTGAGTTGTATTATTTAACCAAAGTTTTTGTCAATGGTAAATGGGTAGGTTCAATGGATAAGCCATTAGAATCACTGCGTATGATAAAGACATTTCGTCGTAATGGAGTGCTTCCTCCTTTTTTGAGTGTTTCCTTTTTATACGAAGCAAATGAATTACATATCTATACTGATTCAGGCAGATTAACCCGACCTATTTATTATATTGAGAATGGTAAGCCTAGTTTTCATCGCGAGGAAATTAAAGAACGTATATTAAAAGACGACTTTACTTGGGAAGAGATTGTATCCGGCTTTACTAAAAAATCGAGTGAATCATTATATTCCATTAAAGGCAATAAGATTCATAGTATATATTCTTTGTATCCTCAGTTCAAACAAGGCGATGAACTCATTGATAGTGAGTTTGAAAAAAACCAAGCAGTCGTAGATTATATAGATCCATTTGAAGAAGAAAGTTCATTAATTGCGAGTAAATTAGAAGAGCTTAAGAAAAGCAACTACTATACTCATCTAGAAATAGACCCTTCTCTTTTATTCGGAGTTATGGGTAACCAAGTAATTTATCCCGAAGATAATCCATTTCCACGTAATGTTTTTTCTTGTGGTCAGAGTAAGCAAGCAGTTTCTTTATATAGTTCAAATTATCAGATGAGAATGGATAAAATGGGAGTTGTGTTAAATTATGGACAAATACCACTAATTAAGTCAAAATATTTAGAATATATAAATAATGAAGAAATGCCGTATGGTGTCAATACTATAGTAGCGATTATGTCATATACTGGGTATAATGTAGAAGACGCTATTTTAATTAATGAGGGTTCTGTCAAGAGAGGATTATTTAATACAACGTACTTTACAACTTATGAAGCACGTGAAGAAAGTGGAAATATTTCAGGTTCTTCGGTTTCTTCTACCTTTGCTGAAATTAATGGTGTTCATAATATTCGTGGTCTCAAACCAGGTCATGATTACAGTGAATTAGACAAACATGGGTTAGTTAAAGAAGAAACTCCGATTACGGATAAGACCGTCATCATAGGAAAAACCACATACGATACTTTGGACAATGATTATGTTGCGGATTCTTCGGTTTTTACAAAGAAAGGTCAACTGGGTGTTGTAGACAAGTCGTTTATAACCGAAGGAGAAGAAGGAACACGCATTGCGAAAATTCGTGTACGTGAACAACGTATTCCTGCGATTGGAGATAAGATGGCATCTCGTGCTGGTCAAAAAGGAACCATTGGACTCATAATTCCTGAGGAAAATATGCCATTTACATCTGACGGCACACGTCCTGACATCATTATTAATCCGCATGCGATTCCATCACGTATGACAATTGGTCAATTGATGGAAAGCTTATTTGGGAAGGCTTGTGCTGCATATGGAGGATATGGTGAAGGAACTGCGTTTGCTACGAAGGGAGCGAATACAAAAGTATATGGTAACATGTTGGTGAACGCAGGATTTCATTCTAGCGGAAATCAGGTGTTATATAATGGAATGTCAGGCGAACAACTATATTCCGACATCTATATGGGACCTACCTATTATATGCGATTGAAACATATGGTAAAAGATAAGATTAATCATAGAGGTCGTGGAAGAATGGACGCATTAACACGACAAACTGTTCAAGGAAGAGCCAATGATGGTGGATTGCGTATAGGAGAAATGGAGCGTGATGGTATATTGGCACATGGTGCTTCACACTTTTTAACTGAATCATTTATGACAAGAGGTGATGAATATCATATGGCTATTTGTAACAAAACAGGAACTATTGCTGTATACAATAAGGATTTGAACTTATTTTTGAGTCCATTTGTGGATGGTCCGTTGAGATTTAATACAAATGTAGAGGGGACTATGAATATTGAGAACCTGAGTCGTTTTGGACGTTCTTTTAGTATTGTTCGTATTCCTTATTCTTTGAAACTATTAATTCAAGAATTACAGACGATGAATATTCAAATGCGTATTATTACTGAGGATAATGTGGACCAACTAATGAATATTTCATATTCGAACAATGTGAATAAACTGTTGAAGGACGATGGTGAACTATCTTCAGTATTGAATGAGTATCGTAGAGATATTAATAAGAAATTACAACAGTCAGAACCTTCAGTAAAACAATATACTGCAAAACAAAAGGATTCTACCATCCCTTCTTATATTGAAACTGAAAAGGAACTAGAACCAGAGGAGGAGATAAGTATGGAAACGAGTTCATCGTTCGATAGTTATCATCCTGATATGAATAGTAGTAGCGTGAATGAACAGAGTCAAGAGAATAACGATGTGTACGGGAATCTACAATATCCGTCGTCATCATCATCCAGACATACACCACTAATGGCACCTCCAATTAATAATATGTCTAGTTTGTCATCCGATGGTTCCTCTTTTGTAACACCTCCCATGCTTCCTCCGCCTTCAAGACAAGGACCACAATCATCCATGGAGAGTTCTGGTAATAGTAGTTTTACTCATTTCACTCCTCCAATGCCTCCTCCCCCTTCAGGACAAGGTCAAGGAATAAATATTCAAAACGAGGATTTAAGAAACCAGTACGATTCATTGAATGATATTGAAAAGATGAAGCTAATGGAAATGGTTGCTGAAAAACAGAGTAATTCAGGTAAGGATACCGAAACACCTGTTGCTGTAAAAACACCTATCTCAATATTAGATGTAGAAGAAGAGAAAGAAGACACCAATGAAGACAACAATGATGAGTCAAATGGTGGAGAAGATAGCACTAGCAATTCCGAGGGAAAGAAGACAGTATCTATCACTTTATAATGTATAATGATGTTGTGAATAGTGTGCATCCATAGATTATACACTTATAGAAAATAAAATGTTCATCAATAAATGAAATGAACGGACTTATTAGGAATAAATTGAATTATAAATACATTATAATTCAATACAATATACATAGATAAGATAATAATTTATTTAATTCAAAATGACTGATATCCGAAGATTCTTTGGAAATGGACACGAGATACCAATAGACTCAGAAATGAATGACTTGATGACTATAGAACCAACACATATACAATCACAACCTAAGCCTAGTGCCAAAGGACAAAAATGGAGCGATGCAGAAGAATTACAATTATTACAAGAATTAGAAACGGAAATAAGTATTTCAGATATTGCGGATATTCACGATAGAACCTATGGTGGCATTACATCTCGTATGCGGGAAATTGCGTATAAAATGATAAATCAAGATGTTCCGATGAGTGAGGTTATACAAAAAACAAAACTCAACGAGTTTCAAATCAATGATACTATAGAAAAAAAAGCATATTCGCAAAAAAAACGAGAAGAGAAGAAAATAGAAAAACACGAACAGAAGAAAGAAAATCATGTTTCTAGTCAAAAGAAAAAAGAAAAAACAAGCTCGGGTGAGGATATCCTTAGTAGTAGTAATCATTTGACAAAAATCAAAACGACTCAACAATTGTCAATTGAACAAGAGTGTGCATTACAACAATTCGAAAATCGCGATAATCTTTTTGTCACAGGGGAAGGTGGAACAGGCAAGACATTACTGATTCAGTACCTTGTTCGTTGCGCAAAACTACACGGACGAAAAATACAAGTATGTGCATTAACCGGATGCGCGTCTCTTCTTCTAGAATGTAACGCAAAAACGATTCATTCTTGGAGCGGTATTAGACTAGGTAAAGGAGATGTCGACGATATAGTAGGTAGTGTCATTTATAATCATGCGGCTAGAAACTCTTGGAGAAATACAGATGTTTTGATTGTAGATGAAGTAAGTATGATGTCGAAACGAATATTCGAAATATTGGATATTGTAGGAAGACGTGTGCGTAAATGTTATAACAAACCATTTGGAGGACTACAAGTCGTGTTTGTGGGCGATTTCTTTCAACTACCTCCTGTAACTACTAGTAATTTCCTAGAAGGCGAAGATTCATTTTGTTTTGAATCTGATGAATGGTTGAACACCTTTCCGTTGGATAATCATATCGTATTGAAGACAATATTCCGTCAAGACGATAATGTATTTCGAAGAATACTAGGAAACATCCGAATGGGTACGATTGTTTCCGAAGATGTGGAGGTACTTAAAACGTATCTTAACCGCACATTTGACCATGATAAGTATCAAGGCATAATTCCTACAAAGTTGTATCCTACTAAGAATAAGGTAGATGCTGTGAATAGAGAAATGTTTCGTCAGTTAGAAGGGGAAAGTTATACTTATCAGTTTGTGAGTAAGACAAACTGTAGAATATATATGGATGGTACTGAAAAAGAGATTCCTGCTTCAGTGTTGTCTAGATGTCGTAAGAACTTGAACACGCAAAAAACAATTTATGAAATAGACTCCCTTGCTAATAGTAGTCCATGTGTAAAAACTCTTGAATTAAAAAAAGGAGCGAATGTCATGTGTACTGTAAACTTGGATCTAGATAATGGAGTTTGTAATGGTTCTATAGGCAAAGTGATTGATTTTATCTTTCCGAATACAACATCGAATGATACACCACCGACTCCTGTTCCTATTGTGTTATTTTCAAATGGTCATAGAATGATAATGGCTGAGAAATACTGGCAGTCAGAGGATTATCCAAGTGTAGCTGTTGGTCAATATCCACTGTGTCTTGCGTGGGCTATGACAATTCATAAGATTCAAGGTGCAACGCTTTCTATGGCTGAAATAGATATCGGAAGAGGAATATTTGAGTGCGGTCAAACTTATGTCGCACTTTCTCGTGTAAAAAATCTGGACGGGTTATATCTGTCTAATTTTGAACCTGACCGAATCAAAACAAACCAGAAGGTCAAGTCGTTTTATGAAGGTATTCCTGAGGTTGAGTATGAAGAAGAGGAAGAAGAGGAAAAACAGGAAAAACAGGAAAAACAGGAAAAACAGGAAGAACAGGGAAAAATAGAAGATGAAGAAGAGGTAGAAGAAGAGTATATCAATGAAATCGATAGCGATTGTGATAATGGAGAAGATATAAGTACTGATTTTAAACAGTATAATGCTAAAATAAAAATAGAAATAATATGACAAATGAAATGACGTATTGGGATGTTAAAATAGGCAAATAAACATTTTTAATTATAATTAAAATTGAAAATGTAATAAAAATAAAATGAGGTAGTAAAGTATAATAGTTTCTAGTAATCATGGCGCAAAACTCAAGTAGTATTATTTCATCGATTTATAAGTCCAGGAAAACTCTAGTTGAACTAATGAAAAAACAAGGATACAAGGTAGAAGAGTATGAGAATTTTAGTGTGAATGAGGTAAATAATATGTATCAACATGATCAATTAGACATGTTGGTGGAAAAGGAGGATGTCAACAAAATGAAAAGAAAATTATATATATCCTATTATTTAGAAAAAGCAATTCGGCCTAACAATATTGAAGAAATGATTGATGAACTCTTCAACGTAGAAGAGGTATTAAGTAAAGATGATACTCTGATGATTATTACCAAAGCTGATATGAATGAAACAAACACAAATAAGTTGAAACATATATGGGAACAAGAAGGGATTTTAGTAATTATTCAAAATATTAAAAGACTTCAGTTCAATATTCTGGACAATGTTCTTGTTCCATCACATAGAGTGTTAGACAATACCGAACTACTGGATGTTAAGAAAAAGTTCAATCTCATAGAAAACATAGAGTTTCCAGAGATATCTAGATTTGACCCAGTAGCAAAGGTCATTGGGATTCGTCCTGGAGAAGTATGTGAGATAATTCGTCCTAGTAAGAACTCGATTGACGGGTATTATTACCGTATTTGTGTATAAAAATATATGTATAATATAACAATAAAGAAAAACAATGACCACGTACAATACAGAACTGACTACTTTAAATAAAGGTAAAGATACTTTTGATACCGCATTATCACAATATAAAGATGCGTATGAAAAAAAAATAGACAACCCAACTAACACATCAGACCAAAGTGCCTTCGACGCAATTGATACGACGTTGAGTAGCGAAACTTCCAATGTACGTGCTATGAATAACGTGTACGCAGAGAAAACAGCTATATTACAAACTCAATTGGATAGTTTACAAAATGCTTCTGGTGTTTTACTAGGTGATATCTTAGAAAAGAACAATAATGTGTTATTTACAAATATCACACTGTTGATGGGTATATCTATTTTTTCGTGGATTACGTACAAATCATTTAAGAAGGAATAGCGTGATAGATAAATGTTGTTTCCAATACCATTTTTATATGACCAATACAAAAAATACAGTATATACATCTAACGAATCTGAAGTTTGTGAAATGTGCTCAGCTTAAAAATAACATCAATATATTTCGTGTCATTTTTCATTTTATTATATAGTATTATACTAATAAAATGAAAAGTATAATCCGTCGTCGCAATAAAACGACTCGTAAAAGGAGGGCAATAAAGCGAACAAATAAATATAGAAGAATGAGAAGTAGAAAAAATATAAGAATTCGCAAGAAAAAATATAAGGGAGGAAATAAGGATGTATGTTGTATATGCGATAAAGAAACAGACAGCATTTTAACACCGATTAGTTGTGATAGACGACCAATAGGTGCTAAGACACATATAATATGTGGCGATTGTTGGTGGCCGTTTGCCGATGAAAAAGCTGACCACGATTGTCCTGGTTGTAAAAAAGACCCTTTACCAAAATCAACCAAAAAAAGTCCCCCCGCCCCAGTAATAGATTTAACTTAGGATTAACATTTTTATAATATTATAAAATTAATATTATAAAAATATAAAAATATATTATAAATTATGAGAATGGCAGAGTTTGGGATTGGAGGTGATAGGTTTGGATTATCTGGTTTCAACATATACATTATATATATATTTATATATTTTTAACATTTGTCTCATTTTAATTCTTCATTGGTATAAATGGTCGAATATAAGTAAATACATAATATATATTATCATATATGACAAAAAAAGATATTATTGTATTTGACGTAGATGGTACTTTGGCTGAATCCTCCTTAGAAATACAAGATGAGAACGCTATAATATTAAATCAGTTGAAGGAAAGATATGAAATAGCAGTATGTGGAGGAGGAAAACTGGATAAAATATTGAAACAAATGAAAAATCAAATCTATTTCGACCATTATTTTAGCGAATGTGGATGTGTGTATGATAAAAATGTATCCATTACGACAAATGAACTAAAATTAACAACCATATATAAAAAAGATATTCGGGCTCATTATTTGTATGACCGAATAAACATACTTATTAAAGAATGTCTCTCTTATTTTAGCAAAGTAAAATATATTATAACCGGACACTTTATAGATTTACGATGTGGTATCATATATATATCATGTATAGGAATGCAAGCAACAGAAGAAGAGAGAAAACATTTTAAATCGTTAAATAAAAATGATATTATTAGAAAAGAATTGTTAGAGATATTACATAATAAGTTACATGAAATGAATCTCGAGAACGAGATAAGTGTGACATATGGAGGTACCGTAGGAATCGCAATTTACCCACGAGAATATGATAAGATCCAAATATTGGAAACCATTACAAAAGACAAATATGACAACATAATATATTTTGGCGATAAATATGATTTTGATGGTAATGACCATTTACTTATTCATTCTGATAACGTCGTTGGACATAAAATAGATGCCGTAGATGATACATTTAAAATACTGAAGGAACAGTATATGTAATTAGTTGGTATTGTATGGAAACTTAATATTATTGGGTAATAATATTAATTATTTTAATAATGTTTATTTATTATATACAATACTAATTTTAATAAATGAGTATCACAAATCCGTCCTATTCATTAGACTCTTCTACACTTGGAAAATATACTAGTTCGTATGGAGTGATGACCGATAAAGCAATTGGCGGAAACGACATGTCAATTAATGGTATAGATGGGCTTCCACAATCAGATAACTCATGTAATAAATTATGTGACCAAGATTCCAAATGTATGGGTTTTTCTATGGATAAAAACAACAAGACTTGTTGGTTTAAAAACAATGTATCAAGCCCGGGAGCTACAGACCAATATGATACATATTATAAATTAAATACGGTAGAAGATTATTCTAAAAATGTGAATGAACTTTATTCTGGATTACAGAACACAAATGACACTGTTCAGAATGATATTAATAAGAACCAGAATGAGATGATACAAATGAGAACAAATATGAACACCACTAATAATGATTTGATAAATAAAGCTACAACATTAATGGAAATGAATGATTTGAACCAGTATGTAAATAATATCAACCGAGGAATAAATAAAAATGTAGAAGCAAAGACCAGTTTGAATAATAGTATTACTGTCCAATTATATATCACCTATTTTTCAATAGGCTTATTAATTATGTTGTTATTGAAAATGACATTATTGCCCAATATGTCCTATTTGAAAATGTCATTTATTGTATTCATGATTTTTTCAATCACTATTTCTACAATGAATATGAATAATCCCATTTTTTTTATGATGTGGTTTATTTTAATTATGTATTTTTTATTATGGGGATTAAATATTATTGGTTTTCCCTAACTTCTTATATTTTATGATATTTTCGAATTATTAAATATTACATTCCTTCTTTTTTTATAGGAATATAATATAAGTTAAGTAAATCTATGTCAAACAACCCTATTGAAAATATTGAGAATACCATATTTCAATCCAATCAAAATATAGAACAATCCAATAAATATGGTTCAAACGTAAAGGATATACAAGACCGTATTTCCATTATAAATGATTCTCAGATGAAATTATCCAGTTTAATAGGTCAATATACAAGTATCCATAATTCTATGAAAGTTCAGATAAAGAACTATCAACCCACGGAACATAAAAATGTTTTTGTAGAAACGGTTGTAGACAATGACGATTATGATTCTACCTTTTTAGGCAATTATAAAAATCCATCGGGTACCGCAATGGAAATGATAGACAATGGTGCTCAGAAATATGACATAGATTCGTGTAAGGCATATGCGGTAGAACATGGCAAAGATTATTTTGGACTACAGAGTGGATATTTCAATACTGGAATGATTGACAAGGGATTTAATAATACCAACCTACAATGTTCTGTAGGCGATGATTATAGCAAAGCAATTCAAGAGGGAGAATCTAACGTGAATTATGGACTATACGGTAATCCACCGACAGAGAATGAACGTCAGTCAGATGGGAATATGTATGGTGGTGGATGGATTAATGCGATCTATGAAACATCCGGGACCTCACCTAGTTATTTAGGAATCTTTGGAGATGGACCGTTCCGTAGAATGACATGGAATAATGTATGGCGTGATTTTGATGGATGTATTGATTACGCGAAAGAAAATAAATCAAAATATATGGGTTTTCAATGTGGAAATCAAGAGTCCGGTGTTGGTGCTTGTATGATTAGTAATGATATCGAAAGATCAGTTGGTGCTGGTGACAAAACAATGTCACCTCCAGGTCAATCGTGGGGAAAACCTATTGTATTAGATCAAAGTGCTCCTCCTTGTACTCTAGCTACATCTTACGTAGATAAAAATGGTATAATGATGGGTGGTGGAATGACAAATGCTATATATGAAATACCTGACCCGAATGATCCTCCAAAATATATGGGGAATTATTTTGATGCTCCAAAAAGAGCTTTGCCTATTAATCCTCCTAATGGAAAGAGAAATACACATTCAGTGGAAACATGTAATAAGGCGGCGGGTTCAAAAGGATACAAATATTTTGCGGTTCAAGATGGGAAAGAAGGTACCTCTCAATGTTTTATGGGAAATGATTGGTCCCAAGCAACCCAGTACGGATTAGCTGAGCCATGGGGTAAAGATAGTAAAGGACGAGACGTAGGTGGTTCCTGGACAAACGCTGTGTATAAAATAGATTATACCTCAGAATTGCCCAAGGGAGATCCTAGTAAGCTAGGAAAGCTAGGATATGTTGGAAAAGATGGAGACCTACGTGAATATTCGTCATCTATGTATAATGTAGCTAATAATATACCCACTATAGACAACACTAATGGATGTCCCAAAGATTATGAAGGTATTAGTAGTGTTCAATGGAATGAATATAAACGTGGAATGAATATGGGACCATCTACAACTTGTGGATTAGCCAAAGAGTTTGAGCCAGAAAAACAGAAAATGAGGGAGTTACAAGTTCAAATGCAACCCTTAGTGGATACGATTAACACAAATATACAGGAGTTGAAAGAAATGAATGTAAACTTAAATGTCCAAAGTGGGATAAATAAAGAACTAATAGATAAAAACTTGAATTTATATGAGCATATAAATATGAATATAGATACGGAACACAACGATATAACTAAAAAGTTAAGCGGTATTTTGAATGATACAAGTAATGTAGTTGTCTATAACAATTATCACTATTTAATCTGGTTTTTTCTAGTGATTGTCGCAGTGATAATCATTTTTATTATGTCAAAGTAATTTATAATGTTCGCTCTTATGTTTATTAAAAATATATTTTATATTTATGAAAATATATTTTTTAATCAAATTATTTATTGATATTTTATCTAATGTATATGTATACTACCTAGTTATATATGACTACATCACAACAAACATTAACTATGGAATTGTCAGAAGATATTACATCTTTACAACAAATACAAAATAATTTACTATCACGATTAGAAGCAAATATTGGTAATTTATCAGTAGATGAAAAAGACAAATTAGTGGAACAAATTAATGATGTTAATCAAATGATGGTTGATTTATATGATAATATTAAGGTCAATCAACAATATTACAATGATAATACTCTAGCGGCACAGGATACATTAAAAATTCAAACTGGTACATTAGGTATTCTAAGCAAACAAGTTGTCAAAGCTAATAATGTGTTGAAACAATTAAACCAAGAACAGGCAAATAAATATCGTTTAGTGGAGATTAATGATTATTATACGCAACAATATACAAATCACACCTCTATTTTAAAAGCAGTTGCTTTTTTCCTTTCTATAACGATTGTTATTATTTTTCTAAAAAACAAAGGCATAATACCTGAAGGAATATATTCAATATTATTGATTATTACTGTTTCGGTTGGACTTATTTATGTTATAAAACGTGTATATGATGCTTACCTGAGAAGTAATATGTATTACAATGAGTATATGTATGAACCTCCTCCCCAATCACAAGTCTCAGGATCTACTTCTAGTTCAGGAGCTCGTTTTTCTGTAGTGGTTCCATCTATGTCTTTATGTAACGAAGGTTGTAATGACCAAGATTGTTGCCCTTCTGGATATACATATGTAGACGCCAATAAAAAATGCGTATCTAATTCCGCATTACCTTCAGGAGTCCAAGCATTTGCGAAGTAATACTTTTTTTTCAATGGGAAAAATATTTAATTATAATGTAGTAAAAAACAAATCTTACTATATTATAACATAACCTAATATAGTATATCCAGCTATGAAATCAACATTACATAATACCTCCTACTATGAGTTTGATAAAAACCCCAACGAGGATACAAAAATAGAATTAGCGATTAATAATAAGGATATTAAAATGAATAAATTAATGAATATTCCATTTTCATCGAATGAAACGAATCGTCGTAATGATACAAATAATAATACTTCAAACCTAATTGAAGAAATGACCCCAGCAGATACCCAAACAATGAACACTAATTATAATAATTATAAAGATACTTTTGATACTTTATATAACGAGACATTGAATCAATTATTCGTATGGAATCAAAAAACAAATCAGTTATTATTAATTAACTCACCAAGTAATAGTAGCGATTCGTATAATGCCGACAGTGATAATCTAACAAATGATAGAAAAACATTTTATGAAAGTCAGCGAACCAACTCATTGAATATATGGAATAATGTGTTTACATGGATATATATATTCATAATCATAGCCTATATTTTAGGCATGTTCATAGACAAATCAACCCAAAGTATGATAATCAAGGGATTAGTACTATTTGTCATGGTAATTTATCCTTTTCTAATTAATGTAGTGTTATACTCATCTTATGCTTATATAACCAACCAATTATATGGTGGTCCTATGCAAACAAATATACCTTCTATTCATTCCGCGTTTGATTCAAAGTTGAATACATATCTATCCGACCCTACAACGATAGTATATAGTGTATTGTATTTCATTGTTCTTATTGTTATTAGCTATGTATTATCAGTTTTATATCGGAAGTTTTTTTAGATAGAGAAAGAGATTATTAATATTTTTGATATACTTTCATAAAAAATACAAAAATACAAAGAGATATGCTAACATTACATGTATTCTATATTTACATCCACCCATTTATTATCAACTCTAGGACCATATTTTGAATCCATATAATTAAACAATTGTTCTCTATTATAAGGTACATTTTTATATTTATATTTTATATCGGAATCATAATTTTGCTTTTCTAATAATATATTCCACAAGGTAGCAAAACTAAACAACACACTCTCTTTGGTTAGATAACTATTTTTCCGTTTGCGTACTAGCATATACATAATCTGTTCAAAAGAATATGGCACCATATTTTGTTTGTTGGAAGGACAAATCCCTAATATTTCCCGAGGATTGTATATTTCCATATTTTTTCTATCGTTTCCATCACTACTACTATCATATTCTCTTTCTCTTTCCATTGTTAATTATGTTGTTATCAAATGCGTATGATATTATAAATATATTTTTTTCTATATAAAAATATGTTTATTTTTTACTTCAATTTTTTCTATAGTTTTCATTGTATTATTTATACAATACTTACTTTTTATTAATATTCATCTACGGCATCTTCGATATCATCTTCATCTTCTCTGTCAGGATAAGTGATAGTTAATCCATACCAAGTTGATGTCCCCTTCTTATATTTCCCATATTTTTTATCCATATATTCGACAACCTGTGTTCCTTTGGGAGCTTTACGATTTCCGCCAAGATTTTCATTAAACCATGTTTTGAACTCCTCCAATAGTTCCTTTTTATTAATAACCTTGCGTGATGCATTTTCAGGAGCAATGATGACCTTTTCACTAAGGAATGCTGAGATATGGTCTTGTCCTTGTCTGTATTTATTCGATGCCATCATTACCTCATCACAATTCTCAACTATACCTTCTGTTTTATAAACACGATGAACCAACATACTTAAGAATATCGGGGCCCACGAAGATAGCTTTTCAGACAAGTTTGGGTCTTTCTTGAACTGGAAAGGTGTCTCTTCTAGAACTGGGTCATCGTCATTGACAAACTTTGACATAAACTCTACAATACGAATTCTTCTCCACGTACCATCATCATTACTACCTACTTCAAATAAATTATTGGTACATACAACAAGGTTAAACTGATTCTTGAACGTTTCTGTATCCGCATACAAAGCTCTACCTTGTAATTTGGAGTCACCTGTTAGTTGTTTCATCATACCTTCATTGATTTTCATATCAACCGAAGGTTCTTGCATCAGAGCATAGCGAACTCCTTTCAACTGCATAATTTCTGAACTAGTTCCACCAATACTTACACGTTTTTCAGTCACAAGTGTAATTGGTACATGTCCAAAATATTCACCTAGTACAAGTTCCATCAACTCCGTTAAGAGTGATTTTCCGTTACTACCATTACCACGATATATGTTGAATGTCTGGTTTCTATTTTCACCTATCAACACAGATGCCAAATGGTCCCATACATATTTATTCAGGCTTGGAACTGGTATTATCTGATTCATAAACAGTGTGATTTGGTCCATGATAGATTGATGTGAACTCAAGTCTTCTCCTAAATAATCAATATTGGTAGTCTTCGTAATATAATCGTTTGGATATCCACAGCGGAAACATTTGTTTTTTAAATCAAGAACCCCATTCGCACATCCAAGAAGATATCTATTTTCATCCATCTTTTTGATGAACTCTTCATCATAAAATAACTCATGAACTTCCTTGAAAATATTATTCTTATCAGCAGTTCTCTTGAGTTTGGTGGATATTTCAGTAATATGTTTGATGTTTCTCTGTGCTAGGGCATATTCATCATCACCAGGGTCCACCCCATGCATACTCATGAGTACAATATTAACTCGAACACGATAAGCACTGTACATTTCTTCTGAGATTCTATTTCGAATAGTCAACCCTTTGTCTTGTCTCCATCGATGGTTTTCAAAAATATACCATGTCTTGTTAATGAGACTAGAACATACATATCGATCTTTGAACATATGATGCAATACCTTTGCAAAATCATAATCGGTCGGCATTTCTAGTGACTCATCAATATAATGATTCACCGTATTCATTTTAACCTTTTCATACTCATCATGATCCGCATCATGTTGGGCCCAGTAAATAATTGATTTATAAGTAATAGAAGAACCATTTGTTTTATGGCTTTTGAAATATTTCATCCAGTCTGAATATAGCTTTGGGATTTCTTCATAATCAAAATCATCAGCCTTACTACGAAGCATTATCCAAGAATAAAACAAACGTATATCTACACTCTTTAATGCAAATGCGACTTGTCTATTTAAATGATGAGAACCAGGTTCATAATATTTAGCAGGTAGTATTTGGGTGTATTCGTGAACCTCACGTATCAGATGCTCATCATGTTGTAAATTACTCAATATCGTATTCATAATATCTTCTAGATCTTTGGGGGTTTTTATTGCGTGAATATCAATCTGTTTTTCATTATCATCGATATGACCACCGGTTAAGAAGTTCATACTGTTTGAAGACGAACTTTTCAATCCCCCACTGCGCGTACGTTTCATCTTTATCTGTTTCTCCAATTCTTGAGATATATCTGGACGTAACTCGAAGATAGAATGCTCACTATATCGAGCAGAAATCAATGGTAATGAAGTACTCACATCAAAATCACACGCGTCCTTTTCTTCTGTTTGAAACTCACCATCATTTGAATCATATGTAACATTATAGTAATATGTTAATTCGTAAGCTTCATTCTCAGGCTTGCGAGAACCATATAATTGCCAGTTAGTTCCTCCTTCGCTAATTCCTTTGTCCAATACTCCTTCCCATGTATTGACTAATGGCAAAGAAACAATATTCTCAATATTTTTCAATACCTTCTCTCGTAACAAACCTTGTAATCTATTATCCATCTGAATCCCAATAATGATATGAATACCATCCTTTGTACATTCTTTATTTTCCACACGATTTACGTGTGGTTTCTCCATTACATAAATAGGAAATGACACATCTGGTCTAAATATAAAGAACTCCTTAAGTGTTTCGAGATAGAAACACACAATATTTAATATATCATCTTTTGTGTGTATTCTATTTTTTACCTCGTAACTGTAACGAAAATCAAAATCAATTAGAATACCTCCTCCAGTCTTAAGTTGTCGTTCAGTAAGATACTCGAGTTGTTTTTTTTTGAACACCTTCGTATAATAATGATACCAAAACTCATCTTCGTTTTCACTAGTAATGGAGAATGAACCTCCTTTTATATTCAGGTCGGTGTTAGGTATCCTGGTATGAGTACTTTGAGAACTATCCTTAGCATAACACTTGGACAGTAGCTCACCCAAATTTTTATATTGATTACGTTGTTGAGAATAATTCATATTTATTATATATATATGATATATGCCAACTTTTTATATTTCAATTTTTATATTATAGCATATGTTTTGAGAGAAAGAATATCGTGTTACGCATACATGTGTCCACATACCATCGTATATGAGTTGTATAATAATAATAGATGAATCAATATAAAAATATTTGGATATGTTTATATTATACTCGTGACAATTTCATTTTCATGAGCAAACAAGTAACGATTAAAAAGGAAACTGTAAAGCGATTAATAACTGATGTGAAAAACATTATGAAAAGTCCTCTGACAAGTAACGGCATTTATTACAAACATGATGATGAAGACATGTTAAAAGGTTATGCTCTCATTATGGGACCGTCTGAAACTCCGTATGCCTACGGGAATTATCTATTTGAATTAGAGTATCCAGATGATTATCCACATACACCACCATTAGTAAAATATTGTACGAATGGAGATGGAATACGATTTAATCCGAACTTATATTCATCAGGTAAAGTATGTATTTCTTTATTGAATACCTGGGCGGGAGAACAGTGGACATCTTGTCAGACGATTTCTACAGTTCTGTTAACACTGTGTAGTTTATTAAATGATACACCTTTATTGAATGAACCAGGGGTAAAACAAACACATCATGATTATCATAATTATAATCGCATTATAGAATATAAAAATATTGATATCGCAATTATAAAAATGATTTCTAAAAAAGAAGGAATATATGATCCTATATTTGATTGTTTTTATTCAATAATGTTAGAGAATGTAACAAAAAACTATTTCAATATTCTTGATTATTTAGATGGGAAAATACAACAAAATAATCGGGTCATACCTGTTTCTACCTCATTATATCATATGAATGTAATGATAAATTACAAGGAGCTACATACAAACTTTATCCATTTTGGCAATACCCTGGGTATATGTAAACATATGAAGTCCGAAAAATCCGAAAAAGCTGAAAAGATTAAATAAGATTAAATAAAATTAAATAAATTGAAATAATATAAAACTATAGTATATAGTGTATATTATATCTAAATATGCATTTCTGTACTACGTGTCAAAATATGTATTATATCCGTATCGGTGATGATGCGGATAAGTTAATTTACTACTGTCGTCAGTGTGGACACGAAGATACCAACTTGTTATTTGAAAATACTTGCGTATCTAGTACCAAAAATAATGATAACAATCAAAAATATACTCATATTATTAATAAGTACACGAAGTTAGACCCAACCTTACCAAGAGTCGATAAAATCTTATGTCCATATGCTGATTGTAAAACAAATACACATGATGAAAAACGCGAAATTATCTATATTCGTTATGATGATGTAAATATTAAGTATGTTTATCTATGTTCTACATGTGATACTGTATGGAATACGGGGGAAAAGAGCTAATTTATTTGTATTTATTCCGTACAAAAATGGAAATATTATATAAATATAACAAAATCGAGATAAACTATGTTATGTGATAATACCAAAATATAAAGAAATAACGGTTTTATTCTTTTTTTTAAATAAATTGATTTTGATATAAAACATAATATTATATTATAATAATAACAATAACAATGGAAAACGAGAACGATGATGATTATTTTGAAAACAGTAACTTGTCCGAAGAAGAGGAAAATGCTGAGATAGACGAAGATGAAACTAGTCTAGGTGTAGAGAATGTAGATGTAGATGTAGATGTAGATAACGTAGATGTAATAGATGATTCAGATAGCATAATGAATAATATGAGTGATATCGACAACGAAGATAGTGAGGACGACGATGATGACTTTCAAGATTTAGAAGAAGATGATAATGTATATGAAAATACAAATTTAAATAAGAATAGTACAAAAAAAAATAATATTCAACAAATGAATGCTGTTGATGATATATCATATGATTCTGACAATGATATGAATGACGAAGATTATGAAGATGATGACGAGGAAACCGAGTATGATAACAAATATCTACAAAAGTTCAATGACGAAATCAACCGAAACTATATCCAAGAAGCCCATCCTGAATGTATTGCTCATAACGACGAAGAAATCACATCATTATGTAATGTCATTCGAGATAAAAATAACAATATTATAGACGATTTACATAAAACGATTCCGTTCTTAACAAAATACGAAAAAGCTAGAATCTTGGGACAGAGAGCAAAACAAATAGATACAGGAGCCAGTCCTTTCGTAAAAGTTCCTGAACATATTATTGAAGGATATTTAATTGCTCAATTAGAATTAGAACAAAAACGAATCCCTTTTATTATTCGACGTCCTATTCATGGTGGAGGCAGTGAATACTGGAAGCTTCAGGACTTAGAATTATTAACATAATCGTAATTCAAAGATAAATCCTGTATTATAAAAAAACGAAATGTATGAAATAATTCTTTTTACACCTTTTCTCATTTCAAACGCCCATTTTATAGATATAATTATAATGAAAAATAAAATATATTTCATTTTGTAAATTGTAATAATGTATTTTTTTGTTATTGTTATAATGTAAATCATATTGATTTATAAATGTTGAAACTTGTAATAATCCGTTATAAACAGCTAAAAATCCATTATCATATAGATTGTGGCAATATCTACACATAAATTCAACAATATTTTTGTCATTTTTTTCATTATTATTTAATATACATCTTGGTTTTAAATGTGCTGTTTCTAATAAACATAATGGTAATTTTTTTTCACAAATTATACACATTTGTTTTTTATTAGAAATTAAATAATTTCTTAATTGTTTTTGTTCTTGTCTAATCTCTCTTAATTCGTATTTTCGGTAATTTTTATTGTATTTTTTATAAAAATTAATTATAATTTTTGAATAATAATACTTATGGTCGTTCAATATTACATTACCTTCATTTGATAATTTATAATTATTGTTATGAAAAAAAATAAGATTATTTTTAATTAATTTAGTTAATTCTGTTTTTATATCATTTATTTCAACCGAAATATCATAACGAAACTTTATATATTTATATATATCTATTAGTGTATTATTATCATGTAAAATAAAAGAATTAATAATATAATCTTTCATATTATTAATATTTGTAAATTACTTTTAAGTCAAATTATAATGAAACCATAATATTATAACCTCGTTTGCCTGGTTTATTATTTACATCAATACCTTTGCTTTTTTCTTCTTTATAATTTATTTTTTCAAACTCCTCCTTAAATTTTTTCTGTGTTTTCAAACATTTTTTTCCATTTATTTTACACCAAGTTTCATATATTTTGAATATATCTTTTAATCCAAATCGTAAATTTAGTTTATCCGTTTTTTTACAACACGAATTTGCAAATAGCAATATATCACTATTAATTAATGGTTCTGTTGAAATATTTGATTGTATAACATTTTTAACAGGTAGAGGAGCTACTATATCTAACGAAATAATTTCTGGTTTATCTTTATCATACAAATACAACCAACCATCAGGAGTTTTCCAATAATATTTTTCTGGAAACTTATTGTCATCTTCTATAAAATCATCTCCGTCTTCATTTGTATATCCGTGAGTATTTTGTTGTTTATATTCTTCTTTAAGAACTGAATATTTTATTTTATTACCATCAACAATATATGGAGTTTTTTTTATATAATTGTTTGTTTGATTGGGTAAACATTTTTTATTCTTTGTAATAGTAATGTGTATATTATCATATTTATCATAACACAAAATGTTATATGTGTTTGGTTTACGAATTGTAATATAATAATTATAAGGTTCATTATTTTCAATCGCATGTTGTATACCATTATATCTATCACTATTAACACTACCTTTTTTAATTTGAACTACTCTATCTAATTTAAAATCGTTCAATACAGGAAATGTTTTCAATACCAATTTATTTAAATTTACTCTATCAAAATCAACAATACTATTTTTAGAAATACATAAAGGAATACCTCCATCGTAATTTCCATATTTATTAATAAATTCATTAGTATCAATTTCTCTTATTTCATTAATACATTCATAATCAGGTAAGTTAGTTTCTTTACACCATTCATCTATTTCTGTATCATTCATATCGTCAATAACAATTAATTTATAACCATTATTTTTGCTGTCATAATGTTTAATTGGTTTTAAATTTTTTCGTTTCTTTGATACATCAATATATTTCATATATTTACCAAACTTAAAATCACCATTATCTATAATACTTTCCAATAGTTCTTTAATTTCTTCCCAAGAGTGACACCCCATAATGTATTTTTCAATTTCTTTTATAAATTTAACATAAAAATTCTGTATTATATCTTGTAATTCAGGAGTAGTCCATAAAGTAAGTTTCATATTTCCATTTTTAAGGTCTAAATCATTATATTTTCCTTGTAATCGTAATCGTTGTGAAATATCAGTGCAATTTAATGATGCGTGAGACACAAAATACTGGTCTGTTAAATGTAGTGAATAATTATCATAATCGTCGCTTGTAAAAGAATATCCCCTTTCTCCATATTTACCTGTTATTGTTATAATTGTTTTACATAAAATTGGGGTATCACTTTTTTCAAATAACATTCTTAATAATTTATAAACAAATTTTATATTTAATATTTTTGTATTTATATTGAAATAGCAATAATTATTAGGTAGTTTTTCAGATTTTTCAGTATCTATAGATGAACCATATACTCCTCCGAATTGCCATAATCTTTGACTTGTTGATGATTGTTTTGAGTCCCATTTAGACCAACATTTAATTTCTTTTTCATAATTTTTTGAAACATATAATCTTAAACAATTTCCATGATATATTATGATAAATAGATTGGGATAATCTTTAATTATTTTATCTACTAAACAAAATTGATTAGCTCTTATTTTTTCTTCACTTATCAATAACGAATTGTATTTACTTGTAGGTCTTTTTAGTATTTCTTCTATTATTTTTTTTATATTTATATTATAATCTTCAACAATATTATAACATGTTTTTTTTTTGTGATTTTCTATATCTTGATAATCCCACCATGATTCAACAAGTGTAGTGTTAAAATTTATAGACCCATTAAATAATCCAAAATAATCATTTGACCTTTTCATTTTATGAACCTTTGATATTTTAATTTGTATATCAGTATGGTCGCTTAATCTGGTTGTTATATTATATAACAATGAGTGTGCCGTGCCTGTAATATGTAGTGCATATTTTACTTTTTTATATATTTTGGCAAGCAATATTTCACATGCGGTAGAATCCTTTTTATCATTATCATTACTTCTATCATTTGAAGATGTAGGGCTCATTAAATCACTTTCATCAACTAATGTAGTTATATTAACAAGTTCATCATTATAATATATATACTCACTAAATTTCGTATTTAGTTTTGCTAACTGAGTATGGTTCATTAAACAACAAAATATATCATTAGAATTGATTGCTTCTTTATTACTTAATTTATTAATAATATCATTACTATTTATATCTTTTAGTTCTGGAAGTTTATAATCTTTCCAATATTCAACATTTGTTTCCTCAAAATATTCTTGAAGTTCATTATTAAATTCTTGAAATAATGTTTTTATAAATTGAATATTAAAATTGTAATTTTCTGTTCCAATTATATCATCTTGTAATTGTTTTTGGTCTATTGTTAAATTTCTAAAAATGTATAAAACTGGTCTTTTTAGTATATGAACCGAAATCCACATAATTATACATGCTTGAACTCTTTTTCCAAGCTGTATGTCTCCCCATAATAATTCTACTATTGATTTTTCATTATCTTCTAAATTTAGTGAATTTAATAAATCTTCTTCAAATGAAGGTAAATTAATGTTTTTTGGTATATGTTTTAATTTAATTGGATTTTTTCCCCAATTATGTCTCTCTAAACTTTCTCCATTTATATATTTACACTTATTTAACATAATATTTATAATTTTTTCAAGCGGTTTTTTAAATATTCCATTTCTTTTTTTGAAAAACGTATTTATTTTATCTTGTAGATATGTCATTTGTATCATTTATATATATAATAAAGGCAAATCTTTAAATCAATTTTATTCATAAAATAAAAAATGCCTTGAAAATATGTGCCTATTTATATTAATTTTAATATTATTATAATATAAATAATGTCTCGTAAAAGCTATGATTATAAATTAACTGCGGTACAATATTATTTAGTTGAAGATAAAACACAAGAAGAAGTATGTAAAATATTTAAATGTTCTCGTAGAAGTCTAATGCGATGGGTTGAAAGATATAAAAAAGATGGTAATGTTGATATTCATTATAGGAAATCAGTAGCATATAAGGTAAAGAAGGAATATGTTGATTTCTTATTACAAGAATTAAAGAAAAATAAAACTATTACTATTGAAGATTTATTATATTTATTGAAAAATAAATATCCTCATGTAGATTTGAATAAATCACACATTAACCGAATTATAAAAGATAATAATATTACATTAAAAATTACAAGAATACGACACGAACCAGTTAAACGATTTGGTAAGGATATTGATATAAACGCAAATATAAAGAAAATTTATGAAGAAATAAAGAAGTATAAAATAGAAGATATTATTTGTATTGATGAAACAAGTATAAAATCTTTACAAAAAAGACATCATTGTTATAGTGAAAAAGGAAAACGATGTGTAATAAAAACACAATCACAAGAAGTATTCAAAAAATATACAGGAATATTTGCTATTTCAGTTGATGGCGTGATAGAATGGGATTTATATGAAAAAGGTGGAATAAATACAGATAGGTTAATTGAATTTTTAAAAAAAAATATTACAAGTAAATTAAGAAATAAATTAATTATATTAGATAATGCGAGTAGTCATAGAAACGAAAGAATAAAAGAATTAGTTAATAAACATAACAATATATTATATGCTGTTCCATATCAACATTTTACCAATTCTATAGAAAATTATTTTAGTATGTTGAAATCACGATTACAAAAATTAGATGGTTTAACTCATATAAAATTAAAGGAGAATATTGAAAATGTAATAAGCAAAATACCTAAAGAAAAATATAGAAATATTTTTAAGGGTGCTTATGAAAGACCAGAAAAATATGTAGCGAAAAATAAAACACGGAAAATTAAGAAGAATTATTTATAAATATCATTTCAAAATGGGCGTTTGAAATGAGAAAAGGTGTAATTATTTCATTCATCATATTCATTAACAATGATTACATATTTTTTTATTGAAATAATAACTATGTAAATAGTTTAACACTTCCAACGGTTTCCACAATTAATACAACTGACAAACGTTGTCATTGGTTCATCCGCAGAACGAGTTTGCATTTGGTAATATGTACATTTCTTTAGTTTACATTTTCTACATGTGAATGTATCTGTCGCTGCTTCTATTTCTGTGTTATATTTCGCATTATCACGCTCGATTTTATTTTGTATCAAAACATCCCATTTTTCGGGTTTCATTTCTTGATGTGTCATAAAAGCTAATGCTTTGGTGGTTATCGATTTATTCTTGATATGATTGTATAATTCGGGATTTTTTAAATTAATAAATATTGTACGCAACCGGTCAACATATAATTGAACAAAATGTGGATTGTCCCACTTTTTTACTACCTTTCTTTGATACGCTTCTTTCAACGCATAATTATAGACACCTATTTCTAGATTCATTGATTGATTTGTATTTTTTAATAAGGCGTTTAATTCTGTTCGTATATTATCCCTAAATGTGGTAGGATTATCAACTTTTCGCATTATTATAAATCTAATATAATTATAATAATACAATGAAAAATATTTAAGTAATAATCAATTTTTATTCAATATCAGAGGTTGAACCTTATTCATTCTCGTCCTCATCATCGTCCTCATCATCGTCCTCATCATCGTCCTCATCATCGTCCTCGTCCTCGTCCAAAAACTCATCTTCACTCAGTTCGGAACCGATATTTTCTAATTGTATATCATCTTCTAGTATCAACGTATCATCTTCATCATCTTCATATGAACCTTCAGTATCCTTATCACTTATTAATTCGTCACTACTTTCACTATCTACTACAAATCCATCCTTCAAGTATCCTGCCTTGGTTTTATATTTTGCAGGAATATTTTCTAACTCATCTTCTTCCATTTCATCTTCCAATGCACTAGCAGTTAAATCCTCAAAGCCTCCAAATAAATCTTCGTATATTTTATTCCAATTCTCAATTGTAATATCTACTGGTGTCAAATTATTTTTTCCTTCTTTTTCAAATAAGACTATCGCACAATTTCCAAAAAACAACGTGGTATCAATAGGAGGCGGGAAATCATATTTATTTTCTGACATCGACTTTCCATCTACCTTAGCATAAACCTTTACAATATATTTTTGTTTCAGGAGTTTCACACCCCACTCTACTCGTTCTTCAAATCCATCTTCCTTTTTAAAACCACACTTTTTATACAGTTCTTCCTGTTTGTAATCTTTCACCTGTAAAGATTTTAAAGAACCTAACTTTTCTACAATTATAATCTTGAGTTGATTTGACATATTGATTATAGATTAATGAATAGGTTTAAATAGTTTCACAGTATATTTAATAACAATGAAGAAAACCTCTATAGAACAACCATTATCTGAATTATTTAATCAAACTACAATATATTTACAGGATTTCCCTATTAGAAACATAAATAAAAATCTATTAGAAACACTTGAGGTTCATTATAAAAAAACCATAAAAAATCGGTTTTTATATTCGGATGACGGTATTTATTACTATGATAGCGACCAAATTTTTAAACTCACCCCTTGTGATAAAGAGCCTTTTATTTATAATAAAGATAATTACAACGCCATAGTTGATAGTAGTTTTTATGAAAAAAAAGAAGTATATTCACAAATACCATCCGACCACGATTGGGTGGATTCTGTATCATTTTGTTATTGTATAGGAGAAAAGTCGCAGGTTTATTTTGTCATTGAAGGAACTTATAAACGTGACAAAATCACGTTAAATACAACCACACAAATGATTCACAGTAAATATCATAATTTTGTTCCTTTAGAATGTTATTTTTCCACAAAGGACCCACAAATTATGGATAATATTTTACTGAAAAAAGAACTTAATATGTTCATATCGTTAATATACTAATATACAAAATATATATATACTCAATGATATTATGGTCCATAAAAGTTGTAATTACATCTATTATTTTTATATATGTAGTTCACTATTTATTTTTCTTTTTTAAAACAACACTTACGGTTCCTAAGATAAAAGATTTAGTCAATGTTCCTGTTGAAAAATACGACAACATGTATAAAATTATAAATGGTGGTCAGAATAGGAATGAACTAAATAATATGAATAATATAAATAATATGAATAATATCAGTAATAATCAGGGTTATCATGATAGTAATGATAACGGAACGACTAATATAAATAATTTAATTCCTAGTTTAGAACCTGGAATTATTAACAAAGAAAATACACCCACCACTAATATGAAACCTAATAACGAACATATGAAAAATGAACTGAAAAGCTATTTAAAACATATGAGCAATCATACGAACGCCTCTGAATCTGATATCATTCCCGAAACAAATACAATTACATCTAATAGTAATATACATAATAATGAACTTCAATATTCGTCATTTTGACCATAATGATATTCATAATGATATTAAAGAGTAATATATATGATATAATACAATATATATTGTTACTAATATGAGACTAAATAATGTTGAACGAGAAGAATTATTATCTGTATTTCCCAAAGTAGAACTTTCTTATGAAGCAATTGTCCATAAGAAGGTTTATAATTCCCAGTTTGTTTCAATTATTCCAAAAGGGGTTAGACATTTTTTATGGTTTACTACACATCATTCTCAAAACGTATGTTTTTTTATGGAACTGAACGACCACAATAAGATCGTGCGAATCAAAAGTCATTATTATGTCTGTTTTGATTCCGAATTATCCTACGGAACAATCATATACGGCACATTATTTGTACATAATTATACAACATATTTCTCCACACAAGACGTATTATATTATAAGGGAACCGACCTACGAAGAAACAATGTAAGCATGGTTGAACGCTATTCTATTTTAGAGAACATGTTTCATTATCATATCAAACAGGTTTCTTATTTTAAAAACAATGTAGTAGTTGGAATGTCAATAATACATACTGATTTTCAAACTTTGATACAAAGTGTGAAAACGATACCTTATCCAGTTGAATATATACAATTCAGATATACCACCCGACGCCCAGACAATAACATTGTTAATATGAAATACAATGGGTCAATACAACATTACCAAAATGATTCTCATAACAACAATAATCAGCATTCAACAACAATGAATGAACAATTAAAGAAAGAAATGGTATTCAGAATCACCCCTGATATTCAAAATGATATTTACCATTTACATTATTACGACCCGACCTCGACCAATAAAGATAATTTCTATGCCGTTGCATGTATTCCTGATTACAAAACAAGCGTTTTAATGAATCGCCTTTTTAGAAATATAAAAGAAAATCAATGTTTGGATGCTTTAGAAGAAAGTGATGATGAAGAAGAGTTCGAGGATGATCGTCAAGACAAGTTTGTATTTTTAGAAAAATCATACAAGATGAGTTGCGTTTATCATTTTAAGCACAAAAAATGGACGCCAACAAAAGTCGCACCACGAGACGCATATATTGTTACAAAAAAAGAGTTGCCTGTATTACCATCATCATTATAATTATTATTCAGTTTTGGCTTCATGCGTTTAATGAGTCGACCCATATTTATAAATATTCAGATAATAAATAATATTACGTAATTATATATTAATTAAGTAATATGAGTTTTTCATCACAACCAGGTTCAGCTAATTATGAAGAAATTGCTGCCAACATTCCCATCAATAATGCTTATGTAAATAGTGACAATAGTCACGACCCTAGTATGTTCGGAAGTAAAGATACCAGTAGTCAGTTTGGATGCCATGGCATTTCTAGTAATATTGATGCTGCTGCTGCCTCGAAAATTATGATGGGTGGCATGAAAAAAAAAATGAAAAAAATCTCTAGTAAATATAGAATGGGAAAAACAAAAACTCCTAAGCAGTTGAAACGAAAACTGTCCAACGCCAAGAGAAAACTCATCTCTTTATTGTCCAAGAAAAACCGTAAGAATCATAGGAGCGCAAAAAAGAAAACCAGTGACAAGAAAAAACATAATAAAACACATAAAAAACGCACTCGTCGTCATAAACAACGTGGCGGATATCATCAATATATGAGCAATGTTCCTTATACTCCTTCTTATTCTACTGGTGGTGAATTAGCACCTTCCAGTTCCGCTTTAGCCAATCCTGTTCCTTTCCAAGTAACAAATAATTGTCTATTAAATTAACTCGAACTATTTTCTATGATTTAGAATCTTTTTTAGGTAATTTAATAAGACATTTCTCCATCAATATATCGTCTGGAGAATATAATTCAGAAATATCTTCCAATACTTTTGACTTCATAGGAGTCACACGCGATTTACATTGACCCGAGCTTGTTCGTTTTGTGTTAGTATTGTTATGAGTATGAGAAGCGGTTATTTTGGATGTTATTTTTGTTTTTGTAAAGGATATATGGTTCCAAAATCGAATGTCAGGGTCATAGTTCTCACTCGTACAATGAATTATTTTATAATTATGTTTTTTATAAAATGACTTACGTTTCGCCCATTGATTACGAAAAGGTTGATGTTCATCTATAATATCTACTACAACGGGTTTGCTATGTTTTTCACGCAAGATACGTCCAACTGCCTGCTCTATGTCTGTTTTAGGTGTAGCCATTATCAGAGTTGTCAGTGTTTTTATATCCAACGCTTCAGCTGCCATGCTATATGTAGCAATAATCACTTTTTGGTGCTCACTCTCTTTCAATGCTTTTTCTTTCATTCCACCGACATAATATCCCACCGTAGCAATCTCACGATTTTTAATTGCATCGTGTAGATATGTAAGAACATTCTTATTGTGTGCCAATATCATAATTTGTTGTTCAGGATTTTCATTCAACATATCTGTCAATACACGCAGAATAAACTCTGAACGACGATTATAACTACATAATTTCGATATCATGGTGCTATACTGAACATTTCCGCGAAAATCATGTTTCACTTCTTTGAAGTCTTCATCTTTAGACAAATATTCGATGCCTCGTACTTGAACATCATGTTCTTCATCACGTGTTCCTTTATAAACAACGTCACCTAAAAACATTTTGAATACTTTTGTGGTCCCGTCTTTACGATTCATCGTGGCGGACAAGCCTAGCATATATTTGGTCACAATTTTGAATAACGCGCAGGAAAAAACTTCGCTTGAAATATGATGAACCTCGTCTATGATGACAAATCCAAAACTTCGAAAGGTAGACTCTGGATATTCTTTCATAGAAAGAGATTGAAGCATACCCAATACTATATCCTTGTTTTCAATATCAATAACTTTTCCCTGTATTTTACCGACTCGCGCATCTGGTAAAAATTGTTCTATACGTTCAATCCATTGATTCATCAAAAACTCCTTGTGGACAATGACAAGAGTTTTCTTTTTCAATAAAGAACAAATATGTAATCCCAGTGCTGTTTTACCAAAGCCACATGGTAACTCCAGTAATCCTGAGCCACCATATGAACTATTATGAGTATTCGATGGATTCACTGTATTCATATATTGTTCTACAACAGGTTTTTGACTATCGCGCAGGTCACCCTTAAAACTAAGCGAAACATCATCTCCTTCATATATGCGACTTTCTTTAGCAGGACCAAAATGTTCTATTCCATAATACCGAGGTACGTACAACTTGCTCGATGATTCGCGATATACAGGAAACCCTGGAGTTTGAGTGTTTCCATACTGATTCATACCAGGTGTATGTGGTTTTGCCAATAAATCCTTCTTTAGTTTCTCTATTTCATGGTTTTCTAATTCTTTTTTCATAATTGTATAACCTTTTTGTCCTAAATATGTATTCATCATGTTGGGTATACGAGTATAAATAGGTATAACTATAATATACTCTACATTGTACCATTGACTTTATGTATATTTCAAAACATTCTTTAGTAAATACTGAATTATTTAGTGACCTCTGTCTGCCATTTTTATCCAGTATATATTTATATCAACTTCACAATAATAAAAATCTTATATTATGATATACATGAATCCTTTTTCAGAACTAACAAAAAAAGAAAGTACTTCTCAGTTGGTGCTTACAATCGTATTCCTTATTTACTTAATCATGGGATACAAAATGCCTGACATGATTGCCGAAATGATAGATAATGTGTATGGCAAAATAATTGTAGCCTTAATTGCTATTCTAGTATTTTCTTACTCCAATCCTATCGTAGGTGTTCTGGGATGTATTGTAGCCTTTGAGTTGATTCGTCGTAGTTCTATTTCTACTGGTTCTGATGCTCTACAAAAATATGTACCTAGTGAAAAAGATAAAAAGAATAATTTAACAGCAATGAACCAATTCCCTTACACTCTTGAACAAGAAGTTGTCTCGAAAATGGCTCCACCTAAGGTGAGTCCCGGAGGATCCCAAGGTTCATTTTCCCCCGTTCTAGATGATTTATATGATGCTGCTCCTATTGATTATAAAGGAGTTGTGTAAAGTATTTCTCGTTTTTTATAAAGTATCAATGTTAACTTATAAAAAATATAAACTATAATCTATATCATATAAACTAGATTCCTAACTTATTAAGAGGAGTCAGAGACAACCATTTATTTTTCTCCTGGACCACCCTTATTTTTAGCAAATTTAGTATATAACACATAAATCAAAACAATCCCTACAATGCCTCCTAATATTCCCAAAAAAATCGGATTCTCAAATAATCTTCCTAAATCTTGATCAATGTTTTTAGAAACTCCTACACCTACCTCTTGTTCAGATGATCCCACTGGCTGACAATCAATATAAATATTGTCTCCACTTGTTGGTGGTCCTACTACTATTCCGTTTTCATTCTTGAATATTGAAATAGTACTAGGTACATTCATCTTACTTGTCGCCGTAGGAATGATTTGTTTTAGTTTTGCCAAATTTCCTGTTGATATTGCAATAGCACTTGTATTTGCCCCACATAAATAATTCACATTACTTCCACTGGATGAGTTCATTGAAAACATATAGGTTGAACCAGTAGGTATCAACTTATTTAATGTGAATAATGGTATACCCGCACTGGTACTCATACCAGACGAATTTGCGGTTGAAGAAGCAGAATCTATGATGCTGGATAATATATCACCACCCGCTGTATTTGAACCAGTTGTTGAAACCGGAATGATTAGGACCATTGGCGTTCCACTAGTAATTGGTTCAAATGTAATTTGTATAGCCGCTGCAGGAGTAATTGTATTATATTGAATAGGACAAGGATATAGAACCTGAACTTTTTGAGTTTTTACATCATTACCAGCATATTTGGTATAGTCTGTTTCTGTTGTGCGCTTTATGTTTAATGCGGAACCAATATTTTCTATAGTCGGGACTTGCTCGGAAAAATCTACTTGTAAATCACATTTATCAACACATTTATTATAAGTGGCAGTAGAAATTATATTTGGGGTTATTGTATTTGATGAACTCATTAATATAATTAAACAAATAAATATCTTCGTTTATTTATATATAATAATTATGAAATTAAGCAGAGGAAAAATATATAAATTTCGTAAACAAACACATCAATCTAAGAAAAAGGGACGTCACCATCCTAAAAGAAAACATGTAGGAAAAATGAAAAAAACAGCGCGAAAACATAAAGTACATAATTTACATAATGCCACCTTGAAGAAATACAAATATAAAGGTGGTGCTGCGAATACTAGCACAGACAAAGATATAATCGGTTTAGTTCAAAAAATACAATTATCCATCACTAATGCTACTAAAGGGACGTTCGGAACTGATATAAAACTTTTAAAAACAGAATTATCAAACCTACTAGATACAACTGGTCAACAGGGTACTCCTTTTTTAGATAATTTTCAAGAACAAATACGTAAGGTTTTCAGTAATCTCAGTAATAAAACACCTTCCAAAATAATTGGAAATAGTAGAACAGTTGTTAATGATGGAATGAATACACTTATGAATGCTTATGCTAAAAAAGTGTCAAATCAAACCGAGGTTACAGCCACCCTATCTGCTTTTAAAGAAGTTATTAATAAATATATAGAGTATGCTACCAAACAACTAGATGGTTTTAATGATACTGTTAATTCCGGCACACCAGTAAATGATGCTACAAAACAAAATGTCACAATGAATATAGAACAAGCTAACAAATATTTGAATCAAATTACACCTATTAATAATAAACTTATGACAAACCCTAAGTTCAAACCGAACGCTACAACATATGCTGACGATATAGCAACAATGAAAACAAATATAAGCAAGGTCACAAATATGCTTGAGGTGAAATCAAAGGCAGTCAAAGATGTCGCCGATGCGAAAACAAAAGCTGACAAAGATGCTGTCGATGCGAAAACAAAAGCTGACAAAGATGCTGCCGATGCAAAAACAAAGGCAGACAAAGATGCTGCCGATGCGAAAATAAAGGCAGACAAAGATGCCGCCGATAAAATAAAAAAAGATACAATCACAACATTAAATAACTCCGTAACTGCTATACAAAAGGAAGTTACCAATGCACAGAGTGCCAGAATGAAACCTCATGGAGCACATATGGATGCTTTTAAAGCAATTGTTCCTTCATTATTGGGTAATTTCAATACTAATTTATCAAGCATATATAAAATAGCTGATGTAGATGAAAAGATCATAACAGAGACACAACAAAAAATAAACACATCTATGACTACATTATTAAAAGGTATTGTTGGTGATGGAAAAGAACATAAACAAGATACAATTTCTACTTATATTACATTGATTGGTAAATATATCACTGATGCTGAAAAAAATAAAAATAATACGAAAATGTTGAAATATTTAACTGAACAAGCCGGTAAATATATTAAGGAGTTTCCTGAAGGAGTATTAGACGCATTAAAAAATGGTTCTGACAAAGGCAAACAAAATGATGCGATCACTTCCGAGAAAACATTGAATGAATATCGTAATAAACTAGGTACTTTTAATGAACAACTATTGACATCGGGTAAAAAGGCAACAACAAGTGATGCGAGTGCTGTTCCTGTTCCGAATGCTGTTCCTGAACCGAATGCTGTTCCTGTTCCTGATGCGAATGCTGTTCCTGTTCCTGATGCGAATGCTGTTCCACAAGGTGCGTTCAATAATACACCATCACCCTCTACACAAACTAATACTGAAAATGGTATCGACTCTGCTAATAATAATGATAACACTGCTAAAACTACCGTGGATAACCCTAATAAAACTACCGAGGATAACCCTAATAAAACTACCGTGGGTAACACTACTAAAACTACAGATGATAAACCTAATAAACCTGAACCCAAAGAAAAACAATGTACTCCCCAAGATTTGAATGAAAAGGACCGCATGATTTATGATACGGGATTACGCAGCTTATCCCAAATAGCAAAAGCTCTTGAAATTGCTAATAAAACAGGTGGAAGCAAAACGAAACACAATAGACGTCATAAATCTAAACATAATAGTAGAAAACGGGGCTAGTAGTGATTTAGAGAAGTAAAGTATTAATGGAATCCGCACTATTTTAATGGTTGATTAAAATAGTGAATATATAGACTATGATGGACATAGAACTAGCTAGTGAAGGGTCGATTCATACAAAATAGAAATGTAATATACTATACGAAGTAATAGTAAGTAACAATTTAACGGAACATAGAATTATCAATATTTCTATTCCACTTTCCATAGATGTTATTTGGTAGTTTGTTTATATTTATTACTATTTTTATTATATAATATCCTGATAAATATCAAAAAAAAATCAAAAGATACAGAATTGTTATAAGTAAGGAAGATATTTTATCGTATCATTATCATACATGGTTACCTTATATGCTTTGTTGTAACCTTGAACATAGACAGAATCGCCATTATATATCTCATCACACCCATATTCATTGGTACAACTTTTACCATTTCGGACCACAGGTAACTTCACACTATTATTTTGGTCACTCATCGTGTAATATTGATATTTATTACGATTTACAAAAAGTGGTCGTCCCATCAAGGGTAATATTTTTCCGTCACCACCGGACAAAGGTGTGAGTAATCCAAGCTGTCTATAACTTGTGTCTACCGCACCCACATTGGTAGACACATTAATAGGCATGCTTCCTGGCGGAATACGTGATACTTCTGGAACGAAATATCGATCATCTTTTAATGGAGCAGCGTAAGGGTTCATCAGAACGTCTCCAGGAACATTAGTATATCCATAATTTGGACGTGTGAAAAAGTTGTACCAAGGAGTGTTTTCTCTCTGATTTGATTCTTCAATGTTGATTTGTTGATGGAAACTTCCTGAATCACTATTTCCTTTACGTTTACTAGGGACCCGAAGACTCATGTTATAGAATAAATACGCGGCAATACAAACGACCAGGAAAATGATAAATAGAGTCATATTTTCTACACAAATCACTCCAGGAGGACATTTTTTCTTTGGAAAGTTTGGCATTTACGAGTAAATAGGCTTTATATATATATACTATGAGTATAAATATATCAAAAAAATATATGAATATATTTTCATATTACGAACGTATTATTACATGTTGTTACCAATACCAATATATCACAAATACTTATTCCTTGTTTTATTGGTCATCACCGCCAGCACCGAATTGTTGAGCGAAAGAAGACAAGTTTCCTAAACTCTTCATATCAAACCCTTGTAACATAGACTTGGCTTGGTCTAACAAGGGGGTCATATTTTTCATTGCGTCAGCCAACTCTAATTGTTGTCCCATTAACTTTTGTGTATCCTGTGTCAAGTTTTTGATACCATCACTTCCTAAAATATTATTCAAATCATTGTAAGCATCTTCTACTGTGGCAGCATAATCGATTCTATTTCTGTTCTTTTTGTATCCAGTAAACTCTTCTGGTTTCTTTCCCTCTTTGCCTGTAGGCTCTACATTGTCTCCCTTATCATCTGTCTCCTTTGAATCCTTCGACTCTTCTAGTTTTTTAGCTACCATATCGTCAACCTTGGCTTCTTTTTTTAATTTCATCGATTGTTTTACTAACTCGTCGACTTCTTTATCATTTTCTTCTGCGGGTTTCTTGTTTTCAAGTCCTTCTTTCACGCGACGACCTACTAAAAGCATGCTAGTAAGAATCAATGGAACTGCTAAAACAATTATCATATTCTTTGTGTATTGATGTACAATGTAACCAATTAGAATGAATACGGTAATTGCGCGAAAATCACTCATCATCAAATACCCTAAAAGATTGGTAAATGCCAAGAAAAAAACGAAATATAATACATATTGATTCTCTACAACTTTTTTTATAGTCTTTCCAACTTTTCCACTGCTCATTTTTGTTATGCTACTAGGCAGTTTAAAGCTCGCCATTATTATATATAAAGCATATAAAAATATTAATTGTGGAATATAAAATACCTATTGAAACCCTAAATAAAATTGAAAATATATATATAGATATCAAATATCTATATTATTATCAACATACTGGAACTATCAACCATATGACACCACAACCAGAATGGATTCTACTCCTCAATTTGTTCATCAACCTCTAACCACAATTGTATTATGCGAACTTCATAATAAACATTTACATGGTTTTATAGAGGGTGTTAGCTCGCCAGATATTAAAGAACATTATTTATGTCATTATGTATTTCGTAAAGAATATATCAATCATAATTATGACCAGCATCATTATGACAACGCTATCCAAGATGAGTTAGAGAGTGAGAGTGAGAGTGAGAGTGATAGTGATGATGAGAATGAGAATGAGAATGATAATTTGACCATTCATTCTTCCCAGGAGGTCCTAAAGATATTCAATACATTTACAAAAAAACAACAAAAAAATTATATAAAAGATGTTTACTTCAATGGTTGTAGGGACAGACCACCTATACTGACCCATGATTTTATTAGAAACTATAAATATATTATTTCTAATAAAACATATTTCAAACCCGAAATTGCTACTGTGATTTCTTTGCCTAAAGGTTGTGAGAGTGTCGCTATTTTAAAAACCTTTTGGATACGATGTATACAACGATGTTGGAAAAAACTAGTGGCACAACGCAAGCAAATACTCACGATGCGAAAACATATTAACAATATACATATACGAACTACTACTGGCAAATGGCCAGAACAATACAGACACTGGCCGGAAGTAAAAGGAATGTTCTGGTAATTCCAGAATGAATTAAAAGTAGAAATTGTTTATTCTCTTTTATTCTTTTTACCTTTACGAAGTTTCTTCTTAGTAGAAGATGAACGTGATGATGATCGTGAAGATGAACTCCTTAGTGATGTAAGTCTTTTCTTCAAAAACTCTTTATTTCTTTCACGATATTCAGCACCGAAACCTCCATATTGTTTCTTGTATTTGCGTGTTATTTTTTTTCCTCTACCTTTGCCTCTACCTTTACTACTTTTACGCGATTTGTGATGTTTGCGTCCACCTCTAGTTGAATTATTAGGATGAAACTTATCGATTAAAATAGATGCTTCATTTATTTTCGCAGTATATTCCTGTAATTTTTGGGTTGTTTTATTCATCTTCTCATTAACCTGCTCCTGTTCATTTACTAAATTATCTATTATAGTTGTTTTATCAACATTTACTTGGACTAATTCTTCTATTTGACGTTGTAACTCTGGTATTTTACTATCCTCCCTATTCATTTGTAGGGCCTCCTTAGCATTGTTGAGTTCATCGTTAGTTTTTTTGTGCTGTTCGTCCGCGGTTTGTATCCTTTGATCAAGTTCATTTGATTGAGCTCTATATTTTTTTGATTCACTCTTTAACATATCTATATAATCGGTATTATTCTGAAGTTTTGTTTTAATCTTTTCATTCAATCCATCTAATTGTGTACTAACAGAATCAAATGATAATTCGCCTCCTGCAGCCATATTATTAATATATATATATACTTAACATTTTATCTTTTTATTTTTCATTCTGATATTAGTTCATCTACACCTCCTTTTATCCCTTCTATTTCTTTCAATACAATATCTTGTTCCCTTCTTGCATCAGCCAGGTCTTTATCTGTCAACTTATTTTTGTCAATAATATCATCAATATGTTTGCTTAATATATTCATTTGGTCCATTTGTTTTTTTCTTTGTCCCATAATATATTGCTGGTATTTCAAGTAATCGTTTCTTACTCCCGTCAAATATTTATTTTTCCCATTGGCGTCCTGTAATGTTCTACGTTTATTCATTAGTAATTCCCTCTTAGCACATATTTGTTTTTCAATCTGGTCAATATACTGGTCTCTTGTTCCGATGTCTAGTTCATACATATTCATTTCTCTCATATTAATTCGTCTAATGTATAATTTATATCAATATTTTATTCAACAAAAATATACCATAAACTTGTTTTATTAGAAAAATGGTAAATGCCACGTCATTATGGTGTGTATGATACATGTTCGTTCAATGTATGCTGTAAATAATATTTTTCAATCAATATAAAATCTTCTCTATATCTATAATTAAGAAATAGACGGATGGTAAAAATTATCAACGAACCTCTACTAAATCCTAACGATAACCGCTTTGTAATGTTTCCCATCAAAGATAAAGAAGTCTGGGATATGTATAAAAAACAGGTGGATTGTTTTTGGCGAGCCGAAGAAATAGATTTGTCGAAGGACACTGCGGACTGGCAAACACTAGCACCAGAAGAAAAGCAGTTTATATCACAAATATTGGCGTTTTTTGCAGCCAGTGATGGTATTGTATTGGAGAACTTAGCTACACGATTCATGAGCGATGTTCAATTAGCAGAGGCGCGTGCGTTTTATGGTTTTCAAATAGCGATGGAAAATATCCACTCGGAAACATATAGTTTGTTGATCGATAGTTATATCAAAGAACCCGAAGAAAAAAACAAATTATTCAAGGCCTTAGAGAACTTTCCCTGTATTAAAAAAAAGGGCGATTGGGCACAAAAATGGATCCATGACAATCGTTCTAATTTTGCGACAAGATTATTGGGATTTGCGTGTGTAGAAGGTATCTTTTTTTCTGGAGCATTTTGTAGCATTTATTGGTTGAAAAAACGCGGTCTTCTTCCTGGACTTACCTTTTCAAATGAACTCATTTCAAGAGACGAGGCGCTTCATACCGAGTTCGCAGTATTACTTTATAACAAATTGTTGAAGAAACTACCCAAGTCCAAAGTACATGCTATTATACAGGAAGCAGTAACCATTGAAACCGAGTTTATTTGCGAGGCATTGCCTTGTAGATTGATTGGAATGAACTCCACATTAATGACCCAATACATTCAATTTGTGGCCGACCGTTTATGTTTGCAATTGGGAACAGACAAGATATTTAATGTCACCAACCCATTTGATTTTATGGAGTTGATTTCATTAGAAAGTAAAACCAACTTTTTTGAAAAACGAGTTGATAGTTACGCATTAGCAGAAAAAACAAGGGACGATAACATCTTTAATTTTGAATCAGACTTCTAAGAAAGAGGAGGGGGTATTATTTTTCTTTTAGGAGTTTATTGACACTATTTCAATAACATTATCGCAAGAATGATGCGAGTTTGATTGTTATATGTATCTATCTATTATGCGATAACAAATTATATATTATTTTAGTTTGATAATATATAATATATATATATAGATGTCGGTGATTGCTTCATTAGAATTAACCTTTTCTGGTGTTACTAATATCACATTGCCCATTACAGGTGTAGGACTAGTAGTAAGTGTTGACTGGGGTGACGGAACCACAAATACATCCCTTTCTCATAACTACACATCATCCTTTACTGGAACGGTATCAATCACAGTAACTGCTGGATCAGTAACTCAATTTGGTACCGGCGGTTTTTATATTTGGACTGGCGCAAATAGGCTTACAACAGTCGCCACGAACAATGATACTATTTCATTAAATTGGGGATTACTAGGCATATCAAACTTATCGGGAGCATTTTTTGGAGCAAGTATTTTAACAAGTGTTCCCACTTATATACCAAATACGGTTCAGGATATGTCTCATATGTTTCGCGATGCAATAATTTTCAATGATAATAATATTAATGGATGGAATACACAGAATATTAAAGATATGAATACTATGTTTTCTAGTGCTAGTATTTTTAACCAAAATATTGGGAGTTGGGATACTTCTGAGGTGATGGACATGAATAGAATGTTTCAAAGCTGTGGTTTTTTCAATCAAGATATTGGGAGTTGGGATACTTCTAAGGTTAGGGACATGCAAAGAATGTTTGCGTCATGTCGTAATTTCAATCAAGATATTGGGGGTTGGTATACTTCTGAAGTGACGGACATGATTAATATGTTTGCGGGATGTAGTAATTTCAATCAAGATATTGGGAGTTGGGATACTTCTAAGGTGACGGACATGAGTAATATGTTTAATGATTGTAATGCATTCAATGGAAATATTAGTAGCTGGAATACTTCTGAGGTGACGAACATGAATATGATGTTTATATATTGTTATGTTTTCAATCAAGATATTGGGAGTTGGGATACTTCTAAGGTGACGAACATGGGTCTGATGTTTACTTTCTGTCGTACTTTCAATCAAGATATTGGGAGTTGGGATACTTCTCAGAACACGGACATGTATGCGATGTTTTATTCGTGTGAAAGTTTCAATCAAGATATTGGGAGTTGGGATACTTCTAAGGTCATGGGTATGCTTATAACGTTTAGATTTTGTCGTACTTTCAATCAAGATATTGGGAGTTGGAATACTTCTAAGGTGACGGACATGGGTTCTATGTTCAGTAACTGTAGTGCTTTCAATCAAGATATTGGGAGTTGGGATACTTCTAAGGTCACGCGCATGAGTTTTATGTTTTCTACATGTTTTGCTTTCAATCAACCGAGTATAGGTAATTTTAAACTGGATGCTATTACAACTATTCAAAATATGATATTAGATACTGGTTTCAACTATAACACATATAGTCAGTTTTTAATAAATTTATCTAACAATAGTACATTGACACAAACAGGATTAGACCTAGCAATAACAGGACAAATACGAATTGATAATACTGAAACTAATAATGCTTATCAAAAATTAACCTCTACATCTACATTGAACATGAACATCATAGATGGAGGTGCCTACCCATTATCCATTATTGACCAATATGTTATTAACCCTATCCCTATTAACAACTATGAAATCGATAGTATTAACAACGGAAAAACCCAAGAGATATTAGTTACAAATAATATTGTCATGGATAATGGAGGATTGTTGGAGCCATACACACCAAACGAAAATTATAGTCGATTTTTCGAGATACCTGTAAATGGAAAAACATTCACTTTATCTGGACATATTGATATGCAAGCTGGTGTTGATTTTCTAATAATATATAGTGTTGACCCTAATACTTCCGTTGAAACCCTGCTATATAATTCTGGAAGTATAGGAAATCAGATTATAAATGTATCTTCTACAACACGAAAAATCAAAGTTGTGGTTACATCTAATGGCAACAATCAGGGAAGTGGTTTTTATTTATCTATGGATGTAACGCAAGGGATTACAGCAAGTGAATTAAAGGCCGCAGGATACACCGCAACTCAACTGAAAGATGCGGGATACACTGCAACACAACTGAAAGATGGTGGATATGATTGCGATGAGATTATACTTGCCAGCTATTCCAAAATGGAACTGATTAATAGTGGATGTTTGGAAGAAGAAATTATACTAGAACAAAAACAACGAGTATATAGGGGCAGGGGCGGGGGCGGAGGAAGTTTCTGGATGGGAACTGATGGATTTTTATATAAAGCCAAAGGTCCTGGTGGAGCTCGTCGAAGCACAAAGTTTGGTCCTGGTGGAAATGTAACATGTAATGTTCCAACCACATTATATAATAAATATACATCAGGTGGTTCAGGTGTAGGAGGACAAAGTAGGTTTGCTCGAAGAGCATTGAATAAAAAAGCCTCTTTTTGTAGTTTTGACCCCGCATGTCCCAAACCAAAGAATGTTCAAAACGGATTTTTCTTTTAGTCCGTTTTACTTTTAGATAGCAAAGGAGAAATGGCCGATGATTTTTATTTTATTTTTTTAGGATAATATTGTCTTCAACTACTCTCTCTTCAATTCTTAATACTATTAAGAATTGAATTATAATATATTTATATTATTTTTACCACCTTTTTGGTGTGGATATGGATATGGTATGGTAAAATGGAAGAAGATGTTTCGATTCAACTATATTCAACGAACTTCCATAATAATTGGACAATGGTCGCTCATACGATTCATAGTTGTATTCATTGTATTCAATCCAGTGGTACATGGTTGATTATCTACATATACATTTTGGATTTTATTATTCATTGTTGGAGTAACGAAAAAATGATCTATTTGAGACAACTCTCCATTGTCTATTGTTTGTGAATTATTTTTATCATACCAATGACTATACCTATAATTAATTGCGTCCATATTTTTACCGACAAACACATTGATAAAAGATTTTTTTGTGAGTTCTTCTAGTTCTTTGCTATCTGATTCACAATTAAAATCACCAGTAATAATAACATTTTTATTCATTATTTGTTGTAGTAAAAAATGTAATTGTTGTTCACGTTTTACTATATTAATACCTGAAAAATCACTTCGTAAATGGCAATTATAAATGGTGACTGGCTGCAATAAAAAAGTATCGAAATAAGTCATCTCTACCATTTTTGGATTGATTGTTTTATGTTCCATTACACGCACATGATTTTTCACTAGAAAAACGTTGAATTGTGGTTTATCTTCTACCTCTATGTGATTCATAAGGAGCACATAATCATGCAATAATTGTTCTAATTGTTTGATAGCTTGGATGGAAGAGATTTCTTGTAAACACAAAATGTCAGGGTTGATTTGCTTGATATAAGATGCGATATTCTGATAGTGTGTATCTGTATTATGATTTGCTTTATCTACACCAAAGAATTCTAGGTTCCATGAACATATACGCATTGAATTATAATATTTATGTAAATAATGAACAATTATCAGAAAACATGTTACAAAAGATAATAATGTTACCCTTTTGAATATAGTGTTATCATCATTCATATTACGAAATTGTTATATATTCATTAGAAAATAAAAAAGAGACAAAGAATGACAAAGAAGGACAAAAACTGAAAAATAGGTATAAAAAAAACTAATATATACATTCATAAGAATAATAAATATGATAAGCTGTCATCTAAATGGTGGTCTAGGGAATCAACTATTTCAAATATTCGCGACAATCTCTTATGCTACACAACATGGCGAACTGTTTGTTTTTTTAAAAAAAGATTTTTATGGAAATCGCAATGGATACTGGGATTCTTTTTTTAAACCATTACAACTATTTACTACTGAAGGTCTTCCTGATAAAATGTCGTTCCGTCGTGAACAACATTACCACTATAATGAAATACCACCCCAAAAATATCAAAAGCAAGATATTTATTTACATGGTTACTATCAGAGTTATCGTTATTTTGAAAATAATTATGAAATGATATGTCGTCTCATCCGTTTAGAACAACAACAAAAAAACCTCGTTAAACGGTATCCTAATTACATTTCTTATCGAAATATGACCTCTTTACATTTTCGATTAGGCGATTATTTATCTCTAAGCGAGTTTCATCCAGTTCTTTCGGTTGAATATTACGACAAAAGTATTCAAAAAATGATGGATTTAACTGAAAATTATAAACTACATTTCCTTTATTTTTGTCAAAAAGAAGACAACACCAGTGTTCAAGCAACAGTCAAATTACTACAAAATAAATATCCAACCTGCGTTTTTGAAAAAGCGTCCGACGACGCTTCCGATTGGGAACAAATGTTGATGATGAGTTGTTGTCGGCATCATATTATTGCGAATAGTAGTTTTAGTTGGTGGGGCGCATACTTCAATACAAGCGTGGATAAAATTGTGTGTTATCCCGAACGATGGTTTGGACCTAAGTTGTTGAGTCATAGTACCAGGGACCTATGTCCTAATACTTGGCATAATATTGTGGAGTAATAATATTTTTGGATATGAATGATTTAGATAGTTTGTGATATGATAACATATATCATATATGAATACAATGGAGAGAAATATTGAGAAAATAGATGCCGACTATGTTTTACTTATTATGAACTGTAAAAAATATAGAGAAAAGGCATTAGGACAAAAAAAAACATGGATACCAGAGATTCCATCCAATATTGTGTATTATCATGTTCTGGGTAATCCGTCATTAGATACTCCATTTGCTTTCGATGAAACGGAGAAAATATTATGGGTAAAAACAATGGACGACTACATTTCTCTACCCAAAAAGGTTGTCGCATCTTACGCAGCCATTCAAGAACGATATACATTTCAATATATTTTTAAAACGGATGACGACCAAATATTATCAAACTCACGTTTTTTTGGAACCATTTCAGGCTTACTTGAATCAAAAAAACCCAAGGTTCATTATGGAGGACAGCACATTAAAGTAGAGATTCCTTATCTCTCACAATACTACAAGTTACATCCTGAATTACCACAGGATATGATTGTTCAATCAACTGATTATTGTACGGGTCGTTTTTATTTGCTTTCGCATGAAGCAGTAGCTAATTTGATTACAAAACGTGAATCGGTTGAAAAAGAATATTTGGAAGACTATGCAATTGGACTTAATTTACATCCGTTTTTCAAGAAAAATATGTTACCAATAAAAAGTGATAAAATATTTACAGACTATGATAGTAAATAAGGTTTCTCTAAATCCAACATCACCCTCTTATAATTCGTACATCTTTTTTCTATGTTGCTATAATCTTCGCGTTGTACTACTGTCAATGGAATAATTAAAAACCAGTTATCCCTTTCTTGAAGTTGAAACCAATACTTGTCAATCGAGTATATTTGATGAAGATGGGGTTCTTTTATTAATTTTTCTATTCCACATTTAATATTATCTATCAATGTTTGATAATATGATTTACGAACGATATACCCAGTGGTTGTTTGACATTTTACAACCTGTACAACATACTTATTTACTGGTCTTGGAGGGGCTGCAACATTTCCTGCTAACAATATCACATCCCACTCTACTTTCGATTGTAGAAATCCATTAAATTGCTCAATAAACACTTCAGGTTGTTGAAACTCAATATCGTCTTCGCAAATCACAACATGTTCCCAGTCATTCTCCTGTGCTTTCTTTAAACAACGTAGATGACTCATACTACAACCTACAGCGCCTTGGGCCATTTTAACGGCTGAAAAACGGGAAACAACATTATCTAAGTTGATACATGCTAATTGTTGCTCAACATGATGTTTCCGATCTTTTCTTGAATCTAAGTTGATATAAAATCCATGCTTTATTTCTGAAATGGTATCGAGAGAACACGGCGGTGAACTAAGTGGTGTATCCATATTGATGTGAATAGTATGTATAATAAGATAATACAAACTATACTATTTATACTTTTTTCCAGATATAAATATATTCTTTATAATTATTTTTGCTTGATTTTTTCAGTAATATTTTTTCATGGGCATCGCCAAATAATTTCAATAATATTTTAGTATAGATTGATTCATTTATATTAATAGCGTAGACCCCACCATTTTGTAAATGTTTCCACAACTTATGGAATATTGTCTCATAAAATGTTTCCCATTCGATTGATGTCTTCTTTTCGCTATTTTTATATACCTCAATATTTTCATAAGGAGGAGAAGTGAATACCATATCATACACGTATTGACTATAATCAACATTGACAGAATCTTCAAATAATATCTGAACATCTGACTCATGTTTCTCTGAAAAATCATTTCGCAAAGCATCATATCCATTTTTCAAATCGGGGTTGAGGTCTATACCTATATAATGAATGTTGGCTATCATCGCAGCAGTCATGCGCCCACCAAAACCACAAAAAGGGTCCATAATCGAGGTTGGATTGAACTTGTAATATATCTGTAAAGCATTTGTAATTTTGAAGCCATTTATTCTTCCAAAACATAAACCGTAACAGTAATAATATTTTCTTATATCACTATCTTTGTAGCGATTGTTTTTTTCGCAAAAAGTGAGCAAGGTTTGGATATATTTTTTTGCCTTGTATTTTTCAATATCCCTCAAAAAATCAAAAAAATGAATGCCTTTATTGCCTATAGTGTCTAATCTATTTTTGAAAAAATAGTAATCTAACAAATCACATCCTAATCGGTTACGTCCATTCAAATCCGATAACTCATGGATATTCATACTTTGTATTTTAACCCATTCCTTTTTCACCTTGTCTATTGAAACCTTTTTAATTTCATCGGCTATTTGGACTTTATTCATTACTCATTAGAGAGAAATAAATATTCTTGTTTTATTTTAATATCTCTATATTATATAACACAACTATGGATAATATACATAACACACCTACGAATAATAATACAACTAAACAACCATCAACAAGTACTTCACAAAAAAGTGTAGATGATAATAATGCTAATTCAGAAACATTAACTTATGTTGAAATTGTGAATACATATCATACCGGTTTACGTAATTCTTTACTGTTGATATCTATCTCATTCTTTATGTTATCTTTCGTTATAAAGACGAAACTAAAAGGGTTCAACAAACTACTGATTGTAGTTTCTTCAATGAGTATGTTAATTATTTCTATTATCATAAACCTTTTTAGTATTGAAATATTGAGTAAATACGATATACACTTTCCAGATCTTCATCGTTTGTTTTATTTGAGTATGTTTGTATTATTTTTTCAGTTTTTGGTATTTATTTTTCATATTTCACTATTTAGAACTAGTATTTATTGAATACCTCCTAATCCTATCATTCCTTTATGAGTTCTTTCCCGTCGATGTAATTGAGGGGAATGATTGATGTTTACGATGTTTTTTCTTAATTCATCTTCATTGGTAATAATATTTTGTTTCCATTCGTCAGGAGAAATGGAGTTCTGATTAGTATACGTTGTATTAATGGAAGGCTTTGTAATCATATTTGTCGATTCTCTCAAATCATAAATATGGTAATTATTCTGGTCATAAGGCACCATCGTTTTAAACTGCGTTACATTAATATAATATATACTGGACCCTTCAGAATCCCAAGTGTATTCGTTATCTACAGGGTTCAACGATTCATTATCTCTTGTATATTGAACGTTATTCAGTGTGATTAACCCATCTAAGGATTCTTTTAACATTTTCGATGGTTCTTCACGCGATACTAATCGTTTCATTCCGTCAAACAAATGTAATATCTCTGGACTACCTAGTGGATAAAAGGTAGAACGATCTATTTCCAATTCGTGAAGCTCGCAACGCCTTTGTAACATTGTATCCTCTAAACCCCAGCCCCAATAATTTGGAAACCCGTTTATTTTTTCAAAATCTCCAGCATTTATTACCACGATACCACCAAGCGCATTTGTAAATCCATAATAGTGTTTTACTATTCCAGGTTCTGTAATATAATTAAATATTTTATGAAAGGGTAACGTGTCTATGTCGTGAAATATTAATGTAATATTTTTGTAATCGCCAGGATATTTTTCTTTTACTGTAAGAAACCCTATATTTTTCATAGCACCTCGGTTGAATTGTCGCGCATCACACTGATGTATAAATAATATTTCATAGTCAATATTGTCTGACTCTAAAATAAAAGTCATATGCTTAGAAAAAAAAAACTTTTGATGAATGCGATCTCTATAAGGTATAATAAAAATACGAGAAGGAATGTTTCCAGAACTAGTATCTTTCAGACCACTCTTGGTAGGAGTATCCATTTTATTTATGAAATGAAATATTATTTTATTTTTATACTTTTTCGGCATTGGATACAACAATCGAATATTTCTTAATAATAGCAGGAGGAATCAACTGTTCAGTTAGCTTGTCTATTTTTTTATAACATTTGTTGATTGTTACCTCGCTTGTATTACTCACGTTTTTTACATCTCGTTTTGTGATGTTTAATAAACAAACCTGTGCTATGAAATAAATAATGCCCGCAGCAATGGAGTTCGGGGTGTTTTCCAACATCATTCCTTGAGCTTCTATCTTGATACTCACGAACTGACATAACTTTGTTAGTTCTGCATTCATACTTAATTTACTACAGTACCGCTCTATAAAGGAATGGGGTGTAGCTTGACAGAAGGAGGTTTTTTCATTATTATTTAAATCTTTTTCTAAACTGTTTACAATCATTTGCGCATTCTTACAACCTCGAGTTGCGCTTGTTACATCTAAATGAAATACATTTGCGATTTCCTTCGCAGTTCTTGGGTTACTGTTTATGCGACATGACATATAGATGGATGCTGCAAGTATTCCATCACGGTTCAACCCACGAAAACTTAAATCATGGTCTGATATCTTTTTGTGATACCGCACAGCATCATCTATAATCATTTTAGGTATTCCCGCATTTTGAGCCATTGTCGTAATTCGTTGAAACTCGTCGTATTGTGACTTTTCTTTATAGGGCATAGATTGCCATTCTGTATATCTTCTGATTTTTCGCATCTCATACGATGTATTATTACTACATAACACCTTACATCCAAACGAGGATTCTTGTAACAACGGGTTGATCGGCATACCACATCGTGTAGGGTCATCTCCATGATTATCATCCGCCCCATAAAATCTCCATTCTGCCGAGTTGTCTAACATATCCTTATAAATAATACCACATTTAGAGTTCGTACAAGTGAGGAATCCTTCATCTGAAAAAGCTAAGGTGTTTTCACAATGATCACAATATTCGCGATTTCCACTTGCACGATAAATACATTCTAAAGGTCCTGTTTTGTCTTCATTTGTTATTGCATTATCAAACTGATTCCATAATTCCGCTTTATTTATACTCGGTTTATTCTTTCGTCTTTTAGTTTCGTTGTTCATTCTCTTTATGTTGCCTATTTATTGTAAATACTAATAAATTCAATTTTTTATTCAATTCAACTATTATTTTCACTATCTATTGAAATTATATTCATATTTTATTTTATCTTTTAATGATATATGGGAAACTCAATATCTTCTTCAAAGTATTCAAAACAAATATCTAAAAAACATTCATCACATTCCATAAAACATACTATAAATCATCTAGTCGCTCACTATATTACCACAATGGATTCTGATTCATATGTCCAATTATATAATCGCGAATACTGCCAAAAACTACAAGATGTTCTCTCGCAAATCTTCTATAAACATGTAAATGACCAAGAACTTCAGAGTCTAGTCGCTTCTATTTATTCTTCTGATATTATGAACTCTCCAACATTGATCAAATATGACAAACACACCTTTTGTATCTACTTGTCTATGTTTTATGTAAAAATTGCCCAGTTATATGCGATTATTATTACAACAATTAATCCTGAATATACATATGTTGATAATAATGGGCGAATTATGAGAGCCAATATTTTATCGAAATCCAAGTTGCCTGAAAATGCGAAGCTTCATATTTCGAAACTTAACTTGTGTGATAACAGAATACATGATTTGGTTGAAAAGGGCGTGCTGTTATCTGAAAATATTCAAGACGATTCTATACAAGAAAACAAGGACGATGACGGGGAGGAGGAAATGATCGATTCGTTTAAACAACCTTCTTTTTGTGAAATTCAGATAGAAAACGGCGATAAATATATGCCAGAATGGATGGACTTATATTATGATAGCGAGTATGACTTGAATACTGGTAAGTTTTTAGGATTGAGTCCACAAGCCAATCAGAAATATAAAGACGATTTAAAATTATTTTTCATACATTTTACAGATAATCAAGAAATACCTGACAAAATAACACGTTTTCAGGATATTCGGTTAAATCAACATGGGGGTATGAAAAAGATATGGAACCAATCCATGCTTGATGATATACAACAACCTATCACTTGGAATGACCATGACCACATTGACAATTCTACGTGTAGACAACAATTAATCATATCCTATGCCAATAACTTGAAACAAATGTTACAAAATGTAAATACTCGTCAACAATATTTAATGAATATTATCTATGAAGTGTTTGTACAAACCCAGGTTCAGGAACCACATGAGTCCGAAGACCCTACACTGCGATATTCGATTCATACAGATGTAACAGCGATACAATTAGACGAACTCATAGAAGATACGAGAGATACGATTCTACAATTACATGAATCATGTGAACACGATTATTTAGAAGGAATGTATATATATGAAGCAATTAATGAATCCTTAATGCTTGAAACGTTACAGCGTCAAGTAATTGTCCTAGAAAATAAAAAAAATGAACTTATACATGCGTTTGATACTAGCAAATCGTAAATGAAATATAGAAATGGAACAACACATAACATGTAATATTACCATTTACACAAAATCTAATATCTCCCTATACAGAGTGTTCCGATACCCTGACAATGAGGGCATTTACAATATCCTTTTTCGGCTCTATATGTTTCTTCGCAATAAGGGTGTAATTGAATATTACATTGAATACATTGGACACATTGGGTACAATCGTTATTATCTACTTGTTCCCAACAGATTACACAATCCTTATTTTCGTTTATTATACGACTAGAATAGGTATTTCCCATTTTAGATAATTATTTGTTGATACTTATTCTATGTATAATAAAAATCAATTTTATCTAGTAATTATCTAATTCTCCTTTATTATGTAAAAGACTTCATCGTCTATTACATAATATATTTTCACATCTACACACTCAAGAAAAAGGGTCCTTCAAAGATTTGAACAGTTCTTCGTCATAAACAAGACTTCCACCAGGTTTATACTTGTCTACAGGTGTAAACTTTTTCGTTTCTTTCAGTTTCTTCTCATCCTCTCCTCGCGAAATAGCAAAAGGGTCCATACTTTGTTTGTTACCTTGCTTCTTATTGTCAAGCATTAATATATGTTCATTTTTATCAGGAACTCGTTGACCATACTCGTCTACAACCACACCCGTTTTTTTCTTAATTTCACTTCGAACATATGATGGAACCCAGTGATTCCATGCGATCCAAAGTAAGTTTGGATGAACATATCGAACATTAAACCCATTTTCTTTCAGTTTGTCCATCAAATACGCTATACAAGCTCCTTGGTCATATTTGGGTACTCCAATCATGATTTCAGGAACAACAAAAGAACAAAACTGTTCGTTCAACTTTTGTCTAGATGTTGTTTTTATTTTTACATGAATACGATTCAATAACTTATTATATAAGTCCAGTTGTCTTAAATCATGCTCACGTTTTTTTTCATATAAATCATCTATGTTTAATCTTTCAGAAAAATCGTCAATATTATCTAAGGTAAAAATATTTGCCATTTACAGCAGTTTTACTTTATTGGTAATTAGTTACTAATGTGAAAAAAACTTATTAAAAATACTTTATAATATACATTTATCTACTTTATACTCATATTGAAAATGACAATTAAACATCTAGTTATTCCTGGCGGAGGTCCTGTTGGAATACAAGCATTGGGGGCGATTCAATACCTTGAACAGAATCAATATATTCAGCTGGAGAATATTGAATCAATTTATGCGACTTCTATAGGCGCCATTGTTGGTGTGTTGGTTGCGCTTAAATATGATTGGCAAGCAATCAATGACTATATTGTAAAACGACCATGGCAAGATGTATTTCAAATTAATGTCACGCAAATTTTTGACATCTTTTCTAAAAAAGGACTGTTTGACAAAAACAGCATTGAAGTATTTTTTAAACCTTTCTTCAACTCTAGAGATATTCCTATGGAAATTACCATGGAACATTTTTATGAGAAATACCCTGTTGAACTACACATTTTTTCACTGGAAACCAATAAGTTTGAAGTGGTGGATTGTTCCTATAAAACGCATCCAGAGTTATCATTGATCACCGCATTACAAATGTCTTGCGCCATTCCTATTATTTTTGCTCCTGTTTGTGTTGAAGATAAATGTTATGTAGATGGGGGAGTTGTATGTAATGATCCATTGAATTATTGTATTGCTCGTGCGGAAAATGTTGAAGAGATATTTGCATTATGTAATTACTATGGAGAAAATACAGAAGATTCTATTGTCACTGAGGACTCTTCCTTAATTGATTTTTTGATAAATATTATCAGTAAAATGGTAAATAATGTCAGTAAAGACTTTTACCCGAAACAAATACCGAATCAATTGAATTATCAAACAGACAATATGTCACTTACTTTTTTACAAACTTGTTTATCATCGTCTTCTGTAAGACAAGAACTACTTCTTAAAGGTATCGATTCTGCGAAACAATATTTAGAAAAAAAAAATGAAATCATAAAGATTACTCGAAGAGATGAATATAATAATGACGAAGAAGTGGATACAGAACTGGACACAGAAGTACAAGAAGAAGTCTATGAAAAAAATTATTGAAAAAAAATATAATCTATTATTATTATAAATAAGGGGTACTATGAAATATCATAAGAAAGTGTTGAAGCCTAATAAATCGTTGAAGCATAAGAAATCGTTGAAGCATAAGAAATCAATGAAGCATAAGAAATCATTAAAGCATAAGAAATCATTAAAGCATAAGAAATCAATGAAGCATAATAATTCGTTGAAGCATAAGATTTTGAGAAGAAAGTATTTTTATGGGGGTAGATCAATTATACCATCAGAACAGCACGACCGTATGTATAATCAGGCTACTACCTCTGCGTATGATAGGGAAGAAGTAAGGATAAGAGAAGAAGAACAAAGGATAGAAGACGAACGACAAAGGATATTAGGAATGAGAGATGACGATTTTGACACGTTATTAAAGAATGTAACTGACGTAAATGAAAATGATAAACTAATAAGTTACAGATATGGTGTTTCGTTAATATATATACAAACTATACGAAAATTACGAGATGCCTTAGCTAGCACTTTAGAGAAAGATTTACCACTATTTTATGAAAACCAGTTACAATATATTGAGTTTCCTCCCCATGGTGCTAGTAAATTTATTAATAATTTATACAAGAAATTAGACTTCCTTAAACAAGGATATGATAAGGATATTCTTGCCAATGCAGAAAAAAAAAAGTTTGAGGAAAAGATTTTACCTTTTATTGATGGAATTAATACAACAGTAGATGCCTTTGAGAACCAATACATTAAAAAAGAGGATATTGTATGTATTTTTCACGAAAATATATGTACGTTTATCAGTGATAACAAAAGTTCTTTTGGTAAATGGAAAGAGCTTAAACCAGATTTACTTGATATGATATGATGATAGTATGATAGGAAACTTTCGGTCTCCTGGATATCTACTATCATACGAATAATATACGGGTATTTTTGGATGGGGATTTTGAAACTCTATATGGATGACACCAGCATTGAAACCATCCATGTATATAGATTCTCCTATTTTTTTTTTGTTGATACATTTTCCTAACGATGTTATATTGCCATCATTATCAATTACGGAGTAACATTTATTACCTTCTTTGATGTCTCTAACACATATTCCAATAGTATCAACTAATATGTCATATGACATATTCTGTAGTGTATTTATCTCCATATTGCGTATATTGAGTATATTGCGTATCTCTTGTTTACATGTTAGAAATTGATAATAATAATACATATTATCAATTTTATTTTTAGTTTCCAAAGGTTATATCATATTTACTTTTCACACAGCACTATTGATGAACTGAACCAGTGTGTCGTAATTCGGTTTCGCATCGTACTCTATAACTTGTCCATCCTTAATCATTTTAATCGTAGGATATCCTTCTACATTATATGTATTCAACAACTTATCGGTCTCGGCATTTTCCTCAGTACAATTCAGTTCGGTAAATATAAGGGTATATCCATTTACATCTTTTCCATCATACTCGCCTTTTAATTTATCCCACTCTGGTTTAGCTGTTTTACAATGAGGACACCAATCAACATAAAAAAACATGAGCTCTGCCTCTTTTTGTTCTTGGTTAGTCGAATTTCCTGGAACATACTCATCTGAACTGGTTATTGTAGTAGTTTTATCAGACGTAAAATACCATAGCAAAAACAATGCTAATATAACGACCATTATGATTATGATCCATTTGTAATTCATAATTCTCACCATCATAGATGTTGATTCAGTTGCTCCTCCGAGAATAGGACTATTCAGTGCTGGTCCTGATGCTGATACTGATGCTGATGCTGATGTTGATGATTCCATTAATTATATATACTTATTTAGAATAATATTATTGTTCAAACGAAATAAAGATAACTCTAGTTTATCATATAATAGTTATTGTATTCAATAAGTTCACCCTTATAATATGATATTTAGAAATCATGATGGAAACTTACAAGAAGTGAAACGTTGCGAGTATAAAAATGATATGTTATATTATCAACAAATACGTTCCATAAAATCGAAATTATATCATGACAAAAATGGAACAATCAAACTACGAGATACACGGGAACACAAACCCCATACATCAACCATTATCATTGATAAATTACTTCAAAGTTTCTAAAGGTGGATAGTAATATTATCATTCGAATAATATTTTTGTTTGTATTATTTTTTATATCTCAATATATCAGTAATTATACATATAATATGAGTATTGCCCGTAATAGTCCACTAATTAAAACGACTACGGCAAAACATAGGAAGAAAACGAAGAAAACAAAACAAACAAAGAAAAATCCTAAAGTGTATTCCTCTAAAGATTATTCTAGTGGAGATGGAATGCTAACTTCTGTATGGGGTCCAGGTATGTGGCACTATCTACATACAATGAGTTTTAATTATCCTATTCATCCTACACCTGAGGAAAAGGTCCAGTATCGTAAGTTTGTATTATCATTAGAACATGTTTTACCTTGTAAATATTGTCGCATTAATTTGAAAAACAACTTCAAACATTTTCCATTGACAATGAAATGTATGAAAAATAGAAACACCTTTTCTAGATATATATATAACCTTCATGAACTTATAAACAAAATGTTGAATAAAAAATCTAATTTAACTTACTGTGATGTGAGAGAAAGATATGAACATTTTCGTTCGAGATGTACAGATGATGAGATTAAAACAAAAAACAAATTATTTAAGTTCAGCAAGAAGACATTAAAAAACAGATTGAAAAAAGAGATGGGGTGTACAGAACCTCTTTATGGACACAAATCAAAATGCATTATTAAAATTGTCCCTCAAGAAACCAAAGGACAAACTTTTCAGATGGATGAAAAATGTGTAAAAAAAAGAACCTCTTCTAACTAGGAACATACACCACTTATATTTTATTGAGTATTACTAATATTCAATAACATACATGAGGCTTTTCATTATTGTCCGAACATACTGAAATCGCTTAATACTGGAATAGGTTGATAGTCATATCCACTTCCAGATTGAGGCGTAGGACCAGAACCTGTTCCAGAACTAGAACCAGAACTAGAACCAGAACCAGAACTAGAACCAGAACTAGAACCAGAACTAGAACCAGAACTAGAACCAGAACTAGAACCAGAACTAGAACCAGAGTTTGAATCTGGAGACGTATTTTTGTTGCTAGGACAACCAGTGATTGTGGGACAGGCCGGACATACAGGAGGAACAATCTGAGATTTTAATATATACTTATCATCTTCACCATGAGGGATCATTCGTTTAGAAACACCAGGAGGTAAGCTAGAATCATATAATCCAGATGTATTTGTATTCATATTTGGTGAAGTATTCATATCTTGATATTTCTGGATAGCTACACCAGCCTCTTCTATATTTCCTGTATGTGTTTGCATATTTATTTCGGAAAATATTTTTACTTCACCGTTGGGATATTTCACTACAATAGTAATATTACCTTTCGGACCTTTATATATTTTAGCAGAAGCTCCATTATTATTACATTCAAATACCAGTTCTAATACTTTGTTATCGATAATGATAATAGAATTATCGGGTAAATTATTAGGAGGATTCGGGTCAGGTTTATTACCTGAGGAATTAATTGTATAATCAGACACATTTCCATTCGCATCAGTGACAATAATCGCATAAGTTCCATTTTTATTAATTACACGCGCATTGGCGCCATTAGGACCATAATATGTTGTGGGGGATGACGATTTAGTATAATAATTATAGTTATCATATGTATTTGTTCCAGATATCAATTTTGCTATATCTGTATTTGACGAGTTGGACGCGGACTCGGATGTGGATGTAGATGTAGATGTGGTATTTCCATTAGTACTATATGTAGGGACTGGTGCTGTCCCTGTTTGAGGCGCACCTGTAATATTATTTATTGTGCTATTAATATCATCGGATACATCTGTCGCATCAGAATCAATATCATCTTCTAAACCATCGATTGTAAAACCTTCTTTACCACTTCCTAAATAACTACTACATATGATTATTCCCACAAATATGGATATTAGAATACATAATAAATATGTTTTGTTTATTTTCATTATATTTTATAATGTGAAAAAAATATAAATTGATTTATGTATAAATTATATTCAATATATATACATTATTCATATCACACACATATACACAGACACATGACGGATTATATAAACACATCAGAGTTGATTCATCCTAACGATACAGAACAAATGGACGAAAAAATCCTATGTATTCCAGAATCTAATAAAAAAACTCGCAAGCTATCTTTACCTATAGAAAAATATTATTCTGAAGACTCTACTATTTTAGAAATTGGTATAGACGAAGTTGGTAGAGGACCCCTTTTTGGAAGAGTCTATACTGCAGCGGTCGTTTTACCTAAAACAAAAGACCTTCAATATTCATTAATGAAAGACAGTAAAAAGTTTAACTCGAAAAAGAAGATTGACGAATCGGCGGAGTATATTAAAGAACATGCGATAGCATGGACTGTCCAGTATGAGGATGAATCAATCGTAGACAATATCAATATTTTACAAGCAACACAACATTCTATGCATAAATGTATTGATGATATACATCGACAACTAAAAGAAAAAAAAATCATTTATACTGATGACAAAAATAACAAAGACAACCAGATTAAACTGCTTGTCGATGGGAATTATTTCAATCCATATATTCGATTGTCACCCATTACAGGGAGAATAGAACAATTAAATCATATATGCGTGGAAGGAGGGGATAATAAATATGCTGTTATCGCTGCAGCGTCCATCCTGGCAAAGGTAACTCGTGATAAATATATTGACGATTTATGCTCCGAATATCCTTATCTAGCAGAACACTATAGTATTGATACAAACAAAGGGTATGGAGCAAAAAAACATATAGATGGAATCAAAGAACATGGAATTACACAGTGGCATCGCAAATCATTCGGTATTTGTAGATTGTATTCATAAGAACATAGTCCCATTACATAAAATAAAATTGATTAAATATTTTTTTTTCTTGTAATATAATTATTTAAACTTAGATAGACAATATTTATATATATAACAAATATCATTACAATCCTCTACAATGAGAATATGTATATTTGATACCGAAACTACTGGACTTCCATCACGAGAGATTACTCCTCCAATGCCTAATAACATCCACATGTGGCCACATATTGTCCAATTTAGTTATATTATTTATGATACTGATAAGGATGACAGTTCGAAACCTAGTAAAATTGTAACTCTAAAAGATTATATTATTCAAATGAAACCTGGGATTATAATTCCTGAAGTAACTAGCAATATTCATGGTATCACTAATGAAATATCGCAGGTTAATGGTGTAGATATCGAATTGGTATTAGAAGAGTTCATTACACATATAGAAGATGTCGACCTCATCGTGGCACATAATTATCAGTTTGATAAAAATATGACCTGTGCTGAAATACTTAGACTACCTGGAGATACCTCAATTGAACTAAAAAAAAAACATCACTCATTCGAAGTTATGCGAAACATGTCTCGATACTATTGTACTTGTGAAAAGAGTCGTACCACATGTAAAATAAAGGCAATTAATAAGTCGGGTAAAGAATATACCAAATCTCCATCGCAAACTGAATTATGCGAGTTCTTCTTTGGATTCAGACCTTTAGATATGCATAATTCACTCAATGATATTACAATTTGTCTATTGAACTTCCATAAATTATATTTTGATCGAGATATACGTAAAGAATCGACGAAACTAAACGATATGATTTCAAAACTTATACCCGACCAATACCCGAAGGTGTAATTATTAATTACAAAACAAATATAAACAATTCTGTACATATATATCATAGAAATCAACTGTTCATACAACTATATTATGAAACAAGAATTAATCAATAAATTGCCAGAAAATGTCATGAACAATATATATGATTACATTGCTCCAGATTACCGTTTGTGTGTATGGATGAACAAATATAATATGAAGGAAATATTGCTTGGTATAATAGAACATTATATGTTTGGAGCAATCAAAATAGTAGAATTATTTGACAGATACTTTCCTGAGGACTCGTGGGAATTATATGAATATATTATAAATAATCGAAAATGGGAAGATATCAAAAGCGGGATTCATTGTTTATATGAAGATAGTCATATCGATATGGATAAGTTCACGAACGATGTATTGCGCAAAATGACGAAAGTATTATATTATGATAACGGTATTATACCGTCTTATAAAGTAGCTGCTTCCTATATTTTCTTATATCAGAACCGCCTTAATCTAAAAGAACCTTGTAGAGAAGACTTTCAAGAGATACAAGATAATGTAGATAAGATTGGACAATCATAATATTTGTATGTATTATGGTTTTTCTCTTATTTTTTCCCCTTATTTTTTCTCCTTATTTTTTCTTGTACTATTTCAACTAGTTGTTTATTTTCCTCTATCATTAAATAAAACTTTGTAGGTGTAGGTGATCTGGATCTGGTATTACATACATTTTTTTCTCGTCCTCTTCTTATTGGTATGGAGTTTGAAGGAATATAATTAAGATTATTGTTAGGTATACAAGTACTATTTATTTCACTATCGCAACTTGAACTCCTGCTTCCAAAATCTTCACTGTTATTTCTACTTGTAGAACGAATAGACATATACACTATTGTGATATATTGATAGATACAAATATTCTTATCTGATAAATTTTAATATATAAAAAATTGACGTCAAAACCTATATATTTATTCTTATAACAAAATTATAACAATAACTAACAATAAGTAACAAGAATGAGAAACGGTGATCCTTATATGAATCATATGGAAGTTAGAATGATACCTCCGTATTCAACCGATGTAGAATCATACTATACATATGATAATGCTCTATATACTAGGTCATTTCCTGTAGAATGGGCAACTGACCATGAGTATGGAACTGGTCCTAATGATTGTGTTCATTGCGCAACAGACGGAAGTTGGAATGGTGTATTTATTGGATACTGTACAGAATGTTCCCAAACTTTGTACCAGGGTACACGCGGTCGTGGATTTATTTCTCCAGGTGTAGAAAATTGCTCTGAACAAGTGATTGATTTTCCTAGTGTATTTGACACCTATTTAATGGATATCTTACTAGAACAAGTAGGCGACCCTGGATTATTCAACAGTCAACAAGCAATTGATATTGATGAACTAACTCAGATAACAATGAGTGCTTATCAGGATGAAAATGATTATGACCCAATTCTTTTCGGAGTAAGAGACAAAGAAGACTACGTAATGCTTAGATAATATTGTAAATACATCACACAAAATGAATTATACCTTCATAACAACAGCAAAAAAAACAAAATAAACATAAATACAATCTACATGATATGTCCAGTTAGATATATCATGTATTTTTTGTTTTTTGAATGTAGATGGACGATATATCAACCTTCAAAAATGCAAAAAAAAGGTTTTGGGCAAAGTATTTTCAGCAAATCAAAAATGGACATTTTAAAATGTCCATTTTCTATTTCCCAATTTACTTTTGCGTAAAGAAAAAGTGAAAAAAAGGGTTCAGAGCATAATGCTCTTATTTCCATTTGTAGATTTTTGAAACGAGAGCATAAGGGAAAAAATAGATTTTTAATAAAAAGTATTTAGGCGTTTTTTTTGTTTCATTATTATATGAATATGAAACAAAAAAAAACGCCAAAAAACGCCAAATTATATTATTGTAAGAAGTGTGAGTTCACGTGCTGTAAAAAATGTGATTATGATAGACATATAATAACACGTAAACATCAAAATGAAACAAATGAAACAAAAAAAACGCCAATATCAAATCTATGTCATTTATGTAGTCAAAAATTTACAAGTAGAACAACATTATGGAGACATAAGCAAAAATGCGGAGGATATATTGATAAAGAGAAAGAACAAGAACAAGAACAACACATACCTAAATCAACCATGACTACAATATTCACAGAAATGACAAAAGAAAACAATGAGTTGCGTCAACTACTCGTTGAGCAATATACACAAGCTCAACAAGAACTACAAACATTACTATTGAAACAACAAGAAATACATCAACAAGAAATGCATCAAAAAATCTTAGAAATAGCGAGTGAATCAAAAATAGTAAATTACAATCACAATACGAATAATAACACTATCAACAATCGTTTCAACATGAACTTCTTCTTGAATGAACAATGTAAAGATGCTATGAACCTCAGTGATTTCTTGAATAATATTGAAGTGAGTTTGGAAGATGTGAGCAACGTTGGACGCCTAGGATACGCAGATGGAATCAGTAGAATTATCATCAATGCGCTCAAAGATATGGATGTATATGAACGCCCGATTCATTGTAGCGATATAAAGCGGGAGATAATGTACATCAAAGAAAATGATATTTGGGAAAAGGACGACGAGAGAAAATATCAAATGAAACGGGTGTTGAAACTAATATCTCACAAGAACGTAAAACGATTGATGGATTGGAGGGAAGCGCATCCCGGATGGCTCGTCTATGATAGCAAAGAGGAAGCCGAGTGTTTGCGCATCACAAATGAAAGCATGGGTGGTGGTTCAGATGAAGAAAATGAGAGGTTATACAAGAAAATGATTCGCAAAATAGCACACGAGACACTGATTGACAAGAATTTAGTAGAATAGCCATATCCGAAATCCGATATAGATAAAAATGCAAAAAAAATGTTTTGGGCAAAGTATTTTCGGCAAATCAAAAATGGACATTTTAAAATGTCCATTTTCTATTTCCCAATTTACTTTTGCGTAAAGAAAAAAGTGAAAAAAGGGTTCACAGCATAATGCTCTTATTTCCATTTTCGGATTTTTGAAATGAGAGCATAAGGGAAAAAACGGTTTTTAATAAAAAGTATTTAGGGGGATTTTTTTGTTACATATATATATAAATAATGAAACAAATAAATCCCGAAAAATCCCAATCAAAATATGTTTGTATAAAATGTGAGTATTCAACATGTAGTAATAAAGATTATAATAAACACCTTTCCACACGCAAACATCGAAATGTAACAAGTGAAACAAATAAATCCCTATTATTGTCATGTGAACAATGTAATAAATTATTTACAAATCGAACCTCTTTATGGAGACATAAAAAAAAACATATGGATATACACACTTATATAGATTTAGACAATAAGAATGTCAATGAGAATGTCAATGAGAACGAGAATGAGAATGAGAATGAGAATGATAATGACAAATCAGAACCGTCAATTGTATCGATGTTTGCTGATATGATTACTCAAAATAAAGAATTACAAAAAATGCTACTCGTTCAACAAGAAAAACATCAAGAAGAAATACACCAATTTCAAGAAGAAACCCATAAACAAATGTTGGAATTAGCTAACGAATCTAACAAAGTAATATTCAACAATAATAATACGAATAATAACACTATCAACAATCGTTTCAACATGAACTTCTTCTTGAATGAGCAATGCAAAGATGCGATGAATCTTACAGACTTCTTGAATAATATTGAGGTTAGTTTGGAAGATGTCAGTAACGTTGGACGCCTAGGATACGCAGACGGAATTAGTAGAATTATCATCAATGCGCTCAAAGATATGGATGTATACGAACGCCCGATTCATTGCAGCGATATAAAACGGGAGATAATGTACATCAAGGATAATGATATTTGGGAGAAAGATGACGAGAGAAAGTATCAAATGAAACGCGTGTTGAAACTTATATCTCACAAGAACGTAAAACGATTGCTGGATTGGAGGGAAGCGCATCCCGGATGGCTCGTCTATGATAGCAAAGAGGAAGCCGAGTGTTTGCGCATCACAAATGAAAGCATGGGCGGTGCTTCAGATGAGGAGAATGAGAGACTATACAAGAAAATGATTCGCAGAATAGCGAATGAAACACTGATTGATAAGAAGTTAGTAGAATAGTTATATCCGATATAACAAAAAATCAAAAAAATGATTATGAATACAATTAATATTTACATAATATAAATATAAATCAACATGGATAATTCACAAATAAAGGATGAGATGAAAAAATTAAAATTAAAAATAATCGGTAAGGAAAATTATTATTTACATCAAATAAATAACTTTGAAAAATTATCAAAAGAACAATTGGAAGAAATAAACGATATGGCACCAAATGTAAGATTACAAATATTGAAAACATTTAACAAAAATCTGAATGAACTTGCGATAGTATTAGAAAAATAATGAGTTTACACCTTTGAACAATATTTTTAGCAAACATAAATGTCCAAAGGTGTAAAATAAACTATGCCGAGCACATGTCACATATTTCGTCTTCTTCTTCGGTGTCATTTGTCTCTTTTTTTTCTGGTTCCAGTGTGAATTGTTGCGCTTGATGCTTAGCCTTGCGTCGTAAATAATACATGCCGGTTTTCAATCCACTTTTCCAAGCATAGAAATGCATGGAGGTTAGATTGTTATAATTAGGTTCCTCCAACCATAAGTTCAAACTCTGACTTTGACAAATAAATGCTCCACGATCCGAAGCCATATCAATCAAATGCTTCATAGGCATTTCCCATACAATTTTGTATTTCTCGCGAATATGCTCAGGAAGCATGTCTAATTGTTGAATACTTCCCTTGTTTTCGATAATGTTATTCTTTACCTTGTCGTTCCATAACCCTAAATCGATCAGTTCTCGCATCAAGTACTTATTAGCTACTACAAACTCACCAGCCATTGTTCTTCGCGAATACATATTACTAGTCAAAGGTTCAAAACACTCATTATATCCTAATATTTGAGATGTACTAGCAGTAGGCATAGGTGCCACCAACAACGAGTTTCTCAGTCCATATGTGACAATATTACTTTTTAAATGACCCCAATTATAACGATTACTCGGTGAAACACCCCACATATCAAACTGGAGAATGCCTTCAGAAGCAGGAGAACCTTCGAATGAGCTATAAGCTCCACAATATTGTTTCGATAAGTTCGGTTTTTCATATTCGTTCAATAAATCAATCTCTTCAAATACATTCCTATTTTTCTCGGATTGGGACATTACAATTTGTCTATACCGTTCTTCCGCAATGGCACAACTTTGTTCCAAAGAAGCATGGTAAATAGTTTCAAAAACCATTTTGTTTATTTTCTTCGCTTCTTCACTATGAAATGCGATATCCATAAGAATAAACGTATCAGCCAGTCCTTGAACCCCAATCCCAACGGGGCGATGACGCATATTACTTCGTTCCGTCTTTTCAGTAGGATAGAAATTAATATCAATCACCTTGTTCAGATTGCGAGTTACCACTTTCGTGACTTCATGTAATTTATCATAATCAAACTCTTTAGATTCACTCTTTACAAAAGCAGGCAACGCAATACTAGCCAGATTACATACTGCGGTTTCCTTCTCATCTGAATATTCAACAATTTCACAGCACAAGTTACTGCTTTTAATAGTCCCTAAGTTTTTCTGATTGGATTTTTTGTTACACGCATCTTTGTATAATAAATAAGGGGTACCTGTCTCCATCTGCGCATCTAATATTTTGAACCATAACTCACGAGCATTCACTTGTTTTCTTTCTTTACCCTCTTCTTCGTATTTTTTATATAGTGTATCAAAATCATTACCATATACATCTGATAAACCAGGACATTCGTCTGGACAAAACAACGACCACGTGGCATTTTCCTTGACACGTTCCATAAATAAATCACATATCCATAAACCGTAAAATAAATCACGCGCACGCATTTCCTCGTCGCCGTGATTTTTCTTCAATTCCAAAAAGTTTTCAATATCAGAATGCCATGGTTCCAGATAGATGGCAAACGAACCGTTGCGCTTCCCTCCTTGATTAATAAAGCGAGCGGTATCATTGAAAACACGCAACATGGGGACGATACCAGTAGACTTTCCATTGGTACCTTTTATAATGGAGTCGCACCCGCGTATATTATGAATATGTAATCCAATTCCACCTGCCCATTTCGATATACTGGCACAATCCTTCAAGGTATTAAATATACCTTCTAAACTATCATCTTCCATAGCAATTAAGTAACATGAACTCAATTGTTGGCGAGCTGTTCCCGCATTGAATAATGTAGGGGTCGCATGAGTGAAATATTTTAGAGACATTAAATCATATGTTTCCTTGATAGCATGTAAGTCATCACCATGTAAGGAAACCGCGACACGCATCCACATATGCTGAGGACGTTCCAATACAATCCCATTACTTTTGAACAAATAAGCACGTTCTAATGTTTTAAATCCAAAATAATCAATCAAATAATCACGATTATAATCAATCATATTATCAATTTCTTCCGCATTTTTTTTAACATGAATCATTAAATCATGCGAACATAAAGGTTCATGTTTGGTGTTATTTGTGTTATTATATAAATCAATGACAACTTGAGAAAATGTATTTTTTGTATTTTTATGGTGATTGCTTACTACTACTCGTCCCGCCAAAATATTATAATCAGGATGATGTGATGACATTACAGCGCATTGTTCTGCCGTAAGTTCGTCTATTTTTGTAGTGGATATGGTGTCGTATAACTGGTCAATCACTTTCATTACAAGAGCCGAATAATTGATTTTGATATTTACTTCCATTCCTAATTTTTTTACTCTTTGTAGAATTTTATCAAATGATATTGGCATTAAATCGCCACACCTTTTTGTTACACGCATTTCATTGTCCATACTAGTACTGGTATCCATATTGATATACTATACTATAATACATACATTTTAAACTTTATTTTAATTAATAATTATCAACATATAATATAATGGAAAGAGAAATCGTTGTGTATAGTTTAGTATTCTTATTTGTAGCGATATTTATTTTTGGTCCAATCCGTACAAAAGCTATTGAAGGTTTTTCGCATTACAACTTACAGACTCCAGGAATCTTACCTGAAAGTGAAACGTTGCCTATTATGTCAAATATGTATCCCTATTCTGGAAAGAAACATGTGGGAAACGAGACATCCTCAACATTATGGAAGGATTATCCTATTACAGAAATGAGTTCTTATAAACAAATAACAAACAATTTTAGATATAATAAATCCCCAGACGAAGGAACATGTACACCTGCGGATATGTGTAATGTCTTATATGACGATATCAAGACACCTTCGAATGTTGTGTCTGCTCTGCCACCCGCTGATGAAGCAAACATAAACCAAACTCGAGTAAATTACTATGTATCCAATAGTCCTTCTTTGGATATGTAAAATAATGGAGAGCTCGTTCCGTGTAAAAATACCATTTTGTCATATTATTATATATTTTAATAATAATATGAAAAGTTTGTATAACTAAGGGGTATTAGAGGCAAGACGATACGTAATATCATTATTATCATCAATAATAGAGTTTGAACGAAGAGGACGAATCACCTCTGGTGTGATTTGCGCTTCTTGAACTGTAGGAGTATTTATTTTAATATCCATTGAAGCCTTCTCAGATACAGATATCACAGATGGTTCAATATTCTCATTCCCTACAATTACTTTTCCAGTTTCCTTATCAATCATCATATTACACATCTCGGTGTCTTGTGTCGATATTGTATCGGTACCTGTTTTTTTTACTCGTTTATTAGGTTTTCTATGGTCACACCCAGAAACACGTTCTTCAAGAATAGTTTTCCAAGTTGCCTCTAATTGCGAAACATTATCTTGAAACCATTTTTCATTACGTAATACTAGAACACAACTGACTTCATCTAATCTCCAGTAAAGATTTTTTATCCACGTACAACCTTGTTTTTCTTTTTCATCCATATGAGTTTCTTCCCATTGTTCAATCATATCTTTGTCCATATCAATTGGTTTATATTCATATAGTGCTCGTCCATGTTCATCAGAAAAATACATGATCATACCTTTTAGGTCACCATCATTCGTTGTCAAATAAGACTCTCCGTCATCCATAAAAGCTTTTTCATCATCATATTCTTTAAAACGTGTTTCGAGAAAATCGCATTCATCTAAATCACAATTCTCCATTTGTAGTTGCATTTGGATCCAATATTCCTTTTTAGGTCTTCCATCAATCTCTCTGTTCACTATATTTTTTATTTCTATCATTCGGCCATAACAAGGTGATGATGGGTCATCTAGAATCCCATCAGGAGACGCCCCAAGAAAGGTATATGTCTTGTGTGGAATACATCCATATTCACCAATTGTAGACTTGTAAATATATTCATAATACATTACAGATACAGGTTCATATTTTTGCCCCCAATGCATAGGAGTGTTGACATTTGTTGAACCTATCTTATCGCTCACAACAGGTTCAATACATTTTTCATAAATAAGTTGATTTTGTCCGCTAGAAGACTCAAACGCTTTATATGCGTTACTAGCAGTAATCAAGTTGAATCTGGTTTTGTACCATTCTTTCGTTCTTTGAGCCGCTTGAGGGATACTTTTTAGATATTCCAATTGAGCTGTAAGGACTGTTTTATCTTTTTGATAAACAGGTTTATTATAAGTTCCGGATAATGAACGCCTTGGAATATGATTTGAATAAAATAAATCCGTTGAGATAGAAACAAGTGCATTTAATTCGTCATGTAATAGTTCTTCGTAATAAATAGGTTGTTCGAAAGGCGAGTATTGTTCGCATTGAATCAGGATTAATTCAAAAATCGTATCTATCATATCTTCATGGAATGTAGGTAGTGATATTGCCCGGGGATTGTCATTGATATATTCATACATCATCTCAAGAGAACTTTCAATAATGTCGGATTGTTCTTTTTCTGAAAACAGCGCGATATGTTCATTTGCGATGTCATCTCCATTGTATGTATCAGAATCATCCGATTCTTCGAAAATACTTTCTATGATATCTTCCAAATCGTCTAAATCATTAAAATACTGTAGATGGTTCATCATATAATTATATATATATATGATGATAAGATGTGTTTAAGGTGTAATATTATTTATTTATCATGGTTGTTCCAAAGAGGTTTTTACTAAGTCATCGTCCAGATTCATATTACTGTTGTTTCTTTGAGGTAAATTTTTTAATGTAGATACTCGTTTATCAGTATTTTTCAATGTATATTTCTTGGTCGTTTTCGAATAAAATAATCCAGGTATATCCTTTATTTTACCAGTATCTTTATCGTAAGAAATGTCTTTAACACGATGAATACGTTTTTTATTAATACATTCCTTTAAAAAGTCTGATATTTTTTTTGATTCAGTGTTATCCAGCTTATTATTTTCGGCGTAATCTTGAGCATATTCGATAATCTTTTGCATTTTCATAGTTTTATCCAATTTTGTCCACAGGTCTTTCTGATTTGTATTCATGTCATTTTGTAAAAACGTATCTAATTTATTAATGTCACTTGTAGCAGTAGTCTGTTCATCTTTTATTTGTCCACCATTCATTAACATGGTCTTGTATTTTAGATTTTTTAGCTCTTGACAAGTTTCCTCTTTTTTAGTAGTTTCCATCTATATTTATATATAACTTTAAGTTTAATTCCCTTTTTATATAATATATACTTTATCTTATGGACTCGCCAGATAATACAAATAATCCAAATAATACAAAGAAAACAATCAATATACAAGGAACTGGAACACGATATATGATGAACAAGGTAACCATGACAAAGAAGGTCAACGTTGAAAAAAAACTTATAAATGAATTAAATATTGACAATACATATTTGTACTCCGAACATCAATTATCCATATTAATAGAACATTCCAAAAATGAAACAAAGCTAGAAGATAACATACAGTCACAAACTTCATATGATGACGACCATACCGTAGAGAGAAAAAGAATATATGACATTTTACTTAATGAAGTTTCGAAAAAACTAGGCAGTTATAAACAACAAGATAAAGTAAAAAAGGTCTATGATGAAGACAAAAATATTGACTTAATGTCAATGATTGCGTTATTATGTGAAAAAAAACTAACATGTTATTATTGCGAAGAATCATGTTGTGTCTTATATAAAATCCAGAGAGAATCAAAACAATGGACGTTAGACCGTATTGACAATGATATTGGACATTATAAAGAAAATGTGGTGGTATCTTGTTTAGAATGCAATTTGAAAAAAAGACGTCGCACTAAAGAAGACTTTTTGTTTACAAAACAATTGCGTATTGCGAAATTACAGGGAGAAAAATGAATTACTTAGTAATTCATTCATCAATCATAGGGTTTTCTACGCAAATGTCTATACACCCATTCCCTTGAACATATCAGTTAAACTATCAAGATCTTTTTTCAAGCGAGTTTTTACTTTTCTATCCAACGATTTTTTTTCTCTTTCTTCTTTGTAATGACTTCCTTTTACGGATGGTTTTGAAACTCGCGAGGATTTCCTTGTAGGAGCCTGATGTTCCTTTGTGGGAACACCACCGCGAACACCTCTTCGCTTTGTAGCTCTATGACTTTTACGTCTTCTATGTATATGACTTTTTCTACGGGTAGGCATATTTATATATTATACAAACAAAATATAATATCTAAATATTTATTTATTTGAATATTCTAAATGGGAACGGTGTATTACTTACCGATTTTATCAAAATAAGCGTTTAGTGCGGATACTGTGCGGTCACCCTCGTAATCTACGAAACCTCCTTCTTGGTCAACTACAATCACCGTGGGAAAAGACTTTACATTGTATTTTTCCAATTCACCTGATTTCGCATCAATATTCTCAACCTTGCTCATCTTAACAGGACCCTTGTATTGAGCAACAAACTCGGTCCATACAGGACTGAACTCTTTACAGTATTTACAGTTTTCCATGTAAAAATAAGTGGCTGATGTGGGATTGCTAAAATATTCACGACGAGGGCCGATCTTAAAAAACATGGAAAAAATCAACATTGCTAATACCATCACAAGCACTATCATTAGTAGGTCGCGCACAGGTTTACTCTTCATCATTTTACAAGCCTTGTTTAATAGTCGGAACATAGGAACGATATATTATATATTTACTATAGATAAAATATATAATTAGAATTAGAAAATGTTCTTACATCAAAAAACGAGTGAAATAGGTTGTCAATGTGAACAAAATACCACCCCACAATGAGTCAATTACAACGGCAGTCATATTCCATTTAGTAATAATGGCATAATTAGTGGTCTCATAAACGCCATAAATAAGGAATCCCAATAAAAACGCATCAAGTAGTGATTTTCTGGGGCCTAATATGAAATAATTTATGCCTAAAATAAGAAGAAAATAACATAATATGGCCCCTAGCATTTTGAACTGGAAAGGAGAACTTTGTATTTTCGATATCATATTTCGAAAGAACCCCCCGACAGTCGAGAGATAGATAGAGTCGAGTAGAAGCATCACAATTCCAGAAAGGACAATTTCTTTCATTCTCATATTTTCGAACATGATAGAAAGTAAAATATTTGTATTATATTAAGATAATAAGTATTCACTCTATATTTTTAAGATATTCATATGTGTATAGAATGACAGATTATCTTAAAAGTCAAATTATAACGTATATGGGAAATAAACGGAAACTTTTAGATAAAATCAGTGGTGTAGTTGATGATGTCTCTCATAAACTCGGAAAAACACACATATCAGTAGGAGACGGATTCTCCGGGTCAGGAATTGTATCTAGGTTACTTAAAACCAAAACAACTACGCTCTATACGAATGACATCGCCGGATATTCCAAAACGTTGAACGAATGCTTTCTCTCTACTCCTTCTACTCAAGAACTGAAAAAGGTATGTGTTTATATTGATAAGACAAACGAGATAGGTGAGAAAGCATGTTTTTATGGATTGAACGAGGTAAGTTCTGACCCGTGGGTTTCTAAATATTGGGCGCCTCAAAAAGATGAAGACATAAAAGAAACTGACCGTGTGTATTTTACCCGTAAAAATGCTATAAAAATAGATGCGATGCGAGATTACATAGAAACAATACCGACAAAATATAGGTCATATGTATTAGCATTATTGCTCGTAGAAACATCTATACACAATAACACAAATGGACAATTTGCCGCTTTCTATAAAAACGGAGATGTGGGTGCATTCGGTGGAAAAAATGGGGTGGACGTAAGACGAATTACAAAAGATATTCATTTGCCTTATCCTATTTTATGTGATAATCCGTGTGATGTTCATATCTCTCAACAAGATACCAACGAATGGGTAAAAAACATACCGGAACTGGATTTAGTTTATTATGATCCTCCTTATAACAAGCATCCTTACAATATTTATTATTTTTTGCTGGATATAGTGAATGACTGGGACAAAACTATAGAAGTTCCGGATACATACCGAGGACAACCAAAAAATTGGACAAGGTCTAAATATAATAGTTCAAAAGATGCTAAGGATGCCTTTAAAGACTTGATGGATAATACTCGGTCCAAATATGTGTTGATTTCTTATAATAGCACGGGTATAATTAATATCGATGATTTGATGGCATTATTAGAATTGTATGGTGATGTGAAAAAAATCGTTTTAGAACATAAAACGTATAATAAGTTGAAAGGTATTGGGAATTATAAAAGGGAAAAGGATGATGTAGAAGTAAAAGAGTTTTTATTGCTAGTAGAAATGAAACAAAAGAAACAAGTAACAAATAAGTTCTAATTAGAAATTAAATATATATATGGATTGTATATTAACCCATGGAAAATCAGTTTCAAAAACAATACGAAGAGAGAAAATGGTCGACGGGTGAAAGTTATAAGAGATCGCCGCGAACAAGAAAAATCTACGCGGAGTTAGATGAAGAAGATAGAAAGAATATTGCGTCGGCCGCACAGCAACAATCGTTATTATCAGAGGATGATTGGTCAAATAACCAGTCGTCCTCTTGTTTGTTGATTAATAATGAAATATCAACAGATTCAAACAAACGCGAAGACTCATATGATAGGATGGCGCAGCGTGAAATGATGGGTCAATGTGGATTAAGTCCATTTTCGACAAATACTTTTTCTCAAGACATGAATGCCCAGGAAGATTTTTTGAAACCCAAAAATACGAACCTGGACAATTAAAGTTTTTGGAAACAAAAAATATTAAAAATTGACGAGGTATATAAAATACATGATATTGACAAGAATACTATACTATTATCAAAATATTACAATGTCGACAAACACAACACCCGAAATCGAGTGTTGCGTTTGTTATGAACCTATACAAACAACGAATGTAAGCACTACTCCTTGTGGACATACGTTTTGTTTCCAATGTATTTTACGATGTCTGGATGTAAACAATACATGCCCTTATTGTAGGACAGTGTTGCGTGAAGAAAAAGATATTATATCTACTGATGATGATGATGACGACGATTATGATGATGAAACAGAAGACGACCGGGATGATGAAAGGATAGAAAGGGAAACATCATTTCGGTCCAGTTGGTCCATGAGGGTAGACCAATTAGATAGACAGCGCGAACAATATAAATATGAACATGACGTAAAAACAGGTTACAACGAAATGATTTGGGATAAGACCTCTAACCCGGTTAATGGTCTTATCAGGGTCGAGGAAGAAGAAACGATGATAAAGGAACTAGGCATATCATTCAAAGAGTATATTGCCCTGAATAACGGGAGATACGATGAATCTATGGATTATGTGGCACTAGAGAACAAACGTAAGAAATACAATCTTGAATGTGATAGGAGAGGAAACGAGAGAAAGAAAGAATACGACGAACGACATTCATTTATGGAAGAAGATGTCAGACGACATAATCGTCAAGATGGCAGACGACATAATCGTATCGCGGTCTCGAATATTCCAATTCATATTGTTCGCATGGGAGATATTCCAATTCCTATTGTTCGCATCGGAGAAAGCCGTCGCCTGAATAGCCCCTCAATTTTGAGCAGACTCGGACAATCAGTGTAAACTTATGTAATGTATAAGTCTGTATAAATTAAAAAATTAAAAACAAAATAAAAAAACTAAAAAAAATAAGCACTCTTGTTTTTTTTGCTTTGGTATACACAAAAGCGTTATATTGGTATTACTAAACAATAATTTATTATTATAATACAAATCTCATTATAAATTATTTCAATATCTAAAAAATAATTATTGAAATATGGTATATGGTAAGGTGGGTATTTGTTTACTTGTGTTGGATAACCACCACCTTTTTTTTCTTGCTGGCTTCCATAAAAGCCATGAATCCGAAGATGCCTCCAATAATGAGAAGGAAAGGAATAAGAACAAGGATCCAAGAAATAGTAGAATGTCCTTTACGACATAGGTAGTTCAATAGATAAGTCCATAGGATAATCCATAAACCTTTCATAATGAAAGCCCCAAGGTTTAGTTTGTAAAAGGCGCCAATTATTAAGGAAATGATGGCAAGTATTAAGTAAATATGTGCGGGTGTACAAAGTGTGTTCATTATAATATATAGTAATATAATAAATCAAGTATATCTATCAAAAAAAGATTTAAATATAAAAAGAGAATGTATTCAAAAATAGTATGAACTATTCAACGCAAAACGATTTATTATTACAAACATTGCTAACATTTTATCAAAAAAATAATAATTTGGACAAGATGTTGAATATTATTACAGGCGATTCAAGGATTTCATTGCGAATTGTTGATTGGTTTGTCACTAATTATGCTAAAAAAGAATATACGTTATATTCGATTGAAGATGACTACGGAAATACACGAAGATTCAAGGTTTATGTAGACTATAAGTCAAAGTTGAAGGCATACTCAAAGAAAAGATTTGACCCATTTTGTAGATGGGACCGAATTAGTATTCCCTATAAAAACGAATCGTGTATTGAAACCACAATAGGACAATTGAATTTTTTCAAGTGGGTATTAGAAAATAAAATTGTGAAATATATTGAAGAACATTATGAAGATATTGAAAATGATATGAATAGTAGAAATAGTACCTCGAGAAAAAAAGAGCATTCACTGGATAATAATAAGACACGAAAAAAGCGAGAAGAGTTGACTGCTTCCGCTACCAAAAGCATTATTAAGGAAAAGGTAGAAATAGAGGTAACATTTGGATAAGTAACAGGTAGTATTTGGGTTTTTTAACTTAAAAATATTTTATAAATCATTATATCATTAAAATAATAATATAATGGGAAATATCCAAACGATTCATTCGGTCCAAAAGGCGAGTTTTGAAGACATACAATATTGTATTGAACATACTCATGACCATATTTTGATTAGTACCTTACCGGTATATCAACAAGAATGTTTGATATTGAAAACAATATCTGCTTCTGTAGAAGAAGACCTAATCAATAAGGTAATAAATGAAGGTCAAAATAAGAATATGAGGGTCATTATTTATGGAAGTAATTACAGCGATGAAACAATATATGATAAATATACCCAATTGAGTAAGTTAGGGTTTACAAACATATATGTTTATCCTGGAGGGGTATTTGAGTGGTTATTGTTACAAGATATTTATGGTAAGGAAGACTTTCAAACGACAAGCGACCAGTTAGATATATTGAAATACAAACCAAGTAATATAATACATGGTGGAAATAGATTATTAGAAAACGGTTGAAAAAAAATAATATGATGTATAGTCTGGTGTATTGTATTTTTTTTTCATACTCGTTTATTTTCTTGATTATTGTTTGTCACTTTCAAATATAATATCATCTATTTGGTTCATCCACGTTTCTAAAGTATCAGACTTTTCAAATATATCATTGTTTCCGTCTAATACGTGTGAGAATGTATTTTTCATTTTACTATAAATCATTTCTTCATGATGTACATCACATGTTTTCAAATATTCTAATTCAATAATACTTTCCCCATTTCTAGAACGTTTATTAATGCGTTCCAAACATTTTTCTGGAGCTGTTTTTACATATATCATTTTGTTAATAGGGTAATCCTTGGCAAAATATTCAAACCATTTATTGTAAATTTCAAAATTAACTTCTTCAATCTTATCATTTCTGTATAACATCAATGCAAATACATGTTTATCTGTATAAAGTGACCTTTCTGTAATGAAAATACTGGATTCAGGATTTTGTTCGATTGATTGTTTCATAGCCTGTAACCGAGAAATATATGCCATCATTTGGAATGAAAAGGCATATTTAGATTGATTTTTATAAAATTTTGATAAAATAGTTTGACCATCTTCATCTTTAATTGTATCCCATTCATCTACAGGTTCATTAATAAAAACGATTTGTTTGTTATTTTTATATTTGGTCCGCAATTGTTCTAACAACGTAGATTTACCTGACCCGATATTACCCTCAATGGATATAATAACTGGGGAAGTAGGGGAAGTAGGGGAAGTAGACATTTGTGAAGAAACGAAAGTGGTCATTTGTAAAGTAATAGAATAAATTAATAATAATGTAACGATTTCAATTTTTATTTATTGATCTGTCGGAATATAATACATGTATTCACTTGTCATAAAGCATTTTAATATTTACAAAATATCTATATATTACAATGTTAAATATATATAGATTGATACCACATTATTGTTATTATTAAAAAATTGAAAAAAACGGTATAGTAATATTTCATTACAATATATACATAATTCAATCATAATTATTCAAAATGGATTTAAAACAGTCGAAACTAACGAAAACAGAATGGGAATCCATCGAGAGACCTTGTTCTGAAAATGAAAAGGCAATATTTGATTTGATTATAAAGGGTTCATATGATACTCATATCAAATACAACAAAAACAAATCATTAATTTCCTATTTAAAAATACAAAAATCACTGGGTGTAGAATATTACTTGTTCAATACTTATTTTAAAGATGCTTTGAATAACCTACATATTTTGAAAGACATTGATTATAAAATTGTTCAAAACCAAACAAACACGTTGAAAAAAATGGACGTAATGAGATTAGAGAATAACAAATTAGAAAACATAAATAAAACAAATATTTACGAATATGTTTTGTTGAATATTTGGCAAAAACTTGTAAAGTATAAAGATAATGATGATGATGACTGGGTAGTAGAATATTTTAAGTTGTATAAACTCACACAAAACAGTGTGATTGATATTAATCATTACTTCCTCGAAGTATTGCATAAGTTTTTAGATAAATACAAAAAGGAAGCAGAGATTGAATATATTGTATCTTCTGCTGATGAAATATATGAAGACGACTCCGTATTACTTGATTATGAAGATATGACTCTTTATCAACATCAAAAGGAAATATTTCATCATATGAATAACCCACATTTCGAGAGCAATATGGAATTATTTGATAATAATGAATCAAACGAAGCACAACATACGCAATTATCTCCTAAATTAGTATTATACATTGCGCCTACAGGAACCGGAAAAACCTTAACTCCTCTGGGGTTAAGTGAAAAATATCGTGTGATATTTATATGTGCTGCTAGACATGTAGGTTTGGCATTGGCTAAATGTGGTATATCTGCGAATAAAAAAGTAGCCTTTGCATTTGGTTGTGATAGCGAAGAAGATATACGTCTTCATTATTTCGCAGCATCTGAGTACTCGATTCATAGAAGGTCAGGTGGAATTGGTAAGGTAGATAATAGTGTAGGCAACAAGGTAGAAATCATGATTTGTGATGTTAAATCTTATTTGTGTGCAATGTATTACATGAAAAAGTTCAATCCAGTGGAAAACTTATTAGTATATTGGGATGAGCCTACCATTACTATGGATTATGAAGAACATGCTATTCACGAAGATATCCACAATAATTGGAAACAAAATGAAGTTCCTAATATTGTGTTGTCGTCAGCGACTTTACCTAAGATATATGAATTACAAGATACGATTGATAGTTTCAAGGAAAGATTTCCAAACGCAGAGGTTCATAATATAACCAGTTATGATTGTAAGAAATCCATCCCGATTATAGACAAAAACGGTTATGTTGTATTACCTCATCACATTAGTAAAGAATATGGTGATATAAAAGAAATAGTCAATCATTGTAATGAAAACTTGACATTGCTTAGATATTTTGACCTCAAGGAAATAGTGGATTTTATCATGTTTGTAGAAGAACATAATTATATACCCAAACAGTATCTGGTTGAGAACTGTTTCGAAACCTTCGACGATATTACTGTACAAAATATTAAAATACACTACTTGCGTATCTTAGGTAAAATACCGAATGGTTTATGGGGAGCAATTTATGTTAGTCTGAATAACAATAGACAGAAACGTATTGGTGCTCAATCAAATCCCTCTACTAGTAATAAAGCAACAGCTACATCAAGTGGGTCTGCTATGTACATAACAACAAGTGATGCTCACACATTAACAGATGGACCCAGTATATTCTTATCTGAAGATGTGGAAAAAGTAGCCAAGTTTTGTATTCAACAAGCAAATATACCCGATAAGGCTATCAATGATATCATGGAAAAGATTGCATACAATAATAAAATCAACGAACGTATTGATGTTATTGAAAAGAAGTTGGAAGTAATAGAAGAACAGAATAATACTAAAAACGCTGAGAATAATAGTGTGGATACAAAAGGGAAACGCGGTGGTAAAAAAAACACCAATAGTAAATCAGGGTCTAACAACGATTCAAAAAATCCTGGTATAAAAAAAATGAATGAAGAACTACAAACTCTACGTTCTATGATTAAAACCGCCAACTTGAATGAAACCTTTGTTCCGAATAGTAAATTACATCTTGATAAATGGGCACCAGATAACAAAGACGGAAAATCATTTACTAGTAATATCGACGAAGAGACTATTATAGATATTATGAGTTTACATGGAATTGATGATAGTTGGAAAGTATTATTATTGATGGGTATAGGTGTATTTATGAACCATAGTAATATTGCGTATACCGAAATAATGAAAAAGCTGGCAGATGAGCAAAAACTATATTTAATTATTGCTTCAAGTGATTATATTTACGGAACAAACTATCAGTTTTGTCACGGTTATCTGAGTAAAACGATGGAACTAACCCAGGAAAAAATTATTCAATCATTAGGACGTATTGGTCGTAGTAATATTCAACAAAAATATTCGATTCGCATACGAGATGATAACCAAATAAAGAAAATATTCTATAAAGAGGAAGATAAAATGGAAGTAAAAATGATGAATCGTTTGTTCAGTCGAGATAGATAGAATATATACTTGCTTATACGATAATATTTTATTAGTCTATTCTGATTCTGATTCTGATTCTACATCTATCTCCAGTTGTATGTTTAACTGTGGGTTATTTTCATCCAAATTATCATTTACCCTCGCAATAGGGTTTTTTTTATCCAAATTATCATTTACTCTCGCAATAGGTTTATTTTCATTCAAATTATCATTTACATTCGCAATATCTCGTGCTTTATTTGGAGAAAAAAAAGATTGTGGTTTCGTTATAAACCACGTAGCATCGTGTTCGATTTTTTTCTTTTCCTCTTGCTTGATTTCTCTTTGTTTGTTTTGAAAGTATTCATCAATCGTATATTGATTCACACGTCCCAGATTATCTAGATTTGTTTTTTGCTTTCTCAATACATACTTATACGGGTCCCTCCACTGATCAAAAACAAGGAATGGTAATTTAATTTTGTCAAAATAGCTTTTGACAACAGAAATGGGAGGAGCAATATTATTTTTTTGAACCCATCCCGGGTGTTCGGCGTTTCGGTCATATACATACATTTCTTCTACATCTGATAGAAGGTCATGTATTAAATTAGTATGTTCTTCAGGACGACTTTTCAGAACAAGTTTTTCATATTCACTATACTTTTCATCCAAATAACTCTTTGCGTCGACCCTTCTTCTAGAGCGTTCTATATTCAATATTTTGAATATTTCTATACTTAATTTATAATAATCTTTATGAGATGAAAGCTCTTGTTCCATTTTGTTTTGTATATTCAGAAATAACTCAATGCTAGAAATAATACCTGTAACCAGAGCAACTATACTGGTGAGAATGGATATTAGATTTTGGTCCACTAGAGATTGGAGACCTACCGAACAAAATGTATTGCCCGCACTTAGTATAATGATAGGAATACGAAATAATTTATTGATATGTTTGTAATATTGATATTTATAGTTATGATAACCACTAAATTGTGTACAATTACGTCGTAACTTGTCAAGTAATCTTTCTATATTGTCTGTCCATGATAATGTATTTTCATCTTCTTTATCAATAGTTAGACTATTGTTATTTTCACTCATATCTATATATCTATATTATTTAATATAGATATACCCGTGTGTTTCAATTATAGATAAACATTCGTTGTTCTAATTATATGGGTTCTACAAATAATACAGGTATAACTTACTTACGGAGAAGATGGAACATTCCCTTGATGAATGATACGAATATAAAATCCAATGAAGTTATTATTATCGTTATTATGTAATTCTCGATGGAAACGTTCTATAAACTTATCGGTAGAGGATACTAACGCAGGACCCTCTTCAGCAGGAATATTTTCTTCAATGTGTTGATTCATGAGAACAAGATCGAAATCTTCTCTTAATTGAAAATGTTCGCGGATGAATTGTCTGGACATAGAAAGGAAATCATTGATTGACCAAGATTCTTCAACATGAAAATATGTGCTACGTGTTGTTAACGCAATTTTGAAATAAACCCGATACATCTTATAATAATTTGATTGTAAATATATAAATATTCCTTGTATAATTTTCAATTTATTCGTTACTTCATTCAAAATAGAAAAAACGAGTTTATCGCTATAAATAAATATTATTTCAATATTTTCATACTTAGTAACTCATTATCAGATGTTATATTCCAGGAGTCTTACTTTGTTTGTTGGATAACGTCAGGCGTGGAACTAAATAACCATATCAGTTCATCATTCAACAATTGTTCATCTTTATTTATCTTTATTTGTTTGGCTTCAATATTATTTTGTTTTGTTGTAATATATTCTTTACATACTCCGCAATGGTCTTCATTCGAATACATCACTTTTAAATCCACTTTATGTTTATCAACATGGGTTCCCCATCTACCAAGTCGCAGATGAGGGCGTGGTTGTAGTCTTGACTCTGATACAGCACTACGTAGGACATTTACGATATGTGTGAGAGTGATTTTCTTTGTAACAGACATGACAATAATATGATTATGATTTATAATGTTGTAATACTACTTGTTATTATACTACGTATCAATTTTATATTTGTATCGGTTTATCTTTACATTTTTCCAACGTATAATATAAACGAGTAAAACTCATTTTTATTATATTATTTATTTATTCAAACTCCATCATAAGTAATATAGTTAAATTAATTACTGTACGCGAGGCCACCCATACCACTCATGATACGAAGAACATTGTAGTTGGTAGCGTAAACACGGACCTTGGCAGTGCGGGTTCCCTCAACTGTGGCGTTGGAAAGAACAAGCTGTAGAGTAGCATTGTCAATACGAGAGAAGTTACATGTGCCAGAAGGCTGGTGCTCCTCGGGGCGAAGGGCAAAGGAGTACACGTTGATACCGGTGTCGGGGTTACGTGTGTGGACCTGGTAGGGTTGAACCTCGTCGAAGTAAGAACCCTCACGCTCAGAGAAGCGGTCTTGGCCGTTAAGTTGAAGCTTGGCGACAACAACGGGATTCTGACCCCAACAATGCATGTCAAGAGATGTCTCTGTAAGAACGAATGTTCCGGCATCAGAGACAGAGGAGTTCGCGTTGTGGTTAGTGTTGGGAGAACCGTTGAACTGGTTGATGTTGGAAAGACCGATAGAAGCTAGGGCAGCAGCTTGATCTTGGTTAGGGTTCAACGCAACCTGGGGACCACCGAAATTGGTCTCGTTGTATGCGTTGTCGTAAGCACCACCGTGCCAGTAGCCGGTGAAACCCTCGGCAGCATCGGCATCAAGAGCACCGGCGTCCTGGAATAGACCACGGGCATCAATGAAGGCGTTCTGGCCAGCAGTGGCGTCGGGGCCACCGAAGGCATGGACGGCGTTGGGAAGAGCATCAACGGCATCAGTGTAGTTAAAAGGCTGGGCACCAAGAAGCTTGAAAAGAGTGGCATCACATAGAAGAGATGAACAGTAGTCAACGTTGGCATCAGGCTGAACAACCCAGATTAGCTCCTTAACGGGGTGGTTAAAGTTAAGCTTGATCTTGTTGGAAGAAGAACCAACAGACTCGTCACCAGTGAATTGAAGCTGGGTGATCAAGTACTCGTGGGGGTTCTGGGCGAATCTACGACGCTCATCAGTGTCAAGGAAGACGTAATCAACGTATAGAGAGGCGGCAACCAAAGACTGGTTATAGGCAATGGTGGCAGTAACGGGTGTACCAACGTTGTATTGGTTGGCAGCAGCGTTGGGCTGGGCTCCGGTGTTGCAACTTAGACTGGTAACAGCCCATAGACACTCATCAATGGGGCGAAGATCAAGGTTGATCTTGACCTCGTGGTATTGAAGAGCAATCAAGGGAAGAGCAAGTCCGGGGTTGGTACAAAACCAGAACTGAAGGGGAATGTATAGAGTTGTCTCGGGAAGGGCGTTACGGGGGGCACATACCTGACGAGGAGCATCAGAGTCACAGGGACCATCAACATCGGCGAAAGAGGGGTCGGTGATGAAGGTAAGCTGAGTGGTATTACCAATCATCTTGAAGTAACCACGTTGTTGCTCAGCAGTCATAGTAAGTTGGTTCCAGATGTGCATCCAGTCACCATATTGACGGTCAATGCGTTGACCACCAATCTCGACCTCAACCTGGGCAATGATTTGCTCACCAGGGAAATCTAACCAACGGGCATAAACAGAGTTTTGACCGGAGCTAACGCTGGCACTGTTACCCATAAGCTGGTTGACCTCGGGAAGAGTAACCTGAAGATAGGTACGGTATGCAAGATCACCATTACGACTGATAGTACATGTTACACGACGACCGAAATCGGCTTGGCCGTTGAAGGTCTGCTCAATAGACTCAATGGCGAAGTTTGTATAACGACGGTAAGTGACTTTCCAGAATGTAATCTGGGGATTTCCTGTAAGATAGACATCTTGGGCGCCGTAGGCGACGAGTTGCATTAGACCACCTCCCATTGTATATTATACTATCTCTAAAGAAAAAAAAAATGGATTTTAATTTAATTAATTATTTAATTAAATAAAACAATAAAACGATTTTGACACGTCATGATTCTAGTTTATTAATATCAAAGTTATCGTGTAAGAATGATGCTAAATATGAATCTAAAAATATCTCCTTTTTTCCTTCATGGTTTTTACTAAAGGTATAGGAGTCCTTGTTTTTTTTAACACACCATCCATCATTGATGGCATTATAAACGAATATCATTTTTCTAAACTGAATACTATCCATTTTGATTTTACTATTATTTTGTAGATATATATTCATGTTCATAATTATGTTATCTATGTTTTCTTTATTATATCATTTCGAGAAAACTTTTTTCTATTTCAAACTTGAATCATATAATGAAAAGGTATGAAAGAGTATGATAAGTATTTTATTTCGCTGATGATTTCGTTAAATCATATAGGTACATAACTGACAGCAATATGATACGTCCAATAACCAGTCCTATCAAATCAAGTGTAATTGTGGATGTAATTGTAATGCCATAAATAGTCTCTAAAATACTTTTAATGAAGTACGATAATATTAACCCAATAGTTCCTGTATATGCCGCGATAAATCCTACATCTAATAAGTGATTCGGTATAAATAATTCTATATAGTTTGATAAATAATCATCTCCTACAATAAATAAACCACCAGAGATAAAACTAAAACAGGTGAAATATACAAGAGGGAATATCACGTTTAATACTGTTTTGGACTTTATTGTCAAGATGTTGTATGGAGCCCGTTTTGCGAGTATCCCAAAAATTACTACAATGGAAATAATAATTCCGTTAAACCATATGAAGTTTTTGCGATTGGTTTCTGTGCTTTTTGTTTCTGTGCTTTTTGTTTTAGAAGACATATAATATAAGAAACGAAAATAGTTAGTTATAATTTGTATGAAATATAAGATGTATAATATGTATTTGTTCAATCAAACAATCATTTTCCTATTATTTTTGTTTAAATAGAACACCTAAACTATACAAATAAATGCCCTCTTTTAAACAAAAACCCACAAAAAAAATATTGGTGAATCAAAAAAGTTTGTCTACATTGGATGGAAAGCATCATGAAATGATTTCCGAGTTTAATAAGGAAGAAACAACCGATATTCCTAAATTAAAATCGGAAATACGAAAGTTCAGACACAAGCTAACAACCACGAAAAAACTAACTATAGAAGAGAAAATGGAATTACAAGATAAAATATTAGAAAATGTTGAACATATAAAAAACATAAACAAGAAAAAAAAACAATATTTATTGGACAACTCGAAATATGTATTTGAATACTTTGAGAACAAGAAAAATGTTTCTAATGGAGAAGAACACACGCAGAAAAATAACAAACTAGATACATTTTTCAAAATAACGGATAATACACATCAGGAAGCAATTGTAAACGAGAATATATTTCAAAAATATTTAAGCAATATTGATAATACGTATTTAGACATAACCAAAATAACGGTTAACTGTGAAACATGTAAAGCATGTTATAAAGGTGAAATGATACCCATAGTAGACGAAGGAGTGTTGATGTGTAATATTTGTTATGTAAATATTCCCTACTTGATAGAGAATGAAAAACCTTCGTACAAAGAGCCCCCGAAAGAAGTTTGTTTTTATGCTTACAAGAAAATCAATCATTTCAAGGAAATATTAGCGCAATTTCAAGGAAAAGAAACGACCCAAATACCGGTAGAAGTCATTGAAGGGTTGAAACAACAAATAAAGAAGGAGCGTATTGAATACAGTGATTTAACCTATTACAAACTCAAAGATTTATTGAAAAAACTGGGATATAACAAATATTATGAACATATCAACTTTATTAAAGATAAAATGGGTATATCACCTCCAATTTTTAGTCAAGAATTGGAGGAGATACTATGTAATTTTTTTATGGAAATACAATATCCTTATGCTAAACACTGTCCAGATTATCGAGTTAATTTTTTACACTATTATTATGTATTATATAAATTGTTGGAATTATTAGATGAGAGCCAATATATAATGGAAATACCTATGTTAAAAGATCGCGAAAAATTATTGGAACAGGACAACATATGGAAACATATCTGTAAAGACCTGGATTGGGAGTTTATAGATACAATTTAATACAAACGCATTTTATGTGTAAATAGGTGTTGTAATTGTGTGTGTATGACCATGCTCATGACCATCAACATGTTTAGTTTCACTGATTTTGATAAAAATCATTGTTCCATAGAAAAATGTGAAAATAAGACCAAGAACTAGCAATCCTTTGTCTTTAATTAATTTACCATATATACACCATAAAATATTGGAAATTATTCCTAGAATGAGAAATAACATAGAGACATGAGGTCCTACATACCATTCATTAACTACCACATATAATTGTGGAACAATAGATAATCCACCCAATATATTTGCTATCCATGGAATATACGTTTTCATTATTTATAATATAGTAATATTTTTTACAAAAAATATACAATATATCGTATTACATTAATAAATGATATGTAATATGATAACTATAACTATTTAGATAATTATTTAATTAAAAGCCTCCAGGAAACCTGACCATGTTGGCACCGATACCGAATCCAGCACCAGAACGGGTGGTAACTGCGATGCTAGGCACGTACATATCAAGAATGCTAAATGTGGCAGCGGCAGTTAGGGCAATAAAAAGAATCTCTTCCATGTTCATAGAACGCTTGGGGATAGCATAGGCTGCAATCGCGACCATTATACCTTCTACTAGGTATTTGATAACTCTTTTGACAATTTCGGCTACGTCAAACATATTATTATATATATATTAAAAAAGAAAAAAAAGAAAAAGAATAATGATAAATAATACTAAATGAAAAATAATACTAAATGATAACTAATAAATGATGAAAAATACTTAAAATAAAGATTATATGTATAACAATAATGACTACCTTTTCCAAAGAATCAGCACCTTCTTCAAAAGATATTACATTTGAACGTAAGTCAAATATGGATGGAACATCCAATACTAAATATGTGGACGTATTAGATGAAGACAAAACGATTGCTGGCCAAAAGTTTGTATGTGTTTCATTTATTTCACCAGAACTAATTTTGAAACAAAAGGAGATATATTTTTTTGAACAGTTCCTAAAGAAATGGGACTTAAATAAGAGTATGGAGAAGTTTCACCAGTTCTTGAACTTTATTGCTTACAAATATAAGCTGACATTTGATGATGTAATCAATGATTTCAAGGAGTTTATCAAGGAAGAACAAGATGAGATAACCAAATCAGGTATTGAAGACGATTACAAAACCTTTTTGGACCAAAATGAGGAGGAACTAGAAAATACGTTCAACCAAACACATAACTTTCAGACTTCAACGCGCGGAGTCAAGTTTCGTGGAGTGTACCCAACAATGGAAGAGGCCGAGTTGAGATGTAAAATGTTACGTGAGCTTGACCCCAACCACGATGTATTTGTAGGTCCAGTAGGACTTTGGATGCCATGGGACCCTGAGGCTTACAAAACAGGTAGAGTAGAATATATGGAAGAAGAGTTGAACCAGTTGATGAGTCAGAAGAATAAGAACGAAGATTTCGCCAAGTCTTCGTTTGAACAACGTGTAAAGGAGAGTAAAGAGAAGGCAATCGAAGATAATGTGTCTAATGCTGAAAAGAACGATATTCAATTGACACAGACAATTGATAAAGATGGAAACCTGATAGGTGTAAACAATATGAATACTCAAGAAGATAACTTGAAAGAACAAGATACTATTTCTTCAGCAGATATTCGTAACGAATTGTTTGAAGGAGAAAACATCATCATTGGTAAATCAGACAATGGTCAAAGTCAACTGTTGAGTGGTCCTTTTGCTACAAAGAAAGAGGATTAATCATCATATGGATGGATATGATAAAGATATAACAAACAACAAAAAAATACAAATACACACAATAAATATGATATAATATTATTAGTAATATATCATATAGCTTCCTTAGCTTACCACTTAGTCTTTTTCACACTAATTTTTGGACCCTGTCCTCGTTTTTTCACATTATTTGGATCATATTTTTCATCTTCATCATCCGATGGAATATCTTTCGACATTTCCCAGTATTCTTTGGAGCCTAATCTAAACTCATTATGCGGGTCGGCCTTATACCAAAATACCTGGTCAGGAAGTTTGTTTGACTTGGAATTATTGTTAATTACTAGACATTCGTAGTTTTCAGTACACTGATCCATCACTTGGCAAAAAGATTCAAACGTAGGAAACATGCCCGCATAGTTTTCATAAATACGTTTTCTATTGGCAATGTAAGGTTCTCTCAATATAAACACATAATCAATATTGGTACGTAATGTAGGGGGGACACCCAGTGGATACTGCATGGTAATGACTAACATGACCTTCCAATGACGTCCATTCATAAAAAGCAATCGCATCATCTTATCTCGAGTCCAACTGGCATCATACAAACAATCATCTAATATAACGAATGTTCGAGGGTCTATATTCGAACGTTTATATGCTTCCATTTCCTTTTTTACTTGTTTTAATACTGCGCGCTGCCGCTTTAATATATTTTCAATAATCGCGCTGTTATATTCATTATGTATAAATAATTTGGGAACCAACTTTCCATAGAAACCATTACCTTCTTCTGTACCTGATATCACTACGCCTATAGGAATATCTTGGTGATAATATAACAAATCACGCACCAAAAAACTTTTACCCGTATCACGCCTACCAATTAATACGACAACAGGTCCTTTTGACTCGTTGGGTTTGAAACTAATGCTTTTCATATCAAATTTTTTTAATTCTAGTGTCATTATCACTAATCTATAATATGTAATATAGAAGAGATAGAAAAATTAAGAAACTATTTTACGCATACTTATTTCACTGACAAATCTACAACTTGTTCTATTTTTAGGTGAAACAACAAAAACACTCAATCCAATGAATATAGGAATATGAATATATGAATAAGTGGATTATTAGTTTAAAAAATATTTAATTAATATACTATTTACCTAAATGAGTGAGTTGAATATTGGATACATAAAAAGAAAGAACGCCGAACTCTTTGAGTCTCTTCAACACCAAAAAAACACGTTTGTGAAAGAATTACAAAATTATATACCAGTGTACGACAAGCTTTTTGCTCTAAATGAAACGAACTACAATTCTATTAATTTAAACCATCAATGGTATTTGAATAAGATTAACAAAAAAACGTCCATGTCAGACTACATATATAATTGCGATGTTAAGAATGTGAATACAAATAAAATCAAGAAAACCAATATTTTTGTAAAAATGGCTCCATTGCTGGACCCTTTCAAATATATAACTGGAAAATACAATATCACAACTCCTGGATTATTTCAATTGCCTGAACATAGTTCCATGAACAAAATATGCCATTCCAAAATAATGGACAACAATAATACCGCCTATATTGATGGCTTGTTTTCTTATTTATCTGGACAGTTAATTGAAAAACATAATTATGTTCATGGTGTTGAATATTATGGGTCTTTTATCGGAATCAAACAAATGTTCAAGGCTGATATTATTGACGATATTGACTATTTACATAAATCCGATTTTTTTAGAACACACAAGGACAACTTATTTCAAGTAGAAGAATACGAGCATATGTTGTCAGATGATGAAGATAGCGATGAAGAATCGTCAATTACTAAAAAAAGAGCACCAATCAAAATAGATAAGAATATTTCCATGAAATCAGTAGAAGCTATCTCCAATTTTTTGTACGATGATATTTTTCTAGACAACTCATCTAATCTAGACGAAACATTATCCGTCGAACGTAATATTGAAGAGATTCCAAATAACGATGGTAATGGTACTAATACTGGTAATGGTACTGGTACTGATACTGATACTGAGACTGGTATTATTCATCTAAAAGACCTCACAAATTATGATTTCGAACAAATATATCAAGGAACAAATAACGAATCAAAAGGTAACACAAATGGAGAGACAACCGATGAGAGACTAATATGTGAACAACAAATCACAACCTTAAAATCATCTTCTTCCACTTGTTCATCTAGAACATCAAATACCTCCAGAACGAGTGTAGTAGAACATGTAGAGGGAACATTCGATATACAAAATGATACAGAAAAGACAGAAAAGACAGAAATCAATAGTGAAGAATCGTGGAGTGATTGTAGTGATTCCGATGTAGATAGCGACGCAAAGTTATATGTAACTATACCTGAGTTTCCGGTTCAAATGATATGTATGGAACATTGTGATAATACATTTGACGACCTTATCATGAATAATGATTTATCTCAAGAGGAATGGTTTTCAGCATTAATGCAGATTATTATGATTTTACTTGTTTGTCAAAATACGTTTTCTTTTACACATAACGATCTTCATACGAATAATATTATGTATGTAAATACAGACAAGAAGTTTATCTATTATTGTTACAAGAACAAGTATTATAAGGTCCCTACATTTGGACGTATTTATAAAATGATTGATTTTGGACGAGCTATTTTTAAATATAAGGGAGTTACCATGTGTAGTGATAGTTTTAAACCAGGAGAAGACGCCGCTACACAATATAATATAGAGCCTTATTTCAATAACAAGAAACCTCGTTTGGAACCAAACTATAGTTTTGATTTGTGTCGTTTGGCGTGCTCCATTTACGATTATTTAATTGATGATGATGTAGATGTGAAAAAACAGGATGAATGGGAACCTATCGCAAAACTCATTTATGAATGGGTATTAGATGACAAGAAGATTAATGTTCTTTATAAGTTGAACGGAGAGGAGCGTTACCCTGACTTCAAATTATATAAAATGATTTCTCGTTTGGTTCATAATCATACTCCTGAGAAACAACTTGAGAGAAAAGAGTTCTCTCATTATTTGGTTGAGAAGAGTTCCATAACAGATAATATTTTGAAAAAACATATTCTTAATCTCGATATTATTCCTAATATGAGTCGAACCGAAAATAAGAATTAAGTTATTATAAACTTTATAAACTTTTGTAAACCTATATAAATATATGTATACTACTATTGTAATAGTATACATATATAGATGAACGATTTGACACCAAATATAACCTCCCTAGTAGGTAAAACCTCGACAACTGGTAATAAGGTAGTAAGTGTAAAATGGAACCCAGAAGAAATATATTATGAAACAGATGGAATACATGGCATGACCCACGAAATAACGATAGTAAATAGCAATGATAAGAATATACAATTACATTTTAACCCATCATTCTCAAGTCTAAATCCTATTTTGGAAACATATGGTTTTCTTGAAATGGTGAGGAATTATACAGCTTCAGCTATCAATTAAAATCCTGGATTATCTGTAAAAACGATTGCGTTTTTCGTTGGGGTATCTCCTATGTCTTCTATCATTGTACCTAATTGTTCCATAATAAATAATCCAGAAATTACACTAAAATATACAAGCAATGAATCGCGAATTAATAATTTCAATGGTTTACTTTCCTTGTCTACAAAACGCATTTCAATAAATTTCACAATCAAAAATACAACAGATACTATACTAGCAATCGCAAAGTGGTTCATTTAAATTATTCATTTAGAATCTAATTTTGTCTTTTACGCAATAATACAATAATACAACTATAAAAATGTATTATTGTAATGATAAATCAATCTAGGAATCACTATGCTAGAATCTCTACATCATCAAGCATTTCGTCAGTGTTTAGTTTGATATTGTTATTGTTGTCTAAACTATGAACATCGAGCATGTCTAGAGAAGCATCCGCGCCAGAGATGTTTAATCTTACATTGGAAGCATCGTCATCGTCATCCTCCTCTTCCATCGATTTTCTCTCGGCATTTCGGATAGCACTAATTTCCTCTAATGTACGAATATCCTTGGAGGCTTCTATCTGAGTTTCTTTATTGTCTTGGTCTTTCACAAAATCAATATTATTGAAAGATAGTGTACCTATATTTTCACTAGATAACTCGGGGAACTCAATATTGTCACCTCGTAATTCCTGAGTAGAAATACTGATATCCGTTTCCAGCTGTTTGTTTATGGTGTCATCTTCTTTATTATTCTCAATATGATTACTGGTAGTATTCGTAGACTCGACGCCTATCTGTTCTGTCACAATAGACGTATTCTCGTGGTCTGTCTCAATATCTTCATGTATAATTTCTTCCTTAATATCTTCTTCCACGTCATCTTCTACACTTTCTTCCATATAAGCCTTGAGAATTGACTGGACCGGAATACCTTCTCTAATAGTATTCAAAATACACTCCTGGATAATCACTTCAAGTTCTCGGTTATGTTGTTGCATCATTAGAGGCGAATTAGGTATTCTTTCAAATAAATATACGTTTGTATAAATCTTTCTGGCACATTCAATATACGCTTTATGAACAAAATCATCTAACTTGGGTATATCAATATCGATCTTCTTTTGCTTACTTCCTGCCCGTGCAGCAGATAGAAGTTTCAGTTGAATTACATATATACATGTAATCAAATCCTCTAAATAGTTACAACCACTTCGTTCGACAATTCGATTCTTCTCCTTCTCGATAATAGCCGGACTCCATTTTGGAATCCTAGAAATGAAGTTCTGGAATGTCATCAAATATTTATTAAACTCGTTATTTTTATGACAAATATCAAATGCTTCGTCGAAAATAGAACGGAATCCGTCTTTGATATGAGGGGTTAGCAATACTAATAATCTCGAGCACCATTCATTTTTAGATTCATGTAAACTAGATACATTAAAATCATCCATTTTACATATTTCCTACATTATCTATTACAGATTCAAACTCAAATGTAATCTATATTGTCTTTATCTTTATTTATCTATTTGGTTAATAATCAAATAAAGATAGTACGGATGTTGACTTTTCTCTCAAATACTTGACAAAAACAAGTTAATCATATAGAGAATTAATAGTTTTTCATTTCTAAACTCTTTTTTCACATTGTCAAACTGTATTAATATTTTATTCTTTCTATCTTCATGTTCTTTACTTATCATTTTATTATCGTTTTCCAGGATATTATATACGTCTAATGCACTATATCCCTTTTCATATAATTTTGTAGTGAACCCTTCTATTACCTGATGTTTATTTTCACATGTAGAACTATTTTCATTTTCATTTTTACAGAACAATCCTATTTCTGAAAATGTTTTCAATATATTTTTTTTCAGCCATTCGTTTCGTTTCGTTGTTTCTGTGGTAAGATTAAAATTAGTTTTTATCTGATATTGATATAAATTAATGGTTTTATCTTTTAATTTTGGTGGAGGAACATATATTTCACAAAATCTGGAAAGAATAGGCATCAATAATTTAAACTTATCCTCAATGACTATAAAAAACCTAGTAGTATGGCTGAATAATTCTATACATCGTCTTAGAGCCGATTGTGCGTCAATTGTTAACTTATCGGCATTGAATAAAATGATACTTTTGAAAACATTTCCACCTTGTATATTTATATGAGATTTCGCAAAAAACTTTAACTCTTCACGAATAAACTTGATTCCTTTACTATGAGCACAGTTAACATGCGTTACCATTTTTTTTATATCAGATTGTTTATGATAATAGATTTTATTAATGAACTGATGAACCATGTATCGCTTTCCACATCCTGATTCCCCGTGGAAAATTAAATGAGGTATCTTTCGAGTTTCACAAAAAGTATCTAATTTTTGTACAATATCTGAGTGAATAGGTAATGACATATTCTGTAATGTCTAATAGGTGTATTACGTTTATTCATAATTTCTATTTATATTTGTATTTAGGTTTATATCTAAGATTATTATTCATATTAGTATGTAATAAAAATAATGTGTGGAATATCTGCGGTGTTATTTAAAAACAAAGATATAGGGAAAGGAAATAGTATCCCATTATTACTACAAAGTTTAGCAACATTACAAAACCGAGGGTATGATTCCTTTGGTACGTCATGTATTATGAATGATAAATTACATATTCATAAAAAACCATGTCTAAATACAACCATTGATAATTTTCAAGAGTTTATCGAAGAAATGAATGATTGTACTTCACCTATCAGTATAGGGCATACCAGATGGGCTACACATGGAATTATCAGTCACGAGAACGCTCATCCACATGTTTCAACCAGTGGAAATATCTCTCTAGTTCATAATGGTATTATTGAAAATTATAAAGTAGTAAAGAACTTTTTAATAGAACATGGTTTTACTTTTTATTCTGAAACCGATAGTGAAGTCATTGTGAACTTAATTGAGTTTCATTTACATAATGAAGCAATAGAAGGTAGTACAACAACAATAGACGTCGCAATTATGAAAACAGTTGAAATGCTTGAGGGAACTTATGGACTAGCTATCCAGTATATTCATACGCCATCAAATATATATATAATAAAGAACGGGTCCCCTATACTGATTGGCGAAAACGACAAATATATTATGGCGTGTTCCGAGTCGTCTGGATTCTTGGATCAAATGAAACATTATTATGCCTTGGAAAATGATAATTTAGTAACGCTATCGTCTACTGATGGTATCATTACCAATATAAAAAGAACAAAAATACAAAATCACAATGTCGCCATGAGTTTGACCCCTGAACCGTATGACCATTGGACGTTGAAAGAAATTATGGAACAAAACGAATCCTTATTGCGATCATATAATAATGGGGCGCGAATAGTTGATGAGAACATTAAATTGGGGGGACTTGATAATATAAAAAAACGAATACATGATATTCAAAATATTATTTTCTTAGGATGTGGAACTAGTTTGTATGCGTGTCAGATTGGACGTCACTATTTGAAACAAATGGAATGTGTCAATAATAGCATGTGTTTTGATGCAGCCGATTTTGAAATAAATGACATTCCATTGAATGGTGTCTCTTTACTAGTTATGTGTAGTCAATCGGGGGAAACGAAGGACCTACATCGGGTTCTTAAATTAATACAACACAAGAAGAATATTATTACCATGGGTGTGATTAACGTGGTTGATTCTATGATTGCTCGTGAGGTTGATTGTGGTATCTATATGAATGCCGGGAGGGAGGTGGCAGTAGCTTCTACCAAGTCGTTTACAAGTAGTGTTACTATTTTCAAGTTGTTTTCACAATGGTTCAATCAAGAACTGAAAAATGAGTCTATAAATGGTACAATATGTCAATCTATCAAAAATATATCATATCAAATAAGGGGGGTCAATGATAACATTGATAAGATAATCAAGTCGTCTCATATAGACTTGTTAAATTATGAGAATATATTTGTTCTCGGTAAGGGTAGTATGGAATATGTTTCCAAAGAGATGTCTTTAAAATTAAAAGAAATATGCTATATACACGCAGAAGGATATTCCGGTACAGCGTTAAAACATGGTCCATTTGCTCTATTACAGCCAGGATATCCAGTTATTTTACTGATTAATCAAGAGAATAGGCCAAAGATGTGGAATGTTTATAAAGAGATTGAAACGCGAGGCGCAAATATATTGGTGATTAGTGAAATTGCTGAACTGGGAGAAGAAATAGAAAATGAACGTTGTATCGTGGTTCCTGAAAATAAAGAACTCCAAGAAGTTATTTTTATGGTGGTTTTACAACATATATGTTATCGTCTGTCGTTGAAACGAGGAATTAATCCGGATAAACCTCGCAACTTGGCCAAAGTGGTTACTGTGGAGTAGTTTACAATCTGATACTTGTTAGGTTATGAATGTACCATTCATACGTCTTTTTAATCCCCAATTCAAAAGGGGTAAACTCAAAAGCAGGAAATAATTCTTTACATAATGAATTATCTACTGTTTTTTTCATACAACCATCGCTCATATTTGTATTCCATTTCAAATAGTAATATAATTAAACAAAACTTTAATATAAATACTTCAATATGTATATTAATTATATGCCGGATATGATAAACATTTATGAACCAAATATCAAGAAGTATAGCGAATCATCTATAAATGCTATCAAAGAAGGATGGATTTCCAATCACGGCAAATTTGTAGAATTAGCAAACATTAAGTTGAAAGAAATTACAAAATCCAAATATTCTATTTTGATGTCAAATGGAACATGTGCAACACATTGTTTATTTTTAGCATTAAAATTTAAATATCCCAATATAAATAAAATTTATGTTCCAAATAATTGTTATGTTGCTGCGTGGAATACATCATTAATGGAATATAAAATAAATGAAATAGAATTAATGAAAATGTCTAATGAAACATGGAATATAAATACTGATGTAGAATATATTAATAAATTAGATAAAAATTCGGCTGTGTTAATAGTTCATAATTTAGGTAATATTATAAATATTCCACGATTGAAACGAATTAGACCAGATTTAATATTCATTGAAGACAATTGCGAAGGAATGTTTGGTAATTATGAAGATACGTTTTCTGGAATGAGTGAATCATCGTTATGTTCTTCGTGTTCATTTTATGGAAATAAGATAATTACAACAGGTGAAGGTGGTGCCTTTTTTACACAAGACGATTCCGTTTATAATTATATAAAATCCATTTATAGTCAAGGTATGTCTGAAACTAGATATTTACATAATTTGCATGCGTATAATTATAGAATGACTAATATCCAAGCTGGATTTTTATATGAGCAATTAAATGACGTTGAAAATATTTTAGAAAATAAATACAAAATATTTCAAAATTACGACCATTTATTCAAAGACTTGGTTAAATTAGGTAAAATAAATTTAATCAAACACGAGGAAAATACAATACATTCGCCATGGATATATGCATTGCGAATTGTAGATAATACTAAAACAATCGAAGAAACATGTGATTTTTTCAAAAACAATAATATTGACATCAGACCATTTTTTTATCCTATAAATGCACACAAACATTTAGAAACGATTGAAAATAATGATAATACTAGTTATGTTCTTAATAAAGAGATTATCATGATTCCATCATCACCGAATATTACATACGAAGAACAGAAACTGGTTGTTGATGTTGTTTACAAATTTATAAATTTATAAATCTTCATTATATATTTTCATACAACTCTGATATAGAATTTATAGTTATATAATTTTCATCTTTTATAAGAGTTGCTCCTGGATGAGTAGGAAAATACATAGCTCTCACAAATAATTCTTTTTGTTTTTCACTCCATTCATTATTAATTATTCCATTATAAGGAACTTCTCTTTTATAATAACTTCCACTCCCTATTTGTTTTTCACCTTGATATTGGCATTTAATTAATTCAAATAATTTTGGTAATTTGTTTATACCTAATGTTATTAATTTATGAAATAATGAAAACGCTGTATCATCTTCACAAATATTTATTTTTTCCTGTATTAAAATATTTCCTTTATCAACATCACTAGTTAATATATGATAAGTTATACCAGTTTCTTTTTCATTATTTATTAATGCCCATACACTAGAAAAACAGCCTTTATAATATGGTAACAAAGATGGATGTAAATTTATTTTCATTCCATCAAAACAATTAATAATATTTTCTTTAATAATATTACGATAATGAATAGAAAGTAATAATCCTTTTTTCCCATTTAAAATATTCTCACAATTATTAATTGAAGTTGTATGGAAATTTAAATTCATATTTTGTATTAAATCTAATAACAAATCATTATTCTTTTTATGGGTAAAAATTATTATTTCTGTATAATTAAAAAATTCTTTTAATAAAAGATAATTTAAACATTCATAGCCAGCTCTTCCATATATACATAATATTAATGTATTCATAATATAATATATTATATATTATCTATATATTATATATTATCTATATATCTAAATCATTACTAATATAAATTTATTTTTTCATTATCAATATTCATAATTTCATATATTTCATTTATCGTATAGCAATCGTTCTGAAAATTAAATTCTTGTTTAATATCCAAACCATTTAATTCCATATTATATTTTATTGTATTATCATAATCAAAGCATTCTTTTATTTTATCTACTATATTATTTGACGATTGTATGATGATTTCATCATAAATGTAAGAAAAGTATTTTATTGGTTCAATAAATAAATCAAAACATTGTTCGTGACAATTTAATTGAATGACTAATCTATTTACTTTGTAACTTTTTTGCTCTTTTAATGCAGAGTTTGATATTAAATTTATTTTTTTTTTTATACGAAATCGTATATCATTGCTCTCGATACATTCCCTACATAATTTCATATAGTCTTCATCACTTGTATTTCCATCTCGTAATACATCCATTTGGTGCCAAATAATCAAATTAATCTTTTTCATAGAACAATATAGTTCATCAAATTTTACAACGAAAACATTTAATTTTTCATATAAAATATCATATTCTTTTTGAACATCTAACTTTCGATTATCTGTTATTTTATCACATTTTATATCCAAAATGGTTAGTTTATCAATAGCTTCTCCAAGTGATACCGGTAAATATATTATAGTATCCATATAATATAAATATATAATATGTTTATATTATATATTTATATTATATAAAATGAACGAAAATAACGTAACGCCTTGGATACATCCAGCTGTTGTAACTATGTTAGAAGAAAACATTAATGTTAATACAAAAATATTAGAGTTTGGGTAAGGAAATAGTACTGTTTACTTTTCCAAATTAACAGATAATATTTATTCAGTTGAACACAATGATAAATGGTATAATAAAATTAAACCCCAATTGAAGAATTATTGAAGACAAATATACCAGATGAATATTTTGATATCATAATAGTTGATGGAATACACAGAGTTAATTGGGTATATGCGTCGTTAAATAAATTAAAAAAAGGCGGAATATTAATATTAGACGATTCAAATCGAATAGAAAATCCTGCGAGTGATGGTTCTTATATGCCTATAAAAATATTAATGGATGGATGTGAATACTGTAAATTTAGGTCATCATATAGAAACACCGATTATTGGATAAAATCATTTTAATTTTTATAAGTAATCTTTATAGTGGATTATATTAGTTATTCAAACTTTCACACATAGCATCTACATCAATGTAGTCAGGATAATCACCATTATATGGACTAGTATATAAATAAGTATAAGCAGGGTGGAATAGTTTTACATGTTTTTCTTTTTTAGACATTGCTTTGATATAAGCTTCTAGCCATGGTTTCATCGTATTTTCATTTTTGTATACTTTATTAAACTTGAAAGCACATCTTTTAAATCCTATAAATGCAAAATGATATAAACATCGGTTTGTGTATTTAATGGTCTTTCCATAGGTGCCAAAGTTACAATGTCCGTATATACATCCTTTTTTATGTTTAGTTATGCGAGGTGCGATATAAAAATCATTTTTATCATAAACATTATATTGATTATAAGCAAATATTTTATGTGGCAAATCGATACTTACTAATTGTTTGTCATTTAGATACATATTTTCCACTTCGTTTATTAAATCTTTTTCAAAATATTCGTCTAAATCAGTCGCCCAAATTATATCAATATTATCATATACATATTTAGATGCTTCAGCAAACATTTTTTGTTTTTCTATTATACTTACTCCATTCCAAGATTTAACTTTTGAAGGGTCAAAATCTTTAATTAATGTTATTTTATTATCTATGTCACTAAAGTTTTCAATATATTCTATTGTACCATCATTTGAATTACATTTGTCAATAATATTGTAATCTACAAATATTAATTGTTTGAAATTATTATATAGAAATGGAAGTTTCTGCTTTAAAAATGTTAATTCATTACACATAATCGAAATATGACAATGATTCATTATATTATCTTAGATCATATTTTATTTTTTTGGTATTAAGCTTATTTAATTCACTTAATGGATTAATTATGCAACTAAAACATGAGTCTATTATAAATATTTCGCACGCATTTTTGATAACATCTATATATTCTGCTACGGGTATATTTATAAATTTATTCGCTACTTCAAAATGAGCGTGGTTTTTATTATATACATTTTCGTTAGCGCAAATTATAATATATTTATTATCATTTATATATGTTTTAATGTTTTCTGACAAACTTATTGTTTTCGTAGACGATTGTGTATGACAAAATATAATGTTTATATCCTTAATTTTTTCATATAGTGCTATACTTTTTTCCGTACTATTAATATCAAAATACTCGTAATATATACTTAAATCTAAGTTCATATCTTGATAAAATGTTTTAATGTGTTCCCATTTAATATTATATTTGTTATTTTTATTATAATTTAATATAGAGGGATTAGTTATTTTTGATTTTAAATAATTTTTATGTACTCCACATATAAAAACATCAGTATAATCATTAGAATATACGTTAGTGATAATATTTTTACAACTACTTTCCTCATTTATATGATCAAATGGAATAATGATTACATTTTTATTGTTAATTAATAATTTAACATTTGATTCATATTTATCTTTACATAACAAATATACATTATTATAGTGTAACAAAAGATAATTTATGGCTCCTATCATTGTTATGTTATCTCCCAATCCATTATGGGAAAGAATATATGCCGAATTATATTTAGTCATATTATATATTATTCATATATTTATTATTAAATCGTTGTTCCGCATAATTATTAAAATGATCCAGTGGAATGTTTATAAAGAGATTGAAACGCGAGGCGCAAATATATTGGTGATTAGTGAAATTGCTGAACTGGGAGAAGAAATAGAAAATGAACGTTGTATCGTGGTTCCTGAAAATAAAGAACTCCAAGAAGTTATTTTTATGGTGGTTTTACAACATATATGTTATCGTCTGTCGTTGAAACGAGGAATTAATCCGGATAAACCTCGCAACTTGGCCAAAGTGGTTACTGTGGAATAATAATATTTGTTTTGTATATTATTCAGCTGTAATATACAAAAATGACATGTAAATTATAGTCTAATATTTTTTAGATTATTAATGTACCATTCATACGTCTTTTTTATTCCTATTTCAAATGGGGTAAAATCAAAAGCAGGAAATAATTCCTTACATAGTGAATTATCTACTGTTTTTTTCATACAACCATCACTCATATTTGTATTCCATTGAATATTATCATATTTGATATCCATTACATTCGCAAGATGTTGGACAATGTCTTTTATCTCAAACTCCTCGTCATTACAACATATAATAGTTTGTCCCTTGATAGATTTATCAAAGAGTGAATGATAAATAATTTTCGCAAAATCTGCCGCGTATAACATTTGTCTCAATGGTTTTCCTGAACCATAAGCTATCATTTGTTCGCCAGTTGCCTTATTATTATGGAAACGATGTAGAAGTCCTGGTATAAGATGACTATTTTCTGGATTGAAATTATCATAAGGTCCATATAAATTCACCGGAACAAGACAAATAAACTCTGTATGTAATGTCTTATTATATTGTTGGCATTGTATATGCATCATTCGTTTCGCATAAGCGTATCCTTCATTGGAATAATGAGGAGCTGATTCGTGTATCATATCTTCATTCATGGGAAAATTGGATGGTTCTGTTGGAAATATACATGAAGAGAGAATAAAAATACCACGATGTATATCATTTTTCACACATGCTTCTAATATATTTTCATTTATTTTGATATTGTTGGAAAACATACTAGCGTTTCCGTGTAAATTTTTAAATAATCCACCAACATCGGCTGCCAAATGGATAATATAATCAAATTTGTTTTTTCCGAAATAGGATAAAACGGCTACTCTATCTGTTAAATCAACTGTATGCTCGTTTTGTAAAGAACGATTTAAAAAAACGAATTCGTGTTTATATTGTTCTTGACTCATATTATCATATTGAAACGTAGAAATAAAATCTTTTATACTTTGTCCAACCATTCCATTACCACCAGTACAACAAATGCGCATAATATATACAATCTATTGATATATTTAAATAGTAACAATTAGTTATATAATAATGAATAAAATCGCATTTGTAACAGGTATCACTGGACAAGATGGTTACTGTGGAGTAGTTTACAATCTCACTTCCAACATGTTGTTGTTTTGGTGGTATTAATAGTAATGAAAATGGAAATTTATTATTAATTGATTATAAAAGAACCGGGGTTTATGAGAGTATTGCAAAGGTGTAATTCATAAATGAATATTTACATGTTTGAAACATTTATTCAGTTGATAACTTGATCGATGCTCCTCCATCCATTATATAGTTTGAACCAGTCATAAAATTATTACTAATAATATAATATACAAATTCTGATACGTTTTGAGGTGTTCCTATATCTCCTAATATATGTTTATTTGACAGTATATTTATTTGTTCATTCTCGTTCCCATTACCTACATGACCTCGCATTAATCCACTTCTTAACATTTTTGTATCAATTGCTCCAGGAGATATACTATTAACACGAATATTAAATTCAGCTAATTCTAAAGCCATGTTTTTTGTTAATCCAACCAGTGCCGATTTAGAACACGCGTATGCTGATATATTATTAGATGTGGCTTGAGAATGAACAGAACCAATATTAATAATATTAGGATTATTACTTTTTTTCAAAAGATGTAATCCATATTTTGCAAATAAAAATGTAGGACGCAAATTACAATTCATAGTATTATCCCAATCATTTATATCTAATTCCCAGATTGGTTTACAAATTTGAATGGCTGCATTATTTACAATACAATCTAATTTATTTATTTGTAAATTGTTGATTAATTGTTCGACCTTTTCAGGATTACTTATATCACATGGTATGAAATGATTAATATATTCTGTATTTGTATTTTCTACAATATCTATTCCAATAACAAACCAATTATATTTTTTGAATTCTTTTGCTATTGCTTGACCAATATCTCCATTTACACCTGTAATTAATACGTTATTCGTATTATTTAATCCGTGATATTTATGTAATTGTTCTGCTAGTATAAAATCACTTTCTATATCGATATCACTAGATTCAATATCATTCATAACATGAATGTATGGTTTATAACCTATTCGGTGATGTCTTTCAAATAAGATGTCTTTTTTGAAAATATATAGACACGAATTTTCCTCATATAAAGGTTCAAGATTTTGAGTTGGAATAAGTTCGTTTGGATTGTGATTTAATGCGGATACATTATTATTTTGATTCCTATATAATCGTGTTTGAAGTTGTTTTGCGGTAAATAAACTGTCATACCCGTCCTTTTCTTTTTCCATAAAAGTTTTAATACATTCATCTATTGTTTCTACTTTTAATAACGGATTTGTAACATGTGTTTGTAAATAATAATCATAGTCTAAATTCAGGTTTGTAATGATATTTTCAAGTAACACGTTAGTTGGCGTGTCACCTGATTGTAATTCTAAAGGGCGCTCGTATGTGGAAATCATGGTGTCTTTAAAATCGGTTTTAATTGACTCCATTACAATAGGACTATTTGTGTCTATATAAATATGATTAATGTAATTACTTTTCAAAAGTGTATTTAAAACAATATGAAACAACGGTTTTCCATTAAAATCGCGGAAATTTTTTCCAGGAACACGTTCGGAATTATGCTTGATGGGGACAATAATACATATTTTCATTTAATATATTTGTAAATATGTATTTAAATATCTTCTTGTAAATAATAAGTATAGTATTTCATTAGATTTTTCATAAATTTGATAGGAAATACTGGATCCAGTAATTTATCTCCAGACTCGCTATTAAACCATACACATACAAAAAATGGAAAAATACACAGGGCATTCTTAAAATCATTCATATATGTATCATATGATATAGAATGTGACTCATTTTGTAATTTATAGTAAAAAATTACAACAAATTCAACAGTCGTTATATCAAATTCTATACTTTCAACTAACATAAATACAATATCGCTTACTCCTTTATTTAAATGTATGTATTGCCAATCTAAAAATATTGGTTCAGTATCATTTTTATAAAATATATTTGGACTTTTCAAATCTCCATGACAAAAACTCAACGGGAAACAGGACGCTTCATCGTATATTTTGTCAATATTATTGTATATTTTCTTAATTATATTTTTTTCATTATTGTTTAAAATATACTTTACATTCGTTTCAAATATTTCATATCGTGTATTAATCAACTCTTTAAAATAAGAGATTTCATTAATTTTTTTCAAACACTTCATATTTGGTATTATATCATCATTTGTTTCAAAACAAAATGTGTTATGAATATCATATATATGTTTAATCACATTCAACAATATATATATATTTGAATTTAAATTTATATTAAATGACCCTGAGTACTTATTTAAATCCTCTAATAAAATAGCATCTTTTTTACTATCTTTAAACGAACCAAAATATTTTGGAGTATTCGCGATTAAATGTGATATTTTATCGTAAAAATAAGTTTCATTCTCATACATATTTAATTTTATAGCAGTATTCGACAACTCATTATCGAAGTTGCATATTTTGAGAACGATATTTTCACTTGTACCGTTATCATAATCAATACGATAACTATTTATGTCGCAAATATATCCTGTTTTTAAATTATTACTATCTTTCGTAATACTTTTAATCGGAATGGTATTTATAGATTGTCTTATTTGTTTTGTGTAATCTTCAACACTATTATCATTAGTATTCATATAAAATTCTATTACATTATTTAAATTCAACTTATTATAATCATTATATTTAAATTCGGGTGTATTAGTAATTTCACTACAAGAATTACTGTTTTCAATTAGGCATATATTTTTGACATTCGTTCGTTTTGCACTACAATAACCAGAGTAACTATCTTCAAATATAAATACATCTTCTTTATTCGCATTAAAATAGTCGATTGCTTTTAAATAAGGTTGTGGATCTGGTTTATGGCGACTACAATCTTCCGACGCTATAACCAAATCTACATATTTAGTTAATCCAGTATATTGTAAAATATATTGAGCCGCCTTTTTGTTACAACTTGTAACAATTGCTATTTTATTGTGTTTGTTTTCTTTGAAAAAATTAAGAGAACCGTTAATTAATATTTGATTACCTGTTTCGTTTTGTAAAAAATCTATAAATAATTCATCCTTAACTCGTGATATTTCAACTATTTTATCAGGCGTTATTGATGAATCAATATAACTCATAAAAGTATTATCACTTTTTCCTTTAATGAAATAATCAAAAAATATTTTATCACATATAATGTTATATTTTTTTAACAATTCGCGCCAAACCTTAATATAAATAAAGTCTGTATCCACCAACGTTCCATCTAAATCAAATAATAATATTTTTGTATTCTTTAAATATTTTTTTACATGATTTGGTGTACCTAGCGAAATAATACTAATGTCTTTTAATTCTATACCATGAAAAATAATATCTTTTTGTATCATTTCATTTATTACACAAGATGTATATGGTTCATTATTAAATACAATATTTTCGTCTAATATATATTTACAATATTTACACAATATCTCAATATTTTCAAAACAATATGCACCCGTGTTAGCATTGTTAGAAATCTTCTCTTTTTCTTTTATATCTATTATTTTTGAATGCTTATCCATTTGAATGTATGAATATATTGGCTTTTCATTTTCTTTTACACTATAGAATACAGCATTATTGTAGATACTATTTCTATAAATATTTATAATATCTTCATGATAAAATGTATCGCAATCCAATACAATATTCTTATTTGAATTACTTATACCAGTATTTATTCCTTTTAAGCCTAAGTATAATGTTTCAGCAGCACCACTTGTATCATGCGGTAATGGTATAAAATGTATTAATGGATAGTTTTTTTTTATAGTTTGGGTGAAATTTTCATTTTCCAATATTGTGTTATAAATTATATAAATTGTATCATTCTTACTAATATTTAAATTATCTAAAATATATAATATCATTGGCTTCTCAAAAATCTCAATTAATGGTTTTGAGTTAGTATACCCTTCGTTTTTAAATCGTTCTCCTTTCCCACCAATAGGAATTATTATATTCATAATATAATATATATATATATATATTATATTATATATATTAGTCTCAATGAAAATAGCATTGATCATTTATGGATTTGTTCGTGATATAGAACAATCATACAAAGAGCATAAGTTTTTTTTAGACAATTATGATTGTGATATTTATATTAGTACATGGAACATATTAGGGAAAAAGAAAAGTCCTAAGGTTTATGGTGATAAAAGCACAGATTGGACTGATTATGAAGAATTGTTAGATGTAAATAAATTATTATCATTATTTAACCCTCGTGCTTATGAAATAGAGGACATACATGATTTTAATAATAAATATGACGATACTTTTATTAATAATTATCTAAAAAAATATAATTTTACATCATACTCAAGATGTAAAAATAGTATTATTGGTCAATATTATCGTATAAAATCATTATGGAACTTGTTTAACACAAATAAAAATGATAATGTACACTACGATTTAATAATAAGAAGTCGTTTTGATAATAAATTTCCAACAAAAATTACTTTAAATAATATACTTAAGGATAATTCTATGTATGTTACAAATTGGTGGGGTAGAAATGTAGACCTAGATGGTGTTGATGATTTTTTTTATATGTCAAATAGTTATGAAACTATGAATATTTTATGTAACGTATTTGATTATGTTTTAACATCAAAAAATATGTTAAGTGATAAATATATTAAACCGCAACAAGGTAGAAGTGGTCCAGTGCCTGAGTTAATAGTAGCGCATTTATTAAGAATTAATAATATTAAAATTAATAATATGGGAATAAAAATGTCATTAATCAAATAACCGTTATCAAATTATTAATTTCTAATAATTGTTTTTTTACTTCGTAATTATAAGAACCTATATTACATATAACAATTACATTTAATTCATCTTTTATTATTTCAGGACTACTACATACTAAGTCATACCCATATAATTGTTTATCCCATTTTGTAGAATCATTATCTAAAATATATTTAATGTTTTTACGATTTAATCCAAAATATAACATAGATTGTGTATTACTATGACATCCAAAAATATATGTATTTTTATTATTATTTATTGTAATATTAATATTATTAATCATATCTTTCATTTCATTTATTTTATCTAATAACAATAATTTATATCCTAAATTAAATTCATTTAATAACGATATGGATATGGTTGTTGGTTGATTTGTTTTTTTTAATTGGTAAAATATTGAATGCTTTTTATAATATTGTTTATTAACTATTTCTAATTTACAAATACTACATAAATATAATATATTGATTTCATTAATGAAATATGTATGTTCAAAATGCATTCCTAAAAATAGTATTTCAAATGAATATGAATGTAAATTCGGAATACTTATAAAAATACTTCCACCTTCTGCTAATATTTCACTCATTTTTAAAAGCATTGTTTTTGGTTCATAAAGATGTTCTAATAAATGACTATGAATAATTGTATCAAATTTACAATTAAATGTAGATTTTTCAGAAAAAAATTCATTTATATTTTGTATATTTTTTTTTGGATATTTTTCGCAATTTGGATCCATTAAAATCCAATGTAAATAATTATTAATATATCTTTCTATTTTATCCGTTGGACTTCCAATTTCTAAAACATTATCATTATATTTTTTAAATTTATTTATCATAGAAGAAAAATCTTGAAAATGTTCTATCCATGTTTTACCAATAATGTTATTATTATGTGGTTTATCATACAAAATTTTTAAATCAATTAATTTTTTAATTTGAATTGTTTTACACTTAATACATTCAGTAAATATCAAATCTTCAAATGTATATTTATTGTTATTTGTTATAGAAAATGAAATAGGATATTTTTCAAAAGCAATTATATTATCCAACTTATTATCACATATACAACATTTATTGCGAATTGTAGTCATTACATTTATATATCGATAAGTATTTATATATTATATAATATAAATACTTATTGATATAATATATCATAAATGTATAATATATTATTAACATGTCCTCCAATGATTAAACAAATATCAAGATATGAAGATTTACTTGATAAATACAATTTTAAAATAACTATCCCAGATTTTCAACAAGTTATGACAGAGGAAGACTTATGTAAAATTATTGGTCAATACGATGGATGGATTATTGGCGATGACCCTGCTACAAAAAAAGTATTTAATACAGGAATCAAAGGCAATTTAAAAGCGTGTGTAAAATGGGGAGTTGGTACAGATAATGTGGATTTTGATGCGTGTAAAGAACTGAACATTCCTATTTGTAATACTCCACAAATGTTTGGTGAAGAAGTATCCGATGTAGCGATAGGATATTTATTGTGTCTATCAAGACAATTGCATACTATTCATACTTCAGTTGTTAATAATGAATGGATTAAACCGTGTGGTGAAACATTAACTGGAAAAAAAGTATGTGTAGTTGGTTTTGGTGACATTGGAAAATGTATTGTTCGCAAGTTACAAGCATTTAATATGGATATTTGGGTTTCAGATCCATTATATCTTGATAAAAAATCAGATTATAATGATATTAAGGTTGATGTATTAGATAAATGCTTAGAAAAATCTAATTATGTTATTACATGCTGTCCCTTAAATAAACATACATTTCACTTATTAAACAAAGAACAAATACTATTATGTCAAAAAGGGGTAAAATTAATTAATGTTGGACGAGGACCGATAATATGCGAAAAGGATGTAATTGAATTATTAGAAAAGGGTTTCATAGATAGCGTTGGTTTTGATGTATTTGAAGAAGAACCGTTGCACCATGATAATAGGTTAAGAGATTTTAAACAGAATATTCTTGGAACACATAATGGTTCTAATACATTAGAAGCAGTGGATAAAGTTAGTATAAAAGTTTTGGATATAATGAAATTATATTTACGAAAATAATTAATATTTTTTATATGATTTTTCCTCAATAAAATTAGAATTAGAACTAATATTTATTTGTTTCTTAATTGCAGATCTTTTATCATTAGTAAAATATACAGATCTTGCTATTTCAATAAATTCTGTATCAAAAACACCATTCCTTTCTTTCTCTCTTATATCATCTTCTATATCCCATAATTTATTATTAATTTTTAATAACTCATTGTAATTTTCTATATCATAAGATTGTTGTTGTGAGATATTTTTTAAATAATTATATTCTTTTTGAATATTTACCAATTTTGTTTCATCTTTAATTTTATTCATTTTAATTTCAAGAATACTCATTTTGTCTAAAATTTCACCGGTACTAACTTCGATCTTCATTATAATTATTATAATGAAGATTTTTTAAGTTGTTTATAGAAATTCATAAATTATTCATAAATTATATCTTTATGATTTATTGTCGATACTGTATATGTTTTGCTAGACCACGACCAAGGATTATTGCTGTGTAAAATATGATTTGTTTTTTCCTTATAGTTTATTTTATTTAATTCAATTATTTTGGTATATAAGTTATCATCAATCAAATCGGGATGTATATACCAATCTTCAAAAATAATATTGTATTCCTGACTTACATCTCCAAATATCCTTTTATATCCTCTTTTTTCAAATATTTGCCTTGATACTTCTCTTGTATTATTATATTTACCATTTTCACGATACATATCATGTTCAAATGTAATTACTGCGAACTTATAAGTATCAAATATATATTTGTCAAAATGATATAATACATTTATGGTGGAACCATTATTGACTTCTAAATCAATTTGAAGATAATCAATATTATATGGCATTTTATTAGTTTGTAATAATTGTAAGAAGTCTATTTGTTGTGCATCTTTGATAATGTATTTTGATGTCCTTTTTTGTTTATACATTTGTTCAAATTTATCATCATATTCAATTAAAATACCTTTCCAATTAAACTGATTTTCAAGTAAATATGTGTTATTATTTACAATGGGATCGTTTGTTCCGATTTCTACGAATGTGCCGTTTTGTTTAAAGTTTAATAGATTTAACACAAATTTATCTTGTAATATTTGTCCGTAATACGTTAATTTTTTTTTAAATTGTAAGTTTTTTACTTCTATAAGATTATTGAATAACCTTTCTCCCACAACATTAAAAGAGCAATTTTCTAACGCCCATTTATTAGCATTCACTACTATATCATCTAATAAATGTGAATTATTTAGATAAAAATCTATTTTCTCCTGAAAATTGTTTTCATCTATACATACATAATGAACTCCATCAACTAAATGTTCTATATGAGTTGATTCTATTATTGGTGAAAATAATACACTTTTAGAGGATAATACTTGTGGATATCTGGCATTGAATAAATCAGTTCCATCTAATTTAAACCTTTTTTCAATATTACTAATATATTTTGTATATCCATCGGCTATTGTTATCCTTGATGTGTTTAATAAATTCGCAAAATTAGCTACAGGATTTTCATGTTTAAAATAATTGTATAAAATATCTTTATCTCCATTACAATCTTGGTAACGCAAAAACTCAGCATTAAAAATCTTATATTTTTTATTATGAATTAATTTGTTATGAACCAATGTTCTGAATGGATATCCATTATAACACCATTGGAGATTAATATCATAATCGTAATTAACGCTTCTGAAAGTTGTAAATAAATTATCATAAGTATATGGGAATGTAATAAATGTATTGAAATTAGTTTTAACTATATTTTTCATCCATTTTTCAACTTGCGAATAGAAACTGAAGTATCCTATTACGCCGTATGATTTTAATATATTTTCACGTTTTCTATATAGTTCAATGGTTGAATCTCTTATTATTTCCCAATAATCACAAATTAAAATTAACTTTGGTATTGTGTTGTATTTTGTAATATTTTTTAAAATTTTGTTGTTATCTATATATTGCGGCTTTGTATTTCCTTTACCCCCACACCATAATTCAATATCAGGTATAAAGTTTAATTTTTTATATACATCATCATATGTTGCGTCCCAACCAATAAAATTTGGATACCCTTCACCATAATAGCAAACATTACAATATTTATTTAAACTATTTTTCCATGTTTCATATGCGTGAACATAGTATGTTGATTGATTATGTGTGCTTATAATTAAAACATTTAATTTTGGTATTAATTCGTCAATATGTTTTTTCTCAAAAAATGGTATTTGACTTATTTCCGAACAATTTAATATTTTCACATCTTCTGGACAATTATAAAAAATATTTTTCCATCCACCTATTTGATATTTTTGCGTTTGTGGAAAATTGTATATATCTCCATTAGAATGATATTCAGGAAACCAATAATTGGGATTCTCTTTAACGTTGCCTTTTATTACCAATTGTCCAGTTGAGTTAACAGTAGATCCATTCACCTTTTCTACATAATTACAATCACAACCTAATAATATTATTCTTTTATAACCTTTCATAATACCTATTTGCAAAGCATTTGCACCAGATGCACCAGCATTTACAAATTTATCAAAACTTTTAGAAATTTCTTTAAATCCATCTAAACCTCTATTTATAAAGTTAAAGTTAATAAATCTATCATTATTAACTACTTCTTTTGAATACATTGATTGTCCATTTTTTCCATTCCCTATAAAATAGAATTCTTTTATTCCATTTTTTTCCAATACTAATTTTGAAAAATCCTCTTTCTTACTTTCATTTACTATATAATCAAAACAACCATAATAACATGGTGTAAAATCATATTTTTTCATCATCTTATGAAAACTATTCAAACAAAATGTATCATGTTGCTTGATATATTTAAGATATTTATCATTATTCATGACGTTTGCTAAAGATGGTCCATTACCTAATATAAACAATGTATCAGTCATATTATATAATAATAATATAAATCTTTATATATTAATACGTATCATTAATTAAATAATCGCTATAATAAGATATACTTGACTTATAAGCATTATGTTCTGTATAAAACCATAAACTGAATTTATCTAACGTATCTTTATGACTAACTATATTTTCTTTAAAATTATTATCACTCTCACGTTCTCTATCTATTCTAACTTTTAATATATCTTTTTCAATATCATTTTCAGTTTCTATATATTTTAAATCTATACTATTATTCATTATTAATTTATTAAAATAATTGAATATTGTTTGTGTACGATTCATATGAAATTGAGAAGTAATTATATAGCATTCATTCATTTTAAATGGAATAATATAATTTAAAAAGGCAAAATAACCATTTGCTATTGTATCATATGACGCCCATTCACGTATTATTTTATCTGGACTAATTCCTTTGTTAATTAAGTAATTAGCACAACTGGTTGATTCATGTATTACATAATTGTTTGAATCTAATCCTGGCGGTTTATGATATGTTCCGCCACCTAAAACTATTATTATATTATTTGAGGTTAAATTATATAATTCAATAGCCTTATCCAAACGTTTCTTAACAAAATTATTAGGATGATTAGTATTATCTGTACCCCCAGCTAATACAAATATATACATAATTATATTCAAATATATACACTTATTTTTATATCTAAATTTCCACATTAATAATTTCCACTATATCATGTATCATTTTTCGTTCAATTATTGTATATTCCAAGTTATTTAGACCTGAACTCATAATTTCTTGTAATTTCTGTTCGCAATTTAATTTTTGAAATCCTTGATAATGTTTATTCGTATTTTGTGAGGTATGTTTTGTTTCTCTGTCATTTACATCATTAAAACGCTGTAAATAGAGTGGATGTTCCACACTATTGGTAAGATTTGTTATTTTTTTAATATTATAATATTCGGCTCTATTTTGTAAAGCCTTGTCTTCAGTCCCCCACCCCCAAACATCATTTGGAAACCCATTTATCTTGTGAATTGTACTATCTTTCATTTTTATTATTCCACCCAATGTATTACATTGAGATGTATAAACACCTAATACATCAGTATCATTTACTTCTTTTATGTAATGTTCTTCAATACATTTTTTTGTAGGATTTATATCAACGTCGTGTGTAAAGAAATATTTGGTTTTCTTTTCATACTCTTTAAATCCTACATTTAATAATGCTCCGCGATTAAATAATTTTCCTTCCTTTTGTTCTATGACAACTACCTTGGTTTTTGGTAAGTATTCTTGAAAAAGAGGAATCGTATTTTTCATAAAATATTGTAAGTGTTGGTCCCTGTTACGAAATGGAATGAGTATCACATTGTCATAAGGACATGTTTCGTCGTCTTCTTCTTCACACTTGTGAAGATTAAACTTCATTTTAATAATAATCATATCTTTATTATTAAATCGTTTTTCCACATAATTATTAAGTGATTAAGTTGTTTTTTATTATAATATTTAAAGATATACCACCTATACAATAAATAGTAGTTCAAAATGCGTGTGAACTTAAATGACACGATTCCTATCATTACAATAGCTTATGTCAATTGGTGGCCCGACTCTGGTAAAAATAGATATTTAACAAGGTTCATCCAACAAAATATTGGTCATGTGATACATGTACATCCTACAAAGAATCCTGATATTCTAATATCATCAGTATTTGCTGATATAAATAATGTCCGAAATATAAAGGCAAAATGTAAATTACTTTTTTACGGAGAAAACTTAAATAGGTTTCCTCCTTATAATGACGATAAAATATTATATGACACATTTGATTTAATAGTCGGGTTTAAAAATACAGATTTATCCAAAAAACAAATCAGATTTCCTTTGTGGTTAACGTATTATCCTTATTACAAATATAATGAAGATGATAATATATTGACTTGTATTCAAAATCAATACAATGAAAATATAACAAAACAGAAGGATATTTTTGCCAGTATCATTTCACGACATGATGATGGTGGGCATCGATCAATAATATTTAATGAAATATCTAAATATGGTGATATAAAATCTCCTGGAATATTTCGTAATAACACACCCCCTATCGGGAGTACACATAAAGAGAAAATCAACTATATATCTAGAGGAACCTATCATATATGTCCTGAAAACTCATCTTATGAAGGATATTTCACTGAAAAAATATTTCAAGCATTTGAAGGAGGAACGATTCCATTATATTGGGCTATTGATTTTCCAGAACCTGAAATCATAAATAAAAATAAATATTGTTTTTGTGATGTACATAATAAGGAAACATTGGAAAAATCAATACATAATGTAAGTACGAATCCGAATCAATATATTGAAGGAGAATTATTTACAACAAACGCAGGAGAGCAATTACAACGTTTTTATTCTGAATTGTTAGATAATATATTGTTGAAAATATAAGTTAAGTGATAATCACATTTATTTTAATCATTACATTTTTCTAAATAAACCATCAAGAGGACATAACTTAAGTAACCTGATGGATAATTCTATACTAAAACATACTATAAACTTATAATATTTTTAATATAAATTATAATTTAAACAATACATTAGGTATAATATAATGACCCAACAGATCCATTTTGTCACATATGGAAATAATAGGTTTGAAAACGCTAAAAAAAGAATACATTCCCAGGCCACCAGTAGCAAATGGTTTGATACAATACAAATATGTGGACATGAATGTTTAAGTGACGCATTTAAATCAGAGTTTAAAGATATATTAGAAAAACCAAGAGGTGGTGGTTATTGGATATGGAAGTTTGATATTATTAGACAACAATTATCTAAGATGACTAATAACGATATATTGATTTATGTGGACGCAGGATGTTCTATTAATACTAATGGCAAAACACGATTGAATGAATATGTTGAAATGCTCAATAATTCAAACGAAAGCATTATTTCTTTTCAAATGTCACATCTTGAGAAAAAATATACTATAAAAGAACTATTTAATTACATCGAATCAGATGTCAACAGTCAATATGGTAATTCGGGACAAATTCAGGCAACAGTATTAATAATGAAAAATACCGATAAAATGATGAAAATTATAGACGAATGTATCAATGTATTACGTTCTGACAAGTTGATGGTAACTGACCATTATAATAAAATAGGACAATGTGATGATTTTATAGATAATCGTCACGACCAAAGTATACTCAGTCTAGTTAGAAAAAAATATGGGTCTATTGTATTGAGTGATGACGAAACATATTTTGAGCCATTTGGTAATCAAGAATCATTACAATATCCATTTTGGGCAACCCGAAAGAATTAATATATTTTTACAATTATTTGTTTAGATATCCACCTTAATTAGTTCCACCATATCATGTATATTTTTTCGTTCAAGTATGGTATATTCCAGATTATTCAATCCTGAAATCATAATTTCTTGTAATTTCTCCTGTCTGGTTAATTTCGGAAAATCGTCATAATGATGTTTTGATTTTTCTATTAGGTTTGTATGATCTTGGTCATTTACATCATTAAACCGACGTATGTAATGTGGATGTTCTCTATCATCTGTAAGGATTGATATTTTGAGAATATTATAATATTCTGTACGATTTTGTAACGCCTTATCTTCCGTTCCCCACCCCCAAATATTATTTGGAAATCCATTTACTTTTTGAATAGTATGATCTTTCACTTTTATTATTCCTCCCAATGTATTACATCGAGAAGTATAGATTCCTAATACTTGATGTTCCACTGGTATTTTTGTATAAAATTCCTGAACACATTTTTTAGTAGGATTTAGGTCTACATCATGAGTAAAGAAATATTTGGTTTTCTTTTCATACTCTTTAAATCCTACATTTAATAATGCTCCACGATTAAATAATTTCCCTTCCTTTTGTTCTATCACAACTACCTTGGTTTTTGGTAAGTATTCTTGAAAAAGAGGAATCGTATTTTTCATAAAATATTGTAAGTGTTGGTCCCTGTTACGAAATGGAATGAGTATCACATTGTCATAAGGACATGTTTCGTCGTCTTCTTCTTCACACTTGTGAAGATTAAACTTCATTTTAATAATAATTATATCTTTATTATTAAATCGTTTTTTCCACATAATTATTAATATTGTTATTGTTCAATATATTTACATATTTCATTTCCATAATTTATAAAATAAATCGTATGTCATGTTTGGTTTAGTTTTTTCTTCGGATATGGTTTTACTACAACCACCATAATCAAGCAAAGATACATCAAACTTATGAATGTTCATTCTTTTACAGAATTGAATGATTTCAGAAACTTCATTCATATTATTGTAATCTACGTGTAAATGTAGAGAGATATTCTCGAGATTGATATTTTGATTCATCATAAGACATTGGGTTATAATATATTGAAAATCTTTTATAGTTAGAGTACCACACGTATCAGACAAACAAATCTCAGTGTTTTCATAATCTATAGAATAGTCAATAATTTCATTAATAATTGTATCCATATTGATTTTTCCTTCAAGTGGACATTCAGATATGCATGAGATATATATTTTTGTTCGATAATTAAGTATATTATTATCATTCAATACCTTAAAACAACTTTGGATCTCCTTTTTCATTTCAATAATTGTTCTGTTTGTGTTGTTTTTTTGAAAACTTTCCGATACAGACGTTATAAACGAAAAATTATTAACACCATAACAAATTCCTTTCTGAAAACCATAAAAGTTAGGGACTAATAAAAATAGTCGAGCATCCTGATTACTATTATGTTTATAACTATCAAGTCGTTTGTATAATTTCAATGAGTCTGAAAATACAGGATAAAAATTAGGACTGACAATCGACCCTATTTCTACATTTTCCACATGTTTGTTGAGGATAATTTGATTACGAAAAACCTGTTCTTTTTTATCAGTGGTAAATAAACCTAGCATATTTTTAGGCAAGCATTGTAATCCATCTCTTAACGATACGTCAGTAAGCACAGGTGTTCTATATACTTGTGACACCGATGTCATTTTTGATTTGGGTATATGTATTGTATAGCGATTCTTTTTTGACAAGGGTGTCAATGGTGTCAATGAGGATATGATTCTTTTACAACGCAAACTCATATTAAATATATAGTATTATAGGTATTATATATTTAACTTATTTCTATTAATAATTGTCTTTTATACATTTACAGTATGTATTTATTCAGCTATCATATACTCAGGGAACATTTATGCCGTGTTTGTTAAACTATGGGTGTATGGATTCTCTTTAAACGCAGTGAGTAAATCAGGAGTCATTCTTTCCGACCCAATATTTTGATTATACGTCTGCGGTTTTCTTATCGCACCATATGTTTCCTTTGCCATACTTTGTGATGGCATATTGGAAGGAACCCATTGACGATTATTATTTCTATCGCACTCGTTTTTGGCTATACTCACGTTCATCTGCTGATTATAAATCTGAGTATTTCCTTGGTTTGTTCGAGAGACAATCGACTTCTCTTTGGATTCATTGTTTATTTGAGCATATCCAGCAGTATAATCCATTTCGCCCCAGGCAGATGCCGCTCCACCAACACCGCCTATCCCGCTATAATTAGTTGTATCACGTTGATTATCAATCGGCTGTTGCTCATTCACCATATAACCAGTTCCGGTTCCCTGATTATTTACAAACAAATTAGGAGTATGTAACGTTGTTTCTTTGATAGTGGTAGGAGTTTTATCATTTGGATTCATTACATACGATTCCTTTACAGCAGTGGTAGCATGATTTCCATATATGCGCGTATTATGACTATATTCCTCTTTTCTAGTAGGATTCAATATATCCATAATTGGAGCTATGACAGCTCCTATCGCAGCACTAAATCCACTGCGCACAGTATCGGGTTGTTTATTCATTCCTCTATTTCCAGCATAATTGGTATGACTATTTTGTGCGATATCTTTATCTTCGTGTGTTCCATGTCCTTGCGCACTGGAATGACTCACTGGGGGAGCAGGTAATTGTTCAATTCGAGAGTCTTCAAAGTTTTCAGGAGCATATGTTCCATTGTTATCAGCGCCAGCAATACCTGTGTATGATTTCGTTGTAGTTGTTCTAGATGTATCAGACAACTCTTGTAATGGTCGCAACGCTTGGGCCTTTTCACTTCCTGTAGTGGTCAACCATCTATCTTGAGTTTGAATAAAAAATCCATCTGGTTTGTATTTCTCTACTTTACCAATTTTTCCTATTTGTTTTATATGAGAGTTAGCAGGTCCTTCTAAATTATCCAGTTTATATTCAATCTTGGGATTGGTAGCAACTCTCAGTTCATCAACTGTTTTGGGAAGCCATTCATCTCGTGCCTCCATTCCAGAGTTGAAACCACCACTTCCGTTGGTATCATATCCCTGGTTCAATCCAGGACCGACTCTTTCAGATTCAAATGGTTTTACATCACTGGACTTCATACCAGGATTCACTCTGGATTGGTAAAACTCACTCATATTGGGTGTGCCATTCGCCCACTGCATATTCTGCTCTGGTTTAAATAAAGGCGCCTGTTCTATCTTTTCAATGGTTTGTGAACCCATACCTGCCATATTATCTAACTGTGTTTCGGCATTGTTAACATTATACACTTGTCCTCTTACCTTTCCACCATTGAACGGTAACATATTATTATGTTCAAAATCGGTACTACTAATATAGTCTCCTGTCAATGAATATACTTTCTGGATATTATTTCCAGTGTTTTTTCCTGACTGATTCCCTTTTTTGTAATAGTTTTGGTCGAAATATTTATCAGTGGCGTTGTTTGGTGAAGAATAATGTTGAACCGTATCTACTAATTCCTTCTTGTTCATCACTGGATAGTTACTAGGAGGGATATTTGTATTTGGAAGTTCATTCACTTTTTTTCCCATATTTACAAACCTTTCCACATTGTTCTTATTGTTCTTATTTGAACTATTCATCTCCGATTTTCTATTATTTTTATTATTTCTGTTGTTTCTAGCTCCATCATTATTAGAGGTCGCAAATAATCCAACTAATGCTACAATAGGTATAAGTTCCATGAGTACTTTAATATATATAATATATAAAAGTATTATAATTTTAATATATTATACAACTAAATACGAAAAGAAGAAAGAAACGTAGGTTTCAAATCAAATATTTGAACCACGAATATTATCTTTCGGTTGATTCACTGGTAAAGGAGAAGGTAATATATTTGAATCAGCTATACAAGGCATTTGTTGAACATAATAATCCTTTTCTAATATTCTTGTGCTAATATTGTTTTCAAAAGACATACATGTATTTTCCTGAGGATTTAATGGTGGTGTATACCAATCTACCTGTTCTAAATCTCGAACTGTCCATGCTGGCATAATTGTACGAGGTTGTTCAGTATATAAAGTACTGTTCGATGGATATTCAACCTTTGATGTTGGAACATTATATGTCCTATATTCATCCTTACCTAAACAATCTTTTCCTGCTTTCTTATTTACACCCATTAATTCACTTTCTAAATCAATACAGTTTGTCATTAGGTTTGCCCCCCATTTTTGAATACGAATATGCGGGTCTTCTATATAATCTGGTGTAGCACCATTCCCGGGAACATTCAATATCCATCTACCTTGGTCAGTTGATTGTTGTAATTGTTTAGATACTCTACAAGGGTCATCATTAAATCTTGTAAACGCCATTCTATTCTTAATAATAGTATAGATTTTTATTAATGATTCTTGATTTATTCTTAAAAATATCATTTAGTCAATAATAATCATAATCATAATCATAATCATAATAAATTAAAAACAAACAATTCGTCCATTTCTATTTAAAGTTTTATAATGTAGATACATAGATAACATTACATAATGTCCACAAAACGAAGTACGATATGTCTGAATATGATTGTTAAGAATGAAGCACATATACTTCACCAAACCCTTCAAAATATCTGCGACCTGATTCACTTTGATTATTGGGTAATTGGTGATAACGGGTCTACAGATGGTACTCAAAAACTAATTAAACAATATTTCAAACAGAAGAATATTCCAGGCGAATTATATGAAGATTCGTGGGTTGATTTTGGCCATAATAGAACAGAGGCTTTAAGAAAGGCATATAATAAGACCGATTATGTATTTATATTTGATGCTGATGATGCGATCCATGGAAAAATAACTGTGCCTAGAACCATGACATTTAATAGTTGTAATTTTACATTCGGACATCCAACACATACTCAGTATGTAAGAACACTATTGGTAAATAATCGACGAAAATGGAAGTTTGTAGGAGTACTACATGAGTATATCGCAATGGATGAAGATGAAGAAGGAGAAAACATCCAAGCTTTGATGGGAGGTGATTATTATGTAGAATCAGGTAGAAAAGGGTCGAGAAATGATGACCCTAAAAAATATTATAAAGATGCGATGGTTTTAGAAAAGGCATACAACAAAGCGATTGAGGAAAACGACAAAATATCTGACAGGTACGTGTTTTATTGCGCACAAAGTTTTCGCGATGCTGGAATGCCTAAAGAAGCTATAGAATGGTATATCAAAACGTTGAGTGCTAATGGATGGATTGAAGAAAGATATTATGCTTGTCTGGAAATATATGATTTATGCTGTAAAATAAACGAAAAAGAAAGAGGTTTTTATTACCTTGTAGAAGCTCATAAATATAGTACAACGCGTGTAGAGGCCGCCAAAATACTTATTCAACACTATTGTGCTAATAATATGTCTGATATCGCATACGGATATTATCAAGTAATCCAGGATTATTACGAAAATAATAGCCTGAAAGATAATTTGTCCTTAAAGTTGTTTGCTCGAAAAATGGACTACGATTTTTTTATCCCTTATTTTATGATTATCGTATCTGAAAAGACACGTAAATATGATATTGGATTGAAGATGTATGATAGATTATTTAAAACCAAAATAGTTGTAGATGAGTGGTGTATGAAAAACATGATATTCAACTTACAATTTTTCTTAGATAAAGTGGATAACGCAAAATATCCTCAGTTTTACCAGGAGCTAAAAGAGTATCTTAAGGTTATTATATTGGAAAAAAACATTAGTATTGAGAAAAAATTACTTCTTACCTTTCATAAATATGGTCTGGATCTTTCTGATTTTGATGTGAATCCCCTCCCAGAAAAAATATTTGATTCATCCAATGAGACAAGCAATAAAGTGCTTGTCTTTGCCGGTTTTGGTGGTACTTTATGGAACGAATCTTATTTGAAAACCAACTCATTAGGTGGTTCAGAAACAGCAGTAATTAATATGACCAGATGTTTACCTAAACACCTAGATATTTATGTTGGAGGAAATGTGGAAGAAGAGAAGGTGGATAATATCACTTATGTAAATATGTCTAACTTACCTGAACTGATTAAAAACACCAAGTTTCATACGATTATTATTTCTCGATATATCTCATTCTTCGAATTATTTCCGTACTATTCAAGTAAACAATCCTTTATATGGGCACATGATACCGTATTATCTAATTATGGATGTGGAATATCAGACAAGGCGATTCTGGGAAAATGGAATACTCATATTTCAGGCGTCGTATGTCTTACAGAATGGCATAAAGAACATTTCCAATCTATTTATCCGGAACTAAAAGAAAAAATCCATTTGATTAATAATGGTATTAATCTCTCTATTTTCCCAAAAGTAGATGTCAAAGAACCCAATAGTTTCATGTATAGTTCATGCTCTGAACGAGGACTAATGCGCATATTACAAATGTGGGAACTAATCTTAGAGAAGATGCCTAATGCGAAGCTTTATATTTCTTCCTATAATCCATTTCCTCATAATGAGGATGAAAACAAGATGAATGAATTTGTACAGCGTTTCGACAGTATTACTCATCTTGGAAAACTTTCTCAATCACAATTATACGAACGCATGGCAACCACAGAGTTTTGGCTTTATCCCACAAATTGGCCCGAAACGTCTTGTATTACCGCATTGGAAATGTTGAAAAATGAAGTCATTTGTATTTATTATCCTATTGCTGGTTTGGTAAATACGATGGGAGATTGTGGAATCTCTATTCAACCGGGTAAAGAAATCGAAACTTTAATGAGTTTGACTGACCAAAAGAAGACGGAAATGAGAGAACACGGTAGAAAATATGCTGAATCTTGTAGTTGGCAACAACGAGCTACTATATGGCAAAGTACTATTATTAAAAATTGGATTACTACCGAAAAACCTTTATGGGTTATTTTTGCTGGACCTGTTTTTGGATTAGATGCTATGAAAGATTATTTTCATAATTTGAATCAAGATAATATATATGACATTGTTTTCACGAAAGATATCGAATATTTGAAAACGCTACAACCTTATCGTATCACTTCTCCACATATTATACACAATTCTGAAATATTTGATTTATTTCCTAATACCCAAATTGATTTATTGAACACAGAACCTTTATGTTATCAGTTCAGAATGGTTGATCTATTAGAACATCATAAAAGATATCCATCAGCCAAATTATATGATTATAGTCAGTCTAATATTCAAATATTGAACAATCACGGGGTAACAGATGTTACACATTTACCCTATACGAAAAATCCAGAAGAAATAAAAATGCTAAAAGAATTATGGAAAAATACAAAGAAAGAGTTTGATTTCGGTATATTGGTTTCTGGAACATCTAGCACAAACAGTATAGAGAAATCCCCCGCACGTCGGAAAGCAATTGTGAAAGACTTACTCAAGAATGAATATACTGTGAATATTATTCAGGGGTGGGGAATTGAACGCGACCGCGAATTAGCAAAATGTAGGGTCATATTGAACATACACGGACAATTACAAGAAGAAGAAAATCCACCTTTAAACAGGACAACACGAATATTTGAACATATCCGATGTGATCGGTTATTAGATTCTGGATTCAATATATTGAGTGAAGATTGCGACTTTTTAGATAATAGTTTTATTCAATCGTACTCCAATTTACGTATTTGTAAATATGACGAGTTTTTTGATGTAAAAAAAATCCGGAATGTTTTGAATTATGTTGCGTTACAAAATGGTGAAAATGTGAAGTCGAAATCTATTTTGAAAAACAACACACACACTAAGGACGCGGTTAATAATCCAAAAAATAAAAATTATTGCTTTATTCATAGTTGTCATATCAAAGAGTTTGGATTAGAACGACTTGAAAAGTTCATAGAACTAATGACACGTTCTAAACTCATTGATAAATTGGAGAAAGTATATATAACAAATATCGGCGAACCTATCGTAAATAAAAACTATGGAGACAAATATGATATAGATAATTACTCTGAAAATACACAATTATGGGAAATACCTACGTTGAATAAACTATATCATTTTTCTTCTAATAATCCTCATTGTAATATCTTATATTTACATACCAAAGGTATATCTTATATCAAAAATACACCTCGTTACAATAATGTGAACGATTGGATTGATTTAATGACATACTTCTTAATTGAAAAACATAATACATGTTTATCTATATTGAAAAAAAAATATGATACCGTAGGATGTAATTATTATGACAAAAATGATGGAATACCGAAACATTATTCTGGTAACTTTTGGTGGGCTTCCACTAATTATATCAAGTCATTGACATTTGATATAAAAACTAAAGTAGATACAGAAATGTGGATATGTAAAAACAAACCAAAATATTACTCGTGTCATCAAAGCCCAGTGGACCATTATGTTAACTCTTATTCTCGTGATAAATATGCTTCCAACGAAGATAGACTGGTACAATTGAATGATGTCAAAAAGAAGAAGACTAGAAAAAGAAAAGTTGTCGATTGTTTTATTTTCTACAATGAATTAGAACTATTGAAATATCGACTCACTATCTTGAATGACCATGTTGATTATTTTATAATAGCAGAAGCAACTCATACACATATTGGCAAGGAAAAACCATTGAACTTCGAGAAGAACAAGAAAATGTTTTCCGAGTTTATGCATAAGATTATTTATGTTGTGGTTGATGATTTCCCCCATAAATATCCTGATTGTGATATTGAAAAAGGACAACAATGGAAGAACGAGAAGTTTCAGCGTTGTTGTATTCGTCGGGGTATTGACTCTATAAAAGATGAATTAGAACCCGAGGACATTGTTCTTATTAATGATCTGGACGAAATAGCTGATCCAACTATGATTCAAAAAGCAGTCAATTATGAAATAGATATTACATTCAACATATTAGAAATGGATTTTTATTATTATAATTTGAATACTCAGTTAGACCACAAATGGTGGCAATCTAAAGTGATGACATATGGTAAATTATTAGAACTGAACTTGACATGTGATGAGGTTCGGTTTGGCAACTGGTTGCCTATTGTCCACAAAGGAGGATGGCATTTAAGTTATTTTGGCGATGCTAAATTTATCTCCAATAAGCTTCAAAACTTTACCCATCAGGAACATAATACAGTAGAGATGACTGACCCAGATATTATTGCTAAAAAAATTAAGGAGCATAAGCATCTATTTTCAGATGATGTTACATGTATTCATATAAAAACACAAGACAACGATTACTTACCTCCTATGTATGATAAATATTTGGGTAATTTCTATGAGTAATTCATAATGAATGTAAAAAAATACAATTCTGAAACATAATAAAAAATGACTATTTGATTTTTTATTATATATTTGATTATTTATTCCCCTGCGATTAAAATCATATTTGCTATATTAGATATAACATGTAAACCCATATGATTATATGTGCTAGTCCAATATTTTAGTTTTCTATATTCGACACAACCTCTAAGATAACTAGTTATAGAGATAGATGTTAAAAACATCCATATATTCCCATATTGATTTGTATTACTTCTATGTATTTGGTACAATAAACAGGTTCTTACCATCCATATATCCATGGTTCGTCTCCATGAAAGAGTAGGATATTTCCAAAAGTTCACAGAAGTTAAAAAAACATTTCCTAGTATGATACCCGTTGTATTTTGTTGTTTACAAAAAGCATACATACTAGACAAACCAGTTAACCAAGAGGTTTTCCATAGTATATTATATTGTTCTGGTGAGTAAAGAGTATTTTCCATAATATATGGTTACTCAAATAAATCAATTTATATTACTTTTATAAACCATATTTTTATTTGGGTTTTTTCTATTTCCTTATATCGACGAGGTTAGAACCCAACGAGATAACCCTGAAGTCACTCCAATAGTTAGGTTGGTCACATAAATAAAAGTAACTGTTTGATTAGGATTGATTGTTTTATTCGCGGTTCCTAAAACCAAACGGTTGGGCTCAAGAGAGTCAGTACTTTCTTGTTGAAAAGTCTGATTATTACTGGTTGTATTGACAATTATGATATACTTTCCATTTATCCCACCTGAAAATCCGGTAATATTATATACACTCGCACCATTAGTAAGCTTATAAAAAGAAAAATCTCCTATGGTATAGTCATCCAAATCACCTGATATTACTGACAAATCCATATTAATATCAGGACCTCCGGAAAACACCACTGCTCCTGCGGATCCTAATGATGGTCCAGTAGCTCCAATAGGACCAGTAGATCCTATACCACCTGTAGCACCTGTAGCACCTGTAGTACCAGTCGAACCTGTAGAACCGATTGCGCCTGTAGACCCAGTTGCGCCTGTAGACCCAGTAGCTCCAGTAGCTCCAGTAGCACCCGTAGCACCCGTAGCTCCAGTAATTCCATCTATGCCAGGGATACCTCCTAAATTAAATACGACTGTTTGACCACCCGCCATAATTCCATCGATATCAACAACGTTGAATATAAGTATCTGACCTGTTGATGGTATATAATCTTCAACAACTCCGTTACAATTTATATTATAATTCGCTTGCGACACAATTATTACTTCTTGTCCTGGACTATATGCTAGTCCCGAGGATATAATCCCCCCAACGACGGTTGAACCTGCTGTAAACCCTGTAAAATCAGTGGAAGGAGAAGAATATATGTCTCCTGGAGTACCAGTAGCTCCGGTTAAACCAATTGCCCCAGTTGCGCCTGTTGCTCCTGTTGCTCCTGTTGTGCCAGATGCTCCTGTTTGTCCTGTAAATCCTCGAACACCTTGAGCCCCTGTCGCTCCCGGAGGTCCAGTTGGTCCAGGTATACAACATTTTTCCATTACTGCGCATCGTTTCGTGTATCTAGACATCTATTATTGCTATAGTATATTATACTATAAGATAATCGGTTTGTTAATTTTTTTTTATTTATTGTTGTTTTTACATCTAAATTAATATTCAAATTACAACTACCTACACTTCATAAGTATAATATAATTGTAAACTTAAATAGGAGGGTCCATTAGGTGGTCCTAAGTTGGTGGATTCTACATATAGAATAATTCCCTCGTTAGCAGAACCCAATATAATATTATCACTAGGAGAACCTATAGTAGTAAAATACTCAGTGAAATCTGTTTGTTTGATTATATATAATGTCTGTTCAGGCCATAGACTTATACCATCTGTGAATGTATAACTCCTAGTGTAAGGTGATGTTCTTATATTATCTACTATCTGGTCTTCAGGCTCATTAATTGTTATATTTTCTACGTCAGTTTTCGTTGTAAAAATACCTGTTTGTCCTATTTTCTTAATAATAAAGGTTATATCATGGGCATTGCTATTATCATCGCCTCTTACTTCTAATCTATAGCCTACTATGGTAACATCTCTATTCAAAAAATCAACATAACCCAATACATCTATGTCATAATTAATAGCAGATACATTTGAAAAAGTAATAGTTTCTACTTTTAACCATTTTTTCAAAGTTTGATAGCTTTGACCAGCTGATGTTCCATTCGGTATCACTATATTTTCTGTTATATCATCTGTTGGAATACCAGCAATACCATTACCTTCTGAAATCGATGTTCCTGTAACTGCTATGGTAACATCGCCAGTTTGAGTATAACTATTAATTGTTATATTTATATGATTGTTATATGTTGAAAACGCTGTATTATACGTAGTTGTAGTTTCACCTATGGTAACTGAGTCATCGACACCCGAAAGAATGAATGTTTCTCCACCAGCTGATTGTTCAAATGATACTGAATATTGTAATGATGATGTTACTGTTCCTAGTGAACCTGTTGTTCCTCTTGGTCCGGGGGGTCCAGTAGAACCTGTTGCGCCAGTTGAACCAGTAGCACCAGTGGAACCTGTTGCGCCAGTAGAACCAGTAGCACCTGTAGAACCTGTAGCACCAGTGGAACCTGTTGCGCCAGTAGAACCAGTTGCGCCAGTGGAACCTGTTGCTCCTGTAGAACCTGTTGCGCCAGTGGAACCGGTAGCACCAGTGGAACCTGTTGCGCCAGTAGAACCAGTAGCACCAGTTGAACCTGTTGCGCCAGTAGAACCAGTAGCACCTGTAGAACCTGTTGATCCTGTAGAACCTGTTGCGCCAGTAGAACCAGTAGCACCTGTAGAACCTGTAGCACCAGTGGAACCTGTTGCGCCAGTAGAACCGGTTGTACCAGTAGAACCTGTTGCTCCTGTAGAACCTGTTGCGCCTGTAGAACCGGTTGCGCCAGTAGAACCTGTTGCGCCAGTAGCACCTGTAGAACCAGTTGCGCCTGTATCACCAGTAGTTCCTGTTGCCCCAGTAGAACCGGTAGCGCCAGTTGAACCTGTAGAACCAGTTGAACCTGTAGAACCGGTTGCGCCAGTAGAACCTGTTGCGCCAGTAGAACCAGTAGAACCTGTTGCGCCAGTAGAACCAGTTGCGCCCGTAGAACCTGTTGCGCCTGTAGCACCAGTAGAACCAGTTGCGCCTGTATCACCAGTAGCACCTGTAGAACCAGTTGCGCCTGTATCACCAGTAGTTCCTGTTGCCCCAGTGGAACCTGTTGCGCCAGTGGAACCTGTTGCTCCTCTAGAACCTGTTGCGCCAGTAGCACCTGTGGAACCTGTTGCTCCTGTATCACCAGTAGAACCAGTTACACCTGTAGAACCTGTTGCTCCTGTTGCTCCTGTAGCACCAGTAGAACCAGTTGCGCCTGTAGAACCTGTTGCGCCTGTAGCACCAGTGGAACCTCTTGTGCCAGTAGCTCCAGTAGCTCCAGTAGACCCATCGGCACCAGGAATACCACCCAAATTAAATATTGCGGTTTCACCACTTGTCATCGCACCATCTATATCAACAACATTAAATATTAGTATTTGTCCAGTAGTGGATATGTAATCCTCAACAACACCATTCAGGTTTACATTATAATCCACTTGAGATACCACGATCACCTCTTGTCCTGGACTGTATGCTAACCCAGGTTCTATTATCGCTCCAATCGATGTTGAACCTGCAGTGAACCCGGAAAAATCTGTTGTTGGGGAATAATATCTATCTCCGGATGGACCAGTTGGTCCCGTAGCACCAGTTGAACCTGTATGTCCAATAGCACCTATAGAACCGGATGCACCAGTGGACCCAGTATATCCACCTATACCTCTAACTCCTTGAGCTCCTGTCGCACCTTGAGGTCCAGGTGGTCCAGGGACGCAACATTTATTTATTGTTGCGCATCGATTTGTAAATCTAGACATATATATATATATGAAAAATTATATTTTTATATAAAACTTATATTGTATTGTATATAAAAAATTAATTGTTATTTTTTATTTTATATTAGAATATCATTATCATAAATATGTCTTAAGAACTAGGCAATGGCGCAAGGCACAACTTAATTTCTCCCAACGAAGCCACATTATATTTAACAACCAGAGGTAAATCGTTTTCCAGATAAATCTCTATTTGTGAACACAGGTTTGTACATTTGATGAAATATCCTAGATTTTTCAAAGAAAACTCCCCTTGAATCACCTTTGATGAATCTTGCTTCATAATAAAACCCATACTTCCATCTGACTCGGCACGATGAATCTCAGCAGAGGCAAACTGTCCAGAACATTTGAAAATTAATTCATTTCCAACTGATTTAATCTCTAGTTTATCTGAAATACATGATAAATCACGGATAATCTTTTGGAAGTCTGATGAGGGTAAATTAATAACGGATGAAAACTTCACGTTCGGATATTCAAGTTCCTCGGCTTCAGGCTCAATTAATCGCAACTTTTGGGTCTTACATTGTTTAATCTCGCCATTCTCAAATCGTAGACTTAAATGGGATACTACTCCATCCACATAATCATCTTTTTCGATATAAATTGTCAAGGTATCATCATTGTCGATAGAGTTAATTAATTTGAATAAATGAAACATATTGACTCCAATAATAATTTTCTCTTTCTTACATTCATACATTTCAAAATTGGGAGCAGCTAAAAAAAGATGAGCTAAAACAGTATGACTCTTGTCCATATTAATAATACGAATGCCATCAGGTTGAAATGTGATATTTGTTTCTAATAAAATATCTTTCAGTGCAGTCATTAGGGTTCGAAACGGCTGTATTTGAACAGTTTTAATTGTTAGAATATTACTACTATTCATATCATTTTCTACCATTACACTCATAGTTATTATTGTTTTTTTTCAAAATAGCTTTAAATCGTTATAATACAAAATATGATATCACCTTTTTATGAACAATAGTAAATAAACATGTAAAAATATAAACAATTCCGATTATTTTTTATTATAATTCCACTTTAGCAACTGATTTGTTTCCATATCCATATTTTTTTCTAGACATTTTTGCCATATGTAATGCTTTACTATTTTTACGACATCCTTTTTCCAAAATGTTATAATCTATGGCAGCGGCTTTACCGGAGGTAATCGCACTCGCCAATCTGGCGATTCCCCATGACTCTCCAGTCTGATTTGGTCTCGATCCCGAAGAAAAATATGCCCCTCTTCCCTTACTCACTATTTTTTCTAAAGACTGTTTAGAACACCCCGTCTTGACTGCTAAACTCCTACTTGGTTTAATTGATTCAATATTATATATCTTTCGTGCTTTTACTACATGTGGTGATACTTTGGATGTAAATGATGGTACTCGTTTTCTCGTATAATATTTCCCTTGTTTGTACATTTTTCTAGATTTTTTCAACATATTACGCTGTTTTTTTGTATCTTTTCTTGATAATCGTTTTGGTATATAACGCCGAGGGACTTTCTCTTTCTGTTTCCTAGTTCTGTACTTCATATTATAAAATAAGATTTAAAAACATTTACATATAATATCTAATTATGGAACATCATGAGGAAACATTAATTTCTTTTATATCCACAATAACATCACTATTTGAAAAATATAAAGATGATACCTATATGATTACCCGAATGACATCACATATTACAGATATGTTACCGTCAACACTGGAAAATGAAGAAAAACATCATAATGAACGTATTGTTCGTAATAATTTTCTGACAAATGAACAAATAATTTTTACTCAATTGTTTCTAAATAAAAACCAATATTTTTATCTACCTAATATTTCCTATTACTACCACTATACGGGAAATCATTATTCTATTGTTAGAGAAGACGTTGTACATCATCATATATTAACATCGATATCAAAGGAACGTAAATTACTTCCGTGGAAACACAAAACCAAGGTTTCCTTGTTGAAAATGATCAAAGAGCGGAGTTTGTTTCAATCAATACCTGAATCTGATACTATTCAAATTGTATTGAATCAATTATGTTCTAACTTTTTTTCGCGAAAAAACAAGGCGAAATATTTTTTGACGATTATTGGAGATAACTTGTTGAAAAAAAATACAAATAGGATGTATATCATTCCTCCAAATGTTAAAAAATATATGAGTGACCTGGACGCGATTTCTTACTTAACAACAGGAATTACAAACCTAACCAGTAATATTGTCACGAAATACAATGAAAATTATGTATATACTGATTGTCGTTTAATTGATTTTATGGAACAAGGGTCCAATAACTCCTGGAGAGACATGTTAAATGATTACTCAGTTGATTTATTATGTGTTGCTGCACACTATTCGAATCGTTATGGAAATGCCGATTTATTTTTGGAAACATGTGATGATATATCTGAATACGCATTGTATATGAAACATCATAGTCAAGAACAAGTGTTTGAGCAGTTTTGTGATCAGTTTATTGAGAAGGTTGAACAAAAACATGGCGACCTCAATGTCACATTACTCAATTGGAAAAATATGCATTATTTATGGAAACTTTTCGTATCCAAATATTCTCTCCCAAATGTCATGTATAGCAATCATTTCAAAATGTTGTTAAAGGATAAATATACATATGAAGAGTCTAACGATACATTCATAAATGTCACTAGTTCTCAATTACCAATTGTCAGTGATTTTCTAACCTTTTGGGATACATCTATCATCATGAATGATAAGGGAACTAATGAGATTATTTCTATACATGATAAACTAGATATCGAAATTGAGCTGGAACTAGACGAACTAGTTGCCCTATTTAAAATATGGTTAAACGAAAAGACTACCAAGAATGACGATACACCTTTGAAATTAACTACACATAAAATCACTGACGAAAAAGATATACTAAATATATTAAGCCATTACTATTCAAACATCGAAATTGTTAATAATAAGTTTATTATGAATGTTCAGTGTTCTTTTTGGAATAAGATTGAAGAAATGAACAAATATATTACAGACGCAAAGGAATATTATAAGATACTATATGACAAAAAAGAAATCGATACAGTATTGATACCTATTAACGAGATATATACCTTTTATATTGACAAGAAAAATACCCGATTGTCGGTCAGCAAACGCTACTTTGAGAAATATATATCTTCTGTATTACATGAGTATAGCGATTTTGATGGATTTATCTCTATTCAATGGCTTCATTTGTAACGATATCAGAAAAGAGGAGAAAAGAGGACGACTTTTAATTTTATTTTCTCATTTACAATAATTGGGTCTGTTCATATTTACGTATTTCATATGTAAATATGTATGTTCTATGTTGTTATCACAACAATATTAGGTTAGGGAAGGGATTTTTTTTTTATCTGCGAGATTTGCGAGATTTGCGAGATTTGCGAGATTTGTGAGATTTGTGAGATTTGCCTTTCTTTGCCTTGGAATCGCCTAAAAGAACAAATCCGAACTTACCCTTCTTGGTTCCGTAACCTGCTTTTACTAAACGTTTCTCCTTCTTGGCGGTCATGTGCTTCTTCTTGGAAACAATGCGACCATGCTTGTTCATGTGAAGATGGTCCTTTGTTAAACCACCACTTGTCTTATACGCAGTTCCGTGATGAACTTGAGCACGAGAGCCTTCTAAAATTTCGAACTTCTTTCCACGAATGTGGTACATACCATCTGTAGCTTTTGTGTGATACATTATAATGTATAAGAAGAAAAAAATGTGAAATGTGAGTATTTTATTTAAAATCGGTTTCTTAGAGGCAGTACTACATTTCCTAAAAAGGGTGAATTATTATATGTAATATTATTATTTCCATATACAATACTCCCACCTCTTCCGTATTTGACCGCATTTACTGCACGCTGGGTTTGGCTCAAACTTTGAATTACATCCGCATTTGAGTTTAATGATTTATTATTTGTCTCAGTATGACATGTAACAGAACTACAATTACCACTTTTACATTTTGATGGGTCGCTAAAGTTTCGTTGAATACACTTTTCTTGGTGTCGCACAAAGGAATAACGATTATGTTTATTCAAATTAAGAGGTACTTGTGGCATTGTATATATTCATCATTATATTATAAAAATTGAAATAAACATATCACGCTATGCTAGTTATACTAATTATACTAAGTATACCATGACATCTACAACAAATGAATCCTCTTCACTTTCTACTAAATATCAACAAAAAACGGATAAACAGCATATCCTGGATAATCCAGATACTTACATTGGTTCAGTAGAAGACATTGAATCGTCAGTATGGATCATGAATGAAGATAACGACAAAATTATTGAAAAAAATATCAATTACATCCCCGCATTGTTCAAACTATTCGATGAAGGTATTGTCAATTGTAGAGACCATGTGATTCGTATGCAACAACAGCTGAAGGATTCGTCATCATCCTCGACAAAAGATTCTGTGAAACCAGTTACTTATATCGATATCTCTATTGACGATGACGGAACAATTACGATGACAAATGATGGTAATGGTATTGATGTTGCGGAACATCCTGAATATAAGGTATGGATTCCCGAATTGATTTTTGGACATTTACGTACCTCTACAAATTACGATAAAACTGAAAAGAAAATTGTGGGAGGAAAAAACGGTTTTGGTTTCAAACTGGTACTCATCTGGTCTACATTTGGCTCCATTGAAACAGTGGATCATATTCGCGGACTCAAGTACACACAAAACTTTCATGACAACTTAGACATTATTGATAAACCCAAAATCATAAAATGTAAAACCAAGCCTTATACCAAAATTACATTCAAACCAGATTATCAGAGATTAGGAATGGCTAATGGATTAACACCTGAGGTTGTAGCACTTTTACGTCGACGTGTTTATGATGTTGCTGCTATCACCGATAAATCAATCAAGGTAAAATACAATTCTGAAATTGTTCCACTGAAATCATTTCCTCAATATATCGACCTATATATTGGTAACAAAGATGAATCGAAACGTGTATATGAAGACCATGGAGGACGTTGGGAATACGCTGTATCGTTAACACCCGTTGCCGAGTTCGCTCATGTATCCTTTGTCAATGGCATTCACACTAGTAAAGGTGGAAAACACGTGGAGTATATTTTGAACCAAATTACCCGCAAACTTGTTGCGTATATTGAAAAGAAGAAAAAGGTTTCTGTTACCGCCAACAGTATCAAAGAACAACTCATGTTGTTTCTCCGATGTGATGTCGAAAATCCGTCATTTGATAGTCAAACAAAAGATTATATGAATACTCCTGTTGCGAAGTTTGGATCGAGCTGTAATGTATCGGATAAGTTTATCGAAAAAGTTGCGAAAATGGGAGTTATGGATGCTGCGTGCGCAATAACAGAAGTCAAGGAAAATAAACAGGCGAAGAAAACTGATGGTTCTAAAACAAAGAATATTCGCGGTATTCCTAAACTAATTGATGCAAACTGGGCAGGAACTGCAAAATCGGGAGAATGTATTATTATCTTTTGTGAGGGTGATTCTGCCAAGGCTGGAATTGTATCTGGATTATCTTCTGAAGATAGAAACACTATTGGAGTTTATCCGATGAAGGGAAAGGTTCTAAACGTTCGAGGAGAAGCGACTAAAAAGATTTCTGAAAACAAGGAAATCGCAGAAATTAAGAAAATTCTTGGCCTGGAATCTGGAAAGAAATACAATAACAATGAAGATGTCACAAAAACCCTTCGTTATGGTCGTGTTCTGTTCATGACGGACCAGGATTTAGATGGCAGTCATATCAAAGGGTTGGGAATTAATCTATTTCAATCTGAATGGCATTCTTTATCACAAGTTCCCAATTTCATTGGATTTATGAACACTCCTATTCTGAAAGCTCGCAAAGGCAATCAAGAACGTGTATTTTATAATGAAGGTGAATATGCCGCATGGAAAGATGATCCTAACACAGATATGAGTGGATGGAAAACAAAATATTACAAGGGGTTGGGAACGAGTACAGGAAAAGAGTTTCGTGAATATTTTGCGAAGAAGAAAATTGTTGGTTTCACCTATAACGGGACCGATAGCGATAATGCGATCGATATGGTATTCAATAAAAAACGCGCAGATGACAGAAAGCTCTGGTTAGGGGACTATTCGCGAGAACGTTTCCTCGATACCAATGCTGAAACGGTGTCTTACGAAGATTTCATTCACAAAGAACTCATTCACTTCTCCAAATATGATTGCGACCGAAGCATTCCGAACTTGATGGATGGACTGAAAATTAGTTTGCGAAAAATATTATTTGCTGCCTTCAAAAAGAGATTGACACAAGAAATCAAGGTGGCACAATTCACTGGTTATGTTTCAGAACACTCTGGATATCATCATGGGGAAGCTTCTTTGAATGGTGCGATTGTCGGCATGGCGCAAAACTATGTGGGTTCTAACAACATCAATCTATTCATGCCCAATGGTCAGTTTGGGACAAGACTACAAGGTGGAAAGGATAGTGCTTCGGAAAGATATATATTTACGCAATTATCGCCTATCACCCGCGCGATCTTCCCTGAAAATGACGACAAGATTCTCAAATATCTTGATGATGATGGGTTGTCGGTAGAACCCATCTATTATGCTCCAATTATCCCGATGATTCTTGTCAACGGATCGAAAGGAATTGGGACGGGTTTCAGTACCGACATTATGTGTTATAATCCCACCGATATTATTGATTATTTGCGTCAGAATATAGCATCTTCCTCTTCCTCTTCCTCTTCCTCTTCAAAAGAAAAACAGTTTATTCCATACTATCAAGGCTTTACAGGTTCAATACAAAGTATTTCCGACAATCATGATAAGTTTATGATCAAGGGAACATATGAAAAAATTGGAGAAGACAAAATTAGAATTACTGAACTACCCGTAGGATTATGGACAGATGACTTCAAAGAATATCTGGAATCCCTCACAGATACCGTGGATAAAAATGGAAAGAAAATCAATCCTATTGTAAAAGATTACGACGATATGAGCAAAGACACACACGTTGACTTTGCCATTACTCTTCATAAAGGAAAACTCAATGAACTAGAATCTAAATCGTTTGAACATGGGTGTAACGGATTAGAAAAACAGTTCAAACTGACAACTACAAATACTACCACCAATATGCACTTATTTGATGCCGACGACAAGTTGAAGAAATATAATAAAGTATCCGAAATTATTGATGACTATATGGTGAAACGTTTAGACATGTATCAAACCAGGAAAAACTATTTGACCCAATGGTTGACTCAAGAACTGGTTTTATTGTCGAACAAAGCACGATATATTAAGGAAACATTAGATGGTTCCATTGACTTACGACGCAAAAAGAAAGAGGTCATCTCCCAAATGTTGATGGATAAAGGTTTTGTTATAATGAACGACGATGAGGATTTCAAATATTTGGTGCGTATGCCTATGGATAGTGTAACTGAAGAAAATGTCACGAAATTAGAAAAAGAAAAATGCGAAAAAGAAAGTGAATTAGAAAAAGTTATGTCTACTTCCATTCAACAAATGTGGACACTTGAACTTAATTCTTTAGAAATAGAATATTTGAAATATAGAGAAGGACGCGAAAAAATAATGAATGAAAATACTGGAACCGATGGACAATCTGGAACGAAATCGAAAACGAAGAAAAAGGTCATCAAGAAAAAAATCGTACTTGCGTGAATCATACCATCAGTGTATTGTAACTTGTAATATTTATTTGTACAACTTTATATATGTTTTCGCTACGTTTTTTATTTTTATCTTATTATTATATATAATAATGGGATATGTTCATCGTGGTAAAAAAGTTTCAATGAAACGTAAACATCATGGAACAAAAAAACATAATAAAACACATGGTAGACGTAGACATATGCGTGGGGGTATGTACAGTGATAATGATAAATACGATTCTTCTCAAGATACTGTTAGTTCTCTGGGTTCTCAAGGTCCTGAAGGTTTAGCTTTAATTGAAATGTTACCACAAGAAAATCAAGCAGAGGCAATTAGTGCAGCAGAACAGGTGGTGGGAAACAGTGGTGCTGGTTCATCTGCCTCGCAAAGTTCGAATACTACTGAAATTTCGAATCGTTCACTACAACTGGCACAAAATATCAGTAGTGAATTAGCTAATAATGGTTCATCAGCAAGATATCTTACATATGTTAGAGATTTTTTAGAAACGAGTGCGAATTTGATTAACAATGAGAATCCACTCATGATGAGTTTGCCTGAGATTATAGGAAGATTATCGATATATCATGATATTATATCCCATGTTATTTACCCATCTATGCCAGCTATTCCCATCGTCCGCATGGGAGTAATAACATCACTTGGAACTACTGTGGCAGCAATATATAATTTATTTCAACCAGGAACACACCAAACGATCAATAATATTAGCGATTATTTGAATACAATAAGAGGCAATCTTGCTCGTAATTGTAATACCATAACCAATGAGTTTAATAGACACAGACTCCAGAATATGGATGTTTCAGAGTTGACAAATGTGCTCTCCAAAAATGAACAACGAATGAAGGAAAACACGGAACAAAATAAACTTATAGCCGAAATAAATGAGTTACAAAATAAAATAGACAAATCTCTACAGTGTAAAGGACAATTACTTACTAGACCAAATTCAAGTAATCAGGACCAGGACCCTGCCGCTGCTGGAGGAGAGGAGAAGGAAAAGAAGAAGAATATACAATCGGGTAATAAAATAACTAATTTTTTTAAAGGAAATAATGAAAAGAATGAAAACAAAGAAAAACAAGGAAAACAAGGAACAAAACGACAACTAGGAGATTCAGATTCAGATTCAGAATCAGAAGAAGAAAAAGAAAAACGACCACGAACCTCTAAAGGAGGCAAGAGAAAAACACGTGCTCACAGAAAACGAAAACACCACAAACAAACAAAAAAACGGGTTCGCAGAAAAAGACACTAACTTTATCATTAGCATATAGTGGCTAGTAAATAGTATGTAATCAACAAAATCTTACATACTATCTAAATATTAGATATTTACACCCTCATTTTTTTAAAACCATGGTTTCATCTCTAATTGCTTGTCATTGGTTTTAGACATAACTGGACGATCCATAGGTGTATACATGGTACTTACATCCTCCAAATATTTATTGTATCCAATTGCCTCGGAATAAACACGTGGGATACTATAATTCAACACGAAATTATTCAATTGTTCTACCTGCTCACGAATATGATCAGGTTGATTTAAGGCATGCTCCAAAAAAATACCACGCATGATTATTTTTAAAGCGTCACAATCTTGATTGTCTATGACAAATTGTCCATTTGACTTATCATATACCCCGGCCCGAATACCATTTTGAATAATTTGCATGTTACCGGCTGAAAAAAAGGTACTGGATAATAATGAGTTCTCCCATTGGCCTTCCGTGGGATTTCTATAGGTAGCACATTGATTTGCGGGTATCTTATCGTACATTTGAAATAATGCTGTGGTATCAGGAGATTTGATATCTACTCTTCCATTAAATTGTCTACTCATATTAGCTATATACTATATAGATATAAATACTATGGTACAATTCTTCTTAAATATTTTACTAGAAATTACAATAATAGTTGTTGTTGTTGTTAGTATTGTTATTCTATTTTTCTGGATTTTATTTTATTCTCTACATTATTATATAATGACACCATTTCATAAATATACAATTTTTTTCACATTGGTAATTCTTATCATCTGGACTTTTATTTTGATATGGTTATTTAGAAAAATGTCAAGTACTTCAGCATGGCCACCTCTTGCCGGAACCTGTCCTGACTACTGGACAGATGTAAGTGCGAAATCCAATGGAAGTGAATGTACAATAAATGAAAATAACATGGGAGTGCCTGCTCTTGATGCCACAACCATAATGGACTTCAATACAGCACCCTATATTGGGTCGACAGGAAATTGTGGCAAATATACCTGGGCAAATAGTAAAAAGGTTGCGTGGGGAGGTATCAACTATGGAGTATCCAACCCTTGCCTAGTCAGTTCGTAAATAACGTTGATAGTGACTATTCCAACATCGTGTATTTTCTCAGTAATGCGTTTCATCTATTGAGAAAATATAAAAAGAATTTGTAATTATAATCATAATCACAAATCGTCGCACATTAAAATGGACCTAAATAATAAAAATTATTATTTGACACGTGAACATGAAACGATAAAACAAACCCCGAACTATTTGAAAAAAAAACACAAGAAGAACACTCGTTCATTGCTAAATAATGTGATTCGAAAATCATCGAAAATGCTACAAAAACAGTATCAATTGCCTACTCCTTCATTGCGAGGGGAATATTATTATACCGTTCACAATCTGATTATATTTTGTATAGGAATCATATTGGCTTTTAGCACACATATTGGTCATTTAGCAGTATGTTTGGTTGTAATTAGTATGGACGCATTGTCTGTTGTTGTTCTACAGGATTGTCCCCTAAGTTTACTAGAAGAAAGATATCTAAATACATCCTCTACGAGAGAAAGAAAAGATTTCATGTGTAGTTTAGGTGTTGGATATAATTGCGACCATCAATACGAAAAAATTATTGAACTCCTTATTAATGTGTGGTCTATATGTGCTTTGAAAATGTTTGTTATTATCCTACTTCGGTCATTCAATACCACCATTATCGACTACAATCATATCTATTCGTCATAGAGAATTGAAGAAGACTAATAAGGAAAATATCATACAATTATACCTCACCTTTATATATAATATATATTCGTACTTTATTTAATGAAAACAGAACAAGAGACATCCAAAAAGGAACAGGAACAAATACAAGAACAACAGGAGACCCCCACCACAAGCGAAGACGAATCTCAAACCTGGGTCAAACAGAATGAACGAAACAATGTCAAAGACACAATAGAATCCCTCAAAATGAACTACAAATCTTGGCTCACTATATTTGTATGTGTACTTATTCTCTCTAAAAATGACCCTGGAAAAGGGTTTTTATCGTTTGGGTTTATGGTCCTGCTTGCTTATTTTGTTCATCGAGCATCCCATGATAAACGTAATCTATTATCCATTTGTCATCATTATCATCACGAGAATAATAATGTGTTCTCTCATTTTATTCAGTATATTTTAGAGTTCTTGTCTGCCTGTATGAATTATGGAATTGAACTTATCTATCCTCTAGGATTACTCGACAATTGGGTTATTCTCTTTTTTTATTTTTTCTATACTACACTTCATAACATCAATTATTCAATTTTCCATGTGAATAAAATACACGAATATCATCACGAAAATATCAATACCAATATTGGTCCTGATATTTGTGATGTTTTCTTTCAATCCAAAAAGGATGCTCCCATAGAGCACTATCTGGAAAATACTGATCATTATATACCGAATATATTGTTTGGATTTATCATGGTCATTCTACTTCGACATTTCTATGAAAAGGAAGAATGGCGTCCATTGATGGACAAAATTGTACGTATTATAGTACCTTCCGCATTCATTATATTTATGGTCTCTTCTATTTATCTAGTAAAAATAGACCAGAAAGGAGCAATATACAATCCGTTGTTTATTACTTCTATCGATGATGCGAAAAAAATTATTCGTAATTACACAAAATTACAGGTATAAATATGTGATAGGAGTAGGAGTGTTGGTTACACAAATGTTACGAACAGTTTGTTTCTATTTTGATTGTTACTTACCTAGTTTCATTCTTTGTATCACCTCTTTTAGTTTGGCATGTAAATATTCATTTTGCTCCTGTAATGATTTCTTTTCATTTGTAAGTTTGTTTATTATGCTGGTATATTCTTCTATTTTCTTTGAATATTGAATCTCCATTTCTTGTCGAACTTTGTATTTTGCCGTTTCTATCTCTATTTTTTGTTGTCGTTTATGTGTTATTTCTCTCTTCTGTTCAACCACATCTGGTTTGTATTTCAATGTTCCTGGATCGTATTTATTCAACAACTTATCTATACGGTTTACAAAAAAATCATAGATTTCAACATCTTTTATGAAATCGTCCACTTTTAATGTGGAAGAAGTTTGGTATTTGTCTGATTGTTCCAATAACTCCTTTTTATCAAACGTATTATGAATATGAGAGAACACGAGTATTGTTTTCAAAGGGTCCATCTGAACAAGAGGAACCGTCCAGTTCTTTAAAAAGGCCTTCTCTTCGGCGAGCGCAGCCGTTTCATCATATCTACATGTATCTAAAAGTTTTCGACGAAATGCGAAAGTTGCCGCGGTGGCGTGATTTAAACCATATGGGCCAAAACAATACATCTGTTGGATGTGTTTAAAGTAAATAAACATTGCGCTCGACCCTGCTACTAATGTATGGGGATTTTTTTGTAATGTTTCTACAGCATGCGATACTCGTTCAGGTGGATAATAATCGTCGTCGTCCATATAAACAATGATATCACCTTTACATTTATCGTGCATCAAATTGCGTTTCTTTCCTAGCGACATTTTTGTGTCATAATAGTGGTATTTTACTTGAGGAATATCTGCTACCAAGTCTTGAATACTATCGGTTCCATCGTCTATTATAATCCATTCTATTCGTTCCAGTGGATATGTTTGTGATAAAAAACATTTTATAATGTAAGGAATGAATGGACGACGATTAAAGGTAGGAGTACATATACTGACAAATGGGAGCGACACATTTTCTATCATTGAACTCATTGGGTTGGGTTATATTGAATAATATATATATTTTGATTTACTTATACCATTTTACACCCTTGGTAATGTAAAACACATCAAAGTAGGTTATATCGTTTTTCAAGAATGATATAATAATTATAATAATTTGACATTTACAAGTCTTTTCTGAAATAATACAAACTATGAAAGAATATAAAAAGTTGAACTAACAAAAATAAACTTACTATATACCTCCATCGTGTAATTGAAATATATTGTTTGGAATAGTGAAATAAATTGTATAATATAATCAAACTAAATAAAATAGATATTCCTAAAAAAGATATACCTACAAAAAAAGTTATTACACGATCACTTGGAGAAGTGGTTTCTAGCAATCTTAACGATGCAAACGCTAATGTTGTTATTATAATTGCGTTGCTAAATGATGAATGTAGTATGTCTAAAAATTTATAAAGAGGTAGTTCCAATATATTTTTGGCCATTTTATATAATATGATATTTTTTTGTTTTGGGCAAAGTATTTTCAGCAAATCAAAAATGGACATTTTAAAATGTCCATTTTCTATTTCCCATTTGACTTTTGCGTAAACAAAAAAAGAAAAAAAGGGTTCAGAGCATAATGCTCACAATTCCGTTTTTGGATTTTTGAAATGAGAGCATAAGGGAAAAAATAGATTTTTAATAAAAAGTATTTAGGCATTTTTTTGTTATCATTATATATACAAAAATGATAACAAAAAAAATGCCAAATGATGCCACTATATATTATTGTAAAAAATGTGACTTCAAATGCTCTAAGAACAGTAACTATACCAAACATCTTTTAACACGCAAACATATAATGATAACGAATGATAACGAAAAAATGCCACACGAGAATAAAGAATCTGTTGATATATTTACATGTAATTGTGGTAATATATACAAATATAAATCTGGATTATCGAGACATAAACTTAAATGTAAAAATATCAACGGATTTCAATCTAATGAAAAAGAAAAAGAAACAGAACATGATTTTGGAAATAAAAATATAGAAATGCCACCGATATATTCATATACTATTGTATCAGAACTTATCAAACAAAACGAAGAGTTCAAAGAATTATTGATGGAACAAAATAAACATATGATGGAACTGGCAAGTGAATCCAAAATTATAAATAATACAAATAGTCATAACACTTTCAATAATCGATTCAATCTCAATGTTTTTTTGAATGAACAATGTAAAGATGCTATGAATCTTAGCGATTTCTTGAATAATATTGAGGTTAGTTTGGAAGATGTGAGCAACGTTGGGCGACTAGGATACGCAGACGGAATTAGTAGAATTATCATCAATGCGCTCAAAGATATGGATGTGTACGAACGCCCGATTCATTGTAGCGATATCAAGAGGGAGATAATGTACATCAAAGAAAATGATATCTGGGAAAAGGACGACGAGAGAAAATATCAAATGAAACGTGTGTTGAAACTTATCTCTCACAAGAATGTCAAACGATTATTGGATTGGAGGGAAGCGCATCCAGGATGGCTCGTATATGATAGCAAAGAAGAAGCCGAGTGTTTGCGTATCACAAGTGAAAGCATGGGTGGTGGTTCAGATGAAGAGAATGAGAGGCTATACAAGAAAATGATTCGCAAAATAGCACACGAGACACTTATCGACAAGAAATTAGTAGAATAGTTATATCCGATATCCGAAATAGTAAAAATGTAAGTTATGTCGTTTAATTTCTCCGAGGTGTAAAATGGGACAAACGTGTAAAACCGCGCGTTTGTATTAGTTGTTCCGTGTAATAATATACATATAAACATGATATTTAAATCAGGGTAACGTGACCTTTGAACCAAACTAATTATACATACACCATTTTAAAATTGGTGTTATATATAATTATATTATATATAATTATATTATAGATTATAACTTTTGATGAACTCTACAGTTTTTAACATGAGAGCTTTGAAGATATTAAAAGAACCAAAACCAGGTGAAAACTTAAAACTGGCTGTTTATCACTGGTTGACTGATAAAGATTCCGCACAAGAAACTTGGGGACACATTAGTGGATGGGATGTTAGTGAGGTTACTAATATGCGTGGTATGTTTAATGGTGCCAGTTCATTCAACGAAGACATTAGTGGATGGGATGTTAGTAAGGTTACTGATATGCGTGGTATGTTTAATGATGCCAGTTCATTCAATCAACCATTAAAGGAATGGGATGTTAGTGAGGTTACTGATATGTTTGGTATATTTAATAATGCCAGTTCATTCAATCAACCATTAAAGGAATGGGATGTTAGTAAGGTTACTGATATGCGTGCTATGTTTTATGGTGCCATAGCATTCAACAAAGACATTAGTGAATGGGATGTTAGTGAGGTTACTGATATGCGTGCTATGTTTAATAAGGCCAGTTCATTCAATCAACCATTAAATAAATGGGATGTTAGTAAGGTTACTGATATACGTGCTATGTTTAGTGGTGCCAGTTCATTTAACCAAGACATTAGTGAATGGAATGTTGGTAGTGTTACTAATATGCGTGCTATGTTTAGTGGTGCCAGTTCATTTAACCAAGACATTAGTGAATGGAATGTTGGTAGTGTTACTAATATGATTGGTATGTTTACTGGTGCCAGATCATTCAATCAACCATTAAATACATGGGATGTTAGTCAGGTTACCGATATGAGAGAGATGTTTGCTGGTGCCAGATCATTCAACCAACTATTAAATACATGGGTTGTTAGTCAGGTTACTAATATGAGTGCTATGTTTCTTAATGCCAGTTCATTCAACCAAGACATTTTTTTTAATGCCAGTTCATTTAACCAAGACATTAGTGAATGGAATGTTGGTAGTGTTACTAATATGCGTGCTATGTTTGCTGGTGCCAGTTCATTCAATCAACCATTAAATACATGGGATGTTAGTAATGTTACTAATATGACTGCTATGTTTAATAATGCCACAGCATTCAATCAACCATTAAACGATTGGAATATTGGTAATGTTTATGATATGAGAAATATGTTTGCTAATGCCACAGCATTCAATCAGGACCTTAGTAGTTGGAATGTTATGGATGTTAATACGGAAGATATGTTTCTTAATGTGAATATGAATGAAGGTTTCAAACCACAATTCGCGGTTCATAATGTACTTGAGGTTGAGGTGCATCGGGGGTTTGGCAAAATAAATGTTGCAGAATTAATTATGGTATTATCATCCAATGTAAATGATAAATTTACAACTAATATTGATATGAGGAATTTTATTTCTGATAAACTTAGATCATTTATTTCAACGATTGAAAATGTTGAACTAAGAACACAACTATCAAAACAACTTTTGGACATTTTTCAAATGCGGTTAAATGATCTTGAATATATAGATATATCTACATCCATGTTACAAGCTATTTATTATGCATTATTATATGTAGAAAAACAATCCCTCTCATTCAAAGAAGATTATATGACAGCGTTTGTTACAGATTGCGTAGGTGCTTATGAGGGTGAAGGACAGGCTGCGATGAGCTGTACATATGGTATATTGGAACGCATGGTGTTATCTTTGGTTCAAGCATGTGGGTTTCAGAAAAGTTCTGGTACAGAAAATGAAATTAAAGAAAATGAAATGTGTGATAGAATAACCGACATTATTGAGAATAATCGAGAAAAAATGATACCGATTGCTATTCAGGAATGGTACAAACTACATAGCACCACAGAAAGAAAGTTCCCCCCTGAAATGGAAAAAGTAGAAAAACAGGCAGATCTAAAAGCGTTTTTATTAGAAAGATTCCCAGGTAGCAGTGAATTAATCGAAAATAAGATTAAAGAAATTGCGGATAATATAGGATACGAGTCAGATGATTTTGCATATGGTGGAGGTGTAAAACGAAGACGAAAAACAAAGAAAACTAATACTAAAAAACAACAAAAAATGAATACTAAAAAAAAAAAAAAAAAAAAAACAAAAAAAAAAAAAAAAAAAAAAACAAAAAAAAAAAAAAAAAAAAAAAAAAAAAAAAAAAAAAAAAAAAAAAAAAAAAAAAAAAAAAAAAAAAAAAAAATGAATACTAAAAAACAACAAAAAATGAATACTAAAAAACAACAAAAAATGAATACTAAAAAACAACAAAAAATGAATACTAAAAAAAACAAAAAATGATTCGCAAAATAGCACACGATACACTTATCGACAAGAAATTAGTAGAATAGTTATATCCGATATCCGAAATAGTAAAAATGTAAAAAAAATGTAACAATATTTGTTGTATTTTTTGTTGGTATATTTTTTACTTATCTGTTTCCAAATGTTTGATTTGAATCAGTAATGATATTGATCCATCTTTTATAATATCATTTTCACTATACACTACATATTCATTTTGTATTTGATGTAATCGTCCATATCCTTCAATATGCCATTTATACTTTGTTTTTAGTTGGTCCAGTTGAATATTATTATCTACTATATAATCTTCAATATCTATTTTTAGATTTGTTCTTGAATCATTACATCTTTTACAACATTTTGTATATCTATTTATTCCGTGCCACGTTGTTGAACCAGCAGTATATTTCAGTTTATTTTCATCTGTTAATTCTACATTATTTGGATACAAATAAACCTCTATATGTGTTGATTCTTTTGGAATGGGTATTCCATGAAGTTCAATACTAATACTTGATGGATTATAAGGTTGTATTAGTATTTTATTATATGAATAAGGATATTTACTAAAATCAAGCATATTTTTCACCTTAATATAACTTGCTTTATCGTTTAAATATCCAAATTCATAAGTGGTGTGATTCATTGAATATACATCATCAGGGGAGAATGGCGATATTACATCATTTAATGTTTCTTCTGGAATTTGTGGTGGCAATATATTATTTTCAAATCCGTTGGTGTTATTGAACATCCAATTATAGAAAAATCTATCAATATTACAATGATGCATCCAGAATAATGGGTCATAAGCTGATAATGGAACATCACTCATATTCCCTCCTGGTCCTCCTATATAATCATGAAGGTTATTATGTGGAATTTCTAATGGATTAAACTCAATTAATGTTTTTACACCTTTGCACATTTAAAACGCCGATTTTAAGGCAGGTAATTTTTTAGTTTTCGTGTTCTATTTGATGGTTTCTTTACATATTTTTCTGTTCTATTATATGCTCCCTTAAATATATTTTCATATTTTTCTTTTGGTATATCTTTTATAACCTTTTCTATATTTTCTTTTAATTTTTCGTGTGTTAATCCATCTAACTTTTGTAATCTTGACTTTAACATACTGAAATAATTTTCAATTGAATTGGTAAAATGTTGATATGGAACTGCATATAATATATTATTATGTTTATTTACCAATTTTTTTATTCTTTCGTTTCTATGACTACTCGCATTATCTAAAATAATTAATTTATTTTTGAACTTTGTAGTTATATATTTCTCTAAAAACTCAATTAATCTATCTGTGTTTATTCCACTCTTTTCATATAACTCCCATCCTAAAACACCTTTGGTAGAAATAGCAAATATTCCAGTATATTTTTTGAATACTTCTTGACTTTGTGTTTTTATTACACATCTTTTACCAAGTTCATTATAACAATGGTTTCTTTTTTGTAATGATTTTATACTTGTTTCATCAATACAAATAATATCTTCCATTTTATATTTTTTCACTTCATCATAAAACTCTTTAATTTTCTTATTTATATCAATGTCCTTACCAAAACGCTTATTTGGTTCGTGTCTAATTCTTGTAATTTTCAAAGTAATATTATTATCATTTACTATTCGGTTCAAATGAAAACGACTTAATGTTAATGTAGGATATTTTTCTTTTAGTTTTTCAAGTAAATCCTGCATCGTAATAGTTTTATTTTTCTTTATTTCATCTAATATAAACTTCACTTGGTCTTTATGAACTTTATATGCAACAGGTTTTCGGTTATGTCTTTTTATTTCACCATTTTCATTATATTTATCAACCCATCTTAACAAACTTCGTGCAGAACATTTAAATATTTTACAAACTTCTTCCTGCGTTTTGTCTTCTGTTAAATAATATTCAACCGCAGATAATTTATAATCTTCGCTTTTATGAGTAGGCATTATATTATATAATAATTATATTATATGATATAAAAATTGGAATAAAAAAATATTTATAATAAATTATGTTTTATACTAAAATATACACTACATTATTGCCTGAATGGTTATACGACAACATCTTCATCTTCAACAATAAGAAGAGGTTTCTTTACCTTTTTCTTGATAATAACTTTGGTCTTTGGTTTTGGTTCAATTATGATTTCTTCTTCAATTTGTATTGTGTCTTGAATGACTTCATTTGTTTCAGTTGCATTTGAACTTGTTTCGGTTTGTTCTTCAACATCTCCTTTCACTTGTGCCTTTACAATACCTGTAATAAATTGTTGTGCTTGTTTTTTATTGTTTTCAATTTCTTTTTGTAATTGTTTGATAAGTGTATCATTATATTCACAATACTCAACAATCTCTTTTTGGCGTTCAAGTGATGGAATTGGGATTTTTAAATCTTTTAAATCTTTTGAATAAACATGTGGTTGTGCTGCTCCTGTTTGATTTTTATATATTATATCTTGTGTTGTTTTTAGTAAATAATACAGATAATTGTTGTCAATTATATTTTCTTTTGGTATTATTGAAAAGCAATCACTCGCCCATACTTTTTTATCATATTTACTAATAAACCCAGCATATGCACCACTTGAAGAACATAAAATACTATTTTCATTTGTATTATATTCATTGTGAAAACCCATCGGTTTTTGACCTCCACCAATAACAGGATATTCACCTTCAATTAATGTGTCTTTTTTTATTCCTTTTCCATTTTTAAAAATACAAACTTCTCCAAGTGTTTTCACCACATTCTCGCCAAATATTTTTTGATTATTCAAACAAAACTCGTTCAATTGCTTCAATTCCGCAATCTTCTCATTACTTGTTTTGTTTGCCTTTTCGTATATGAAATCTAAATATTTTACGATTTCTTGTTGGTGTTCAAGTGATGGGATTGGGATTTTTATTTGTTCTAATGATTTTTTGTTTAATGAACCATTACCAAGTATTCCTGAACCAAGTTTTGAAAAGTCATTAATAGTCAAATAGTAATATAAATATTTATTATTTAATACATCATTATTTTTACTTAATATTCCAACAATGGCTTCATTCGTATATAATGGATTACCCACAATTGCGGTTTTACCAATACTTAATTTAAATGAGAACAAAATTGTATCTTTCGCAAATAATTTTACACTGCTTTTTTGAACTCCCAAATTAGTTATTTTTTCTTTTGTATCATAAATATAACCTCCATTTAATTCTCTAACAGAAGCCCATAGATTATTTCCATTTTCATAATATTCATTTTTACTTCTTGAAGGTGTTCCTCCAATATCAAACTTACAAACTTCCCCAAGTGTTTTTACAATAACTCCTTCTTCGTATTGTTCTTCTTCTGTTTCATCTTTCATATATTCTGCATAGTTGAGCGAGTATGAATTGGATGCCAATTTTTCAATAGGCACTTCAACCAATAAATTCTTAATATCTTCATAAGGGTTAAAATCATAAAACTTGACTTTGGTGGTTTGATGTGTTTTTGAAAACTTGTAATCTCTACCAGTTTCTTTTTGTGTTTTTCCGATTTTAATTTTGGTTTCTAAAACATCTTTTCCTTCTCTCTTTTTCACAAAATAGAAGACACAAGTCTTAATACTTGTATAGGTAAATATACCTGATGGTAAATAGATAATTTCTTTCAAATCACAAGTTTTCAATAAATATTCTCTAATCGCAACTAATGTATTATTAGATTTACTGAATAAATCTTGTCCGTCAGGTAATACAACAGCACATTTACCATTAATCTTCAACATATAAATAATTGCTTGAATAAACAAGCTAACTGCATTATCTGTTTTGATAGGAACATAATCACTTTTCAATGGACTTTCAAAATCATCATATTTTAATCCCTTAATTCCAAATGGTGGATTTGCAAGAATATTATCAAACTTTCTTGTAATAGGAACACGAATGCTATCACCTCTATCAAATTTTTCAAACATATGTCCTGTTGAGATTAACATATTTGAAACTGCTAATTGATATGTATCAGGTTCTAATTCTTTACCATATAATCCTTCATTCTTAATAAAATCCCAATCAAGTTTAATATTTTTATTCTTTGCTTGTTGCATAATATTTTGTAAATAGGTGATTAAGAACCCACCTGTTCCCATTGTAGGGTCTCCACAAGTATCTATTTTTCCATCAGGATAAATTTGAGGGTCAATAAGTTTTACCATCATTTTCTTAACTAATGGTTGCGTAAAGAATTGTCCCAACACTTTACCAGTCATAATATCTTGAATAACTTCTTCATATGCATTACCTAACACATCGTATTCTGTATTTGTCAGGTCAAGTGAGTTCAATTTATCAATTAATTTTTTATAGGTAGATTTATGTTGAATATCAAACCCTTTACCCTTCAAGAATATATTTTTTGTAGTAGGATGATTTGATAAGATGTCATCCCATAAATACTTCATATTAACAGGAATATTATCTTCTTTTTCGTTTGAAAGATTTGTGAAACGAACAATTTCTAATAATTTATTTTTATGTTTTTCAATCATTTCATCTTCAATATGAGTAAAATCATATTCATAATCGTCAATATTAATTTCACCTTCAAAATGAGGTTCAAGTAATTTTAATATTAATAAATGAGACATAGTTCTTAATGCTTTTTCACCAGTTAAGCCTTCATTATCTCTCAATATATTCAAACAATTTTTGAATACACTAATGAGAGTTGTTTTATTATCCATTTTAGAAATATTTGTTTGACTAATTTGTTGCATTTCAGTTAATGTTATACAAGGTGCTTTCTTACTTTGATGTCTTGTGAAATCAATTTTTTGATTAAACATCTTTTTACACAAATCGCAGGAATATTGTTTTGACATTGCCATATATAGTTATATAAGATAATATTTCTTTATATTAAATTAAATCAATTTTTTATAATATTATAAAAAAAAGGATTTTTTACTTAATTATTCCTAAACATTTATATAATCCAAAAATTACAAAATAACACCCATTTTCTTTTTCTTATTTGTGATAGTAATTATATCTCGCAAATCCTTGACATTATAGTATTCAACCCATAATCCATTTGGTGGAAACAATTTGTCTATTTTAACCAATTCATTACTTACAATTAATAAATCCAAATAATGTTTTTTTATTTCAGGATACAACAATAAATACTCACCTACTTTATTTTTACAAGTTTCCAAATCATAATATACTCGTTCAATACTTAAATATTCTATCCAATTTGTAAATTGTCCTTTGAATGTTATTTCAGGTTCTTTGGATAATCTATTATATCTTTCACATAATTCATAATAACTTTCTTTACTTTTTATATTTTTATCAGCAATTATTTTTCTTGCTTTTTCATATGTTGTAGCAAGTGCAGTTCTTTTTATTGTTTTTAATCTTAATTTTTGTGTTAATTCATCGTCATATTCACCAAACTCATCAATCATTTCTCTTTCTTCTTTTTCTCTTGGTTTTGGTTTCTGTTTTTCAATCTCAATTCTAAACACCTTGATTTTTTGAGTAATAGTTTCATCTTCTAAACCCATTTGGTAAATAACTTCTCTTACCTTTTTCAAATCAGGATTTTCATTATTTTCTAACCAGTCATCTCTATTCAAAATTGGTAAGATGATTTTGGTTTTTTTATTTATATCATTTTTGTTTTTTCTACTTGCTCTTAATGCCGATTGAACGATACGGATATTTGATGTCATATTTTCAGCAAATACAACACCATCCAATAATGGAAAATCCCATCCTTCGCCCAAACAATAGACACAAGTAATTATTCCAAACTTCGCCTTTTCAAAATTATTTATTATTTCTTTTTGGTCTTTTGATTTCATTTCACTATGGTAATTTGAATAATACAAATCAGGTATATCAAAGTAACTATCATCTAACAGCATTTTTATATATTGAATTAATTTCAACGAATTATCCTTGTTATTTGAATATATCAATAAATGATGTGAATGTCCGTCAAATATGCTTTTCAAAGATGCAAACGCACTCAAAAACAACCTCTTGTCATTTTCTTCTATAATATGAAATCTTGATAATTGTTGTTCTAATTGTTCTTCATTTGTAATAATGGTTTGAATAACATAATCACAAATAATATTTTCATTAATCGCCCATAGCAAACATTTTCTATCAATTATTTCTCCAAAATATTCAACATTATCATTTGAAACTACAATACCATCATCGCACATACTTTCCAATTGTTTAAGTGTAGCAGTTAATGATAATTGTTTTACAGATGGAATGTTTAACATTTGAATATATTTTTTTGTAGTGTGTGCTAAACGCATATTATTTGTAGTTAAATGATGAACCTCGTCTAATATTTTCATACCAAATACAAATCTCGTATCTTGTGTTGCAGTATATACTTTATGTGCCGATGAATATGTAGTTATTACAATACATTTTTTTTGATTATTTTCTAAAAATCGCATTATATTTTCAGTATCTACACCACCTGAAACAATTAAATACGGAACACTTTGAAACAAAACACAAATAACTTCTTCCCATTGTTTCAATAATAATTTATTAGGAACACCAATAAGAATAGTATTTGAGTTTAGTTCTTGTGTAATCCATAATGAAATTAGAGTTTTTCCTACTCCACACATTAATATAAGCATACCTTTATCGTATTGTTGAAAATGTATAACTGACTTTCCAATAATAATAGTTTGGTCGTTTCTTGGTATGTAGGAAACAATTTGTTTGTTTGTTCTCTTGGATTTTAGTATATGAATTAATGATTGAATATTTATTTTTTTGATAGTTTTTCTTACTCTGTTGCATCTTACTAAATCACTAATTTCTTGTTTGGATAATTTTTTATATTTAATTCCAAGTATAATTAGATAAGGTTCAATAAGAGTAATAATTTTTTTTTTGTAAAATTCAGTTCCAGCATCATATTTAACATTTAATTCACGAAACTCATTTTGTAATAAGCGTTCAACAATTCCCATTTTTTCAATAGGAACTTCAAACACCGCTTCAAAATATCCTCTCTTAATCTCACCAGTAGCATATTGTGTATCCCTTTCAGGAATATTATTTGCTTTACCCATTTTACACGCATCATCAACATCATACGATGGATGATTTCTAACATAAATATATCCGTTAGTTTGGTTCATTTGATAAAGTTCATATAAGTTATGTAATAATATAATTATGAAATTATAAATCAATTTTTTATTATATTCAGGAAATAAAATAAAAACTTTTAAGAAAATCGGCGTTTTAAATGTGCAAAGGTGTAATATATTATTAAATAACGTATTTGAACTAAAAGTAGGATATCTTTCCGCATACAAAACATTGTTAAGCTCTTTGTTTATTACATCCAATTTTTGTATTTCTGTTAAGTTTTTAGGTGTTAGAGATCCATTTCTTTGTACAGTTTTTTTTTCTCCTTTTGTATCAAAATAATACACATTCTGGGGTGCTAATGGATTTTCAATTGTTATTTCTTGATTATCAAATAAAATTGTTATATTTGTTTCGTTCATAAAAGAGTAATCAGTACCATTATTTTCTAAAAATAAGTAAGGTAAAGTTATATAATTATCACCGTTCGAAGTATTATATTTATTCAATAATAATTCAAACTGATAAATATAAACTGTATGAAAAACAGCAAACTTGGTTTGACTATGAGCACAATAAAATGGTTCATCTGGTGTGTTTCCAATTTTTTCAACAATTGCTGGGTCAGTTGGACATTTTACACCTTTATCATCTGGTTTAAATGTATTTCCATGAATACCACATATTCTAGACCAATCATCTGACAATTGAAGATTTCTTAATGCATGAATAAAACGACCAAACTCACTTGGGTAAGTTTCTTTCAACGAAATAATATTTCTACGTACATATTTTTTTTCGACTAATTCCATTTATACTATATATCAATATAAATATAATAATTTTTATATTGATTAACATGATATAATTATATTTATTGGTTCTGTTTTACACTATCGGAAAAGTTTTTATATATTATTTTTTTGCAATAGCTTTTGTTACAGGTGCCTTAGCCGAGGTCACATTCGCGATCGCAGGTGTCGTCGCCGTCGTAGGTGCGACTGGTGTTGTAGATACAACAGTTTTGGCAGGCGGTGGAGGAAGAGGTGTCTTAGTCGAGGTCACATTTGCACTCGCGGGTGTTGTCGTCGCCATCGTAGGTGTGATTGGTGTGGTAGATACATCAGTTTTGGCAGGCGGTGGAGGAAGAGGTGCCTTTACATTTGTACTTGCGGTATCTTGTGGTGTATCTCCAGGCGCGCAAGTTAAAACATCGTATAGTTCATATACAAATGAAAACAAATCCATAAAAGAACTACATGTTCTTTTTTGTTGTTCAACTCCAGCAACTCCACTTGTAAGCATGGATGATGGACTCACCTTGTTAGTATCGTATAGTGTTGTAAACATGAATAAAAATAAACAAACTACGAATGATATTACTCCACCCATTGTTCCAAAGAATTTATTCGCATCTACAATCAAGTATAGAGATATAAAATAGATGAAAATCCAAAACTTATTTTTGAATAGGTCGATAATGGTTTTAAAGATTCCGTATTTTTTGCTTCGGTCATTAGCATATTCTCCCTTGATAAATACACTATAAGGGATGATAGAAAACAATATACCAATAATCAACGAGAGAGCCATACATATAATTGGCAATATACCACTGAATAGAGCCAGTATTGAAATCCAGAATGGCAGAATAGCATCTAAAGTAAAGAAGAAGAATGGACTGCTATCCCACTTTTTCGATTTTGATGGATCCGATGACATCATCTTACTGACTTTTTTACCATATAATAAAGGCAAGTTGAAAAACCATTGTTGTATCAAGTTCCACATATTATATACTGGGACAACTACCAATATGAATAAATAAATGAAAGGTGAGAAGATGACTTTTGCCCAGTCAGGTAGAGTGATATTGACATAATTATACATCTTAGTAGTCAATATAAAATGATATTGAACGGCCATCGTCATAATGGTTCCTAAAAAATTAAAGACAGGATTGGAAATAGAGTTATTCGGGTTCGTCATTAATTTCAAATAATGAAAGAAACGATTTTTATTCATCATTGTCATGTTTTCGTCGAGTGGAAATACTATTTTAGTAGACTTACTTTTAGCCAAGTTGATTTCTCCTTCATCATTGGTAACCTCAATTGAATTAAAATCTACAATCGTTTCCTTTATTTTCGTTTTTATGCTAGTAAATGGTTGTTTATCTCTACATACTGGCAAAATGTTGGCTTGTGCAACCCTTGATGAATATATGACAACTCCCCCAATAATAAATAATACGATAGCCGTAACGACTTTTTTAAGAATAGCAACAACAAATCCTTTAATATCATATTTTTTTGATTCATTTACTCCTTTTTGTCCCGATTTTTTCATTTGTATAATTGTAGGTTTTGATTCACTTGATCCTTTTCCCAATAGACTACTACTTTTACTACTTACTTTACCTAAGGGATTGTTTAGATTCATAGATAATAATTAAAAGTGAATAGTTTGTATTACTATAATTCAATATTATATTTTTTGATATCAATCCAAATTACATTTTTCGTGAAATATCATAACAAATCATAAAAATAGTCATCCAGTTCAAATTATTTTATACATGTATAGTAGTTGTATTCGTTCTACTATGAATTGTATATTTGATAAGAAGTCTATTCTGTTCATTTTAGTCATAATTGGAATATCGATGTATTTTTGGGTAACCAAACTAAATAATGATGTCGTAGAAGGACTAAAACCACTAACAAACCAAAATATCGACTTGCCCATCACAACAACATATGTTCCCTGTAAAAATGTATGTGGTCCGATTGGAACCTGTGAAAATACAGGTAACCAATGCGTTAAAGATACGGACTGTAAAGGTTGTATCAATAATAATGGAAACAAACCAGAGCCTTCACAAAAAAAATATCTGGGTTACAACAGTAGTGATGTAAAAAATAATTATCGAGGTGAAACTAGTGAAAATGATAATATTACTCCTTTACAGAACAATCTAGAAACGAGTTTGGTAAAAAATGCTTCACAAATAGAGAAAAATCAAAATAGTATTCCGCCTCATTATAACAAAGGTCACAGTACATGGACGTATCCTTATAATATTGGTATGGAACTATTTGCCAAAAGAGAAAATCCTAGGGTCAATAATTATGTAAAGTATACAAACAAATATACATTGACTGGAGATTTTGTAACCAACATGCCACCGTCGTATAATTCATAATTGGGTAATATGAAAAAAAATCTAATATAATATCATATGTGTCATATGATATCATATAGTAGTTATAGTAGTTATAGAAAAATCATGTGATGGGATAAATCATACTAACCATGTCATCATTCTGAGATGCTGTATTTTGTTAAATATTTTTCCATTCGGTTGATATCAAGTTGATTAATGTCATAATCTTCGTGTAATATGTTGATAATATTTTCATCGTGTTCTTGTAATATTTTGGTAAAAAATGAATAAATATCTTTTTTGTCCATATCCAACAGCTGGCACAAGTTTTGAATAAAAACTGAATTATTATATTCTGTGGAATATTTTGTTAATATTTTTGTAAAACGTATTTCGGATATTGGTTTTAATGTATGCTTATTGCGTGTATGTTGATGTATAATATGATTTGTTTTAAAGGTTTTAATCAAAGAACTCATTTCATTGAATTGCCAAATTTGTTTTTGAAATGTAATTCTATCAATATAATCAGCAAAACAAGTATTATTCAATATTTCTAAATACAAAGGAATGGCTTCGGTATTGGGTATCTTAGAAATGACATCTATTATATTTTCATGCCATAATAACGCCACGATAGTTCGATCGGCCTCATTCATGACCTCATTGTGTTGACCCATTTTTTTTTCTTTGTATATAATTTCTTTCGTAATTTTTTTAGAATCTTCATTATAATTTTTTGTGTGAAATATATTCAGAAATTCACTAGTATCATCTAGAATGATACTAGGATTGTCGCAATATAATGTGTATAATAAATGTAGTTTACGCAAGTCAGATTGAATAAAAGTAATTACTTGTTCGTGTTGTATATCATTTAATTTTGGCATAACTTGTTTTACTATTTTACTTATTTCTGAGTTGAGAGGAACGGATATTTCTAATGGTTTACATACATTCATGAGTTCTTTGATTTTTTTTTCGGTACAATAATCTCCAATACATATGACTGGACACGAAGTAGTATCTTCCTTTCGTTGTTTTTTTGTTTTCTTTGGTCGTATTAGTTTGATGAGAGAATTGATTCCACCTTTGTCTCCCGTATTCATACCGTCAATTTCATCCATAACAATGACAATTCGTTTTTTTTCTTTTTTGAACAAACTAAGAACATTGTGAGTGGACATATTTCGTTTTGTAAGGTTTTCAATTACATTTTTATTTCTTATGTCTCCAGCATCATAGTAAATTACATCGTAGTTTAGTTTTTTCAAAGACGATATTACAAAATGTGTTTTTCCTACTCCAGATTTCCCATAAACATAAATACCCTTTTCATGGGATAAATCGTTTCTATTCTCGTAGCAAGAATCTAAATAATTATGGAGTGTATGAAATGATACTTCTCTTTCATATATGTTTTTAATATCAATATCATCTGGTATGATATCTACACCATTTGTGTGTATTTTTTCCATTTTATAATATTTTTTACTTTATGATAATCCGGTTTTATATTTAAACCAGATTGACATATAATATTTAAGTTTTTGTTCGCTCGTTTTTTTACGCACATATATTCTATTACATACACACCTAATAATGCGAATGCTAATGTTAATATACATAATTTGTTTCATGTAGTGATTTACCAGTATTTTCTTCATCAACATATTCTCCAATAGCCGCAAGTCCATTGGCATTTGCGCGATGTAGTAACATATTTTGAGCCGCATCTACGTTTGCTTCATCGCCTTTCCATATTTCCATGACACTTGATTGAAGTGCTCTTCCATAAGAAAATGTTAGATACCATGGACGAAGACCCTCTACTTTGTTAATCTCGTTCAGAGCAATACTCGCTTCGATTTCTGACATTCCGCCAGACAAAAATACGACACCTGGCATACTGACCGGAACTGCTTGCTGTAATGCGTTCACAGTAAGTTCTCCTAATCGAACACAGTCAAGCGCTTCCCCTGACGACACACCTGGACGTATCATATTGGGCTTCAATAATGTACATTCAATATCCACGTGATGTCTGACTAACTCGCGATAGACCTGACTCAATACATTGACCGCAACTTCGTGGGATTGTTCCATACTATGGGTTCCATCCATCAGTATTTCAGGTTCTACAATGGGAACTAATCCATTATTTTGACTAATGGAGGCATAACGCGCTAGAGTCACTGCATTTTCATGAATAGACAGTTCGGAAGGGAGATTTTTATCCATGTCCACTTTTAAAACAGCGCGCCATTTCGCAAATCGGGCTCCCGCATCGTAATATTGTTTACAGCGAACATCCAAATCATCCATGCCTTGAGTAACCGTTTCGTCGTGTGTTCCATATAATGACTTTACACCCTTATCTACCTTAATACCAACGACGATATCGGCGTCCAACAAAGGTTGAATCAACCGTTGACCATCAGGACCTACATCAAGTAAGGTCTCTTCAAAAGTAATCACGCCGCTAATGTGTTTATTCAGAGATGGTGTTGTGAATAACATGTTACGATAAGCATATCGATTTTCATGGGTATTTGTTAATTGAATACTATTGAAACGTTTTCCAATGGTTCCAGAGCTTTCGTCTGCAGCGAGAATCCCCTTTCCGGAGGTGCAAATCTTCGCAATCGTTTGTAATTGCTCAGTCTTATTCATCTGAATACTATTAAATAATACTATTTATATTAGTTAGTTATTGTTTGTATTACCAATATAATATATTTAGTAAAATTATATTGTGTAAAGAGGAATGTGTGAACTACAAAAACCTACTGAAATGAGTGACGCCACGAAATACTCTTTTTCTAAAATAATGGAACGTGGTGATGTATTGACTTACTATACGTGTCCAGCTAAATCATCGAATAGTAAGGACCACAAAGCAATCCTTGGATATTATGATAAAGTATTGACACAAGAAAAGAAGGACAAAAAATGGCGGTGGGTATTTGATTGTGATGGTTTTGATGAGAGACATGCCTGTCAAACTAGTCTAGCTTATGGTATCATTAAATTAATCAATGAGAAACATGGTGAATCTTTAGTAGAAATCAAAATTATGAACTATACCTGGCATGTTCAAGCGATGATAAATGTATTGTGGCCATTTTTAGGAAAAAAAATGCGTTCTATTATTGTTATTGATAAGGAAACCAAAAATAAAAAGAAGTAATACATCTTTTGAGAAATATATTCGATTAGAGTTCTTCCGAGTTGTTTTGAGTATCTATATGTAATACCCGATGAACATTTTCAAAAAATATCTGCTCGGAATGTTCCTTCCATATATCATACTGATTGCCTAATTGTATCTTCATTACAGTATCAAACATTCTAGATGGTTTATTTTCAACACTTCCTCTATTCCAAGATATGTAAAAACCTCTACCTAAAAATCCCGAATTGTCAGGATGATTGATCTCTTTAGGAAAGTCATTATTCTCATTGAGTTTCCAATATCGTTCTTCCAGCTGTTTTGATGTAAGTGATAGATAACGTTGGTCGCATTCAATACGTATTTGTTCTGTTCTTGACATTTTATGAATTAGAGAACGAATAGTCACAAATATATGTTATTACTCCAGGTAATAACATATATTCAATTTTTTTTTTTTTATTATATAATATACTATAGATTTCCAAAACGTCTTGTCATTATGTAGCATAAACAAGACCAGCATTGCCACCAATAAACTTCACCATGTTATACCGTTCTTCAAACATATATAAATTAAAGTTGTAATCGTATATCCTCCATGTCGGTTTATTAATGCCTACAGGGTTACCACTTGCTGGGTCACATATAACAATAGACTGGGCTAAAGGGTCCAAAGAAGGAATGACTGTATTAAACTCCAGTTCAACATTGCGAAAAACACTCATATTAATTGCTCCAGAAGGTTGTAAATCAAACGGTGAAGAGTTTATTCCGAAATTATAACAATATAATCCATCAGGGGCATTTCCAGCAGTTCGGGTATATTTCTCAATATAATCATATACTCCTACTGGTTGGGTATTTTCTCTATAAGAACCATCTAAGATGATGGCCATATCGAGTAGAATATTTTTCACGTTTTCTATATTGTATATACCGGTAGTAAACCATCCAGTCATGGTTCCATTGGCATTTACGCCAGGACCAATATATAGTGGAACGGTGCTTCCATCCGGGTTGGTTCTAACAATTGGATAGGCTTCTGGATTCGATATTGTAGATGAATAAGTCGATGCGGGTTCAATATCGTACGGTAAATAATCGTAGGGCCAGTTCGTATAATTACTCCATTCGTTACGTAAGTTGGCATCACTTCGCTGAAAATAAAAAAGAAAACTAGAAATCATTCCTAAACTCTCGAGGTCTATTTTATTTGCTCCAGTTACATTGTAATAAATCTTTTCTCGTACTTGTTTAAATAAATAATTCTGCTCCTGTAAAGCAAACAACCGAGATTCTTGATTGGACAAAAAACAATAGGTACAATTCAAATGAATGTCTGCGTTCCATTGAGTACGAGTATCTGTATAGGATGTACTCGTAAGTTCTGTGTCTGGCGGAGACTGAAGGAAACGATGAAACTGCATATAATATTGATTGAAATTAGGCGCAATATAAGGATAGTTGTTTTCTCTGTCATATACATCACGAATCTTAAATAATTCCTGAATAGGGCGCATGGTCACATTGATATGAAGTTCATTATACTGAAGCGCGATGAGTGGAAACGCCATTTGACTTTTCAAGTTGAACCATGCGTTCAATGGAACATATAGTGTTCTTCCGCGAATAGAAGGTTCGGAACCAGTGGGATTTGTGCTATATAATGCATTCGGATAAGTATTTACACGAGCGCCAGAGTTCCCAGGACTATTCAGCTCTGGAACATTACCTATCATTTTGTCGAATAATTTCTTCTTTGTGTCAGAATAGTCGCGTTGAACCATGGCTAACAAATACGCACCTGAAAACTCCTGGATTGTTTGATTGCCACACGTAATAGTAATATTAGATATCATCTGCGCACCCAAGTTATCAATCCATCGATATTCATAAGGTATCCAGCCACCAGTATTATTGGCGGTTGATTCCGGGTCTGTTAAAGGAGGAACAATAGGAGACCATATATTAGGTAAGTCAATTGACAAATAACAATCCATCAATAAATCCGCATATCGAGGTATTTTGAATGTGAACTTGGATTCTTCGGATAAACGCAACGTTTTAGAACCATCAAAATCAACTCGGAACTTTTGTAGAGCGAAGTTAGTGTATTTTGCGAATGTTGTTTTAAAAAATGTTTTACTAGGATTTCCATTTAATAATATATTTTGTTGGCCTTCACTTACTAATTGTAATAGTCCACCTGCCATATGTTTAGTTAATATATATAGACATTTATATTTAATTCAATAATAAATATATTATATTATTATAGTAATTAATCTAGTAAATAATATGATAAACAACCAAAATCGCAAAATACTACTTATTATATTCGGTTTATTCCTAGTTATCATTAGCATTCAATATATTTATTATCGTTATAATCGACGTATGTCAGAAGGAATGACAAATAAAGGTTCCGACTCGGATACCCCAGGATGCGATACTATGGAAGCACTCTATCCAAATGGGAGAAAATCGTGTATCAATTCAGTGAATGTAGAAAATGAAAACTTCCAGTATCCATTGTTAAATTATTATATACAAACAGCATATAACGCGTGTAATACTGGTCCTTACCAAGACGGTTATGTATCGTTGTGTGCCCTTAAAGAAATACTGCGTCAAGGTGTAAGAGGTTTAGACTTTGCCATTTATTCGATAGATGATCTTCCTGTGGTATCTTCTTCCACCACCGATAATTATCATATTAAGGGTACATACAATACTGTTCCCTTTTTAGATGTCATGAAAACACTTGTATATTACGCTTTTGCGGGTGAAATGGTTCCAAATCCGAATGACCCTATTATTATTCATTTACGTTTCAAAAGTACGAATCAAACTATGTATGGTAATTTAGTAAACATATTCAAACAATTCAATGACTATTTGTTAGGACCTAAATACAGCTATGAAATGAATGGAAATAACCTTGGAAACTCACTATTGAAAGAGTTTATGAAGAAAATTGTGATTATTGCCGACAAGAGTAATGACACATTTGCGGATACAGAAGTCGACGAATACGTAAACATGACGAGCAATTCAGTATTCATGCGAGAATTAACAGATTATGATGTGAAAAATACACCTGATTTACAAGAACTACAGACCTATAACAAACGTGCGATGAGTTTTGTTACACCCGATAAAGGTATTGCGGACCCATCAAATCCTAGTGGAATTATTGGCAGAGAATCTGGATGCCAAATGATTGCGATGAAATATCAGACAAAGGATGTTCATTTAGAAGATACTATCGATTTCTTCTGTACAAATGGTAGCTCTTTTGTTTTGAAGCCAGAACACTTACGAGATATTCCGACAGTTATACCTGATCCTACCCCCCAAAATCCGACACTGTCTTTTGCAACACGCACAAACAGTACAGTGATTCCTGGATTGGCCATTCAAACCTAAATTATAATAATAATGTTCACGAGATTTATTTTGTCTATTATTATTATATACGTATCAAATATTATGACTAATAAACTATGTGATAGAGGTATGACATTTCAAGATTGTGAACTTGCGATATTAAGAACTGCTGTGGACCAAGCAGAAGAAAAACAAGGAAAAACGATTGTCAACTCACCTGATGTGAAAAAAATGATATCTATTGTGGAAAACTTTATACGACGAAAAAAATTAATATGTTACGGAGGGACTGCTATTAACGCTATTTTACCTAAACAAGACCAGTTTTATAACAAGGACACTGAAATTGCGGATTATGATTTTTTTAGCACAAATGCGTTAGCAGATGCGAAAGAATTAGCCGATATTTATTTTAAAGAAGGATTTGAAGAAGTCGAAGCGAAATCGGGACAACATCATGGTACATACAAAGTATTTGTTAATTTTATTGGTATGGCTGATATCACACAATTACATAAGGATATTTTCAAGACATTGAAAGAAACCGCAATCAGTGTTGCTGGTATATTATACTGTTCTCCCAATTATTTACGTATGTCAATGTATCTGGAGTTGTCTAGGCCATCTGGGGATGTTAGTAGATGGGAAAAGGTTCTGAAACGTCTAACATTGTTGAATAAACATCATCCTTTAAAAGGCGATAAATGTAATACAGGTGACTTCCAGAGAGAAATGGAAACTATTACAGATGATACAGATAAACGGAAAATATATGATACACTTCGTGATACATTTATTGACCAGGGGGTTGTTTTTTTCGGCGGGTATGCGATGTCCATGTATCGTCATTACATGCCTAAATATTTACGTGAAAAAATAGTTCAAACCCCGGATTTTGATGTGTTATCCGAGGAGCCACATAAGACAGCCACAATTGTAAAGGAACGATTGAAAGATAATGGCATTAAAGATGTAAAAATTGTAAAACATAATTCAATTGGTGAGATTGTGGCTCCTCATTACCAAATAATAATAGGGAATAGTGACACTGTTGCGTTCATCTATCAACCGATTGCTTGTCATAGTTATAATATAGTTAATATTCATAATGAAAAACTAAAGATTGCTACTATAGATACCATGTTAAGCTTTTACCTGGCCTTTTTGTATTCTGGAAGAAGTTATTATGACGACGAGAGAATAATTTGTATGGCCGAATATTTGTATAAAGTTCAAGAAAAAAATAAATTACAACAGAAAGGGGTGTTGAAACGGTTTAGTTTGAATTGTTATGGTCATCAAGAAACTATTGAGGAAATGCGCGCAGAAAAAACCCGCAAGTTTGAAGAATTAAAAAAAGATAGACGTAGTGCCGAGTTTGAAGAATGGTTTTTACGGTTTCGTCCGGCGGAACAATCAAAACGAGAAGAAGAAAACAAACAATCTAGAATAAAAGAGAAAGAAAAAAAAGAGAGAGGAAAAAAGAGAGAAAAGTCACACAAAGGAGTCAAAGGTGTCAAAGGAAAAACACTTAAACAAAAAACAAAGAAAATAAAAAAAAAACTCCCCAAAGGCAATAAAAAAAACAAATCAACACGTAAAGAAAAAAACCGTTTTGCTCACTTGTTATGATTCTTGATAACGGCATTGTTCACGAAAGACAAATATAATTAATAAACTGAAGTTTTCCGAAGTTTATAAACTTTTTATAGAGTAAATAAATACCAGGATATTTGTTTTTATTTATTATCATTTTCTCAAACGAAGAAACAAGATAGATATAATATATTACAAACCATTCTATTACACATTTTATAAATAGAGTGTCATATACATTATAATCTGACCATTTCGACAAATAACGACACATGGACGTGGAACTTCCTTTCATAAAAAACAATTGTGTATCTAAAGCGCCTTTTAATATTCGATGAAAGTTATTTTTTTCATTTTTCACAGAAATACTGTCTGTTATTTTACCCCATCCAAATAAATCAATATACAATCTTTGTTTATTATTTCGAATGGGTAATTTATAAGGAGTAATCCCATCAATATATTTATTCTTATATATCATTTTCCCATTAATGATATATGGTAAAAAACTCGAACGTTTCATTGTTTCGTGTAGATCATCCGCATTTGTATACGTAGATTTTATAATTTTACGACGTGTTTTCACGTTATAATAAGAACAATATAATTTTTTGGACAATCCTTGTAACAACTCTTGGGTTAATAAAGGACGCATTCTCTCAAAATAAATGTCAATAATATTTAAGTTGTGATTTGTTTTTACATGACATAGACTTTGATGATACATATCTACACCATATTCTAATTTATCCGTAAAGTACAGTAAACCACATAATGTACTTACGCTACACGCAGAGATTGTATCTACCTTTATATATTTTCTGTCCTCCATTTCTTTGAGAAACATTAACGCTCCTATTAAATAACTTCCATTAAAAGCTCCACCATCTAATATTAAATCAATGTGTACTGGTTGTTTTTGGTTGAGTATCTTGTCAGGCAACACTTCTATTAATTTATTAATATAAGTTTCCATCAACGAGGTTATAAATAATTCTATTTGTTATTGATAAATAAGATTATTTTTTACACGAACAAACATACAGATTACGGTCTAAAACTTACCGAAATGGTTGCTTACTTTGAATAGCATATAGTATAACATTCCAAACAACACGCTGGTAAATAAATATCCGTTCAACTTCATATTTCCATCCATGGAAAACAAAATCGGGAAGAACTTGAGTAGCGTTTTCCTAACAACAGGCATCTGAAACAAAAAATAAAGGACGGCTATTAATATAGGTACTTGGATTTCATCGTATAACTTGTCCAGGTTATTATACGAGTTTTCTTGATTTTCATACTGGTGAAGAATATCAATGTTATTTTCTTGCTCGGTAATATAATCATTAGTTGAAGCAGGTGCGATATAATCATTTTGAGCTTGAGGATCTTGACTAATATCATTCGTATTCTGTGGTATATCTCGGGAAGCCAGTTGTGTAGCACCACCCTGTCCCGCATGTTGTAACCCTGAAACTATTTGTTGAATAGTAGCTTCATCGAGCGACATTTGTTTATCGTCTATTGCACCTACATTACTACCAGGTGCTGGTGCTGTTGTTGAATTAGGAATACTATGTTCATTTGTAGAAATGGTAATATTACCTCCTAAATCACCTCCTCCACTAGGATTTGTAGGTAAAGAAGTTATACTAGTTGTATCCGACATATAAATAGTATAAAGAATGATGATTTTTAATATTTACGCAGAAATATAAAATTTAAATTATTCAAATGTTACATAGGGTTTTTTAGAACGACACGTTGTTGTCATTGTGTTAAAATTATAACATTTAGAATTATGAATAAATGTTTCCTCTTTGATTTTTTCTAAACTCGGAGCATAAAACTCGATACAATTTTTCCCATTACAGACTGTTTTGAAAAAAGTGGCCAGTCCAAATCCAAGCAATGCCGACATAATATATTTACCGTTCGCAGTATGTAATAATTTATCTACTGCTGCCATTTATTTGTATTCGAACTTATATAGTATCTAAAGATTATACTATTCTTGAATAGGGATTTCTTTTATTTTATCCTTTTCGTCAGGACATTTCAGTTCATTAGCAGTATATTCATAACAAATATCGGCTTTGTCTTTGTAGTGAACTTTACCGACATTATCGGGAGTAGGATAGACTACTATTTTTTTCACTTCGGGTCCCCATAAATACACTACTAACAATCCGATTACAAAACTCATAAAAAAAACTGGGAAAGACAGGTATTTGAAAAACATATATTGGACGCTATACTATACTATACTATACATATAATATTACATATATCTATCCAAAATCTTGGTATCACTTGTATTGGTATATCTATACACTTTCACTAGAATCTGTACTATAAGGTTCTTTAGGCGGAGGCGGCTTGACCATCATGTCGGAGGAACTACTGTCGTTTTGAACACGATTACCGATTGATGGTAATTCTTCTGGGGGTATGATACCTAGGTCAGATACATCAGATGACGATTTTTTACTACTAGTATCATCCACTAATTGAACTTTATATTTATCTTTGTCGTCGTTATCGTCGTCACCAGTATTATTATCTTCTATTTTGGTTTCGTCTCTTATAAATGTGATAGGTGTGTTCATGGGTTGTTCTTGTTGTTCAAGTTGTTTAATTTCTTCGTCGTCAGAGTCAATATAATCATTATTTATATTTGCTGTTTTATTTTCTTCACGGGTCATCATATTACTACTATTTTTCACTATATCTACTACGTTCTTATTACGCTGTAGTTCTTCTTCTTGTTTTCTGTCTTCGTCGGCTTCTTCTCCTCCATCTTCCTCTTCGTTTTCAATCAGAACTAGTTTTCGACGCTTTCGGGTTTTTTTACTAGATTGATTTAATTGGGTTAGTTCATTTAGATTACCCCTTTTTAAGGTTTGATTGCGAGCCTGTTTTTTCATTCCAACAACAAACGATTCGATTGAATCAGAGTTTTCACTTACGCCTAAATTATATTCGAACTCTTCTATTTCATTTGAGACAGTTATCATTCTATACACTTTGGTTACCTCATCATACTCTACATCTACATATGAATATAACAGTTTACGAATATCGCTAGATAAAGGAACTAGACTATCCGTATACAGAACAAGTGCGTCATTGACTAACTGAGAATTTGTAGATTCCTCATATTTTCTAATGATATCTTTGAAAGACAAAACATTATTATAGAATAATTTCTGGTTTTCTTCTAATTCTTTCTTTTTCTCTTCATTGTCTACCGTATCCATATATTCCTCCACGAACAATCTATATTCCGCAGTCAACTGTGTAATTCTATTGTTGAGCTTTTCAAACAACTCGATTGCTACATTGTCATTAATATATCCAAATATCAGGTCGTTCTTCTCCATAATCACCTGTCGTTTATAAATGTCCATTTCTTTTTTTATTTTATTTATATTATCGGGGATCAGAACAACCTTTCCCATATTTAATCTTATTTTTAAGGGACATGGATCGGTGCGGTCTCCACATACTGCTACTAATATTCTGCTTCCGTTAGTGACAGTTGTCATGAAGTTGGTTCCTACAGGACGTTTACAATTCAAACATTTGATTTTCTTTTTTTGGAACATCCCTCTTTTTTCTTTTACAGATTTGTCTGGTGCTTCTAAAATACTCCGTTTTATTTTAGAAATATTGTTTTCATATTGAGATTTCATTTTATAATATATGTTTACTGCTTCTTGAAAGTCTAATGTCTTACTTTTATCCATATATATTTTGTATATTTTAATTTTTACAAATCAATACGGGTAATCTAAACAATGGGATTCGGACTACAAGTTTTCCCATGAAGGTAATCCAGTGATTAACGCTTCTTGTGAGATTTTTTTAGCAGATTGGTAGTTTTTAATTTTAGATAATATATATTGTTGTTTTTCTCGCTCTTTAATTGCTTTTTCACTAGGGGTTAGCCTGCCCTTGTATTTATATAATAACATTAATCCTAAACATATAAAAAATAAAATACAAACCCCAATATTGAACAGGTTATTATAGTATATGGTTTTGTATTCTTTACATTTAGAGAGGGTTTCGCTTAAAAAATATTTTACTCCAGGTTCAGTTAAAAGTGGCCTCATTAGATTCTTAATTGATGGTGCTTCTTATATTTTATAAATAAGTTTATAATAAAATAGAACAAATAATAAAAAATCTAACTACTAATTATATGAATAGCACACTTATTTCCATATCTGCCTTTTTCATGGCAACTATCTTCTTTTATGTTGTTATGAATCCTAAACTAACGCTTGGTATTTTAGCAGATGCGAACACCATGAGAACACATGTTTTGCGTCGATATAAAATGCTCAGTATATACTTTTTTATAGTAGTGGTTTCGCAAATTGCGATTAATATTTTCATGTTAATTAAGACTTGCGGAGGCAGTGTAGTGAATAATATTGGTTCTGCTTTACTAATTACGATCATACCTTGGGTGATTATTTTTGGCGCAGTTATTGCGGTGGTAAACTTTTTTCCAGGATTTAAATCTGCGTTTTCCAATGTAATTGGATATTATGTAGTAGCTGGATCAGCCAAAAAGGTTTTGTCTGAGTTACTTGTGAATGTGGAACTAGATACTCAAATAGATGAAGCGACAAGCGGAGATACTACGAAAAAGGATGCGTTAAAAGCCACTGCGGATACAATGCTTAAAATGTTTGGAGATTTATCTGTGATGATTAATCAAATTGTTCCATCAAACTTCAATGAATACTGGAAAATGATTACTCCTATGATGAAACAGAAATATCAGGATGATAATGCGTCACAAGGTTTGAAAGAACAATTGTTGAATATTGTTGGATTGCGTGACAATATAGGAGAAGGGATGTGGTTTGTTTACACTGCGCTATTATTAATTGCTATTACCCAATACCAAATAATATCGCGAGGTTGTAAAAATAATTTAACAGGAATGAAAGAAAAACAACAGGATTTCCAGAAGGCTCAATCAGCCTCGACTGAACAAGCCAAAAAAGCTAGCGCTAAAACATATACAATATAATCATTGTATATGATTCTGAAAAGAATGCTTGCTTTTTATCTAATGTGAATACATTACAACAAACAAATAACATAATATTCCTAAAACAAGAGACATTAACCACATGGGAAAAATGGTCTTATTGCGATATCCCACACCGAATTGGCGAATACTGCCATCATCATTGTATAAACACGCAGGTTGTGCTATCTGAATTGCACTATAAATAGCTAAAAACATGATGATGGCTACATAGGTTTGATTTTTTATAATATAAGATCGTTTCATATATTATATTTACATACAATAATTATATTCTTTTCTCAATAAATATATCATCCAAAAACAATCACTATATGTTATCACCATTTCAAATGGAAACACCCTAAATCATAATAGTCTACTCGTCGTATTACATATAATCATTGTAATCTTCCACTTCATCTCCATCATAATTGCCTCCAGCATCTTCTCCAAGATATGTTGATAAATCATTCACTTCTTGTTCTATTTCAGCTATATCGTCTTCTCTCTCTAAATAATCGTCTAAATATTGATTGATGTTTGTATCTGTTGTTTCCTTATTTTTCCTCATCTTGTTTTCGGCCTCAACAAGTTTATTCATTTGATCTATTTCCGCCTCATCTATATCTTTCACATACGAAGTAAGACCCTTTTGTAATCCTTTGTTCCAGACCCCCAGTTTATTTTTTTTCAATAGAGTATCTATGTCTCTCTCTTCGTCTGTAAGCGCCTTTAACCTATCTGTAAATGTAGTTTTTTCAGATTCTTTGGATTTATATACCATGTCCATTATATCATTATAATCAGGGTCTACAATATTTTTGTGTTCTCTCATGATATTCAAATAAGACACCAATAACGATGCCACTTCTACCTTTAGTTCTTTGATATTTCCCATTTGTATATCTCGGTCTATTCCCGTAAATAAATGAGTTTCATTGTCTTGTATGTTATCTACTGTTGTCAGATCATTATCACCCTCTTCTATATTGTTTATAGTTATTTCCAAGTCTACATTCACATTTTCTTCCTCAGTTGTATTATACAACATGGTCCTGTTTTCAGCCATATCCTTATATGCATTCAAAATGATTAGTAGGTAATTCTCCATCAATAGTTTGGTTACAACACTATCGAAAATAGAGTGTCGTTTATTTTCTCCGTATTCGATGTTTGACAAATAAGGAGTGAGAGAAGCCATCTGTAATATTACATCGTATTTGTCATGAATCTGGTTCAAAACATTGAAAAGAATGTTTTTACTATAATGTTTGCGCAATGTTTCATAATATTTACTCACCTTTTCTTTTATTTCTAACTGGTCAAAGTCCGATAGTCCCAAATATTTGGGCACGTTCATATTATTGTAGTTCACATTATTCAAAATAATATATGGAAACACCTTGCCAATGTCCAATAAAGAGGTCTTTAAGAACTGTACAAGATTGAACATGGTATCTTCAGTTAATTTTGACCCGTTGCTGTCACCTTCACCCCATTTTGCGAAATTAGTTATAAAACTGAATAAAGTTTTCATTTTATTTTTCGGAAGTTTTATATTTTCGCGTAAAAAGGCAATGAGCTCTCCACGTAGTTCTTCATTGCGAATAGCCAGATAGTTTTTGATATCTCGCATTTCTTCGGTATCTTCAGTAATGGCAATATCATACGTATCCATTAGTTTATTTAGTTTATCTATCAATGTAGAATCTATATGTTGAGGTCCGTCCTCGATAGTGGAGAGTTCTCCTTTTCCATCTTGTTTAGTTTTCTCATCATTTTTTATGTCTTCTATTTTGCGTCGCAATAACTGAATCACTGAATACCCATAATCTTCATTATTCACATGTATAATATGATTGCGATTTACAAGTTGTAACAAACGCAAAAAGGACTCATTTGTATACTGAATACCATCATCTTTTAATTTCTGTATTTGATATAAAACACTGTCATTTTTTGCGAAACGTTCCGGTTTCTCGACACAAATAGCTTTAATATCTTCGGGTATAGGTACGAGAGAATTGAAATGACAAAACTCTATAAATGCCTTATAAATAGTTTGTTCGCTAAACTCGTCACTGATGGAACCATACAATATCTTCGAGTTCTCACGACAATACAATGTAGGCGCACGTGTAATAATACGTATATCCTGAATAATCTCACTCAAATATTTGGTTATGTTTATGTAAGACAATATTTCACTGTCTTCTTTGATAAAGTACTGAATAACGTTCTCTTGATTATCTGTATTACAACAAGCATTCTCCAAAAAGGGCTCGTTAGAAGCGTTTGATAGTAACCATTTCTTTTTATTAAGTACATTTTGAATCTGTTCTTGAACCCCTAGAGAGAAATATATGATTTTCGCCAAAACGACAGATATCTTATTTTTTTGACCAGTATTACCGGACTTCAGTTGACTTAACAACGAAGTTTTGAAATCTTGTGTAATGTTTTCCAATGTCTTCATTTTCAGTGGAACTAGAGGAGGCAAGAAACCAGTCCATCTACTTAGTTCATACTCTGCCGGTATATCACTTCCCGGATTTAATACAAGATATTCTATTTTTTCCTCAAATCTACGTTTTATGTCCGGTATTTCTAGAAGATAATTGTCAATATGAACCTTGATTTTTTCTTCAATATTTTGCTCTTTTTGTCGCATCAATACATTCCACGGAACAATCGTCTCTTTTCTTATTTTATACGCAATACATGTCAAATATTTTAACCCTGTCAAATCACCGACTCCTTCAAACGGGTAGCCTGTAAATGAACGAACACATCCTGGAAAGGTAGCTCTTGTTTTTATAGACGGAACCGCCGTTTGAATACCAATTAAAAACGTCCCTAATGTCAAGTACAATAATGTGGTATGGTACAGCGTTTCATAAGGAATTACCTTTTTCCCTTGTTTGGATCGTTCCTTGACAACCTCTTTATACTCCTCTTCTAGTGGAAGTATACCACCATGAAGAACATTGACTACATTTTTCACTATGAACTCTACTTGGTCATTCATATTGATACCCATAAATCCAGACAAAGAAGAAATGATGTTATAAATCATCTTATTCTCTGGGGTTGAATATTTTATTGATTTTTCTTTGGAGGAGAGAAGAGCATCGCCCGCATCCTGTTCCAATATATCTCTAGTTTTCTTTTTGAATCCATCTTCATAACCTTCTTCTGTATCAAACTCACGCGATTTAATCACATACCCACTTGATTCATCTACCCAATTGCCTTCATTATCCTCACTAACTGCGCCATTTACACGAATAATTTCCTCTACTTTCGCATCATAATTGTTCGGGTTTTCAATATAAGTAACTGCCAACGTATAAATAAAACTCGGTAACAATTTACTTCCGCTTGTAATACAATATCTCCAGTTGATATCTTCCGAAGTACTCTGATTAAAAGTAGAATTAGATACATTTGCTTCTCTCGTATACTTGATGGCAAACTGAACAATGTCTTGTTGTTTTTTTACGAAATTGCTTTGACCTAGAACGACTTGTCTGATACCAATATAAGGCGAAACCTCATTGTCTACTATTTTATCGCTTGCTAACAATCCTATCTTATATTTCTCATTATTATACTGTTCGTTATTGTTTGTACGCATTTGTTCTAACTTATTAAATACGTCCATTCGATATTGTTGGTTCGTTTCTAGTTCGGAAAGTAACGTATTGCGTGTTATCTCATACTTGTTATCAAACTGTCCTATCATGTCTTTCAATGCGTTTTCTGTTAGCTCTTTTTTATTCATGTCGTAGGACTCGCATATTGTATTATATTTGTTTTCAATCTCAATACAATCCGTTTGTAGGTTACAGAACATGTCTTCATTTGCTATGTTCATATTATTTATATTAGAGTCCTCCTTCCATTTTCCATCAACTCGCTTAAAATAAGTCATCCTTTCTTCATTCGTACTGAATATAATCGCATACTCGTCATCTCTTACAATTTTGTGTTTATTAATCAAACTTGTTGCGATTGACGGCGCTTCCGATAATGGATATTTATATTTCTCGGTAACCTCATTAACTAGCAAATCATAAAAATCGTCTGTATTCATAGTTAATCGTTGGGATTCATATTTATCTAAAATACTATAAGGTGTATTGTCATATTTCTTGTCGTAATAAATTATTTTATCATTGTCGTTCAGCATATCTTCTTTATTCTTATATTCCTTAGCAATCACAACGGATTTACATTTATTTTTAGATTCTTCTTCAGACAATTGTTTTTTTGTTAATTTCTGCTCTTCTTCGAGCTTTTTAATCACACTATTCACGCTTTCAGGAATCATCAAATCAACATTTCCACGACTAACGATTGTATCATACAATTCACCATTATCATCGGATAACATTTTCCACAACATTTCTGAGTTTGATATTTTCATTTCATACGGGTTATACTTTTCTTCCATGTCGCGCGCATATTCGTAATTGTCTACAATATCTAATAACTGTTTATGATTCGCTTCTACACCACCCTTAATATTCTTGAATAATTTCATATCACGTGACCGCTCTTTAAATCGAGTATTATACTTAGATATTCTTTCTTGTAGAAAGCGAATGATATCTTTGTATTGCATAAAGGTAATGTCGTCTGTATAGACAAGAAAAGGTTCTAGATGAGCCACTGTATCATACACCGAGAACTTACCTTGAATATATTTTCGCATGAGTCGAAACAGTACTCGAGTTTTTGGAATGATTGTATTCAAATATTCTTTGTATTCATCTGAATTATCTAAAGTCGTCATTGTTTCTTCTTTGTTCAACACGAAACTCTTGACATCCTTACCGAAGTTTTCTTCTACAAAACGAATATCTTGTTCAAAATCATCTATAAATACCTTGTCCACATTCGTTTGCTTATTCAGAAAACGCCAGTATTGTAGAGTATTCATCGTTAAATTACTCTTATCATATATACTTGTTCCTGGTAACTCAACACGGGAGTACCGCATAATAGGTTCAGGCATCATCAGGATGGATTTTAACGATAATTCATCCGGCATTGTAATATTTATTTGGGTTGTATCTTCTCCTTGACCTGGCTGTTTTGTCACTTCCATTCTTTTTACACCCAGATTATATTTTTCAATTAGAAATCGTTTGTTTTTTATTACACCATTTTCTACTACAGACGAATAGAAGTTACCTAAATTATCTATAATGACGTCCAAACTATCTTGAATTGAGATATTACTAATAATATGTTTGGATTGTTCAATATCAATATCATCAAACGGCGTCATGTAAGGATTCAAATCAGATACCAATGAATCGTAACGATTTATTTCATTTGGACCACTATCTGAACGAAAACGTTCGATTATTGTTTTCATTTCACCGAGATTATCTATCATATTCAAGTTGGTGAAATCTTTACCAGATGTATCGTCACCTACAGTAGTCAGATTATACATTTTTTTTATATTTTTAACTACCGGTAATATCCAGTATAATGATTTTTTGAAGTTGATGAGGTTGGACACCAACGGTTTCCACTCCTTCTCCTTGATAATTTTTGAAGTGACGTTTCCATAATCATCGAACTGTGAAAAAGTCTTTCTTAATTGTTGAAATCGTTCAATCAGTGTGTGTATGTTGTTCATGACACCATACGTTCGTTTATTATCTGGTATTTTCGATAACATTTCGTCCAGTAAGTCATTACTTTGACTTTGTATATCATATCGTTTTTTCGATTCATCTACCGCCTTTTCTTCTCGTACCGGTGCGAGTCTTTCTCCAATTATTATTTCATCCGCACTAATAATCATGTCTGTTAATGTATTTTGAATATTCTCTACACTCGGGTCGGGCATCATATCGTATATTTCTTCATCGTAAGAGAAGTCTTGATTCATTTGCTGTTCTGAGTTAGATATGTCTTCTATTTTTTCCCCTTTTTCTCCTTCATCCCCTTCATCCCCTTCATCCCCTTCATCCTCTTCATCTTCTTTTTTATCTTTTTCCGATGTTCCTTCTTTTTCTTCAATAGACGATTCTACTAATTCATTGACACCTTCAGGTCTCCCTCTTATTTCAATTAAATCAATCATCGAAAGATCCTCTGGGATGCCTTTATATTCAAAATCTATATAGATTATATCGTTTTCTGGGAAGGTTCTTAGTTCTATCATATCATTTTCTAAATTAGTAATTTCTGCAGTGAATACAGCTGGAACATCTCCACCGAAATAAATAGATATCCACGTGTTAGGTAGTAAATTGTGTTGTCTCGCATATCCTTTTTCCTTACTACGGTCCATTAATCTAATTTTTGTTATAGACCCGTCTGACAATGTCCCATCTGGATTTATACGTACATTTGTTTCTGTCAAGTTGTCGAGGTTAACCAGTTTTATTTTGTTGGAATCAATATATTCTATTCTAAAAGTTTTCTCATTTAATATCTCATTACGAGGTGACTCTATTTTGATAATATCTGAAAGTTGTAGTGAAATAGTTTTGTCGTTTTTTATTTCTGTATTCGATTTTTCAGCGTTGTCGTTTTCTATTGACATTGTTTCCTATATTTACGATAGAAATTTTTATGTTATTGTATTCATAATTGTTTATTCTTATTTATATTGATTTATGTTGATTCAAAATATATAATCTACTAAAATATAATATTCAACCGCTTAAAGATTTCACTATGTGTTAAATCATAGTATGGAACCTTGTACCAAATCCAATATAACTATGTATGAATTATCAAAGCAGGATTATATCAACGATTTTACAAAGAATAATAGTATTTGTGACAAATTAATCACTCGGACTTTTCCGTCTAGTATTATTAATACTAGAGTCAATACAGTTATGGAGACCGATACCGATTCCGATACCGATTCCAATACAAACAATCACGAGTATACATTGATGTATTATAATAAGAGTGTAATGGATACCACCGACTATGATTCTTTTGGTCTGGCCCGTTCCCTGATATTTGATTCAAATAAACACGTTTGTTGTTTTTCACCACCTAAAGCAATCGACTTTCATGCTTTTACAGAAAAATATCCCAAGGACGATATGATTGTACTAGAAGAAATGGTAGAAGGAACCATGGTTAATCTGTTTTGGGACCCTAGAAACAAAGTATGGGAGTTTTCTACTAGAAGAAATATCGGTGCTCGTAATGGCTTTATGGTTCCAGGAAAGGAGGAAGACAATAGAAACGAGAAAAACACTTCTAAACAACAGAAAACTTTTCGAGACATGTTCATTGATGCTACTCAATATTCTAATTTTGATTTCCTACAATTGAACCGAGGCTATTGTTACAGTTTTGTTCTTCAACATCCTGCGAACCGCATTGTCAATAAAATCAATACACCTGCGTTGTATCTAGTTGCGATGTATGAAATTACGAAAGATATGAATGTAATTTCACATGACTTATCTATCGTAAAAAATGATAGTGAGTGGAAATCTACTGGTGTGAAGTTCCCTGAAATATATGCATATCCGTGGGACTCCTATGAAGAACCAAAAACATGGTTTGGGGGTGAGAAGACTCCTATCCATATGGTAGGTGTCATGATTCATAATAGAAACAATGGTATGAGGTGTAAAATTAGAAATCCAAACTACGAGCGTGTGCGTAAAATGCGTTCGAACCAGTCAAATATACGCTTTAATTATTTGTTATTGCGTCAATCAAACCAGGTTGCTGAATATCTGAATTATTATCCTGAAGACAATGCTGGTTTTCGGTCTATGCAAAAGTCGATTCATGAGTTTACTGCAGAATTATATAAACAGTATATTTCGTGTTTTATCAAAAAAGAGAAACCTCTTATCGAGTTCTCGTCTTATTTCCGTACACATATGTTTCACCTTCATCGTAAATATTTGGATGATTTAAAACCGAATGATTTGGTCATTAACAAAGGAGTTGTTATTCAATATGTAAATAATTTGGAACCCAAACTCGTCATGCATTCTCTTCGTTATGTTGTCAATGCTGATAATACAAACAATGAGCCTAGTGTAGAAATAGAGGCATAATTGTATGACATGTATATTGATATATGTATGCTATTAGATCATAACATTCTTATGTGAAATGTTATGATTATACCCTTGAAGATTATGGAACTATTTTTTTTTGTTTTGTTTGCGTTGCCTTCTTTTGTTTGTATATTTATGTTTTCTATATCTTTGTATTTTACAGGTTTTTCTTACTTGTTGCTTATTTTTTGTATTCTTTCGTATGGATTTTTTTTTGTGTGTGTTTTTGCATTTTTTTTGTGTAGAACGTCTTTTTGTTTTTCTCTTTCCACCTCCCGCTTTCTCGCCACCTGCAGCATCACTGGTTGATTCTTTTTCTACAAGAAAGGCATTATCGAAAAATGGTTTATATCCACCACTAGCATTGATATTAACATCCTCATCTCTTCCTTCTTTCAACATTGATATAAAACGAGAAGCAGAGGGACGGTCATTTGCGAAAAATATTCTTTTTACATTACCCGTATTATCCCATTCAATAATTTCAGTATTATTGATGTAGTTAGGAGAAGAAGTATAACCACCATATTTACACAAAGCATTTATTTCTTGAAAAATATCACCAGTTCCTTTGAATAATATTCCCCATACTATTTCAAGTAATTCTTTAGATATTGCTTCAGCAGTACTGATGGTTTTTTGCTTTTTCCTTCTACGTTTAGAGTTTACTTCCTTTATTATTGGTTTGCGATACGGATATATTATTGCCTCGTATACATTTCCAAATATTCCTTCGACGGGGTTATCTTTTAATAAAAATTCAGAAGGTGTCATATGTATAAATGATGTTGTATCTAAAGGACTTGGGACATAATATATTTGTGTCCTATTATTTATAATATATTCAGATTCAAAATAGTTTGTTAAATTTGTTAATACATATTGTAATACTTTCCAAGCAATTAAATCAGGTGGTGGTTTATCTAGTTTAACAACACCAAACTTTGGAGTTTTTATATTTAATTCATATGTGGCATTCGGATAATTGTTCCAAGGTATGATGCTTACAATTCCATTATAATACATTGTATTGTTTTCGAAATCATCCCCACAATTATCTATAGGAGTGGTTATCATAAAACTCATATCACCGTATTCACCAATTTGGCCTTCATTACAATTAAGTTGACCATCTTTAACTGAAGACAATGGACAAAATACTTGCTTATTCCATGAGCTCATTTGCTGCGCAGCATTATTTATAACATATCTTTTTCTACCATGTTTATCTAGGGTATCGGTGGAAGTATATTGTGTTTTAATTGTATTCCATAAATGAGTATCAATATCTGTATTTTGACCAGGAGTTCCACATATCTCCATCAGGTTTATTTCATGATCTAATAGCAGTGTACTTGGGTTTTTCTCACTCTTCTCCCCCTCACTCTCAAATTCCAAGGCATACAAACCTAAATTCGCAATCATTCTACAAAACTGATTTTTGCTTGTCATTTCAGTAGAGGTTAATTTTCCCATTTGTTCTTTATGAGCATCCTTTTGTTCTTTTTCTATATTCATGATAGTTATAAGGTTATACCTTTCCAGTTCTTTTACATATGGAGCACGTATTAATTCGTAATTTTCGTTGAACATATCGAAGGTATATTTGTAAACTTTCGCACCCACTATTGATGCCTTTGAATTTCTAGGTAATCTTGGTAACATGGGAAATATATTATCACATTGTCCCGCACTAGTTATTTGGTCATAACCTTTAAATATTTCTTTCAAACCATTCTGTATGAGTTTTCTCTTTTGATAATATAATATTATATTATTATCATTCTCATCCTCATTATAGTTGTCATATATTATTTTCATCTCAGATACGATAGGAACAATGCTATTCCGATATGTATCAATATTATATACCATCTTATTTAGTTCGTCCTCAGTCATGGGGGTATTTTTATGGTTCGGTGGTGCTCCTCCTTTGACACCTGATAAATCTTTCAAACTCGAATACAATGATGCCTTTTTATTTTTCAAATCCATTGATTCCTTTTCCAAATCCATTGATTCCTTTTCCAAATCCGGTGCTTCATCAACCCATATTCCAAAAAAAAACACCGCAATTGTTACCATCACCTGATTTACGATATCATGTATTATTTTTGAATTTTTATATTCTCTTTGTAAATATTCTGCGACATCTGCGACACCTATAGTCTCAATCGCTTTTTTATGTTGGGAAACATTGGTATTCATAGAAGCCAGTACTGCCTGCGGTATCAATACATATATTAGACTACGTAAATTATTTATTTTAGTGAGGTTTTTTCCATCATGTTCCTCAGTGAACTCTATTAATGAAAACATATCTGATATTTTTATTTGAATAGGCCTTTTTTGTGGTTGGAACTTGTTATTACTATTGGCAAACTCATATGATATTAGAAACTCGTCAATGATAATATAATATATTTGTAGGAGTTCATTATAATATATTTGTAGGAGTTCATTATCAGATATTTGTAGGAGTTCATTATCAGATATTTGTAGGACTTCATTATCTACTGGTTTTTTTTTACTTGACTCAGTCTGAGGTGGGCTCTTGTATGTGGGTGCCTGTGCATCTTCGTTCGTCTCCATCATCAAACTATCGTCATTATTATCACTACTATAATTACTTCTAGGTGAAAAATCGCTATCAACATTAGAACCTTGGGTTGATTCTTCGTCAGAGGGAAAACCCAAACTAGACCCTCCTTTTTTTCCTGCTGAAAAAGTAAATGCTTCTGAATTAAAATTTTTTAATAAAGTTAATACGTTTTCCCATCTATCGATATTGTTAAGATAATCATGAAGAACATCATGTGATAGAATATTCAACATCAAAAAATTACACATATCATTATTATAACATAATTTACGAATGGTTTCCGTATTATTTTGTATACTATTACTATCATCCATTGTAGCCATTATACAATAATAATATATTAATTATATTATCATTAGATTATAATTATGTGTAAGAACTAACTGATCTGACCTATTTATTTCTATTTGTTTTTACATTTTTTGTTTGATTTTATTATATACTTCAAGAGCATCCACAATACATTCTTTTAGATTTTGCTTAATATTTGATTTTTCTACAGGTTCTTTGTAGGCAACTCGAATAATACTATCGGTGTCATGTGGATGCATCTTTTTAAACCCACAGAAGCTCAATGTTTTTACTCCTTCGTAAAACTTGGTATACAAGAAATATTCCATCACTTTTCCTAATGTATAATCTTCATTCACTAGAATAATATCATAGGAATTGCTCATTGTATTATCAGAAGCGTTCATATCTACACTGTTTTCTCCAAGTAAAGAATCAAACTTTTCTATTTTGTTTGTAATTGCGTCGCATCCTTTATCCACTAGTTCTTTATTCGTAAAAACACCAACGGACTCAATCGTAAAATCAAAACTATCATTAACTACGACCCGCTGGGCCTCTAATAAACGCCAATTTTTAGTTTCAAACTCGACATCCTCTTTGCTCATTCCTGCGTCTTTCCATTCTTGTATTTTTTTCCTCAGTTGCTCTTCAACACCAGACGGGTCTTGGGTATATCCATAAGAACAGGTCGATACTACATTAAACATAGAATCCTCTTTGGGTGTCGCAATGGTAAACTCGCATGTCATCTTAATCTTTTCACCAGGAATATCGTCAGAAATCTTAGGACGAAGACGTATAAAGTCAATAAAATACCCAGTCATTGAGTTTGGGGGAAATATATTCTGTGTATCCTTTTCGCTTAAATACTCGTCAGTAGTCAAGTTCTTAATTTTGAAATCTTCTGTAGTCACATACATAATAGCATCGGTTGTATTCTCGACATCTAGTTCTATGATATAATTTTTCAGAGGCATCTCTAAATCAGTAATATGAATAGGTATACAACTGAGACGTTGTTTAATGACTTCGTTGTTGAACCGAGAGGTATTGCTTGTAATTGTTGCTTTAGATTCTTCATAAGGCGCAGTTTTGAATACAACCGTGGGGATATCAGAAATAATGCTTCGACGAAGACCATTTGCGATACTCACATTGACATTGCTTAAAGTATAAAACAACTTGTTTTCTTTTTCAGTAATATTCTTGATTTGTGGGCTCATAATAATAATGTTACTTATATAATAAAATTATATTTATATTCTAATCAATAATAATAATTATCATTAAATCAATTTTATTATACATCTTTGAAAGGTTTTCCCAAATATCTCCACCATAAGGTCGCTTCTTCGATATTCGTAGTTTTCACATACATGGATGACATGTTCATCGCAGAAGATACCACAAATATCGTTGGTTTAGGAAAAAGTTATAATTTAAATTATGCTTTTACATATTTTCGTAAAATGGTTTAAAAATTAAAAGAAAAGTATTTTATTCTATTAAATGAGTTCCATATTGTATTATAGTAATTATTGCGATCATTCGAAAAAGGTTATCAAATACGTATCAGGTAATCAAGATCTGAAGAAGGATATCCATTTTATTTGTATTGATAAACGAACAAAAGGACAGGATGGGAAAATATATATTGTATTAGAAAATGGTCAACAGATAGTCATGCCTGAAACAATCACAAAAGTCCCTGCGGTTTTGCTATTAAAAGATAATTACAAAATATTGTACGGGGATGATATTTATTCTTATTACAAGCCAAAAGAGCAAGTAGCAGTTCAACGAGCGACACAAAATAATATGGAACCTAGTGCTTTTTCTTTTAGTGGGGGTGGAGGCGGAGGATTTGGTAGTGCGATGTGTGGTGTATCGTCTGACCAATATAGTTTTTTAGATATGGATTCGGAACAGTTGAACACAAAGGGAAATGGGGGAACACGACAAATGCATAATTATGTTTCGTTAGACCATTCAGATACTATACAAACTCCAGCCGATGATCATGATTATAAAAACGAACAAGGAACCGAAGAGGGTTCGTTTGAGAAAATGCAGCAACAACGAGATTCAGACTTATCCAATATATCTTATAATACGAAAGTGTAAGTAAAATGGTTTAAATAAATATATTTATATATATTTATATAACATCAAATTATGAGTGACCCATCAACTATATTGTCTGCTTTTAACGATCATTTTATAGAGTTTATGAATGATATTGTTCGAGTATTTCCGAATGATGTAGAAATATCAACAGCTAAGAACTCTGTACAAATGATTCGTAGAGCAAATCCGAAAATGATAATTAAAGCATGGAAAAGTTATATTGTTGATCAATATTCCGAGGAAATCAATAGTGGCGATATTTCATTTTTTATAGACAATGATTATTCTAATGGAATCGCTGGTAAATTAGACAATAACCAAATTATGAAGACTATTGAACGTCTACGAGCTCCAGTAAAAAATATGGAACCTGAGGACCAACAAAAAACAATGAAATATATTCAGAACCTTACCAAGCTTACATCGTTGTATTTTACTATGTAATTACAATTATTATACACTATGTATTTATGTATAATAATTACTAGAAAATAACGATAAAAGTATTTAAAACTATTTATACTACAACAATATAAATGTCGGAACAAACGGAACAAACTTCTCCTTCGCCTATTTCTACAGAGTTTATTAAAATTATAACAGATTTAGTGAGGGATATCAAGACTACTTTTCCAGAATACGTTCCAATTATTGATAAATGGTGGAAAATGGACACTGACAAGGATGGAACGATGAGAATGTTGTATGCTCATTGTACTCATATTATACCAGAAAGAATGATGGATATATTGTATCAAAACGAAGATATCTATTCAAAAGATTCTGAATTAAATACAGAGTTTTTACCAGGCATTAGTTTTAAATATTTATGGCAGTGTGATATTACTGACAAGACCCGTGAAACTTTATGGAAGTATTTACAAATGTTGATGATATCTATTATAGGCAATATCCAAGACAAAAACGCTTTTGGGGAAGATACAGCCAAGATATTCGACTCTATTGATGAAGAAGATTTCAAGAAAAAACTCCAAGATGCTTTAGGAAATATTAAAACCATTTTTGAAACGAATGATACAAATACATCAGAAGATAACGATGACACGACAACCTCAGAATCAAATATGCCTGATTTACCTTCTGTAGATAATTTACATGAACATATCAATGGAATGCTCGGTGGAAAGCTTGGTCAATTGGCACAAGAGATCGCAGAAGAAACCACTTCTAGTTTAGACTTGGATTTAGAAAACATGACTGATCCAACAGATATTTTTAAGACACTCATGTCAAATCCCACAAAGTTAATGAGTATCGTGAAAGATGTAGGAAGCAAACTGGAATCTAAGATGAGTTCAGGTGAAATTAATCAAGCAGAGTTAATGACCGAGGCTACTGAGATGATGAACAATATGAAAAATATTCCAGGTTTAGGTAATATTCAACAAATGATGAGTCAAATGGGGATTCCTAATCCGATGAATAATGGTGCTGGCAATGCTGGCAATGCTGGCAATGCTGGCGCGCAACAGCCTAGCGCCAACGATATGGAAGAAATGATGAAAAATATGCCTGATATGGAAAAAATGATGCAAACTATGGGTTTGGGAGGACGTAACACTAGAATGAATAAAGGCGCGATGCAGTCTAAAATGAAACAAGAGATAAAGAAACAACAAATGAAAGAACGTTTGAGACAACAGGTTGTAGATAATACTGCAAAACAGAATGAGAAACTAAATACGGACACCCCTACTACTCCTAATGTTCCTTCATATACTGACGATGAGTTAATTTCCATTTTTAGTACTGGGGAAACTTACGAAAAAACGCCTCGTAAACAAAATGCGAGTGTAGGAAAAAAGAAAAAAGGGAAGAAAGACAAAAAATAATAAGGTGTGAAAAATACAGCGATAAAGGTCTATTTGGTTGAAGATATATTTCGATATGGAATAATGATATCTTGGTTTAGGAATAAATATTATATTGAATGCTATTGTCATTATTCAATATGATAAACAAATGAAAAAATTAGTAGTTATATATATATATATACATACTAATAATGACAACTCATTTTTGGATAAATGAACCAACCATACTATTTGATAAAAAATATATGTTAGAATTGTGGCCTACATCAGAAATGACTTATAATCAAAAACTAAACTCTATTACCAGATTGATTATTATATTAAGTGTATTTGGATTTACCTTTACCAAAAATATTAATATGCTTGTTAGTGGATCGATCACAATTTTAGTCGTTTTTTTATTTTATAAAATAAATACTCGCAAATTAGACCGTAATTTATTGACCAAAGAAGGCTTTCAGGACGGGTTTCCTATGAAAAAAGATGGCATTGTCAATGGAAAAGAGCCATTAGGAGACTTATTGAAAACAGATTATGCTCCCACTAATTATAAGAATCCCTTGTCAAACGTTTTATTACCTGAAATAAAATACAACCCTGAACGTAAATCAGCACCTCCTTCTTTTAATACGGAGGTGTATGGTGATATCAATGACGCTGCAAAAAAAACAATACAATCCATGAATCCTGGTATAAAAACCACCGATAAACAGCTATTTGGTGATTTAGGAGAGAACTTTGAATTTGACCAGTCTATGAGGTCTTTTTATTCTACACCCAGCACACAAATACCTAACGACCAGGGTGCTTATGCGAATTATTTATACGGAGATATGCCTTCTTGTCGTGATGGAGATGGAATGGCATGTGTTAAGGATAATTACAGGTATACAATGCATTAAATGATAAAATGTTCAATCCCATTCAAAGATTAAGTGGATATATATTATTATTTAGTAAAAAATAATGTGTTCTATTATATATATAATATGGCTAACGTATCGAGTTATACCTTTGATAATATGTCTAGAATAGGTAATGATAGTTGTTCTCAAGACCAGAATACAATTCAAAGTGTTCAATCTTGTAATTATATGTTAGAAAATTATAAATTATCTGATTGTGGAATGAAAAACCCGATTGAGTTCGCCACCCAGCAACCTGGTGTAAATTATAGTGGAAGTCATAGCATGGGCGTAGGTGGATGTAACGTAGATAATAGTTCTAAATTGTTGTTAGGTAGTACCCAAACAAACCCCAAATGTCGTATTGATTTATTCCAACGTCCATTTGCTACGGTTCCTTTCTTAGGTCGTGGTGCTGTAGACCCTATTATGGAATCTCAAATACAACAAGGCGAAATGAATACGAATAAACGCACTGTTACTAAGCTTACCGAAAAAAGTTATTTGAAATATAATCAAACTCCTCTAATCCCAAGTGTTAAAGAACGAGTAACAAATGCGGCGTATAGTGTAGAAGGCGCGGCAGCCAAAGGCTGGATTCGTGGTGGGGCGCCTTCCAGAGAAATGTCACGCGATAATAACCAGTAATGAATCTAATCGACAAAAGTAGTTCTCTCTTACATGAATATCAAGATAACTATAAGATATTATAAATATAATTAAATATATATTATATTTATACTTACACGATGGACAATTACGAATCAAATATTGTTTTGACATACACTTATTACGACCCTAAACTAAGAGAAAGATTCCATAAGAACGATAAGTTTAATATTGAAGATGTGGCTGATATGGAAGATATGTGTGATTTTATATATCAAAGCGAACTAATGCGAACATTCAATATATCTACTCCAGATGAGTTATCCATCGACATATTTGACCAATTAGAAGCATCTCTAGTTTCTACTTCTTTTTTACATGTCATCAAGAAGATGGAACCAATATGTCATTTGAATAATCTATCCTTTGATCATATTATGCCTTTATTATTTTCATACGATTACTTCTTTTTGACACATCAATGTATTCAATCGTTGAAGCATGATAATATGAGAAATATTGACCAAATTACTTTAGACAAAATGTTGAACTATATTGATTCAAATCTAAAGAAATAAAATAAATATACTATATATAGATTCAATGGCGTCTACACGAAATAATAATACTCCTGGAAACTATTGTCATCAACAAAAACAATATGCTCACAACGAACAATATACATTATATCCTAATTCACAATATGGGAGTGCTTATAATACTCGCATCCCTGGAAATGGGGTCAATCCCGGTCAAGTTCCGTGGAACCAGTTGTCATACAATCCCGTAGAAATAGAGTCTTCGTTATTTGGTATCAACTCGACCAATCTGGTGAATCCTCAGCCTGAAGTAAAGCCTGAACTGCGAACACTAGAAACCGCAAACTTTTTTGAAAAGGGTCCTGTATTGATGCCAGACCCTTTAGTAATTGAAAAAAACCAACGACCCTTTCCTTCTCCATAAAGAGGGTTCTAGGTGTATCATACACAAAATACATGATAATAAACATTACTATCATGTATATCCAATGAAACAATATCAATACTAATACTCAGGCACGTGTTTTTTAAACATACATCCCGTCGGATCTAAATCCGTCACTGTTTTGGTAATCGTATTGATGTCTTTATAATCACATGATGACATCCATATTTTAATTACACAAAAGTTTTTTTTAGGTGATATTGTTATACCGGTTACATTTGATACTAACTCGGGATTTGAACTCATTGAATCACCTAATAATACATAACATAAATCCTTCCAACATTGATACACCACTTTATTTGCAATCTTGTAAGAAAAACAACCACCATTTCGATTCATTTCATCTTCCCATACAGGAGTTACACCTTCACGCATCAAAAACAACATACAGTTTTTTACTAAGGTATCAGACATTGATTCTATCAAGGCAATACTATCACCTACATTTTCCAAAGTATACATCTTTTTATAACTTTCTAATGTCCATGCTGTATCATGAGGCAGATGTGCCCACATACACCACGTTCGGGGTAACTTGTCTTGAATATCTAATGATACAGGAGTATCGAGTGGGTCTACAACAGATGTCATCATATTTGATTATAGAATATATATTATGTATATAAACACCGTTACTATATTTTTATATTGTTTTTATTATTTATTTATTGATGAGATATTCATTCTCATACAATATGATTTTATCATTATTTGTAAAAGAAACCATATTTACACAATGGTCGATTAAGCCTCCTCCATATTCTGGTCTATAATGTCCCGGATTGATTTCATGTTGTAAAGTCAACAAATACCAGATTAACCTACTAGTAATCACATTATTTATACAATAAAAACTACTAGGGATACTACTGATATCGTCGTGGAGTTTAATATCATACGAGGATTGTTTCTCTGTATTATTCTCCATCAATGTAATTTTTATATTTATGAACCTGTAATTACATTTAATTGGAACAATATTTAACTTGTCGTCCATTGAAAGTGTGTCTGTATGATTCCATATATTGTTCAAGATACACGGATTCGGATTCATGTTCACATTTTTTATGACTGTTTCTATTTTAGCTACTTCTCCTAATGCTTCTAAATCAATACTCTTTGTTATTTTTCCATCTTGTGAAATAGATATGTAATGTTCTGTATCTGTGTTGGAAGTAGTAGAATCTAGTATCAATGAACCAGGTAAGATTGAATACATCTTGTTCATACCTATTTCACATCTAGTATATGTTGTCATAGAAAACAACATCATTTTGAAAATAATCTTTTGATACGTAATAGGAAAACATATATATAAAAAGGTGTTTAGTGCTAGGATATTGCCACAAATAATAAATAACATGATTATAATTATGATTAAACAATCATAATTATATTTAAACCGATTTATTGTTATTCTTTTTCCATTTATCCCTTATTTTTTTGTTCATATATATTTTTACTTTTAGTTAGTTACTTCTCTTATGTAGACAATATCCTGTCCTTGATTTACATCAATAATTTCTTGGGGAGTGTAATCTTCTTGATTTTCCTGGATTACTATATTATTGGGTAAAATCGTTTCACTAGATGGAACCAATGTAGTATCAGTATTGACAGCATCATAAGTGTATATATAGGAAACCATTAATAATATCACACTCATAAAAATAAAAGGAATGAATACTATCATCCATGAAATGATGGATAAATTACTAATACACAGAATATTCAATAAAAATGTTATCAAAGTTGCGATTATAGCATTGATAATCGCATTGTTATATAAACCATTATAAATATCCATTATTATTTGAGTTAACGAAAACACCAGATATATTAATGCGGGAGGACATAATTTACTCATTATTTATATATCAAAATATTAAATTATTTGAAGAATCCAAAATAATTAGTCGTAAAATGATACTTCTCCATCTTTGATTTCTCCGACTTGAACTCCTGGGTCACCATTCTTATCTGACTCATAAATTGGTCCATTTTCTTCATCAATCGCATAATATGTTACATCATCAAGTTCTATCTCAAATACTTCCTCTTCTTCCTCTTCTTCCTCTTCTTCCTCTTCCTCCTCTTCTACTTCTACTTCTACTTCCTCCTCTTCCTCTTCCTCTTCCTCTTCCTCCTCTTCTACTTCTACTTCCTCCTCTACTTCTACTTCCTCCTCTTCCTCTTCCTCTTCTTCCTCTTCTTCCTCTTCCTCATCTTCCTCTTCTTCCTCTTCCTCCTCTTCCTCCTCTTCTACTTCTACTTCCTCCTCTTCTACTTCTACTTCTACTTCTACTTCCTCCTCTTCCTCTTCCTCTTCATCTTCATCTTCATCTTCATCTTCATCTTCCTCAAAGAAATCGTCTACGTTCCACCCTTCTTGACGCAAAACATCCGCCTTATCTTGAAAGCAATTCTCACATAAACCCAACTTTAAATTGTTTCCATTGACTTCTATACTCAATTCAATGATATCATCAGTATTTATTTTGATAGCACATGTTTCGCACTTTCTTTTACCTTCCTCCTCTTCCTCCTCTTCCTCCTCCTCTTCTTCTTCATCGCTTTCATCACACGCATTACCACATAAATATTGACCGTTACCTTTCATTTGAACTATATCTTCACTTTTTCCACATAAATCACACTCAGCTTCTTGATTATTTGGCTCTTCTTTTACGTATAAAATATCCCCACCTCCATCGTCGTTAAAATATCCGACACACAAGCTACATTTTACCCATTGTTGTCCATCTTCATAATTTTCTTCTGTATCTTCTTCAAAATCCCAGTCAGGTGGATATCTTTCACAGTCTATGTTTATACATAATTTAATGATTTCTTCTGTATCTTTCTTCTCTTCCTGTTCCTCTTCCTCTTCCTCGTCCTCGTCCTCGTCCTCTTCCTCTTCCTCTTCCTCTTCCTCTTCCTCTTCCTCTTCCTCTTCCTCTTCCTCTTCCTCTTCCTCTTCCTCTTTTACATCCTCGTCATCCTTTTCTTCTTCCCATTCATCACATTTATAATTTTGTTTTACTAATTCATCTTCCGTGTCTTGAAAACACATAGTACATAAAATCAACTCTTTAGATGGGTTATATAGTTCGTCTTTATAGAGAATATGAATATTATCTTTGTGACAATCAACTTGTAAACTACAGTTTTCACAAAGAACATTTTTATCCTGTTTATTCGTCTCCTCATCTATAATATTTTTTTTATTAGATACGGAAGATTCCTCTATATATTCGTTTTTTCGACTATTTAGCTCAATAATATTTAATTGAATATTATCGGGTATCTTACGTGTACTGTTTATTTTGTTATCACTTGATTTTTTTAAACTGTCCAATTCTTTTTTATAATATAATACCTCGCTTTTACATTTTTCCAATTCTTTTGTTAAATGATTCTCAGCATATTCATACAATAATTTATGTAAACCATCCTTTACTACAGAGTTCACATCATTTATAATGGAATGTGTATCTAAAATCATAGGTAATTGGCTCATCGCTATTGTTTTATAATAGAATAATTCGTTTAATATGATTTATAAAATAGTTTATTGATATTATATGGACAGTATTACTATTGTTTGCGAATCTGATATAGAGAAATATATTCCTATTATTACTAGACAAACTGATTACACAGAAGAAGTAGCGAAAGAAAAATTAATTGAACATTCTGGCGATCACATGAAAGTCATTAAGGAATATATGGGAATTACTGAAAAAAAAGAACCACCAGTCAAATCGGTGAATCAAGAAATATATAGACAAATGCGATTCAAATTAGACGCATCTATGTCTGAATACAATCAGAAACAAGAATTAAGTTTAGCATTAGAACTATCCCAAGGACAGGATAAAAAAGACGCATAACACACATAGGAAGGGATTGGATCATATGATAAGAACTATCATATGATTATATTATTGTTACGTTACTAATAGGAAAAAGTAAAAAATCAGTGATTCAATCCAAAGGTTTCATTTACAATATTATTTTTGGTTTGTTTGCTAACATTTCTCTTCTTCACCTGATATGTATTTGAAGGAATGATTTTATTATTAATCATGTACTCGTCATCATCTTCATGAATCTCAGGCATCACTTTGGAAATAGGTTTATCAATTACTAAAAGGAGCCGGTCTGATTTAAGCAATGACCGATATTCTTGAATAGTCATGTTTCCATAAAACCTATCTAAAAAATAATGAGGGTCAGGTGCGGGTTTGATATTTTTAGAATGTTCAAATATTTTACAATAAATATTATTAATCAAGCTATATCGTTCAAACTTTACTGACTTGTCTATATTTTGATTCATTAGATGTGCTACCGCACACTCGGGTGTACAGAAACACCCATATACTTGATACGAATTACGAATATAACTGGACGGAATATAAATAGGCGGATTGTCAAAATCATAAGAACACCAGAAACAAGCAGATTTGGTATTCGTAATGTTATTCAAATGAAGGTCCTTCTCCAGTTGTTTTAACTTTGTCCATATTTCTTTGGTACTGTCCTTTTCCTCAGATACTACATTTACATTCTTCATATTATTCGTATCTTGTTGTACCTCATCTATATCAGTAGTGTTAGAAGGTTGTACACTTGTATTAGGGTTCTCGATAATTTCATATACTAAATCTTGTTTAGACTGGGAAAATTGGAACGTATTATTTTCGCTAGCAGAAAAATGAAGGTCATTTAATCCCATCTGGGCTGTATTGTCTTCTAAATCCCGCAACGAACATTTCAAATGTAGAATAACACTTGGCTTGATAATGTCCTGACTTAATGTCAGGATGTTTTGTGGAACAATTTTACCACCTTTGGGTTTTCTCCCTCTTTTCTTGGGAACATTTACAGTTTCTGACGTGTTATTGTCACCAGTTACACTTTTTAAATTAGTAGAATCGTTTTTATTTATACTTTTATCTACCTTAGGTCGACCACGACCACGCTTCACTGGAATAGTAGGAATAGTAGTAATATTTGCTTCAGACATTATATGTATTACTATGAAACTCAATTTAAATACTTTTCATATATCTTTTATCGAGTTTTTGTTCATTCGTTTGAATGTCTAGATCTAGCTTTTTTCAATATAACATTTCCTACATACGGGAATATAGTTATCGCTTCCAATTATCTTTTGGGTTTTTTCTCTTGTTAAACGTAACGAAAATATTGCTTTTTTACCATTTTTACAAATACTACATAATGACTTTAATTTGATAAATTTATCACATAAAGGTATTAATCCCAATAATTGTCCAAACTGTTTTCTTTCGAAATCACCGTCCAAACCGGCTATATAAACCTTCTTATTACTTTGTAACATACTTTCAACACATACATACAAATCGTCAAAGAACTGCGCTTCATTAATTAATATAACCTGTGCTTCTCTCGTTCTGATTTGTATTGCGTCCCAGTAGTCATCGTGGCTATAATTCCATATTTTCGACAAATGTTTTGTTTGGACACATGGAATCATATTTTTATCATGTGTCGATAACATGGATTCATGATATCTTACATCTTCTACATGATTAATAACTACAACAGGTATATTACAAAACAAACATTGATTGTATATTTCCATCAGTTTGGATGTTTTTCCTGAAAACATAGGTCCAGAAATAATCTCTAGATATCCTTCATTGTTCTGAGGTTGAGTGTCATCGTGATGTTCGTACATATTACTCATCGGTAGAATGTTTCTAATATTCTTTTATATCTTATAATAGTTTTGTTGTTCTTGATTTTTCAATTTTTATCATAGTTGTATTCAACGAAATGGTATAAATATATGTTATAAATATATGTATTGAAACTATACATTAACCTAGATATATGAATGAAAATATATCTATTCCGTGGATAGAGAAATATCGTCCAACTGACTTTCAAGATATTGTTCTGGAACATACAAATGAAAAAATACTAGAAAACATCATTTGTATGAAATATTTTCCAAACTTACTCTTTTACGGTCCTCCAGGAACAGGAAAAACTACTGCGATTATTAATCTTGTCAAATCATATCAAAATGCGATAGGAGAAAATGATAAAGGACTCATGATTCATTTGAATGCTTCAGACGAAAGAGGTATTGATATTATTCGCAATCAAATACAACAGTTTGTCAATACTAAAAACTTATTTAAAAAAGGAATGAAGTTTGTCATATTAGATGAGGTCGACTACATGACTAAAAATGCCCAACAGGCATTGCGCTGTTTGATTATGAATTATCCCAGTAACGTTAGGTTTTGTTTAATTTGTAATTATATTAGTAAAATAGATGATAATCTTCAAAATGAGTTTATAAAAATTAGATTTAACAATCTTCCTAAAGATAAAATATTTTCTTTTCTTAAAAAAATTGTGAATAAAGAAGGACTGCGTATTATGGACAATGATTTGATTAAAATACAGCAATTATTTCATTCTGATATTAGAAGTATGATTAATTTTATTCAGTCACGATATCAGGTCGAAACTACTCTAGATAAAACGAAACATATGAATATTATACATGAAGAAGTATGGGATAATCTATATAGCCGATTTCAAAATGACTCTAGAGATGAGATACTTCTTCATATTCAAAAAATTAATGCGCAATACAGCATAGATAATAAAAACATCATGAAAATGTTTTTTAACTATATTATTCATAACAAACCACAGATTATTTCAAAAAAGTTTTTGCTGTTTGTAGAAGGAAATATTCAATGTACAATGGGGAAAATAAATATTATGAAATATATCATTGGTCAGATACAGTTATTCATTTTGAGTATTGATACCTAATCCCAATGTTTGTTGATACCGAATATGTAGTTTATTCATAAACTCATTGGGTGGTGATTGATTAAAAGGATCAAATAATTTATTTTGTAGCGCATATGTAAAATCCACGGGTAGTTTTGAACTTCCTTTTACACATTTGTTATTTTGTATATTTATCGCAATTGGATTGCTGGTTGGATAGCTACGCACATTATTTACCTCCATTATTTATATATAACTGATAAAATAAATAAATTGATAATCTTAATTTAAAGAACCTAGAAACAATATAGAATACACGTTAAATACCTATAAATATAATGGATGATGAATGGGAACGATTTATGTGTGATAGTTCAAATGAACAATTCGGTAACGATATTATCCATAAGTCTGAACAAAGATTACATACTAATGATAACATAAGTGATGGCGATATAGAAGAATCTACTACATTGAATAATATAATGACCCGTCAGATAAATAATCAGGATGAAACCATTGATGACGTAAAATGTCCAGAATCTACTAAACTATACATATCTACCAAGTCTATTATCAGTTATTTAAATAGTGAAATTAACTTGATGGACGTATTTTGGAACATACCCATTCTATCTTATTCAAGTTTTTCAGAAGGGGTTATCAAAAAACAGATGAAATTTAATTCTACTAGTCAAGATGAATTAGATATCATCCAAGAACACCTAAAAGAAGTGACATATTATACTGAAAATATTATATCGAGTATTAACAATCCTACTGGTCGAATCAAGTTCAAAGACATCAGAAAAATTAGTGTTGGTATCGCTACAAAAGATATTATGAGTTATCGTCTAAAGGAAAAAGGTGCGTTTTATAACTGTTTTGTCATGATAATACGTATCAATGTAAATAATATATACAAAGAGTTTCATGCCAAAATATTTAATACAGGAAAAGTAGAAATACCTGGGATACAAGACAATGATACTCATAGAGTACTATTGAATAAAATAGTTACAATCCTAAAACCATATACAAACAATGAATTAGATTTTCATGATAAACATCAAACCATATTGGTTAATTCGAACTTCAATTGTGGGTTTTGTATTATGAGGGAAAAATTGTATGATATTTTATTAGCAAAATATAATTTACAATGTATATATGACCCCTGTTCATATCCAGGAATACAATGTAAGTTCTATTACAATAATCAATTACCAGAAACTGAACAAACCGGTAAGGTTCCAAAAGATTCTAAAAATGACAATATAGTAAAAGTATCTTTTATGGTATTCAGAACAGGTAGCATTTTAATCGTAGGTATGTGCAATGATGATATTCTCAATATAGTTTATAATTTTATAAAACAAATATTAGTTCAAGAGTTTCATTATATAAAACAATATGTTCAAGGTCAACTCAAAAATGAAATTGGACCAAAGGTAAAGAAGATCAAAACACGTAGAAAAATAATTTATATTCAGTGTTAGTTGATTTAGATGGATAGGCGTAGGAGTATTTACACGTCAAATAAATATGTTATTAATTCTTGTGAATCATGGGTATTTACAAGTTCATAAAAATCCTCCGTTTTATTTAGTTTATACTTAACACCTGATACTTGTGGTGAGTTTTTATCCATATTATTTACTTCATGTAAGAAACTAATAATTTTCATTTTGTATATATCAATATTGTAATCTATTTTCTTACTATTACTATTTTTTTCAGAATGTAATTCTAGTGTATCGTTAAGGATATCAATATATTCTTCAATTATTTCTAGATGTCGGTCATCTATACAATTCATGACTTCTTTTATAGTATGTGTCATACGTTTATAAAAATATTCCATTTTACAATTTTCTTTTATAATATGATACATGTTGTAATTAAGGATTTTTTTTACGATTTCACTGTATTTCTTTAACTTATCTACTTTTTCAATACAACTCCGAGAGATAATTGTATTTTTTCTAATTTCATTGTTGATTTCATATATTGTTTTCCTATATACAAACTGAACTGCGTCTTGGCTAGTCAAATTCAAGTAGACATGTTCCTTCCCTGATATTTGATTTAAGAACTCTACGTAAAAACATACAGACTTTTGAGCATGATAATAACACATATCAATGTTCTGAGTATAATACAAAATAAATGTGAACACATGCGATATTGTCTCGTAACCACGTATAATGTAAAACATATAATTATCTTGCTTTGTAAGAAAATCATTTTCAAAAATAAATGCTAAATATTCTAGAAATAATGTATTAAAAATAGAATAAAGTCCCGCCATTTCTACATCAATATTTGTCTTATAATTAGTTAAATTATTTATAGAAAAGTGTGAATCGATGTCAGTATTATTCATAATAAACCATCATATAAATATTTTTAACTCGGAACTATTTAAAGAGATTATTCAGTATTATTACATATAAAATGTCTGCCATGACCGAAAGTGTTGAAACATCCAAATATAGATTGCCTTGTGATAAAACATTACAACACGCATCAAAGTTAGCGGTTGTCGAGGATAAACCGATATTGATGGACTACTGGTCTCAATCTCTTGATAAGAAAGTGCTTGTAGGTGTTCGTGAAAATGGTGAAAAGTTGTTGGTGAAAAGCGAAGATGAATATACCAGTCCTATTTCCAAGTTTTATGAAAGCAATACTGAGTATATTGTCATTACTGAAAACTCGATTTATATTGTTTCTTCTGATATACCTAAGCGTAGAATATCTTAATAACGTAATTTCTTTTTTTACAAATATAATTAATATATTTGTAAAAAAATATTTGAATGGAATGGTAAAACAAACAAAATAAAAAACATAATTTTGACAAAGACAATTGAATACTAATGAAAATCAGTAAAATGTTATATATTTTGAAAATAAAATATATAATATGATATAAGCCTCCTGCGAGAATTGAACTCGCGACCACTACCTTACAAGGGTAGCGCTCTACCACTGAGCTAAAAAGGCATTATGTATCTTTATATACACAATATATAAACAGTATAATTCTTTAAGTTGTTTTTTTTATAAAATGGATTTTAGTTTTTCAATTTGTTCAATGTCTAAAGAATCTGGAAACTTAACGCGAAACCATACTATCAAATTTCCTGTATGACCTTCTCGTGTTAATCCCATTTTAGATATATTCTTTTTATATTCAGGAGGAGTTATGTTTCCGGAATTATTATTAATGGAGTAATGTTTCCCGTTTAAATGAGTAAACTCAAACTTAAATCCACACAAGGAATCCTTGAGAGAAATTGTATAATCCATAATCAGGTTCAACCCATCTCGTGTAAAAATGCTATTATTGGTTACTTTCACAAATACCTTCACATCACCTATTATATGGTCATTTAATTGATTTCCTTTTTCAGATAATATTATCATTTCGTTATCATCCATACCTTGAATAATATCTACATAATACGTTACTTTTTCATATATCTTATTACCATTCTCTATAACCCACCGTTCTACCTCTAATGGTATTTTTACTCCTGTAAAAACTTGTTCTATTGTTACTATTATATTTTTTACGATAGGAGATGGTTTGGTGCTAGAACCTTTCATATTAATAGGTACACCATTTCGGAATACTTGAAATGTTCCATTATTTCCACCGCCACCTCCAATCCCACCTCCAAATAAAAGATCATTGAACAATGAATCTAATTGTTCAAATGGAACATTCATACCATTCATGCCATTCATGCCATTCATACCCATTGATGACATAAACGGATTATTTTTACTCATGTCATATATTTTTTTTTTAGTTTCATCTCCTAACGTTTCGTATGCTTCTCCTATACATTGGAACTTTCTGGTAGATTCCACATCGTTGTTAGTCTTGTCTGGATGATATTTTAATGATAACTTTCTATACGCCTTTTTGATTTCATCTGTATTCGCATCATTGGATACCCCTAATGTGTTATAATAATCATCTTTTGTATCATTCATCTAGTATTTTACAATGATAATCTTATTATTATTATTATTATTATAAAATATAAAGTTTTACTTAAATATTTGTTCCTAATATATGATATATCAGATATCACTTTTTTGTTGATTATTGAGTATGAATTATACATTGTTTATAAACAAATACCAACCCAAGTATCTAAAAGATTTCCATATGAAGGATAGCTTGTTTACAACTCTTCATACTTTCATAAATCTAAATCATTTGAATCTTATTTTAATTGGACCACATGGTTCCGGTAAAACATCTATGATTCAAAGTATTGTTAAAGAATACTATATTCAATACTCTGAAAAGGATTATACTTCAAACATTTTACATATTACTAGCTTAAATAATTTAGGAATTGAATATTTTCGCAACGATGTTAAAGTATTTTGTCAAACAAAATCTATCATCCCGGATAAAAAGAAAATTGTCATTTTAGATGATATTGATTGTATTAATGAACAAAATCAACAAGTTATCAGGAACCTAATGGACAAATATTCCAATAATGTTCATTTTTTTGCGTCGTGTTCCAACATTTATAAAATAATAGATAACTTACAATCCCGATTCACCTTAATTAATATACCTCATATTAGTCATCAGGTTACTGCCCACCTATTAAATCATATTATAGAAAATGAAAAGATAATTATGAACGAAGATGCCATAGAGTTTTTGTTAAATATATGTAATCGTAATATAAAAGTTCTGATTAGTTACTTAGAAAAATATAAATTACTGAATATGCCTATTGATATTAAAACATGTAAACAATTGTGTACCACTATTAGTTTTGATATTATGGAAGAATATACATTAGCTATCAAACAAAATGACCTGAAAAAAGCCGTTCAACTTATTTATGATATCTATCATATGGGCTATTCTGTTGTGGATATTTTAGATAATTACTTTCAATATATAAAAATCACTCAAACACTTTCTGACAAAGAAAAATACGATATTATACCTTATCTATGTAAATATATCAAAATATTTAATGAAACCCACGAGGATTGTATTGAACTATCTTTATTCACAAATAATTTAATCAATAGGTTACACGTGTAATATACCCCATTTTTTTTTCATAGGATATAATATAGATTGTAGATTATATCCTATCATATTTATTTGTTTACATTCATGAAAAATCAAACGTTCAAAACGAATGTCGACAAACAACTATTTTTTGATTTTCTCGAAAAAATATGTATCAAAACAGATACATATTATCAATACGATATGAATGCTCATAAAAAGGGAAATTATGATTCTATTTTGAATGCCTTTAAAGAATCTATACGTTCGTGTTATTACATGGCGAAACGTAAATATGTAGATAGAGAAAATACGTATAATAATATAGCAACTATTATACGTCAAATATGTAAAAGTAATAATATTACTTGTTCAACTCAAATAAAGTATGACCGTTCCATATATACCATATTTTACTTCATTTATTTTTCCAATGAAAATGATGAGACATAATTACCTATTTAGTTTACCTTGGGTGGACTTTTTTTTCCTATTAGATTGTTACCTAAATAATTCGGTTTTAGACCCCAAACGGGAGCATCGGATGGAACACGCCAATATTTAATCCAATTTTTAGATTTTTTATCCGTCTCGTCATCCATACCTTCTATCAATCCACCATCTTGCGCATCAGGACTATTCGCTAATAATATATATTTACCAATTATGACATTAGATTCTAATACCTGCTTTTGTGAAAGACGCGCAAACCATTGATAATGTCTTCTCGATAAGATTTCATTGGCTGGGATATAAATACCATACAAATTAGACGTAAACTCTATATAATCATTGCTTAATAAATTATCTACTAACACTGGAGTATCATCTTCTGTTTTTATACCAATCATTTTTCCATTCACCATATTAATTTGGTTTTCCTTTATTCCGTGGTCACACCAACGATTGAATTGTCCTAAAAACTCCATTTCTGCCGTATAATCTTGTGAAATCGATTGCTCCATAAACTCGATAAACCGTTTCATTATTTCTGTATCTTTGTTTGAACCCATAAAGTTGATATCTGGATAATATAAATTATCAACTGATGTACTGTTACGGTCGATATTCTCACAAACAAACATCTTATTGTTTTGAGTATTTCCCTCGAATAACGGATACAAATCACGCATACATAAAAAGGATGGCGGGACTATCATACCGCCATATAGATGAACCAACTTGGCTAATCCGAGATGTCTAATGTACTTTGTAATAGGTTTGGAAATACTGCTCATATCTATTGACCATCCAGGTAGAAGCATATCAAAAGAACTATCGTCTATAATACAAATTCGAAATGAGTTGTCGCATTGTTTGAGTATACTATCTACTGTTAAATACAAATAAGGCTGATTTAACTCTAAAGAACTACGAGAACCAAAACTCTGCCAGTTGCGCGCGTTATATTCATACTGGATAGGAATCCACATAATAGGTTTCTTAGACTCAGAGAGAGAAGACGGATCCCACATTAGATAATCTTGAATTGCCTTTTTATTATCTATTCCTTCTTCTCTAGCCAGCTTTTCCTGATATCTATTATAAAATATACCAATGATCATCAATACTACAAATAATATCATTATCTTCCAGTTTTTATCAATTATTTTCTGTATGTCCATGGAGAATATATATATATTTATAGATATTTATTTTTGTATGTATTTGATTTTCTATTTGAGAAAAACATATACTATATCTAGATTTATTTCATCATTTTACTTAGGGTTGGTTTATGGCTTATTTTCTAATAATCTCATTTGTCTCCAAAAATCCTCTTCACGCTTCGTCGATTCTTCCATCTCTTTTGCGAGCTGATATGCTCTTTTTGTTCCCTTATCTTCTTCTGATTTTTCGCGATTACTTAAATAATCCATCGCCTGTTGTTCAGATAACGGTTTGGTGTCCTGATTATTACGGTAACTCATTATTTCATTCATATTTCTAAACTTTTGAGTATTATTAAAATCCTCTTCGGTAACCGGGATGACTGACTCGCAATGTGCTTTCTGTAAATCTTGATAGGGTAGAGAAGAATACAAATCTGAATCAAAACTTTGAGGTGAATCTGTTGATAATTCAGATGAAGTTACGGATGTATGTGTATTAAAATCTTGGATATCATTATGAAGTACCATAGCACGAGCTTGTGATTTTTTTTTATCAAATACTTCTTTCATTCCAGCCATTGTAGAAACACTTTCTGTTTCAATGTCTTGGTCTGATTTTAACCAGTCACCATACCCTGTATCGATGTTATCGTTGTGTTGTTTACTTTTTTCAAACTGATCATTGAACCATTTGTTAAAATCTGTATTTTTTTTTTTGATTTTATCATTTTTATCGAAAAACCCATCTAGTATAGTTGTTTTATGTTCATCTGTTAATATTTCGTAATCCGTATTTTTACTAGCCAGGTCTGATGTGGTATCTCCTTTTTTCTTGAACTCCCATAACGAAATTAACATCTTGAATGCCTTTATATAAAAACGAAAATAGTCAGCTGGAAGACCCGACTTATCTGGATGTGTCATTAATACCATTTTTTTTGAACGTTTGATATCTTCTTCAGTAAAGTTTGTTGGTATCTTGAATAAATGTAAAATATCCTCAAGATTATAATTGTTGAGGTCTAAATCTATTTTATTCTCGCTCATATACTACATTTGTAGTCTTATTTCTTTATCTCATTTCAACCTCATAATATATATCTATCTATTATAAGAGTTGCTCAGCAAAATTTAAAGCAGCTAGATGATTACCACATCGTTTGAAAAAGGCATCTAATTCTACTGGGTCAGAGCCTGAGACAGAATCATCAGGTATGAAAGTATGATTCCCTTTTTTGTATAGCAATATAGCCGGAATTCCGTTAACCATTTTCTGTTTCTTCAAGTAAGCATATAAATCAAAGCTATCATCGATATCAATATCGGCACATAGAACGTTTTTTGGTGCCGAACCAAAAAATGCTTGAACTATATGCTCAATTTTCTTGCAAGGACCACACCATTCTGCGCCTAATTTCATGATGACTAATCCGGGATTAACCTTAAGTATTTTAATAAACTCGTTGCGATCAGAAAACCCAGAAATTATTTGTTTTGAAGACATTGAAACAAAATATATATACTATTTATATTTTTGATTCTATATGATTTTTGGAGTAATTCAATATATCAGATGATTTTCTATTCTACTAACTTCTTGTCGATCAGTGTCTCATGCGCTATTTTGCGAATCATTTTCTTGTATAGCCTCTCATTCTCTTCATCTGAACCACCACCCATGCTTTCATTTGTGATGCGCAAACACTCCGCTTCCTCTTTGCTATCATAGACCAGCCATCCAGGATGCGCTTCCCTCCAATCCAATAATCGTTTCACATTCTTGTGAGAAATAAGTTTCAACACACGTTTCATTTGATACTTTCTCTCGTCGTCTTTCTCCCAAATATCATTTTCCTTGATGTACATTATCTCCCGCTTGAGATCACTACAATGAATCGGGCGTTCATACACATCCATATCTTTGAGCGCATTGATGATAATTCTACTGATTCCGTCTGCGTATCCTAGGCGTCCAACATTGCTCACATCCTCCAGACTAACCTCAATATTATTCAGGAAGTCGCTAAGATTCATCGCATCTTTGCATTGTTCATTCAAGAATATGTTCATATTGAAACGATTGTTGATAGTATTGTTGCTATTGTGATTGATTACTTTAGTTTCATTGGCTAATTCAAAAAGTTGTTTATTGATTTGAACTTGTTCAAACTGATTCTTTTCTTGTTTGTCTACTAGTATGTTTTGTAAATCTTGGTTTTTTTTCATCATTTCTGTAAACATAGAAAAGACATCTTTTTTTGTAAAATCACTATCTTCGTCATCATGTATTACAATATCCTGACATTTATTATTAGTATGTTTCCATAATCCAGATTTACTCGCAAATATACGATTACATTTCTCACATTTTGGGGTTTTTTGGGTTTCCATATTTATGGAATTTAGTTCCTTAAGGTGTTTACGTGTCAATAAATGTCTAGTATAATCCTTCTTATTACACGTTAAGAACTGGCATTTTTGACAAGAAAATCTTTTGGGGTTTTTTGGGGTTTTTTTTAGTTCCATTTCTATATATATTGGAACTAAAAAAAACCCCTAAATACTTTTTATTAAAAATCAATTATTTTCCTTATGCTCTCATTTCAAAAATCCAAAAACGGAATTGTGAGCATTATGCTCTGAACCCTTTTTTCACTTTTTTCTTTACGCAAAAGTAAATTGGGAAATAGAAAATGGACATTTTAAAATGTCCATTTTTGATTTGCTGAAAATACTTTGCCCAAAACATTTTTTTTGCATTTTTACTATAACGGATTTCGGATATATCTATTCTACTAAGTTCTTGTCGATAAGTGTCTCGTGTGCTATTTTGCGAATCATTTTCTTGTATAGCCTCTCATTCTCTTCATCTGACCCACCACCCATACTTTCATTTGTGATGCGCAAACACTCCGCTTCCTCTTTGCTATCATAGACGAGCCATCCTGGATGCGCTTCCCTCCAATCCAATAATCGTTTCACATTCTTGTGAGAGATAAGTTTCAACACACGTTTCATTTGATATTTTCGCTCATCGTCTTTTTCCCAAATATCATTATCCTTGATGTACATTATCTCCCGCTTGATATCGCTACAATGAATCGGGCGTTCGTATACATCCATATCTTTGAGCGCATTGATGATAATTCTACTGATTCCGTCTGCGTATCCTAGGCGTCCAACATTGCTCACATCCTCCAGACTAACCTCAATATTATTCAGGAAGTCGCTAAGATTCATCGCATCTTTGCATTGTTCATTCAAGAAGAAGTTCATGTTGAAACGATTATTTATTGTGTTATGACTATTTGTATTGTTATGAATAACCTTATTTGTTTCTTGAGCTAATTCTAAGAGTTGTTTTTGTGTTTCTTGTTGAAATTGTTTTAGTTCTTCTTGATGTTGTTGTTTTTGTTGTTTTAGAGCTTCTTGTTGTTGTTTTAGTTCTTCTTGTTGTTGTTTTAGTTCTTCTTGATGTTGTTGTTCATGTTTTTGTTGTTGAATAATCAATAAGTCTTGTAATTCTTTATTTTGGTTCATCATATCAGAAAACATAGACAGAATATTCGTGCTATCTTGTAATGATTGATGTGTGTGTTCTTCTTCAGTAATATTCATATCCGTATTCGTATCCATTACACATTTAAGTTTATGTCTCGATAATCCAGATTGATATTTGTACATATTACCACAATGACATGTAAATATATCAACAGATTCTTTATTCTCATGTGGTGCGTATTCGTTATCATTCGTTATCATTTTATGTTTACGTGTCAATAAATGTCGTGTATATTCACTATTTTTACAGCATTCAAAAGAACAATTATTACAATAAAATAATTTGGCGTTTTTTGGCGTTTTTTTCATTATCATTTTTGTCTATATAATGATAACAAAAAAATCCCCTAAATACTTTTTAATAAATTTCATTTTTTCCCTTATGCTCTCATTTCAAAAATCCAAAAACGGAATTGTGAGCATTATGCTCTGAACCCTTTTTTTCACTTTTTTCTTTACGCAAAAGTAAATTGGGAAATAGAAAATGGACATTTTAAAATGTCCATTTTTGATTTGCTGAAAATACTTTGCCGAAAACCTTTTTTTTGTATTTTTACTATATCGGATTTTGTTTTTTTTTGGGTTTCCATATTTATGTCTAGAATAATCGTTATTATTACACGTTAATAACTGGTATTTTTTTATTGGCATTTTTTTATTAGCATTTATTAGCATTTTATGTGTTCGGGTCAATAAATGAATATTAGAATTGCTCATTTTACACGTATTAAAGGTACATTTTTCACAATAATATTATTTTGGCTGTTTTTTGCTGTTTTTTATTAGCATTTATTAGCATTTTATGTGTTCGGGTCAATAAATGAATATTAGAATTGCTCATTTTACACGTATTAAAGGTACATGTTTCACAATAATATTATTTTGGCTGTTTTTTGCTGTTTTTTATTAGCATTTAATGCTAATAAAAAAATGCCTAAATACTTTTTATTAAAATTCAATTATTTTCCTTATGCTCTCATTTCAAAAATCCAAAAGTGGAAATAAGAGCATTATGATCTGAACCCTTTTTTTCACTTTTTCTTTACGCAAAAGTGAATTGGGAAATAGAAAATGGACATTTTAAAATGTCCATTTTTGATTTGCTGAAAATACTTTGCCCAAAACATTTTTTTTGTAAAAAATCAAATAAATGTAATAATATATTTTTTGATACGTAGGATGTAGACAATAATAATAATTAACGATAACATCATTAGTAATGAAATAGCAAAACTACATATGATAGCAAACGAAATAAATATATTTTTACTAGTTACAAAAAATACGAGCATACAATGCTTATTCATGTAAAAGAGAACAGTTATATTCTCTTTTATCCTACAATATTTCGAACAGTAGATACCTAGATGTCTTGGTACATAACAAGATATTGTACCTTCACAATGAGTACACTTTTCAAACGGAACAAACTCGTAAATATATCGTCTGATGTCAATTGGTAACATTGAAATATATGTATTATTCATTTACACCTTTGAAACTAACAAGATAAAAAAAAACGGATACTTTATTTTTTTGACATTATTTTATGTACATATTTCTCCAACTCATTAATATCTAGTTCCGGAAGTTGAATATGACATTCCCAGAAATAACGACAATATGACCATACAAACTCGCAATCTGACGGATATTTATCTTGATGATCAATCATGAGATTGTCATATAATTTTTTAGGTAGTAAATCTAAACTACTTCTTGGCAATACATATGATAATTGTACTAATGGGTGAACTGACAAGAGACTATTTTCTTTAACAAACTCGGTATCAAAAAACGGCATATATTTAATTAGGTCTTGAAACAATGGTGGATAATTATACTGATAACACCATCGCCAGTCAACACAACCTGTAGTATAATATTTCATAGTCCATTCTAAACCTTGCATATAGTTGAGACATATCTGTTTGGTCCTCATATCATCAATATCTATATTAAACAATGATTTGTAATATCTCTCTCTCCATCCTTCTTTGAATGGATTAATAAACTTTTCATTTTTGCGCTCATATGTGGGAATCGCATCAAATTTTACTATTTTTTGTTGCGGGGTTTCTGTAGGAAAAAAATAGTGTTGTCGTTTATCTCTCAGTTTGGTTTCAGTTTGAATAAACTGTTCTTCATTTTCTGCCATAAATGATACAATTTTACGAAGATTTTTCCAGTATATTTTAGTTCCATCCGTTAGATTTTCATTCAACTTTCCAACAGTATGCTTGTAAGCATTTAATAATTTATCAATACCGCCTGTCCTAATATTAGCAGCAGGAAAGTGAGGAAGAAAATCGTTTCCTAAAAAAAAACATAAGAATATATAATCATAAATACGATTATTGTGTTGTATAGTTGTCATTTTACTTCCGTTGTTCATATCTGTTGTAATAATGGAAGCGAGTTCAGGGATATCTAATAAATAATTTTCATTCGGTTCCAGATTCTTGTCAATCGACTTGATAAACTCTGGTGTTTCACGAAATAGATATATATGTTTTGAAATAGGTAAATGGTTAATGGACAACATAATTAAATCCGCATCTAACCCATATATAATGGTGGTTTCATTTTTATGTTGTGTAGGATGGTCACGAATGTATTGAAATATTTTATGTTCCCCTTCTCCAGGTTCATTTGAACCACTGATGATAATTTCCCCGATATTAGATTGATGGTTTTTAAAATATGTGTTCATTGAAATATTTAATTCATTCATAAAATTAGTTCCTGGTGTAATAGCGGTAGTGTCCCATGACTTCTGATTTTTATCAAACACCTTTTCATTGACTTGTTTCAGATAATTAGATCTGAATCTTCTGGTTCTCTGTTGTTCTAATTTTGCTACAGGGGCTACCCCATCAAATGCTAAGATTACTTTATTATTCGGGTTTATAATAGTAATATATTCTTCTATTTTTCCTATAACCTTGGATATAATTTGTTCAGTAGATGGATTGGAGTCGTCGATTGTATGGATGACATCATAGATAATGGAATTACAATCCATATAAAGGTTATTAATATTAAGTTTAGAATGAATTATTTTTTTTATGATTTCAGGGTGATTTTTTACGATGTATGAAAAATAACTAGGGATTCCCATGGTGTATAGTGTAGTTTGCGAATATTATTATATATGTATATATGCGAAACTATTTATACCATTTCTAAAATAATTAACGATATGGTAAAACCTGATATAAATAATATTTACATATATCAGCAACATGATGTTGAACATAACGGAAAACAATCACAATATAGATATTGTGGTGAAAATGACAAAGAATAAGATTGTTTTTTATAGAGATGTATTACAAAAGACATATATTCACATTGTAAAAAACCATACTTTAGAAATAGTCGGAAGTATGGACATTAAACGATGTGTAAATCTTATGGAAAAAATATCAGAAAAGATAGATTATTTATATGTAGAAACCGAAAAAGGGGTCATAGCAGTGGATAATATCGTTTCTGATTTACAAAATATAAATAACGATATGTCAAATTTATTAAAAACATATGGAACAAGTTCTTTGGAAGACTTGTTATGTATATGTTTTGGGTCATCTAATCTTTACCTAGATAAAGAAGAGGAATATAAATATGAAGTACTTAAAAAATATTTCCACCCGACTAGTTATAAAACTAATTGTAAAACAACCAGTAGTTCTACCGGTGATGATAAAAATCAAGATAATTTAGAATGTGTTGATATTTTGAATGAGTGTAAAGTGTTCCATATGAAGATTCATGGCATGAAGTTATATTTCCATCATAGAGGATTGAATAAACATATATACGTATACGGAATAGTAGATGATATATTAATAGATTTTTTGAATGAAACATATGTAAATACACTGAAGTTAAAAATAACTAAAAATATTCCATCCGATAATAGTTTATTTTATGGAGGATTATTTGATAGATTTGTGAAGTCCCGTATTTTAAAAGATTATTTAATTTATAATTTTGAGGGTTTTTATAAATTATTTATAGGATATAACAGTGATACTAAATTAATGTTGTCAAAAACATTATCATGTATAACAAAAGATTTTTTATCTCAAAATATTTTTTTCAAACGAAAATCCTTGATACAATTGCTGGCAAGTTCAGATAATCCTGAAAGTAAATATATGTGTTATTTACTTTACGATTTATTATCGAATGATACTGAGAACAAAATAGATACAGAAGAACAAATGTTATTATTGAACAGTTTTTCCCACAATATTCGGTCTTATTTTAATGAGGCAATGAAAGAAACGATACAATATACAAATGAATTATCGACATATGATACAAACAAGATACCATTGGAACAACAGATATGTTTGATGAAGTCTGACGATATTGTCAAAGAAAAAGCAATGGTAAAACTAAAAGAAGTGAAAGCAAAGTCAGAAGATTCTGGTTCCAAAGCTAGACAATTTCTAGAAGGTTTATTGAAAATCCCATTTGGTGTATTAAAAAAAGAACCTATAATGGAGTTAATGAAAACAAATAGTAATGATTTACAAGATGTAATCAACCATATGACAAATAGTAAAGTATCGTCTGCGTTTGAACAAAAAGAAAGATATACCAGTTTGGAAATAGTAAAAACCTCTAATGAAATTAAAAAACTTATATTAACAAATACTCATGATGCGAATGATTATGAAAATATTAGCGTTCATATGTTTTCAGGAAAAAAACCTGATATAATCAATAATATAAAACATTTGAATGAATTTATGAAAAAATACAATAATAATAGTTCGGAATTAATAGATGTTCAAAATCAATCAAAATCAATCAAATATTATAAAACATCATTCAATAAAAATATGGAAATATACAAAAGTGACATTGAATTGTTAAAAAAATATAATGCAACCTTTGAACAAAATAAATATTTGAGTTATTATCTAAAAATAGAAACTATTTTTGAAAGAATGAACAAAATATCAAAATATATGAGTAATGTAAAAGATATTTTAGACCAGTCTGTTCATGGACACGTCAAAGCAAAAATACAAATAGAGCGAATTATTGGTCAATGGATTAACGGAAAACAGACTGGATATTGTTTTGGATTTGAAGGACCTCCAGGAACAGGTAAAACATCGTTGGCAAAATATGGATTATCGAAATGTTTAATCGATGATAACGGAGCAAGTCGTCCATTCTCAATGATAGCCATAGGAGGTGATGCGAATGGAAGTACATTGCACGGACATAATTATACATATGTAGGGTCATCGTGGGGGTCAATTGTTCAAATACTGATGGATAATAAATGTATGAACCCGATTATATTTATTGATGAATTGGATAAAATATCGAAAACAGAAAATGGGAGAGAAATTATAGGGATACTTACTCATTTACTTGACCCTACACAAAATGACAGTTTCCAAGATAAGTATTTTAATGGAATTAATCTGGATTTATCAAATGTTCTCTTTGTATTATCATATAATGATGCAGAGCTGATAGATAGAATATTATTGGACCGTATCCATCGTATCCAGTTCAGTAATTTGTCGTTGAGTGAAAAAATAGTTATTGTTCGAAAACATTTGTTACCTGATATATATGATAAAATGGGGTTAACAGATATGATATTATTTGAAGATGATGTAATACAATTTATTATAGAAAATTATACTTTAGAGCCCGGTGTAAGAAAATTAAAGGAAAAATTATTTGACATAATAGGGGAAATTAACTTGAATATTTTGAAATCAGATATATCTGCATATGATTATCCAATAAGTGTAACTATTGAAGATATAAAGACAAAATATTTCAAGGATAAGCAAGAAATACGAATTAAAAAAATAAATGGAAATGACCGTATAGGACACGCAAATGGTATGTGGGCGAACGCAGTAGGACAAGGAGGAACCTTACCCATTGAAGCGTCATTTTATCCTTGTGATAAATATTTACATTTGAAATTAACCGGAATGCAAGGCGACGTGATGCAAGAATCAATGAATGTAGCATTAACAATTGCTTACAATATGACGAATGAAAAACGTAGAAAAGAAATTATGAAAAAGTATGATTCGGAACATAAATGGGGGATTCATTTACATACGCCTGCAGCAAGTGATCCAAAAAACGGACCTAGTGCTGGCTCATGTATAACTACAACAATATATAGTTTACTGAATAATAAGAAAATCAAACACGATTTCGCACTTACTGGTGAAATAATGTTAGATGGTTCAATAACAGAGATAGGAGGATTGGATTTAAAAATACTAGGGTCTATTAAATCAGGTGTAAAGAATTTTATTTATCCTCAAGAAAATGAGAAAGATGCGGAAGAGTTACGAAATAAATACAAGAATGAAGACATTTTAAAAGATATTCAGTTTTATCCAGTATCACGAATCGAAGAAGTATTTGAAATAATTTTCGAGTAAAACATATTACATAATAATAAAATATTTGTTATTATATAATGGATTTAGTTAAAGACAAAAACAATCAAGGCAATCAAAACAATGTAAATAAGTTATTAGATATTCTGGGTGATGTATCAAAAAAATCTGGATTAATGAGTAAAAATACCTTTGATGTCGTAATGCTATCATTACCATTAATCACCGCGTTTTGTATTTTCATGGTATCTATATTCTCACAAACAGCTACCGGATTCATTTATTTGTTAGGGTTTTTAATAGTAATATTGATTCGATGGGCATTTACTTTAATGCTAGGTAGTAAATCTCAAACCACTTATAATTATTGTGATTTAGGTGGTCTCAGCTTTAATAGCACGTATAGCTTATATACAATGACGTTTACATTGTTCTACTTATTATTCCCAATGATAATGTATAGTAATGTGAACTGGGTATTAATAGGAATGCTATTATTTATCATTGTTATAGATATATTATATCGTCATAGTAAACAGTGTTATAAAGCACTCGAATGGAGTTCGATGGTTTCTAATCTATTTGGAGGCATTTTGTTTGGAATATGTATTCCCATTATCTTGATAGCAATAGGTAAGCCACAATGGTTATTTTTCAACGAATTGTCATCAAACAAAGATGTTTGTTATATGCCCAAAAAAACGCAATTTAAGTGTTCTGTTTATAAAAATGGGGAACTAATCAGTTCATCTACTTCGTAAAACAATGATGATTTTGTTGTATCCATTTTTTTAATTGACCTAAAACCATTTGTCTTTGAAATGTTTCCCCCAACAATTTCATATTTCCTTTTGTATGATAAACCGATACAAAGCTATTGTACGCATTTATCAAATTAATATGTTTATAAACACTCAGTTGTTCTTTTTTGAATACTTCCTTATTTTTTCGTTTGTTTACAATGTTGTGAAATATATGTATTAGATTCATCAAATCTTCACGATGTCTAATACCATTCACATTGACATTGCCCCAAAATTGTGAGGCATGTTGAGAACATTCCGGACAGGGCAACACTTTACATATACGAATTATAAAAGTAATCATTTGACGACCTTCGATATTGAAATGTTCATCTTTAATTTTTTCAGCTAAAGTATGTAGAAAACACCATACACGAGGCCCCCATTTATTTGGAGACATTATTATATTAATAAGATAAAAATATAAAGATTTAAATGAATATATGTGTAAATGAATGAATATTTAATAGAAGGAAATATCGATTTTTATAAAGAATTAAATGACGATTGTGAAACGGTGTTTTTAGATAATTTATGTTTGATTACGAACGATAAATTAGACAATGAACATGTAGAATTAGAATGTGGACACAAGTTTAATTATGACGCAATCTATAACGATGTGTATAATCATAAAATGAAATATAATAAAATGGAAAGATATCCTTTACGTAGCAACGAAATACGTTGTCCGTATTGTAGAAATATTCAAAAAAAACTGTTACCTACAATGGTTGATAAACCTAATATTCATGGTATTAATTATTTCAATCAAGAAGCTGAAATGATGTCTGCTATGTTTTATAATCCGAAATATAAATATGTTTCCGGATGTTGTTTCTATGTAACTGGAGTAGATGACACCAATGCGACTGAAAATATATATTGTAATGACACTCATGTAAAATATTTCCAAAAAAATCACAAATATTATTGTAAAACTCATAGTAAAATGATGAGAAAGAAGATTAAAGATGAAGAAAATATGAAGTTATTAGAACAGAATAATTTAGAAAATGTAATTATTAATATCGCATCGGATGCGAACGATAATGTAGAGAATGTAGAGAACGGCGAATTAGAATCATGTAATAGTATATTGAAAACTGGTAAAAATAAAGGTAAATGTTGTGGAAATACATTATTTATGAATACTACAATGTGCAAAAGACACTATAATCTTTCAATAGTGTAAAAATACAAAACGAATAAGTATATAAAAATAAAATGTTTAATAGTTGTATATGGAGACAAAAGAGGAATTAGTAACAAATATAAAGGAATGGATACAAATAGACAATGAGATCGCAATGTTACAAAATGAAATAAAGGAACGACGGAATAAGAAAAAAAATCTGACTCAAGGTTTAATGAATGTAATGAAGACCAATGAAATAGATTGTTTTGATATAAATGGTGGAGCTTTGATATATAAAAAACATAAAGTAAAAAAGGCATTGAATGGTAAATCATTAATGAATATTCTCCAGAGTTATTTTGAAGACACACCTAATAAAGCCCAAGAAGTAACCAAGTTTGTTATGGAAAATAGAACAGAAGAAGTAAAGGAGAGTATACGACGTAAAGTGGATAAATAATGTGGATAAATAATGTAGATAAATGATATAAATATATATTTAAATGATAAATATATATTGCCATAGATGGAAGTGTTAGACGATGATGATTATTATAAACAGTGTGAGGAACAATTAAATCACGATTATGTTGAATTACGCGATTCGTTAAATAAAATGATTTATGAAGATAAAGAAAACTTGTTTGAGTTAGTTAAAAGTGAAAATGTGAATAAAGAAGTAGACCAAATAGTTATAAATGATAATGAAATAACATCTTTAGAATGTGAACAAAATACAATAATATACAAAGGGGTCAATAATCTATTTCAAGATTTAAATTATCATTTAAATAATAATATATCTACAGACGATACTCTCAGTGAAAAAACAATACATGTATGCGGATATCAAATAAATACACAAACAAATACTCCCTTCTTACAATATTTGATGTTTAAATACGATGAAAATCATGATAAGACCCCCAATAAAGTTTGTTTCCCTAGATTTTCATTTCTTCCAGGTAGTAACATTGATATTTATAGATTAACCACAATCATTTTAGATATGATGTTTAAATGTTATAAGAAGAGTAGTCGATATATATACAAAGGATTTCAACATATTAATAATGAGTATTATGTATTTTTTGATTGTAGTGAATCTAGCATAGAAAGTCATTTGTTAACTAAACGAAACGACTTATGGTTAGTCACAATAGATGAAATGGTAAACCAAAAACAAGTATGTGGATTTGATATTGATAACGGAAACATAGATTTTTTCCTCAAGAACGAGGAATTTGTTTATTTACACGAAGACGATAATACACGGTATGAAGTACCAATGGTAGGCTATATAGGATGTAAACGTGACAAGATGGAGTTTATTTCTATATTTGGCAATCCATTGAATAATGAGGGAATATTAACTAATGGGTCTTATTATTATTTTACAGATTATAAATATTCTATAGACATGTTTAGTGATAATAATATTAATAATAGACAAAATGGAATTGTGCGATTTGCTATATTTTTGAAAACTCATTATATATCATTATTAGATGAATCGTTAGAGAAAAGAAAAGAATTATTGAATGGTTCATATGATAGTATGTTTATATCAAATAATGGTATACCCTACTGGATCATCAAAGACTATGATTCTCAAATACCATTATCGTATCATAAGATAGATAGTTCATTTACAGAGAACTCCGAATCTCGCCGAATGTATATCGAATAAAATAACTTATGTTTACATCTTTGAGAAATAAATATAAGTATAGTATAATTATGGAAATAATAAATGTTAGGAATGCGTTGATAGCTTTATCAGGGGTTTTTTTATTTGTACAGATTTTTAAGTTGTTAGGTATAGATATCAGCCATTTTACAATATATATATCTTTTTTGGTGTTTTTGATTATATCAACCGTAGTATTACCCATATCAAACTTATCTTTACAAGATTGAAAACAGTAATGTTTGAATGTGGGTTCTCTAATATACTCAGTAACAGATATAAAAAATTGATATAGCATCATTCGTATACTATAATATAATAATAACAGTAAATCTTATCATGGAACGTCGTATTAATAAAACCCTTGGGGATTACTTGAATAGTTTAAAGAATAATGTAAAAGACCAAATATTAGATGTTCAAATGGATGATGAAATAAAACATAAGCTAATTGAGTTTGTATTTAATTATGAACAGCTGACATTTAAGACAGAAGACTTCACAAAAAGAAAACGTACAAAAAATGTAGTACCTGGTTGTGAAAGATGTATAGCAAAACGCGCAAATGGTGAACAATGTACAAGACGTCGTAAAGATAATGACGTCTCTTATTGTGGAACTCATAATAAAGGAGTCCCTCATGGCATTATAAGTAATACAGACGAGGATGCTATTAAAACCCAAAAGGTTGAACTATGGGTACAGGATATTCAAGGAATTATGTGGTATATAGATAAAGAAAACAACGTGTATCAAACAGAAGATATTATTAATAATAACCCCAATCCTAGAGTAATCTCAAAATGTATTATCAATTCTGAAGGCAAATATACAATATCGTCTAATATATAAATTCGGTTTCTTCAATATATTGAATTACATATTGGTAAAAATCGTAAGTAATTGTGAATGTATCTAAAAATAACTCTGAAATGTTCATTTTTATCTAATTACAAAAAAATATTTATATACTTTTTTGTAAAATGTATAGAAAAAAAATATTGAACTAATCTATGGATGATATTAGTAAACGGATATTATTGAAGGTAGGGTTACAAACATTATCTTCTATTCACGAGATAAATACTACTACCGATAAACAAATATCGAACGAAAATGTAAATAATACTATTGGTATGGATTTTGATACTATAGATGGATTGTTTATACCTCGTGATATGTTACTAGATGAGAGCAAATATAATAGTGTAAAAGATGATATTTCTGATTTGAAAAAAAAACTTAGTTCATCCTCTCTAACAAGTCTACAAACCAACGCAAAAACAAACCAAAAATGGCCATTGATTAATCTAATTAGACAAATATTACATGTATACAGATATAATATGGTTCCTATTAGAAAGTCAGATGGATATACGAAAGATGGTGTAAAAAAGTTTAAACGTTTTTTTCAAATAAAAAAAACAGTATGAATTATAGTAATTCGTAATTATAAGAAAATATTATAACATGTATATTATATAATATATTTTATAATATGATTGAGATAGGGATAAATGGCTTTGGAAGAATTGGAAAATGTGTTTTTATGCAATTACTAAAGAGCAACACTATTTCAATAAAGGCTATCAACGCTATAAACTTTACTGCATATGATTTAGAGGATTATATTGCATATGATAGTGTGCACAAATATACAGAAAAATACGAACTAGAGATTTTTTCAGATAGTTATTTTCGAATAAATCATCATAAAATAAAAATATTGTCAAATAGAGATGCGAAGCAGTTGCCTTGGAAACAATATGGTTGTACACATATAATTGATGCTACTGGAAGTTATTTAACCACTGACAAATGTAAAGACCATGATGTTGATTATGTAATAATGAGTGCACCACCAAAAGATAATACAACCACATTTATTTATGGAGCCAATGAAAATAGATATACAGGAGAAAATATTATCTCGGGTTCATCATGTACTACAAATTGTTTAGCGCCTATATTAACAATGTTGGATGATGAATATGGTATTATATCATGTAATTTCACAACTATACACGCTACCACTGCCTCACAAACAACAGTAGATATTCTTAGCAAAAACTCCAGAACTCATCGTTCTATATTAAATAATATTATACCACATACTACTGGTGCTAGTTCGTCTATAGTAAATATTTTGCCATCATTGAAAGGAAAGATACATGGAACAAGTGTCAGAGTACCAGTAAGCAATTGTTCGTTACTTGATCTGAATATAGAATTAACAAATACTTCAGTAACAATTGATAATATTGAGAGATTAATAGAAAAACATGAATTATATGATATAGTATATAAGCTAAATAAAAAAAATCTAGTGAGTTGTGATTTTTTAACAACAACGACTCCGAGCATTCTTGATGTAAAATCATCCATAGATATGGGAAATGGAAAAATTAAATTAATGATATGGTATGATAATGAATGGTCTTATTCTGCTCAACTTATCCGAATGGTTGAATATATGAATATGTATAATGAAAATAAAATAAGTAATTCTACCATAAAATGTAAAGACCCCTTTTACATTGATAATATAAATATGAATGGTAAAGAAGTAGTAGCTCGATTTGATTTTAATGTTCCCTTGAAACGAGGGACAATTACAGATGAGTTTCGAGTTCAATCAGCTATACCCACAATTCTATCCATGATAAATAAAGGTCCAAGATATATCGTACTCACTTCCCATTTTGGAAGACCAGTTCAAAAAGATAGTTTATTTTCACTGAAAGTTATTGTTCCAATACTAGAGAAATATTTAGATCGGGAAGTTGTCTTTTTAGAAAATGGCATTTCTCAAGATTCTCTTGATATATTGAAATCAACAACTAAACCAACTATATATTTGTTGGAAAATCTCCGTTTTCATACAGAAGAAACAATGTACGCAAAAATGAACAAGAAACAAATAGAAGAATCAGATATTATTCAAATGTACCGAGATTTGGGAGATATTTTTATATCTGATGCTTTTGGATGTGTACATAGAAAACATATGAGTATTTGTGATGTAAAGGTATCGAACAAAACATACGGTTACGGGTATTTGATCAAGAATGAAATAGACAACATAAATGTATTATTTCAAGGAAACAAAAAAATATTGGGAATAGTTGGTGGAAATAAAATAAAAGATAAAATGCCATTAATTGATACTTTAAAAACGATTCCAAATACAAACATATTTGTAGCGGGTGGAATAGCATCAGTATATAAATCAAATGATAAAAATGTTGAAGTAATGTCAGATGGTTATGGTAATAAATCATTAGATGATTTGAATATAAAGTATTTTCAAGAGATGACCCCCGATTATAATATGTATGATATAGGTATGAAAAGTATGAGAAAACTACAAAAAATGATTGATGAGTGTGATATTGTGCTATGGAATGGGTCGATGGGTGTAATTGAAGATGACAGATATGTAGTAGGGTCGCAAGAGTTAGTAGAATACTTAAATTACCAAACAGAAAAAAATGTGATCATCGGTGGTGGAGAAACAGCATCATTGTTTAATAATAATAGCATAACAAGCCATATTTATGTATCTACTGGGGGAGGAGCATTATTAGAATATATTCAACTTAAGGCCATAGGAAAACATTTACCTGGATTAGAAATATTTGTAGAAGAAAAACAATAGAAAATCAATTAGTATAAATATCTGTTTTTTTATATATGAAATCTATATTATACGGATGAGTTCAGAAGAAACTGGAATAGTATGGTTTAAGGATTGTTCTTACAATAATAAACATTTAGTAGGTGGGAAATGTAGTTCACTAGGAGAATTACATTATTTAGCCAAGATGATTAATTTTGAAATTGCTGATGGATATGCGGTCACTACAACGTTATATGATAGATTCATTGAGGAAAATAATTTAACAAATATTATTCAAAAGACACTGTCTGAAATTAATGTCGAAGATATAATTGAACTAGAAGAACGTTCCAATAACTTGAAAAAATTAGTAACCTATGGAACAATGAATGAGGAAGATATGAAGTGTATCGTAAAAAGTTATCATGATTTATGTGAATTATATAATACTGAATTTTTAGAAGTTGCCGTCCGTTCCAGTGCTGTAGCAGAAGATTTACCAAACGCCTCATTTGCTGGACAACAGGATACATATTTAAATATCAAAGGTGACAAAGAAATAATTGATTCTGTTAAAAGTTGTTTTGCGTCATTATTTAATTCACGTGCTATATCGTATCGAAAAACACATAATATTCAGTTGGAAGATGTAAAAATATCGGTAGCAGTACAGAAAATGGTACGTTCTGATATAGGGTCTGCTGGTGTTGCCTTTTCAATTGACCCTGAAACCGGTTATAATAAAGCGATAGTAATTAATTCAGCTTATGGACTGGGTGAGCTTGTAGTATCAGGTGGGGTCAAACCAGATGAAGTCATATTAGATAAGCGTGTTCTTAGAGATATAGATGGTGACCCTATTTTAACGAAAAATAAAGGTGATAAACAAACCAAGATTGTTTATGGAGATACTGGTGTAATTGAAGTTCCGACAAATAATATGGAAAAAACTACATATAGTATTAATAATAGCCAGTCAATAGCATTGGGTAGATATGTATTATTATTAGAGGAGAGTTATTCTAAAATGTTTAAAAAATCAATAGGCGTTGATGTAGAATGGGCAATAGATGGCACAGACCATAAAATATATATTATTCAAACACGCCCAGAAACAGTTCATAGCAACAATAATACTTCAAACATGAAGTTGATTAAATATATATTGAGAGAAAAATCTGACATACTAGTAAAAGGTGTAGCGGTGGGAGATAAGATAAGTACAGGAAAAGTTCGGGTGATGACATCTATTCTAGACTATAAGGAGTTTAATCGTGGCGACATTTTAGTCACAGATATGACAACCCCAGATTGGGAACCTATAATGAAAATATCGTCAGGTATTATTACAAACAAAGGAGGACGAACATGTCATGCAGCAATAGTTGCTAGAGAATTGGGATTAAATGCCGTAGTAGGATGTGGAAATGCTACTGACCTATTAACAAATGATACAGAACTAACTATCTCTTGTTCTGAAGGAGAAACAGGAAATATATACAAAGGACTCTTGAAATATGATATCGAGTCTTTAGATGTGAACACTGACCTAAACTTACCTATAAAGTTAATGATGAATGTAGGAAATCCTGAGAATAGTTTTACGAGTTCTATGATTCCAAATAGTGGTGTTGGTTTGGCGAGACTTGAGTTCATTGTGAGTAATTATATAAAAATACATCCATTAGCATTATGCGATTATCCTAAAATTAGGACAGATGTTAGAGAGAAAATATATGATATATTGGGGTCAGACCATCACAATGGAAAATGGTATTTTATTAAACGACTTGCTCGCGGTATATCTAAAATTGCCAGTGCATTTTATCCTAACAATGTTATTGTGAGATTGTCCGATTTTAAGTCCAATGAATATAGAAACTTAATAGGAGGCGAACTATATGAACCGAATGAAGAAAATCCTATGATAGGATGGCGTGGTGCTTCAAGATATTACTCACCCGAATACGAAAAAGGATTTGAGTTAGAATGTCAGGCTATTCAATATGCGCGCAATAAAATGAAAATGTCAAATATTGTCGTAATGATTCCATTTTGTCGTACTCCCAAAGAATGTCAGCTCGTTTTGGATAAAATGAAGGAATATGGATTACAAAGAGGAGAAAACGGATTACAAGTATATCTAATGTGCGAAATCCCTTCAAATGTAATAGAAGCTGATTGTTTCAGTCCGATGATTGATGGTATATCAATCGGTGGCAATGACCTATTACAATTAACATTAGGAGTAGATCGAGATAGTGAGAAAATAACACATTTATCAAGCGATGAAAACCTAAGTTATAGACGTATGATAAGTATGGCAATCAAAACATATAAGGACCATGGTGTCAAGGTAGGATTTTGTGGACAACAACCATCCGATAGTACAGAGTTCTGTAATTTTTTGATTAAGGAAGGAATTGATTCTATATCAGTAACACCAGATTCGGCATTAAAGACGATAATAAATATTGGTAAATAAGTAAAATAAGTAAAATAAGTAAAAAAACAAAAAATAATATATTGATTAGTAATATATTATTATGGTTTTAGTTGTATTAAGACACGGACAATCAGAGTGGAATAAATCTAATAGATTCACTGGATGGCATGATGTTTCGCTAAGCGAAGAAGGTATTGAACAAGCAAAAAAATGTGGCGAAATATTACAAGATTACAAGTTTGATTATATCTTTACTAGCGAACTGATCAGAACAAAAGAAACCTCAAGCTATATACAATCATATCGAGATCTAGATTCTTACAAGCTGGTATCTAATGAAGCGCTGAATGAAAGAGATTATGGCTCCTTAACTGGAAAAAACAAGGATGAACTCAAAAAGGAATATGGAGATGACCAGGTTTATAAATGGAGACGCGGATATACTGATAGACCTCCCGAAGGAGAAAGTCTACAAGATGTTCATAATAGAGTTCAACCTTACTATGATAATGTGATATCATCTTTATTAAAGGAAGACAAAAATGTATTGATTGTCTCACATGGAAATACTCTACGAGCCCTTTTTGTTCATTTAGGAATAAAAACTATAAATGATGTGGAACAATTTGAAATATCTACAGGAATCCCATTATTTGTAGACCTTGTCGGAAAAACCTATAAGACAGAGAATTCTTACGAGTTTCACGGATATCAAATATTAGATAGTCGTGGCCATCCTACATTAGAAGTCAAATGTTATGATAAATCGAACAAGCGATATATTGGTTCAGGGTCTTGTCCTAGTGGGGCATCATGCGGGTCCAATGAAATGTTAGAATTAAGAGATAACAATCAGGACTTATATAACGGCAAGTCAGTATTCAACGCAGTTTCAAAATTGAGTGAAATAAATAATAGATTAATATTGAATGATACGACCATAACAGATTTACAAAGTCTGGATCAACAGTTAGTTCAACTAGATACAAGTGATAATAAGGAGAATATTGGTGGTAATACCATTACTGCGACTAGTTTTTGTATGGCTGATACTATTTCCAAGATGAAGCAGGTAGAAATGTATGAATATTTCGCAGAAACCTACAAGGTAGATGTAAATCAAGTTTCCCTCCCTATTCCCCTCGTAAATATAATTAATGGAGGAAAACATAGTGCTACAGGTCATTTAAAGATACAAGAGTTCATGATATTTATTGATGAGAAATATGCCACTGGAAAACAAGTTGAAATGATTTATAAAGTATATCAAACTTTGCGAAAACAATTAATCGAAACCTATGGAGATACCGCATGCGCCATAGGTGATGAAGGCGGGTTTTGTCCCCCCATTTATTCTACTTTGGAAGCATTAGAAACAATCGAAAAGGCAATTAAAACGTGCGGATATGAAATTGGAAAAGATGTATATATGGCTTTAGATTGCGCTGCAAGCGAGTTTTATAATACGGAAACAAGATTATACAATGTGGAGTCCGATAAATATTTGAATAGTGATGATTTGATTGAGTATTACAAAAATATGTTAGTACAACATCCTGGAATAAAAAGTATGGAAGACGCATTTCATGAAACAGATTATGATGCCTGGAAGAAATTTACAGAGTTATTTTCTAATGACATAATGATAGTAGGAGACGATTTGTTTACTTCTAATCCGAAAATAATAAAGCAGGGTCTGGTCGAAAAATGGGCTAATACATTGTTATTAAAGGTGAATCAGATAGGAACTATATCAGAGTCGATTGTCGGAGCACATATGATGTTTGAAAACAATATGGACGTCATAGTTTCACATCGGTCCGGAGAGACGAATCATGCTTATTTAGTAGATATTGCCGTGGGAATAGGTGCTAAATATGTAAAAATAGGTTCTCCTTGTCGTGGAGAACGCGTATCAAAGTTTAATAGATTATTGGAGATTGATTTTTTGTTACAAAAAAAGAATGAACAAGTCTAGTCAAATGAATGACAGTTAGAAAAAGGATAAGTTAAAACCGAGCCCCCCCCCCAATATGTATGCCTGGTGTGGTGTGGTGTGGTGTGGTGTAAAAAAAAATTGACGGATAATTCTCGTGGTTTGAAAGTGTATAAAAGTAATTAAAATAAGGTTAAAATCAAAGTTAAAAGTATGAGTTCTTTAAAGTATGAGTCATTGGTTAGTTTGTGTT